TAAAAACAATAGATGTAAATATTCATGTTTCTACAATACATGATGAGAGGATTGTCAAATCTCACTTCGTGAGATTTTAAAGGATGAAGTAAATAGAATTTTTTTATTTACTTTTTACACTTGTCCAAACAATTTATTAATTTACATATTTATCCTAGATAAATATATTTTTTAAGGGGGAAATTAACTATGAAGATTACAGAACAAGGAATGAATATACTAGTAGAAAAGGAATATTTCAAAAAGGGAGAAACAGAATGGGAACACTTAGTAGATAGAGTTGCACATACTATTTCTAATGCAGAACCTACTACAGAATTGAGAAAAACAGTAAGAGATAAAATAAATAAAGCTATGAATAGAATGGAATTTTGTTTTAGTTCACCAGCTTTAATTAATGCTAATCCAGATGTGAATAATCCAGGACAATATAGTTCATGTTTTATAATAGGGATAAAAGATGATTTAATGTCTATTATGGAGGCTGTACCAAGAATGGCTAAAATATTTCAAAAAGCAGGTGGAGTAGGAGTATCTAATATATCTATACTAAGACCAGCTAAAACTACTGTAGAAAAAAGCAATGGGTATAGTTGCGGTCCTCTAGGATTTATGGAAATATATAATACTACAGCAGAAGTTATGACAAGAGAAAATAAATCAAAAAGAGGAGCATTAAAAATAAATATGGATATCTGGCATCCAGATATCATAGATTTTATTAATTGTAAAAACGAAGATGGTAAATTACCATTAATGAATATATCTGTTTCTGCATATGATGATTTTGAAGAGGCAGTAGAAAAAAATGCAGATTGGGATTTAATATTTCCTGATTTTGAAACTATGGATAAGAAAGTATATGATAAAGAATGGAACGGAGATATATATGCTTGGAGAGAAAAAGGATATCCTATAAAAGTATATAAAACTGTAAAAGCTAGAGAATTAAAAAGAATGGCAGATGAAGCGATGTGGAAAAGAGGAGAGCCAGGGTGGAATTATCAATCTAGAATGAATAATGATAATAAAAATAAACACATTGGCACTATAATATATACAAACCCATGTAATGAATTCTCAAACTTAATAGATACAAGCTGTACATTAGGAAGTATAAATTTTATGACTTGTATATCCATTAGTAAAAAGGATGGAAAACCTTACGTAAACTATAGAAAGTTTAAAAAACTAATAAAAGACGGAGTTAGATGGTTAGATGATATGGTATCTGTTAATAAATTACCATTATCGGAAATCCAAGAAATGTCTGATAAAATAAGAGCAATTGGATTGGGTATAATGGGATTTGGTACTTCACTATTTAAATTAGGTATTCGTTATGGAAGTAAAGAATGTATAAACTTTATTAACGAAATAGGAACTGTATTATATGATACTGCATTAAAAGCATCAATGGAACTAGCAGATGAAAAAGGAGTATATCCTGCTTGGAAAGGAAGCGAATGGGAAAAACAAGGAATCAAAGTAAGAAACTCTAATTTTATATCTATTGCACCAAATGGAACAATATCAACACTTGCAGGGGTTTCTGGAGGAATAGAACCAGAGTTTGCTCTTGTATATTGGAGAAGAACTAATAATGGTAATAGTTATCCATTCTTAAATCCTATATTCTTAGAAGCTATAGAAGCAATAGGTTTGGATAAAAACATTATACTCGAAAAGGTTCAAAATAATCATGGTTCTTGCCAAGGTATAGATGAAATACCACAAGAAATCCAAGATGTATTTGTTACTGCACATGATATAACTCCTGAGGAGCATATAAAAGTTGTAGGAGCATGGCAACAGCATACGGATTTATCTATTTCTAAAACGATAAACTTCAAGAATGATGCAACTGTAGAAGATATAAGCGATATAATCATGCAAGGATGGAAAGCTGGATGTAAAGGGTTGGCTGTATATAGAGATGGTAGTAGAAAGTTTCAAACACTTTCATCAACTAAGCAAGATGAGGATAGTGATATAACTACACAAGTTATCAATATGGTAAAAGATTTGTCTGAAAGTGAGAAAATGGATATTATAAATAAGATACTACCTTCCAATAATATATCCGTTGAAAATATTGAAGTTGGCGAAATTGGAAATCTAGAAGAATTATTAGTTGAAAATGAAAATAAATGTGCTACATGTACAGGAAATGCTTGTGGAAAACACGATCCAGTAGAATTATTAGGAGTAGATTATTCCACTAAAAAAAATAGCGATCATAGTGCTATAAATATAGCAGCACCAGAAATGAATACTGTAAGTAGAAAGGATTTTGGAGAAAAGTTAGCAGGGAATACTTATACTAGAGAGTCTGCATGTGGAAAATTTTATGTAACTTTAAACAGAGATCCTAGGAATGGAAAAATAATTGAAACGTTTGTTAATGTAAAAAATGGGTTATGTAAATCTAATGTTGATGCTAATACTAGATTAATTTCATTATGTCTGAGAAATGATATTCCAATGGAAGATGTAATTGAGCAATTAAAAGGTATATCTTGTGCAGCATGTACTAATACACTAGCTAAAGGAAACAAAAAAATTGATGGTATATCTTGTCCAGATATTATGGCTAAATTATTAGAAAAAGAGTTGCAAATAGCAAAAAATAAACAACAAAAGAAAACAGTTGAATTTAATGAATTAGAAGAACCTTTATTTATAAATAAAGTACAAAATGAAAGAGGTTTTTCAAATATAGTAAAAGAAACAACAGAGGCTATAAAAGAATACGCTTCAGATAGATTTGTAATGAATAATCCATTAGGAATAAAACTAGACAATAAACCTACAACAGTAGAAGCAGCAAAATCTAAAGTATTCTATAACGCAGTTAAAAATAATCTTAATAAAGATAATAAAATATCACCAGCAGAATTAGATAGAATAAATTTAATGGAAAGATGCTATATTGCACCTTATGAAAAAGAAAAATCTAGAGAAGAATTATTAGCAGAGGGTATTTGTCCAGATTGTGGAAATGAACTTCCTCCTGGAAGATGTATACAATGTGTTCACTGTGGGTTTGCCACTTGTTAATAAAAAATAAAGAGAAGAGGAAATTCCTCTTCTCTTTTTTCCCTTACTAATTTAAAAGTCCTTTATCTTTTGGTAGCCTTTATCTTTTATTTCTCGAATAGAGATTAATGTATCTTCCAACTTATTTATTATATTATTGCTTAAATCTATTTCAATATATTCTAAAAAATCTACTATCTCTCCTACTTTTCTTATTTCTGATTTTATTATTCTTCTTTTCTTAAATTCAAATATACTAGTAGCACTAAGATTCATATTATAATATAACAACATATCTATTGCAACGCTTCTAATTTCTAACATATATAATTTAACAATTGATCGTTTAGCATCAATATCATTATTATGTTTCTTATAATATTCTATTGCTCTCATAAGATCTGACATATTATTCTTTCCTTCTTTCTTTATATATTATAAGTATCTTTACATTTTTTATTCTCATTTCGAAATCTAAATATTGCTTTATCTCTTATATCCATGAGTATTTCTCTACTTTCATCTAATAGTTGTCTAGTTATCTCTTCTTCAGTGATAGTACGTGCATGTAACATAATATCAGAAACCATATTATTTTCTTTCTTCAGGATTCTTTTTAATCTAAAATTAAATTTACTAATACTAGAATATGTTATAGTATTAAAAGATAGAGTAATAGCTCCTAATTCAAATACTGTTTCTTTATAAAGTGATAATAAAAATGTCTTATCGCTTTCTAAATATTTATTATAATCATCATTATTTCTTATTTTCATAAATATCCCCCTAATATAAATATTATTTTATTGAAGTTTAATACGGTTTCCCAATAAATCTATATAATTATAAAAATTTTCTAAAGAATTATATTCATTTAATATATCTGGCAAAATCTCTTCTAAATTATTCAATACATAATTAAATGATTTATTTAATCTTCTATACATACGCATAAGCTTTATAGAAATTACAAACATTTTTATTTTCATTATTATATTTAAGTCTAAATAGGTTGATTTAACTACATTATAAGAACTATTTGTTTTTTGCATTAAATCTAATAATTTAGATTTAATTTTAGTTAAATATATGTCGTATATATATTTATCGTAATCTTCTTCATTTTTAATAATCATTATTCGTCTACCCCCTCTATCATATCATTTAATGCCAATTGGATATTTAAACATGAGATAAATAAACCATCTAATTTATCTTCTATATCAGTTATACCTTTTAATCCATCTATTACAAACTTAATATAGTCTGTAGATTCCCTATTAATAACATTTATACGATTTGTAAATTCAATAAAAATATCTGTTTGTGGTTCTATTTCAATTAGATATCTTTCTAATTTTTTACAAACATCTATTATTGCATTGAATTGTTCAATTTGATTTTTATATTTTTCCTTTCTTAAATCCTTTATTTCAGTAATCATTATTTTATCCCCCTTAAACATACTTTTGACCTATAGAGTTTATTCTCTATAGGTCATTGATATAATATATAATTAAAATTAATTTATAGTATATTCATTCATAAATGATTTAATATCTGCATTAATATTGATAAAATCCCTTTCTATTGTATTATCAGGAATATTTAATTTATTGTATCCATAATTGAATTCAAGTAATAATATTTTTTCATTAACAAATGATTCTAGTATAGCTTTCTTTATATTAATATTAAGTATCATTGGTGAATATGGTATTATAGTATAATTCTTTTTAATAAATGTAGTCAATAAATTAGATCTTACTTTAGTATCTGTTACTATTAATTGGCTACTTGCAAGTTCATGTATATTTATTGCTGAAGTATTATTATTATAATTATCAAACCATATTAATCTACATGGATCTTTAGATTTATATTTTATACCAGATAGAATATTTTTAATACTTTTTATTTTCTGAAAATACTCTGGAAGCAAGTTGTACATTTCTGTTAACTTTGATTTGATAGAATTAAAATCCTGTACTGTATTTTCAAATATATTTACATCAAATATATAATCACTAAACAATCTGTTATACAAAATATAAGATAAAATTGTTGTTGTTTTACCTGGATGCTGCCTTATTGCATTAACAAGGCAATTATTACCTTGGTGAAGTGCAGTAAGTAAGTTTATTCTTAAATTATTTGGAATAAAACTATTTCCTTCATCCAGAGGAATTGGAATATTTAAAACTTTATAATAGAAAAAATCTGCATCTTTTCTACATATATTAATTATAATCTCCTTTTGTTCCTCGGTTAAATTTGGGTTTGAGCAGTCAACTAGATTATATAAAACATCTAAGTCTTTATGCTCAAATTTAATCCCAAATTCTAAAGCTTGTTTTTCAAATGTTCGCATAAATGCAATATAATTATTCATAATTTATTATCCCCCTTGGATTTTTTTTATATTTATATGAATGTTTTGCATTTATTTAATTTATACAAGTCTCTCCAATACAGTGATTCTTATATGTCTATATTCTAAAACTGTCATTTTTATATTTATTACATCCATCATAGCAGAAGAGGAAATTAATGTGAGCTTATCATAATTCTTATTAATGAGCTTATCAATTTCCTCCAATGCTTCCCTACTATTTTTTGCTATCTCCTTTAACTTAACATCTGAAGAATTTATAATTAATTTATTATGCTCATTTATTTCTGTCTTTGTTAATTCAATTACTTCATCTACTATTTTTTCTAATTCTTGAATTTCTTTAACCATCATTTGTAATTCCTCCCTTTTTATTTAGTAATTGTTTTTTTACATATAAGTTAGTTATCTTGTGAATGTAAATATATGGAATTACTTATGTTTGGGACAAGCTAAAAACATAATAATCAAATAAACATATATATAAGAAGGGAAGGAGGATAAGAAATATGTTTAAATATAAATTTTTAATTAATAATGGAGGTGAAAATTATGCTTCAATATGTAGATAAATATAGTGCTGGTGAATATCCATTCGGAATAACATTAGACAATCAAGATAATGTATATATTGTGGAATATAATAGTCATATATTAACAAAATATGATTCGAATAAACAAAAACTTGCAGAATTTGGTACTCGTGGTATCATTAAAACTGATAATTATGGTTTACAAAAGCCTAGAGCTGTTGCAGTTGATCTAATTGGAAATGTATATGTTGCAGATACTTATAATCATAGAGTCATTAAATTAAATTCTAACCTCGAATATGTATCTCAATTTGGAATAACCAATCAAGGTAAAAATGATAATACTGGATTACTTCATCCATCTGGCGTAACGGTGGATTCAATTGGAAATGTATATGTTGCAGATTATAATAATCATAGATTAGTTAAATTAAATTCTAATATGCAATATGTATCACAATTTGGTATTACATTATTAGCTGAAAGTGATACATCTGGATTAACTCTGCCAGGTGGATTATCTATTGATATACACGATAATATATACGTAACTGATGGTACTACTGCGAATAGAATTATGAAGATAAATTCTATTACAATGAATTATATATCTCATGTAAATGTTTCTGCTACAACCAATTATACTACTTCTGGAAGCGATATATTAACAGTGGCTGTGGATAAAAAAGGATTTATATACACTGCCGATCCTACCAATTATGTGGTATGTAAATTTGATAGTAATTTACAATATATAGAAGAATTCAAATCTGATTCAGTTAAAGGTATATATTTAAAAAAAGTTTCAGGTATAGCTATAGATTCAGAAGGTTATGTTAACGTTGCAGATTATAATAACTGTGAAATATTTAGATTAGGTCGTGTTAAATCATTTATAAAGTTTTCTCCTATAGAAATAGAAAAACGCAAAATAATTCAAGATGAACTTATAGCAAAACAAGGTCAAGTTATATTTTGCCCAGATTCTAAGCAAATGTATGTAGATGGAAGAGAGGGAAGATTTAAAGTATCAGACATAGAGTTTTTACAAACAGAACGAGATTTAGATTTTGTTAATACAAATGACTATAATGCTGATGGTAAATTTTATTTTATAAAGCAGAATGGAAGCGTATATATATACTCAGATGGATGGAATAAATTAATATCCAATGATGCTGTAAAAAAACTTGCTGTTTTATATCTCGGTACTAATAGATTGAAATTAGGATACCAACCTATGGTGATTGCTCCTGGAGAAAATATGATTATAGACTCAATTTGGGCAATTGCAGATATTCCTGGATCTACAAAACAAACTAAATTACAGTTATCAATTGGAAATATGAACGATACTGGAGAGATATTATGGGAAGATCCTATAAATTTCCAAGATTCTACTATTATCTTTGAACCTAACGCATATCTATCAACAGTTGCTCAAGGATTAAATTATAATATAAATTCTACAAGTCTAATAAAAATAGTTGTATTAGATACAGATATTAATATTAAAGGTATAACCATTAATATTAACCTATTAACAATCCCTGAGTATAATATCACATATGCTCCTACACCATCTTAAATTATATAAATAATACTGTTTTAATTTTAACAATATAGTAATTAAAAATAAGGAGGTATGCTTAATGGCAACACAAGGAAAACCAATTATCTCTTGGTGGTGGGACTACATGGAGAGTGAAGTTAAGAAATACGATTATGCAGGACAAAAAGGCGGTATTGGTACTAAAAATCAATGGGATATCGGAGTTGTAAGAGCTGGTAATGAAGCAACAGTAGATGAAACACTTCAGACTTTCTATATTTGGAATAATAAATCTGGTGTAACTGCTGTACAAAATATGACTAATTGCGAATTAACAATAAGAGATGGTAACTATACAGATGGAAGCTATCATGAAGGTAATGCTGATTCCCCTCTAGTTACTGGAAGATGGATTGAGGCTAGAACATTTAAATCAGTAAAAGATAGTACTGGAACTGAAACACCAAGTAGCTGGACTCCAATTGGATTATCAGATTTAGGAGCGATAGCTAAAATTAATTTTGAAGCTCTAGGAGATGGAACCACAGGTTCAGTAGATACATTCCAAGCAAATGAAATTTCAGGGGCTGTAAATACTGGTACATTTGATTCACAAACAGATAAAAACAATTATGCTAAAGTTCAAATGAGATTAAAAGTACCAGCAGATGCTGAAGCTGGAGAAGTTGCATTTATAGCAAGAATTTATTATTCTTCAAGAGTAGTATAACATTAATGTAGCAGAGAAATCTGCTACATTATCATTTTTTTTTATATATAAGGGAGGAATATTTATGATGATGAATTGGTTTTCTATAAGTAATGGAAAAACTATTAAAGAAGGTGAAGGATTTTTAGTAGAACGAGAGACATTAGAGAGATTCGGAATACAATTAACAGATGATAAAAATAACGGAAGAGAAGTATATTATAGCGTAGAAACTGGAGAATTTATTTTATCGGAAACTGAAAGAATTGGTATTTTACTTGAAATATTTGAAGATGAGATAGAAGAACAAATAAACACAAGAAAAGTAATAGAAAAAATTAATCTAACTAATAATAGTCAAATTAAATATAATGATTGTATAGCTTTTCAAAATTCATATATGGATATAAACAATCCTAAAGTAAAACATCCAGTATTAAGAGGTTATAGTTTTGGATATAAAACTCAATTAGAATATAATAATTATAGATTTAATATTCAACCGTTATTAGTTTTAAATATGGGTGAAAAATTAATGTTCTCTATTAAATTATTATCAAATAAAAAACTACAAGGAAGAATTATTATTACATTAAATGGGGAATTATATAGTCATAGTGATATATTTGAATTGGAAGAAAATATATCATCAAAAAATATCGATATAGTATTATAAAATAATAATGCATAGTTTAATAGCTATGCATTATCAATCTGTCAAATTATATATTTTAACATTATAATAACTCAAACAAGGAGATGATGATAAAATGATAAAATATAATGGCATTATAACAACTTTAGATAATGCTTTTCCGTATAATACAGCGTATGGAAATCCTCCAAAAATAACAAATAATGAATTAATATTAGGTACACAAGCAGGTCAAGCCCATCAAGGATCGAGTGTAATATTAAACAGTCTTCCAGAATTTATAGTAGAAGATGGGCTTAAAATAGAAATAGATTTAAACTGTTCTGGATATTATATGACTTCGTCTAACCTTGTAATATCTTTATTACAAAGAAATACATCGTATAGCGGATATGATGTATATGGTATATCAACTTTAGCTAAATTAATTAGTGCTACTTTTTCAAGAGAAGATCCTAGTAAATTTAGTAAAATTATTATAGAAGTTGTTAGTGTAGTTAATAAGACATTTAATGTGTATGACCAAAATAATAATATTATTAAAGAATGGAATGGAGACTCATCTAGTTATTCTGGAATAAATAAATCTATGGCTACAAGTGTAGGAGGGAAATCTGCTGTACTACACATAGGTGTAGGAGCATATAATTATGAAGCTAATTATATTATAAAAAATATAAAAGTAATACAATCAGATCATATAACTATAAATACTAGTTTGCAAAGTTCATATTCATTACCACCACTCATAAATATATCATCAGCTACTGCACAACAATTGTTAGTAAAATCTGGTGATAATATTATTGTAAATAAACAGGGTATAGCAGGATTCAATTATAATATAAATTTTGATAAAATATGGGATTTATATAATGATGGCGATGTTATAAATACAGGTATAAATAATGATGAAGTAAAAATACAATTTAATAAATCGTATATTAAAAAAGAATTATATAATAATGTATATACTAATAAAGATATAGTTATAGATTATACTATAAATCCGTCCTATAATGATTCTAATATAGCTTTACAATATATTTATAATATCACTTTAGACGGAGAGGTATTATTATATCAAAATACGTTAACAGATCAAATAACACAATCTTCAATATCTGTACCTTATAATAAATTAATAAAAGCTGACTATAAAGATATAATAGATAGGAATTTGGTAATAAATAAAACTAATAATAGTACGGGAGAAATAATTAGTTTTAATATACCTATAAAAATAAATCCTAAAAGATTATTTAGTAAATATTTTAATGGTACTACTAACTATATTACTATTAAAAATTGGACTAAACCTTTATCTGAATTAGTGATACAAGTAGTAAAGAAATCTTCAACAGATAGCGATTTTATTGTATCTACTGATAATACTTTAGTATCTTTATCTGGAACTGATTTAAAAATTGGTGGGATATCTTCATTTATTGGTAATATATATGAAGTAAGAGTATGGGGAAAAAGTAAGGAACAATCATATACTTATGATCAGTTATATGGTGACGAAGAAGGATTATATGCTTTATATAGATTAAACGAGTATAATTCAAAAAATATATATGATAGTACTATAAATAAATTACATGGTGTTTATACTGGAAATTTATTAAACCAAGATATAGTACCAAGTAATAGTAATTATCTAACAACTATTAACTCTTCTATTGATATAAATGATATTGTACAACAAAAAGAAGATTATGAATATAATTATTCTATTCAATGTAAAAAGGCATCATATAGAAATGTAAATATTGGAGTTAATGAGATATCGTTACCTTTAAATAATTTATCTATATTACAAAATCTATTTATAAAGAGAGATTCATGGGATTACGATAGTAATTATACAGTTGGACAATCATTAACACAGCCAGAAAGAGGTTGGAAGAGAATAGACGATCGAAATACTAATATAAAATATGGAAGTTATTACTATCCAACTGCACCTTTAGGGGCTTATAACGATACAGTATATCATAATGAAAAAAGTTCATATATACAATTTAAGTTTAAAGGTAGAGGGTTAAGAGTTATAGCACAAACTGGATCTAGTTATAAATGTGATAATATAAAAATAACTATAGATAGTGATATATATTATTTCAATACTATGTCATACAATGTTAGACAGTGTATTGTATTCGAAAAAATATTGCCAAATACAATACACACTGTTACGGTAGATACTAGAGAATACAAATTATATTATACATTTGATTTTGATGCTATAGACATAAATGAAGATGGTTATATGATACCAATATCTTAATAAATAATAGAGGAGTTGAAATAACATGAGTACTATATTAAAATCAACAGAAATCATAAATATTACAGCGTCAGTACCGTCTTTTAGCAGTGCGTTTCAACCATATCACTTTAAGGATTCATCTGGATTTGTAGCTGCTAGAGATCAGTCATTTCCAATATATTTATTCTTTGATACTAGTATAAAAGTATTACCAGATCGTATATCATTTTTATCTGTATATACAGCTGGGTATGAAGCTATAAAAAACTTTGAATTACAAGCATCAGACACTGGTTTATTTACTGGAGAAGAAGTTGTATTACTAGCTGCTATGCATCCAGATGCAAATAGTAGTGCTGTTACTTATAATATCACAAATAATAATATTAAATATAATCATTTTAGACTTAAATTCATAGATTATTATACTGGTAATGGTGGTGGAGAAATAGTTATAAAAGAGTTTAAAATGTATAGAAATAATAATATAGTAGGAGATTCTATAACTAGTCCTGAAACTGGATGGAAAAGGATAGATGATAGTGAAATTGGAAATAATTTTATAAATGGGGAATATTTAATAAATTCTAATATGTATAATGGTTCATTTCTAATGATGAATGGTGAAGGTTCAAAAGAAATATCATTTAAATTTAAAGGTACTAAACTTAGATTAATATCAGAATGGTATGCAAATAGATCTCAAAATATAAAAATAGATATAGATAATCTACCAACAGAAACATTTTCTCAATATATAGCTAGCGGAAATCCATTTCAGGTTATAGGATATGAGAAAGAAGGATTAGAAGATATTGTCCATGATGTAAAGATATATTCCAATGATTTATACTCATTGGATGCTATAGATTTAGATGAAAGTGGATATATAGATAGTTTTTTCATAGGATGTAGTGTTATAAACAATGCTAATTTCCCATCATTGTTAGATATAACATTTTCTAAAAATATTACATCATTAAATATATTAATAAATAATGAATCTAAATTGCTATTATCTGGTATAAATATTAATTTATATAAATATAATTTAGATAAAATATGGGATGAGTTATTATATGATACTAATTATAATATAATTGTATCTACAGATAAAGGAGACAGTAATGTTTATACTATAATTAAACCATCTCCAGAAATTTCTTTATATAATAATATATATACTAATAAAGATATAACTGTCAATTATACTATAAATCCATCATATGATAATACAAATACCCCATTATTATACACATATAATATATCTCTAGATGGAGAATTATTATCAGCATCTGATGAATCATCTAATCAACAAATTTCATCATCTATAACTATACCTTATAATAAATTAATAAAAGGTAATTATACATTTATAACTGATAGAAATTTAATATTTAGTAAATTAAATTCAGATGGTCAGACTATTAATTTTAATATACCTATAAGAATAAATCCAAGAAGAATGTTTAGTAAATATTTCAATGGAGTTAATAGTAATATAACTATTAAAAATTGGACCAAACCTTTATCTGAATTAGTGATACAAGTAGTAAAAAAATCATCTATAGATAGTAATTTTATAGTAATAACAGATAATACTTTAGTGTCTTTGGTTGGAAGTGAATTAAAGATAGGCGGAATATCAACATTTACTGGCAATATATATGAAGTAAGAATATGGGAGAAAGGATTCGAACAACCTTATACTTATGATCAATTATATGGTAATGAATATAAACTATATGCATTATATACGTTAAATGAATACAATTCTAAAAATATATATGATAATTGTGGCAAGTTTCATGGAACTTACACTGGAGAATTAATAAATCAAGATATTGTTCCAAATAATATTAGCCATCTTACTATACCTATTATAGATTGTGAAAATGGTATAGTTAAACAAAAAGAAGATTATTCTTACGAATATAATATAGAATCTCCAAAGAGTTACTTTTTTAATTCGCTTAATAATAAAAATAATGTAGTTATTGATCATATAGAAATAAACATTCCTAATAAAATAATAAATATTAATAAATTATTAATAAGAAAACCATTTGATACTAATTTTAAAGTAGGAGATATTATATTGCAACCCGAATTTGGTTGGAAACGAATAGATGATAGAGATGCAAATATCATTTATAGTAAATCTACTCGTACAAATATATCATCTGCATATAATAATACTTACACTCAAGTAGATAATACAATTACAACTACTATTAAATTTTCATTTTTCGGTTCTATATTAAGAATTATAGGTAGAACATATCCAACATACCCAGCTGGATTAGAAATTAATATAGATAATAGTATTGTGGAAACATTCACATCTGTCGGTTCAGATAAATGGCAAGTTATATTATATCAAAATATAAATTTAAGTAAAGATATACACAATGTAACTATAACATGTCCTGTTAATAATCTAGGATTTACTTTAGATGCTATAGATATAAATCAAGATGGTTACTTATTACCAATATCTTAATAATATAAATACATACTTACATATGTAAGTATGTATTTTAACATTATATTAATTAAATAAAGGAGAGGTGATTAATAATGTCAGAATGTTTATTTAAAGCTGGTACAACGTATTATTCATTAAATTCTAATGGTGAAATAATATATTCAGATATAATGCCAGAAAAATTTGTTTTTAATTCTTATGATTATTTTATAAGAACAGATGTTAAAATATCTAAATCTAGTATATCTACATCTACTTTAGCCACTTTAACATCAAATAAATATCCGTTAAAAAATAAATATTATACATCAATAACTTCAGTTACATCTAATATTAATACTAAATTTATTATTCAAGATGGAACAAAATTATATTCTATCAACCCACTTACATTGATAAAAGATAACGGGGATATAACTATAGATGATATAGCTACACATGGGCAAACAACTGTAATATTAAATAAAGATGAAATTAAATCATTATCAGAATCTGCTGTTTTATTATCATATGTAGATACTTCAGAAGGGTTGCAATCCAATGCTATTTTTGATATAAGTCTTAATAGAAGTTTCTTATGTGCGTTAGACCAATCAGATGTTAAATTTTTATATTACAATTTAGATGCACCTTTATTAGATACTGTTGAAATATGTGGATTAGAAAAATCCAGTTTCAGTTATTCGGTAAATATAGATAGTTCTGTAGATCCATTAATATCTGAAACTGTAAACGATGATGTAGACTCTAGCGTAATTATACCATCTAGTCAATTTACAACTTCTGAAAATCCATATCATGTAAATATACAAGTTATAGATGAAAAATTAAAAACGTATAGTAAAACTACTACATTATCTTTACAAAATACCGAGCCTAATATATTGGTAACTATGATTAATATGATTGCAAGAATTGATTTCAACGATCCAGATCAAAATAGAATTAAGTATAAGGTTTTTTTAAATGGTGAACAAATAGCACCAAGTGTAGGAGAATGGACTGAATTAATTACTACACCAACATATTTTACAACTAGATTCAAGTCTAATGAGATAATAGTTGGGGGTAATAATATATTAAGAGTAGTAGCTGAAGATGAATATGGTAAACAAGGTCAAGTTATTTACAACTTTATAGGAGAATTATCTGGTTTATTATTTATAGATGAAAATAATAATGTGTGCTCAGATGATTTAGGAAATATTATCAGAGCATTTGATATGGGTAAAATCAATGCAGGAAGGACTAGTGAAACTAAGCTTGTTAAAGTCAAAAATACATGCGGGTACGATGTTATAAATGCTAGTATCCAAATAGAAGCACTAAATCCAGATTCAAAGTATACAGTATATATTTCCAAGGAAAATAATCCATTTATAGATTCTAATAATTTAACTATATCTAAAATAGCAAATAATACAGAAGATTATTTTTATGTAAAAGTAGTTACTAATCCCGAAATAGAGTACGGCGGAAACTTCTATATAAACGTTCAATCTGAACCATCTAGATAGGGGGGGATTAGAATGATAGAATTTTCTCAATACAATGAGAGTACAATAGAATCAGCTAGATCTGAATATCAATTTACCACTTGGTGGGATAGCTTTATAAGCGGTAGAGCCGAAATAAGATCTAAAGCTACAATAGATGATAGTTTTAAAGGAAATGCTTTTATATATAAGGAAAAACAATCTCTTTTAAAATTTGCAATGGGAGTAAGATCTTTATCTAGAATACAAAACAATGAATTAATTATACAAGATACCTATGTATCCACATTAATGCCTTCTGTATCTTTTGGAGATTCTAGTTTTATCAAAATAGGTGTGGATAAATCTAATAAATATAGATCATTATTAGATTTTGATATTTCTTCTGCAAAAGGTAAATATATCACAAAAGCTAATTTAGTATTGTTTTCACAAGATAAAAGAACTCTCACAGTGGATGTTTCATTGGCAGATAATGAATGGAAGGAAAATTCTATAACATGGAATTATCATCCTAACAAACTACAATCTGCACCATCAACACGAGTAACGCTTGATGGAACTGTTACCAATAAATTCTCTATAGATTTAAAACCTTTTATTAAACACTATGAAGATAATAGTTTAGACTTTTCTTCTTTTAATGGTGTTATACTAACATCTAATGAATTAGAATCTAATTATAAAACATTTTTATCAAAAGAATATTCTAATGCAGGTTTAAGACCTTATGTTTATATAGAATATTTAGACCCAGATACATTTATAAATGAAGATGAAATAATCAAAGGGTATGCAATGATTCATGGTTCAAGAACTTACTCTGATGAATTAAAAGGTAAAGCTTATATAGATAGAGAAGACATGTATAGCAAAATTAAATGTACAGCTTACATTAAACCTGAGAAAATAGACGGTAAAGCTAGTATATCTGTCATAAATGATATATTAAAAGCTAAATCATTTATAGTATATGAAGATAGAAGTCTTAATGGAAAAGCAGAGATATATGGATTTAATATAGATGATACATTATCATGTAAAGCCTTAATACCTCCAGATAAAATTAAATGTAAAGCTAGAATAATAGTAAATAGTAATATTAATGGTAAAGCCACAATCTATGGTTCTGGAATGAATGATGAATTACATGCATTATCCAATATCGTTGCTAATGATAATCAGATGAAGGGTAATGCAATAATTAAGTATTTTGATGAATCAATACAAGGTAAAGCATTGATTAGAGATTTATTAATAGATGCTCAAATGTATGCAAAAGCTGATATTATTGCCAGTAGTACTATGCAAGGAACAGCATCTATTAGATACGATGATGCTATATCAGCAACAAGTACTATTAAAGCTATAAATGATACATTAACAGGTAGTGTATTTATTAAACATGAAAACCAGATACAAGCTAAGTCTATAATTAAAGCTATGAATAACGATTTAAAAGGTTTAGCTGCTATTACAGTAGAAAGTATAGTAGGTACTGTTTTAGTACAGAGTACAAGTGATATACAAGCAAAATCAACTATTATGGCAATAAATAATATTTTAGGGTTATCTTCTATACAAATTTCAGAAAAAGGTATAGACGGATTAGCTGATATTATAGTTATAAACGTAAATGATGACTTAAAGGGTATAGCTGAAATTAGAGAGATATCAAGTGAATTTAATGGTAAAGCAACTATTATAGGTGTAAATGAAACATTATCTGGTATAGTATCTATAGGACTGGAAGAAAGAGGAATAACTGGTAAGGTATTAATCCAATCATTAGATTCAATAACTTGTACATGTAATATCATTAGTAACAATGATGAATTTAAAGCGACTGCTATTATTAATTGTCAAGAAAAAGGTATTACTGGTAAAGCTATTATAGAATCAGACGATGGGATGTTCTGGTTTATTATGTAAAATGATATATCAAAAAAAAAGAGAGAAGTAGCAAATGCTACTTCTCTTTGTACTTTTTACAATTTTAATATATTTGTATAATTATTATTATCATTTCCTCTATAAATATTAAGTTGTTCTATTGGGAAATGTTTTGCATTATCATTTATAATAGTTTTATAATCTATAAATTCTGTTAGCCATTTTGGAATTTCTACATTCTTTGGAACTGCAACACAATCGATTCCAGATGCATAATCTTTTTGTTTCATTAATTCAGTTAATTTTTGAAACAATTCTGGTTCTTCTATTTCAAAATGTGTAATTTTTTTAGGGTTTATAATTACTTTAAGCAAATCTATACCATTTCTAGATGATAAATCTATTGCTTCTAAGCCTTCATCTTTTATAGCATTCCAAACTATTGAAGCTTTTATACCTTGAATTCTCATAGGATTTTCATAGTTATTTATAGATTTTATTGTAACTGGTTTATAAAATTTCTTTTCACCACTCTCAAGAGATCGATATATTTCATTTTCGAATTTAGCTAATTCTTTTATAAGTCTTAATTCATCTATTTCATCACAAGTTAATACTTCTTCGTACATAATCTCTTGTAATCTCTCTTGGGTTCTCTTATTTAGATTTGATTTACCCATCATAAGACCTTTTATGTCTTGTTGTTTACCTTTAGGAACTATATTTCCTTCTTGAAGTTCTTGTATACTTGCATAATTTTTTTTTACATCCATTAATAATATTCTTTTAAATAAAAATTCATTTTTCATTATTAATAAACATTTTTTATTTTTATCATAAGAATTAGAATGCATAGTGAATTTTTCCATATAATCATTTATCACATTGCCTATGCAATATGCTAATATATTTATTATAGAGTATCTTACCCCTTCTTGTGGGATAATTTTAATTGGATTAATAGCTTTACTCATTTGAACAATCTCATCTTGGTAGAAATCGTAATCTACTGGTTCATCTAAAATCTCAACCATTTTTTGACCATCTATTAAATCCCCAAATTCATCTTTTTCTAGAAATCCGACCATAGGAACCATTTCATGCTTGATTTTTAAATCTATATTTTGTATTTTTTCAAATACAAATCTATACCATGCATCTAAAGATATTATACAACTATCAGTATCTGTTATTATACAAACTTTCCTAATCATATTATCATATCTATCCAATCTATCAATAATTTGATGAGAGTAGTATACATATTCCATTATAATATCATTAAGTTCGTCTAGTTCTACACTTATTTCTTTCGGTGGTTTATTAGGGTCTAGAAATGGAGATTCTAATTTACTAAGTATATATATTAAAGCTCTTTCCATAGATTTGTTTTCCATAAATGAAAATAAGTTATTTTTATAATATAATCTATTTAAATCTTGTTGGGTTAAATTACATATTATTCCCCAAACTATATCCATATCTTCCTCTGATGGAATATAATTAAATCCACTTGTAGTCATTAATTTATAGAAGCATTCTGCATGAGTTATATTTTCATCTAGTATAAGTCTATCGTCATATTTTCTATGCTCCTGACATACATTATCTATATAAGTAACTATTTCATCTAATGAACCGAAAAGTACGTTATTCGCTAAGAACATTTCAAATTGTAAACCAGCCGCTGATATACAAGCTCTTCCTTGAGTAGTAACAGAAGCTGCAACATGAAGATTATAGTATAAACAACTATACATTCCGCATGCACCATAGAATCCATTGGCATCAATTTTTGCTAGTAATTGCAACAAATTGAATTTTTCAAATTCCTCAGAACCTTTTGGATACTTAAACATTTCTTTCTTATAAATATTTCTACCTTCCATAAATGTTTCAAGGAGTTTAGCTATTGGGTTTGGAGCTTCAGCATGTTTCTTAAACATGACTCCATAAGGCGTAATAATTGGTTCTCTTGTCATAACATATTCCGCTAAATGCAATACATCTATATTAATCTGCTTATGTTTATAATTATTATCTATTACTGCTTTTCCATTTTTCATTCTTGAAATAATAGAATAATCTAAAGCATCTATTAATTCATCATTTGATAATGTTGGAAATGAAAGTTTTAATAACCTCATTGCCACCTTTTTATATTCGTTTACAATCTTCATTTCAAGTATTTCTTTTTGTGAATCATTAAATTTATTAAATGAACTCATCTTACCATCTCTCCTTGCTTTAAATCAATTACTTATATGTTTATGGGTAATTATAATGATACAATAGACTTAATTCGATAGTATTCTTATTGAATATATTAACATTTAATTAAATTATAAATTTATAAATATATTTGTTAGGAGGAATAAATATGTCAATATTCGGAGGAAATGTCTACGGGACTTCAATTGAAGATGATTTAAAAAATCCAAATGAACTTTTAGAAAGTTATATCTACGATGAAGTATCTAGATTACCTGATGATAAAAGAGAACAATTCGTTAAAGAACATGGTACTGTTATGTGTGAGGCTGGTTTAATAGGAAAGAGAACTTTAGTTAGATTAAGCAAGGGTGACGACTTAGAAAGAAGATTAGGTATGGCTGCTCTTCAAATAGCTAAAGATAATGATGATCCTCTTTTTGCTCAACTTTCTAAAATTAGAACTAGAGAAAGAGAACTATTGGAAAAAATTAATACTAAGTATATGTCTAAAGCATCTAAAGCTGCTAAGATTGGACAAAAACAATACTTAAAAACAAAAATACCTTCAGGATTTATGAGATAATCCAAAAGAGTAATAGCAATTGCTATTACTCTTTAAACTTTGTTAAAATTATATATTATATATGTAATAAAGAAAGGAGTTATTAGGAATTTAAATGTATTAAAACATTTAATTAAATACGTAATTTAGGGAGGATTAATTATGTTATATTTAGAGAATTATGGACCATATGCCGAATTGGTTCAAAAAAGGAGAATGGTAATAGATGTAAATTCTATTACCATTAATAACTGGCAAATGCATTTTGACTCAGTATTAAATATAATGAGAGATGCAATAGAAACAGACTTAATGAATAATGCATTTATCACTATTCAATTCGCACCTGGAATTGATTGTGAATTAACTGTACCAGATTATTGGTTTAATATACTAATGTGGTATTTATTAGTAAGAACTAATAAAAGAATAGAACCTAGACATATATTCTTTAATGAAAATATGACTAGAAGAGATATAAAGAATTATGTTGATGAATTCTTTATAGAAGAAAATAGAACTTCTTATGAAAATATAGAATTAAATAATATAATAGATGATTGCTTAACTGAATTTAACCGTATAGATGAATTTGCATTCTTCTTGGCAAATACAATAAATCTTGAAGATTTTATAGACTTAATGAATAATGTCCCAAGATTTGATCAATTAATACATTCAGATTTATCAAATGTTCCATTAGATGAAGTTAAATCAGAAGGTTTAAAACTTACCGATGAAGCAATAAGTATTATAAAGAATTCAGAACACTGTCTATCAAATTTCTTTAGAGCAGGGGAAGGCGTTAACAAGAAACAGTTTAAAGAATTTGCAATAAATACGGGAACTAAACCAGATGGTAACGGCGGTGCATTCCCTGTAGTAGTAAATACAAATTTATTAACAGGTGGAGCAAATGATACTGCTTCATTCTTAATTGAATCAGCTACAGGTAGAACAGCACAAACAATAGTTGAAGGAAACGTTGGACCTTCAGGATATTTCGCTAGATTGTTAGGGTTAAATGCTACAGATACATTTATAAATCCTAATCCAAATTATATTTGTAATACAAAAAACTTTCAGATTATAGAGATTAAAAACGATTTAATTTTAAATAAATTTGAAAATAGATATTATAGATTGAACCCTAATGGAGTTGAATATAAACTTACTAAAAAAGATAGACATTTAATAGGAAAAACACTATATTTCCGTTCACCTATGACATGTGCATCAATGGCTGAAGGTCATGGAATATGCTACAGATGTTATGGGGATTTAGCTCACACTAATAAAGACATTGCTATAGGAAAGATGTCTTCAGAGATACTAGCATCTGTATTTACTCAGATGATGTTATCCGCTAAACACTTATTAGAATCTTCTATTAAATCAATGACATGGAATAAAGAATTCGGAGATTTATTTGAAGTTGAATTTAACTTTGTAAAATTAAATAGCGATTTTGATTTTTCTGGATATAAAATATTAATGGATGCTGATAGTATAACTCCAGATAGCGAAGATGAAGATCAATTACAATGTGATTTTAATGAACATGTAACTTCATTTGATGTATTATTTCCTAATGGTGTAATAGTAAATATGCATACTGCTGAATTAGATTTAATATATTTAACACCAGAAATTACAGAATATATTAGAGAAACAGCAACTAAATTAGATGGAAAAATAACTATAGATCTAGGAAAATTATCAGAGTTTGATGTTCCGTTATTCGCATTAAAGATTCAAAATGATGATATGTCAAAAGCACTTGAAAGGGTTAAAAATAAATTTGATAAAGTTGATACTATAAAGCAAGAAGATAGAAATTCATTATTGCAATCATTAATGGAAGTAGTAATAGATATAGGTTTAGATATATTATCTGTACATTGTGAAGTATTATTAGCAATGCAGTTGAGAAATGTTGATGATATATTAGATTTACCACAATGGCAATATCCAGATGAACCTTATAAAATGTTGACATTAAGGCAATCTCTTGATAAACATCCATCGGTTACTATATCTTTAAGTTTTGAGAAAATAGGAAAATTATTATACAACCCATTAACATTCAGAAAGAATAAAGCATCATTTATGGATTTATTCTTCATGGAACAACCTCAAATGTATTTAGCTAATAAAGCAGAGATTCAGAAATCTAAAGCAGATGATTTTGGAATGAAGAAAATGATTTATTTTAAAGAACCAGAAGAATTAAACACTGTAGATATAGATGATTTGGATGATTTAGATATAGTAGAAGAAATATAATAAGAGAAAAAGAGTAGAGGATATACCTCTACTCTTTTATTTTTTTCTTCTTTTATTTTTATAATTCTTTTCTAAATCTAACCATTCATATATAGTTTCTAATTTAGCTTTAACACCTGGATTTTTATTAACCTTTTCCTCTTCTAATAATTTTCTAAGATTTACCATCATGCTTTCAAACATAATATCTATATCTTCAATTACATCTTCTGAAGAGTAATCATCGGTTCCTTTAAGAATTTTAAATTCACCTTCATCTGTTTTTAATATGTCATAGGCTTCCATTAAGTCTAATGGCTGTTCATCGTATGTTAAACCTATTTCAGCAATAACATCTACATATGAATCTAATTGATCATAGTATTTTGATGTCAATTCATGATATATTTCAAAATCATGCCCCTTTATTTTCCAATGTAAGATTTTAAAATTATGACTATAATAAATAAATATAGCCATCATTTTCTTAAAATTCATTATTAATTCCTCCTTTATATTCTATATTATTAATATGTTTATATTTTGAAAAAGTTATTAATAATAATTATATATTATATAAATAGTCGGGGGTGAAGAAATTATGAAAAGAAAGAAAAATGCTGTTATAAGAATTTGTAAAAGAGGTCAAACTGAAAGGAGGTTCAATACAAATATAAATGGAGACTTCTATACTTGTAATAAAACATACAGAGAAAGTCTAAATTTTATTTTATTATGGGAACCTAGTGAAAGATTAAAAATCTGGGTTAACAAATTCTGTAAGGATTATGCTTTAATTTTAAAGCATGAAAATGTTGAAGTAAAATTTAACTACCCGAGAGACTTTGAAGATTTAGCAGCATACATTCTAGACAAGATATCATACAACGGTGCCAACCGAGATGTGATATTAAATTCTAATAATTATAAATTATTAGAGAGATTGTTAGAATTGAATAATTTCTAGTAGTTAAGCAGATTTACGGTATTACGTATCTAGCTTTTAAACATAAGAGGGGAGGAATAAATATGTCAAATTTAGTTTCATCAAAAGCCCTACATATTTTGACAAATTTAATTACATGTTGGAGTGTTTTTATGAATTCCAAAAATATGTCGGGAATCAATTTATCGATTTCCGTTCCTTTCTTCTTGTGTTTATTAGTTAGATACGGGGCTTTCGCCCCGTGACTTCTTTCTTGTTCATTTTTTACATATTCTATAACTTTAAAGTAATTATTATATTAAAAAAAGGATGGGATAATATGAAATATAAAATTAAATTTAAAAATGGAGAAGAAAAAATTATTGAACTAGAAAAATCACTTGAAACTATCAATACAGATTCAAACTTTATAAATTTAGAAAATAAGATATACATTAATAAAGACAAAGTACTATATATAGAAAAAGAAGAAATAAATGCCTCACAAAATAATATAAAGATACCAAGATATCTTTATTCAATTATATATACAAATGGTTCATCTGATGTAATTGAACTATCAGATAAATTTGATTTTGAATTATATCAAAGAATAGCTAAACAACCTAATAATAGAATCTTTATAAGAGATAAAGATAATAATGATTGGCTAATTGATCCAGCATACATATGTAGCATAACACCTACATATATTAAATGTAGTAAATAGGAGGGTGAATATAATGTATACTTATGAAATTATACTTAATAAAAAAGCAACAATAAGAAAGTTGATAACGACAGAAACCCCTTTGGATTTAGATAAGTTAAATGAAGCAAGATGTTTAGACAGACTAATTCAAATTTCCGATAAAGAGGTTATAGATCCAAAAGAAATAATATGTATTGAAAGATGTATGACAGCAAAAGAATATGGGGAAAGACAACGTAAGATCATAGGTAGTTTAACCAATGACTATAAATAAAATAGATATAATTCTAAGATTAACTACATTGATATTTTTATTTTTTGTGGTTTTAATGAATATATTAAATAAGACGCCGATATCTGGTTTTATATTATTTATAATATTAACTGTAATATTATGTGTATCATATATACCATATATAAATTTTATTTGTTTTTTATTATTCATAATATGTATAATTCCTAAAACTGAACGGATAAAATAATAGTGTGCTTAATTGCACACTATCTCCCTTTAAATTATTATTAACAGATAATTAAAGGAGTGATATACAATGGATAAAAAATGTAAAATATTTAAAAGTGCAAAAACAGCCAATGATAACGATACAACTAATAAAATACAATATGATTATTACATAGAAATATGTCAAAATCCAAGAGTATTAAGGCAGGTAGTTATAATTCAAGAGGAGAGATAATGATGAATAAGATTGTTGTTAGACATTCTTCTATAGTTATTAATAACTATGAAGTTGGTGATTCACCAAGATTAGAAAGTTTCTTTACATTATATGATCGTGTACGTCATGATGTATATTATAAAGGAATAGAATATATACCAGAAGAAAAGAAACTAATCCTTCCAAGAGGATTAGATATTTATTTCTTGGAAAATATATTTAATACAAAAGCTGTAGTAGATAAGCAGTATGACCCATATGACAGAATGGATCAAATTATGATAAAATATCTACCTAGAGATAATGTTCAAAAAGAAGCATTATCATTTATGATAGGAGTTAAAGGTTATAAATCTAATATTACCCATTCACAATTATCGGTAAACTTAAATACAGGAAAAGGTAAATCCTATTGTAGTATAAGTACAGCCTCTTATTTATGTATGAGGAGCATAGTAATTACTTCATCTTTAAACTGGTTAAATCAATGGAAGGATTATATAGTAGAGTATACTGATACAAAGCCTAGGGAAATATTTATGCTTACAGGAACACCTTCTATAATAAGTTTATTGAAAAAAGATATAAGTAAATATAAATTCATTTTAGCGAGTCATGCTACAATCAAATCATATGGAGATGCATATGGATGGGATAAGGTAACAGAATTATTTAAGTTTATGAAATGTGGTTTAAAATTCTATGATGAAGCACATCTTAGTTTTGATAATATGTGTAAAATAGATTATTATACAAATACATTTAGAACTTATTATGTTACAGCAACTCCTGCTAGAAGTGATCAGGATGAAAATAAAATATATCAACTTTATTTTAAAAATATCCCTGCTATAGATTTATTTAATGAAAATGAAGACCCACATACTGAATATATAGCGTTAAGATATAATAGTAATCCAACCCCTCAAGATATATCAGCATGTAGAAACCAATATGGATTAGATAGAAATAAATATACCAATGGTTATATAGTAAATAAAGAAAACTATTATAAGATATTAAAGATTGCATTAAATTTATTTTGTAAATGTAATGAAGGAAAATGTTTAATATATATTGGAACAAATGATGCTATAAATAAAACAGTGGAATGGGTAAAAAATAATTATCCAGAATTAAGGAATGATATAGGTATCTATACTAGCGTAGTAACGGATAATAAGGAAGCACAATTAAACAAAAGGATAATATTCTCTACAACTAAGTCTTGCGGTGCAGCGATGGATATAAAAGGTCTCAAAATGACGATTGTTTTAGCAGAACCCTTTAAATCAGAAGTTTTAGCTAGACAAACATTAGGTAGAACCAGAGGAGATAACACATACTACATTGAAGTAGTTGACAATGGTTTTTATCATATTAATAAATATTATCATTATAAAAAACCTATATTTGATAAATACGCTACAGCATGTACAGAGATGTCAATGAAACAAAATGAGTTAGATATAAAAACTGAAAAAATAGATAAAGATAGATGGAACACATATTGTCCAGTACAATTCTTTGAACCTTATCATCAGAAGTTTAATAAAGACGAATTAAAGAAGTGTCCTATTTATTTTGCTAAACCAATAGAAAGAGATGTATCTAATTAGATACATCTCTTTAATGTATTGTATAACTTTAAAATTTAAGTTATATATTATAGTAATGTATAAAAGTTTGTAAGTACTTTATATAAAATATAATAAACTTACGTAAATGAAGGGGAGATTAATTATGAAAAAACAATTAAAATTATCATTCGATACAGCTAAACAATACAAGAAACAAAAATACTATTTAAATAAAACTAATGATATTTATAAAGATATATTGATGCAAGACGCAAAATCATTACATTTAAAACATTGTGGTAATAAAGAAATACCAATGTATGGAGAAATGAGTAATAGATTAATTTATTTATATATGCAAAAGAATGGAGAGAATATATCTAAAAAATTAGATGAATATGGATTAGAATCTCATACTAATAAATTAGGAGGAATATTAATAATTAAAGGTACAAGAATACCATTATCTTTAATCATGCATTGCTTATCTGAAGGAATAACTATACAAAATATTTGTGAAGATTATGATCTTAAAGAAGAGCAAGTATCACAATCGATAAAATTTGTGTCAGATACATTAGATATGATATCAATAGATTTCGATCTTCATACATCATTTAAAAATATCGAAGAAGAGAATAATAAAAAGCAAAAAATGATTGAAGATATTGAAAAGCAAATATTTGAAGATACTGGAGACTTTTGATGGTGACGTATTATATTATTAATGAATGATGTATGGATATAAAATGAAGAGATGGGAATATGATAAATATAGAAAGAGTAATAGAAGGAAGTTGAGAAAATGAGTAATAAAATAAATAAATTAAAAAAAGAGTTAAAAACAAATTCAGATACTTTGATACAAAATCGTTCATTTAAAGGAATACAGAAGCATCTAATACGCAATGCAATACGAAATAATATACCTTTAAGTTTTTCTCAATTTGAAGATTGGGATATTATATTAGAATGTAATAAACTCCAAATACTTAAACTTGAACAGCAAAGAATGAATGTTTGTCAAACAACATATACAGATTTAGGTGTTATTCAAGCTACATCTGATAATGTAAATTTAAACAAATACAATTATATATTATATAATTGTAATAGAAGTAGTAAGAACTTCTGTCGCAGCCCTAATATTATTAAGGGCAACATTATAAACTTACAATAATAAAAAATAAGGAGAGATTAATTATGGAACAATTAAAAGTGGCATCAGCTTATGAATTAGCAAAGGAACTAATAAAAGAGAAAGATTTAGTTAATAAAAAGAGTTATGGAGAAATGGCAAAAGCTTATTTAGAAAATGAGATAAAATCTTTTGAAGAGAAGGTTAAAGCATTTATTAAAGCAACTACAGATATAGCTGGAGATGATATGCCTGGAATTACAGAATTATCAGAAACTATAAATGAAATTAAGACATCGGTGTATACTTCTACAGATTTCGATACAATTGATACTAAAGAATTGTATAATGAATTTGCAGAGAATTATTCATCACAAAAACTACTTAAAGAATTTATGAATGATATAAATGGAATAAGTATGGATGCTACAAGTACTAATAATACTTATATATATCATGTACCAGATACAGAATCAAGTGAACATGTAGTCAACTTAAGACATCATTTTATTCCAATAGTAAATGATACTGTCAATAATTATAGAAGAGCAAATAATTTAGGAGATGAAGAGTTAAATAAGAAGTTCCAAGATAAAATTATGGGATTTGGTAAAATCTTAGATAATATCACAGATGATGATACTAAAGAAAGTATTCAATCAAAGATATTACAATTACAACAGGAAATACAAAGTATAATAGTATCTAAGAATGCTATTAAACCTGTATTATGCGGCTTAGATATAAATTCAGGTATACCAAATTATATTTATAATGATAAGATGTATTCTGAGAAAGAATTAATAGCAATGAAAGTATTAGATGATAAACAACCATCCAATCCTGCTATTGTTGGGGGACCAGTAATGCCAGCAGCTATAAATGCTGCTGTACCAGTAAATAACCAAACTTTAATACCAACATCTTCTATGCTCCTAGATAATAGTGCTATACTTAATAAGTATGGTATATTATCTCCATTATATAATGTATATATTAATAATGGAATGGATGTAGAAATTACAGAAACTACAAATGGATTAATTAGAATGCTACCATTCTATATTCAAAATGATCAACAAGCAGTAGGTAGAGATTTGTATGTAGATTTAAATGCTGCGTTATATAATGCAATTCCAAAAGCTGTAATACCATCTGAAATAGTACCTTTAGAAGACAGTTTTATTATACCATTAAATGAATATGGCTATCCAGTATTATGTAACTATATAATGGGTAAAGTTACAAAAGAAGAATTAGAATTAGTGAATATGATTCCAGATGAACTTAGAAGTTTTAATAAAATAATGGATATATCTTCATTACCATCAGATCAAAATCTAAAGGATAGATTAATAGATTCAATAATGGGTTCAACTGCTACAGTAATAGGGGATGCTATTAAAGCTGATAATAAAAGTAGATTTAAACTTAAGGATTTTAAAGATTTAAATAATTATACTTTAGTATCTGATTCTTCAGTTAAAGATGGAATACTATTACCAGCTAGTAAAAGAATTACTCAAACCATAAATGTAGTAAAAGGTAAAGCTTCTTTAATAAATGAGGTTAAAGATAATTCTCCCAAAAGTGAAAAAGGTGTCAACGACAAAAAAGAAGAGACAACGAAAACAACAGGCAGTTCAAAATCACAAGAAGTCAAGAAAGGAAAAAATAGCGATAAGTAAAAATAATAGTATAAAGAAATAGAAGAATGGGGGTCTTTTATTTCTTTATATTCCCTATAACAATTAAGTAATACTCATCGAGAAGAAGAGGGTGAACTTATATGCAACCTATGGTAACTTTTGGGAATTATGAAAAAATAGTTGATGAAATATATCCTTTGGGGCAAGGATATACATTAAGATTTAATGTAATATTATCTAGAAGATATGAAGATGGTACAAGACATAGTTTTCATACTGAATACACTTATAATTCTAATAAATATTCAGAGCCTTACACACTTGTGACATTAAAAAGACAATTTGAATGTTACTTGTCTATAGAAGGTAAAGATGAATTTGGGGATAAAGAATTTATAATGATTAGAATGCAAGATATGATCATTGTGCAGAATAATTTTAATAGAGCTTTAAATTGGCTCAATGCATCGGCAGAAATATTTGGTAAATATAAAGGGAATTTAGTAGTAGTGAATAGACCAGAACCAATAGTAATTAGAGATTTAGCTTTGGGCAAATATATTATGCTAGAACCTGTAATTCTAACTTATAATAATATGCCTGAAATGGGGGTAAGAATGACTTTATCTGCAGACGATAGATATATAGATATTACATTTAGTAAATATATGGGGTTAGTATATTTATTGAACAATATGAATATGTACTTAGCTGCACAAGAAGCGGTAAACTATTTACAAAGACCAGCTTATGGAACTAACATGACGCATTTTGGAAATTCTAGAGATTTTAAAGAACCAGTTGATAGGATAGAAAGTAATACTACTAGAAAAATCCAATCTAAAAATAAACAAAGATCATATTTCGATAAGATTGATGAAATGTGAAAAAAGAGATACATTAATTTGTATCTCTTTATTTTTTATATATAAACACTATAATCCCTCTTAACATATTTATAATATTCAATATTCAAGGGGGAGTAGTCATGGGTTATAAAACAAATATAAGAAAAAAACTTAATAAATTGAAATTAAATAAAACTGTAGTTAATTATTTTGTTGAGGCAGTAGATTATTGCATTAAAGAAGGAATAGCTCCAGTAGATGTTGTATTGACAAAGCATTTTTATCCAAATTTGGAAAAAAAATACAATACTACAAAAGCTATTATATTAAAAAACTGTATATTATCAATTAAGGAAAGCTGGAATACTGTAGAACAAAAAGTATTTATTGCACAACTAGGGTATGGCAATAAACCTACAGTAAAGAAATTATTGGTCTTATTATTAAATGAATTAAAAGAAAAAGGTATAGAGTAATCTATACCTTTTTTATTGTCTAAACAGTAATCATCATAGGTTGATGGTCATTAGAAGGCGATACATATGAACTTTCTAATTTATCTACAATCATTTCCCTTTTTTGGGCTTCTTGCTCTAATTCATTAAGTTTCAAATCTAAATTTCCAAATACAGTTTCACTGTTGTCAAAAAACTTTAAGTTATTATATAACATTTTTGCGACATCTGCTGTTGCTAATTGTTCAAATGTTTCCATCTTAGTTGGTGATATAGTATTTAAATTTAATGCATGCTTAATAAAAACATCTATTTTAAATTCATTTATATTCATGGGAGCACCTGTTGTATTGACTAATTTAACTCTATTGGGTTCTATAAAATCTATATATATACCATTGTTGAACAATGATGTTTGGTCTGATACTAATTGAGCTAAACCTATATCTTCTAATGAAGCCATACTCGCATAGAAATCAATACTTCCATATAATTGGCTATTAAGACCTGCAGATGACATAGTAAATGGATCATCCCATGCTATATCTCTAACTCCTATAATTTCTATATCTCCACCAATTTTCTCTTCATCAATAAAAAAATAATCACCTTTTTTATCTGCATTAGTTAATGTTACTCTAACCTTATTAGGGAAATATCTACTAAAAGTATCTAATGTAAATAAATTAATAGTATTTACCCAAGGGTCTCCCTTCTTTATATTAGCTGGGAGATTTGGATTTAATATTTGCATGCCTAAACTAATTTCTATTTTATCTAATAATTTAGTCATTCTATTACTAAACATCTAATCACGCCTTCCATATATTTATTATTAAAATGTTAAATTGTAAAAATTGTTAAATACAATTATATATTATAGTTATGTATAAATAATAAAACGTAAAATTTGGAGGTATAAAGTAATGTGTAAATATATGACAAAGCAATTTATATTAAAAGCAGACTCTAATGAACATGAAAAAGAACAAATAACTAACTACTTAAGAAATATGTTATCAAAACACGGTATTGAATCTAAAAAATTTCAAGATGGTTCTATTGCAGTAGATAAGAGTAATATTCGAAAAACTACAATAATATTAGGAGAAGTGAACAGTCCTAAATGTAATATAGAAAATATAGAATCTATAATAAAATATAAAAAAGATAGTGTATTTCCAATAGCATATGATTCAGTTACTAATGAAAAGAAAGAAATTGTATGTATTAAGAAAATAAATACTTGCGGTAAAATTATGATGTTTGGTTCTATTAAAGATGATAATAGTTTATTGGCATTTTATCATATATATGAAGCAAATAATAAATTAATCAAATCTTCTTTTTGTGTATCCGAAGAAGATATTGATAATCATATTGATAATTCAGACGATAATAGCACCTACGTATTTGGAGTTCAAAAAAATATTCCACCACTTGATGATTGTTTAGTTACTGATAACTATATTAAATATTAAATAAAACAGAGGAATCGCTATGTTCCTCTGTTTATTTTTTCTATTTACTACAATAATTCATAATTTCGTCATGGATATATGATTCAAGGTTTACTACAAATAATGACCCTTCTTTAGTCATTAATTGTACTCTTCTTCCTTTATCCACTAAAGATACATTTTCATACAACATTTCAAATGATTCCATAACTGTTTTTATATTAGCAGATTCAGATTTAATATAATCCATTATTTTTTCATTGGTAATAGGAGATATAAATCCTGTATCGTTTTTATCTAATATTAATTGATTTCCATATTGAGTTCCAGCATTAGCAGATTCTGAAATATTTACCATTTTAGTCATATATGCTCTTTCATGACTAGGGAATATAACTCTATCCCAAGTTATAATAGTTATATTTTCTACTTCTGCCCCTCTTCTTGTATTATTTATAGTACCTAATGCTCTTAGAGAAAATGATGGTTTTGAACCATCCAATATTGCTTCATTAAAATCATCACCTATAGAACCAGGAGCACCTTTCACATGAGCCTTTATATCCGTTCCTTCTTTCCAATATTTTATGATTTTACATGCTAAATTATTAGGATCTATAATTTGCTGTCTTGCTATGTCCTTAGACATTGGATGACCGTTTTCACTATACAAGTTTCCAGATTCTACAAGCTCTGTTAATCTTTTTGCTTTTAATCCTTTATCCATTTCGGGATCAGAATAAAATCTTCCGTTTCTATTTTTTACTTCAGTATCTTGAAGTATTGTTTCTATAACAGCTCTACCATCTCTATTAGATTGAGATACTATTTTGCCGTTAGGCTCAGCTGTAGCTGCAGTTTCACATATCATATATCCTATATTTTTACTGATCATTTTATATCCTCCTTTAATAGTTCATATTCTTATTAAATTGTTAACTTGTAAAAGTATGTAATTTCAATTATATATTATATTAGTGTATAAAAAGTTTGTAAGTATCTTTTTATATATAATAAAAATATAAACTTACTAGGGGGAGTACTTAAAAATGGAAAATAAAAAATATAATATTAAAATTGTAGAACAAAAAGAAATAGGTTTCGACAAAATAATAATCAATATAATTGATCCAAATTTAGTTAATAATCAAGAATTAAAAATGTCATTATTACATTGGGATATTCAATATATTCATTATCAGGATAATCTTAAAATTAATATTTGTGACTCTGATAAACATAACGCCGATAATAATAAAATGGATAGATTACAAATAATAACTCAAATTTTAAAAGATTATATACATGATGATGTAGATATAAAAGCTACAAAGAATTCACTAAGTAAAAATAGAAATAGGACGATTTATGATAAATGCTATAATAGAATAACACGTACTGAATATAATATTTATGAAACTATGGAATTTGATGGTAGAATATATGCAAAAACTGATTATCCAGATTCAAAAGTAATGTCAATTCCTAACTGCTCTAATATTGCTACGGTATATTATTATCATGAAATATACTTAGATACAGATATTAACTCTAACACCCACGGAGAATTCATTCTGTCATCTAAGATATTACCATATTCTAAAATCTTTTCAGCAAGAAATATGGAGTCTTTGTTTGACTTAGATTGTTAGAATATTATATAGAAAATAAAGGAGTCTCTCCCAAGAACGCTCCTTTATTTTTTTTTCTATGTTCCTGCATAGTTTACACAGTTAACAATATATTAATTAAAAAATATTATAGAAAGGATGAATAATATGAATAAAATAACAATAATGGATATTAATAAAATCACACAATACTCTAATATAAAGTGTAATCAGCGTAATATTAATGAAAAGCAATGTCGAAAAGGATTAAGAACATTTATGGAAGCATATATAAAAAACTGGAAAATTGGTGATGAAGATTATTGCTTTCAAAATTTGACCAATACGTTGGAGGAATATACAACTAAAGTAAATCCATCAGAATCTAATAGAATCATTTCTTTTTTTGTTAACGAAGGTCTACCTATGGCTAAAAATTTCAAAACATGTAAAAAAATAATAGAGCAATCTAATATACCATCAAAAGAAAATGTTTTAGAAGCTTGTGATAAATATATTATATGTAGAAGAATTAAAAATAATCATGAAACATTAACGAATAGGTTCAATGATATAGATAAATTTGTTAAGGAATATAGAATAAATGAAGATAATATACAAGATTGTATATACGAAATGTGTAATAATATAAATAAAACAAGAACGGCAAGTATAGATACTAAATATAATGTATGCTTAGAAAATATACTTTATTCTTTTCAAAAGAACAATATAAAGGTTAAACCCGAAACAGTATTAGAAACTGTCACTGATTATTTTTTATCTAACCAATCATCTGAAAAGGAATTATCACTTATATCCAAAGTATTAAAAGAGAATAGATTATATAATTGTACCGAAAAAAATAGTTTGTCATATGTTACTGAATATAGTGCAAAAATTAATAAGGAAGATAATTTTCTTTTAGAAGGTGTTGCGTTTAATAGACAAACTGTTAAAGATATATTTAATAATTTTAAATTAGAACCTATTAAGTCACCAGAAATTATTAATAAATTCATCGTAAAAATGTATATATTAGATGCTAAACAAGTTATAGATGAAACACCTAATTTCTTGGCTTGGTTTAGAAAATTTCTTGTATTTGGAACTTTAGGTATAAATTTATATCTTGGCTGTATAACTTATTTAGTTGATAAATTTATAGAACTGCATATGCAAAGAAAAGATACAGAAAAAATGATTAGTAAATTTAAATCAGAAAAAGAAAAGGCTGAGAGTAAACTAAGCAAATTATCTAAAGATGAAGCTGATAGATGTAATAAATATATAAAAGAGTTAGAAAAGAATATAGATACATTAGAAATATATAAAGACTCATTATATTCTGATAAAGAATTAGCAGAGATGAATGCTGATAAAGATGATTTTGATTTTAAATTAGAAAGCTTTATGTATGGTGAACCTGAAGGTGAATTTGATGATGAAATGAAATTAGATTTAGCATATGTATTAACAGCATCTTTATCCGTAGAAGAATTTTTTGATAGTGATTTCGATGAAATAATGTCTATAGTAGATGAAGAAATAGATAGATTAGAATCTGGAGATTTAGAAGAGTTATCTAGTTTTGCCAATAAGAATTCAGAAATTATTCCTCCAGAACAATTATCAAATATATTTTCTAATTATAAACAAGAATTAAATACACAGGAAAATAAAACACCAGAAACTTATCTTAAGTCATCAATTCTTCAGGAAGGTATATATAATTTATCTAATCGTAAAAAAAATATGGATATAAAAAAGAATAAAAAAGAATCTATTCTAGAAATCTATAAAGCTGCTCAATTATCCAAATTATTGCATGATTTTAAAAATGGAGATATCGTTACAGAGTCATCTTTTGGAACAACATTGAAAATGGCAGGACAGAGGTTAAAGAAATCTGCATTAAAACTTTCTGATAAAGAAAAAATATGGTCAAAGCAATTAGACAATTCTATTGATAAAATGTATCAAAAAGTTGAAAAAGAATTGACTAATAAAAATAGAGAAGCAGTTATAAAAGGTTCTATAATACCATCCTTCTCATCTGCTATAAAGATAGTATTGGCTAGTGGTGCAGCAGGTGCTCTTATAAATCCAGTATTGAGTATTATTGGCGTGGTTGGTGGATTAGCAGTATCCAAAGCAGCTACCAAAAAAGAAAAGCAATTTATATTAGATGAAATCGAAATTCAATTAAGATTAGTTGATAAAAAGATCCAATTAGCCGAGAGTAATAATGATATGAAATCTCTTGAGCAATTAATGAAAATTCAACAGAAATTAGAAAGAGAGAAAAGAAGAATTCGTTATAATATGAGAAATTATTATCCAATTACAAAAAATGACTAATAAAATATTACTACTTATACCTATAGAATACTATCTATAGGTATAGGTTTTTATAAGGAGATGAATAGAATGGGAATATATAATATAAGAGATTTTATATTAGAATTAAAAAGAACTAATCCAGAAACTGGTGAAGTTGAAGATACTAATGAAGGCGAAGAGCAATCTAATTATAATATTGTACCAGAAGTGGATGATAACGATGATGAAACAAACACTGAAGAAGATTCAGTAAAAAATGATGATAATGAGGAAAATTCATCAACGGATAATGAACCTAATGAATATACATTGGAAGATGACGGAGATAATGAGAATTCCCAGATAGAAGGTGAGGAAGAACCAATAAAGCAGGAACCTGATAATAATACTGACACTGATGAACCTACTGATTATGATTTGAATACAGATGAGGAAGAAAATGATTTAAGTGAAATACAACAAGATGATTCATCGGAAAATAGTAAAGGTGAGTCTGAAGATAATACAGAATACACTCTATCTGATGATGGAGAAGAAAATCAGGATGGGGAAAATACTGATAGTACAGAAGGTATTGAAGATACTGTTAATAATGCTGATAATGAATTACAGCAACTAGAAGATGATGTATTTAAAGATGTTTCTAATGCACAAAAAAATATTAGACAAGCAGAATTAAAGACTAACTATATAGAGATATTTAACACTATAGCTAATATCCTTACAAGAATGAATAATATATCAAGAACAGTGGAAAATGGTAAAATAATAGAATTTGTTTCTAAATCTTTAATGAAATTACAAGAATTGGTACAGTTTTATTTAAGCAATACATTTCAAACTAAAACGTATGTGGAGAATATGGTCACATATCAGGAATTTTTAATGGCATTAAAGAGCATAAATAAAATATTTGATGCAATTAAGGAGAAAAAGGAATAAAAATAATTAAACTTATATTAATCAGTATGAACAATATAGTAAATAATATGATTAGTATTTAAAATTAATTTTTTAAAAATAGTTAGGAGGAATAAAAATGCCAGTTATAGGTCAAAGAAAATCATTAGAAATAGGAAAAGGCTATGGTAAATCCCCTATGCATGGAGTTGCTGACTCTTTTAGGGAAATGGCACAAAATATATTACAAGAGAGTGGTGTTGACATATTTACTCAACCTGCTAATGTGATGCTAGAAAATGGTTCTAGAGAGACACTTAAAGATTTCTTTATAGAAAATTCTTGTGATCCAGAACAATTTAAAAATGATCCAGAAGGGTTTAACGACCATTTAGAAATGATGGAAGAGCAATTTTTAAACGATAGAGAAGCTGTATTAGAGTATTCTAGCGTTGGTAGCTTTAACCCAGTTATAGGAATGACATTCCCACTTCATAAAAATATTCTTATGAATAATGTATTCGATAAAGGTGCAATCCAAAAAATGGTTGCTAAAAGTCCTAAGTTTACATTAAGTATGGAAACTAGAATTCTTACTAAACCAGATGGAACTGAAATAGATATGTGGAAGAACCAAATGGATATGACAGATGCTATAGATTCTACAGCTCCAGTAACTGAGGTAGAATTAACTCTTCCTGAGTTAGGTACTACAGATATATTAGCAGCTATAAGTGCTTCTTCATTAGATAATTTATCTATAGAGACAAGCATTTCTGCAGTACAAGTTGAAACTAAATATTTAGCAGGAGAAACTAAACCAGATGGTACTCAAGCTACAGGTGAAGAAATAATAGATATATGGGTTCCAGTTGATATTCGTTTCACACCAGGATATGGTGATGATGATAAGAGATCATTCGTTGAATCTTTATCATTAGCTTCAGTTGCAAAATTAAATGTTGCAGGAAGTAAACCAGAAGATAAAATAGAATTTATTTCTGGTCATATGTTAAAAAATAAAATTGTTATTCAAGTTGCTAAAGGAATAGTAAAAAAAGCTAAATTAAGAACAAGAAAAGATACTTCAAATGGTATGCTTCAAACTTGTTCAGTAAAATGGAAAACAAAGACAGATATAGTAGAAATTCCATCAGCAATTCCAATAAATACACCAGTATCCCCAGAAGAAGTAAAAGATGTTGGTGCATTATACAATGTTAACCAATTAACTAAAATCATGTCTATGATTAACGATGTTATGGGTAACTATAAAGACGATAAAATTAATAGAGGATTAAACGAATCATTCTTAAGATTAGATAGTTCTCAAAAGATTAGTGGTCAATTTGACTTCGCACCAAGAGAAGGATATGCTCTTGATCATGTTGAATGGAGACATAAAACATTCTTTGATGCGTTAGATACACATGTAACTAACTTAATCCAAGTATTAAATGATCCAAACATGACTATAACTATATTCGGAAGACCTGACTTAATCAGAAAGGTTACTCCAACAGAGTACACATATCAATCTCCTCAATCTATAGGACCAGTTGATATTGAGTTTACTAAAACAGTTGTAAACGCTTCTGATAAGAGAGTTTACCAATTCATTAGTTCTCAAAAACTTAAGAACAGCGATGAGTTAACTATAATTCTTAATCCAAGAAATACTGAAAGAATTATATACAGAATATACGATTACCAAATGTACGTTTCTAATGAAATCAGAAATGCTGCACAATACACATTACCAGCAGTTCATGCATTCGAGAGATGGAAATTCGTAGAATATCAACCAGTACAAGGAAGAATTAAAATCCTTAACCCAAGTGGTTTGAAGGCATAATAATATAACATTTAAATAAGTCTACAGTCTAATAGACTGTAGACTATATTTTTTATTTTTTTAGGAGGTATAGAAATGAATTATATAAATTATAATTTTGAAGGTTTAATAACTAGTATGTTTAATTTAAAACAAGATCAGTCACCACGAACATTAAACCAAATTAAATATGAACTTAATAAATTCTTTAAAGATTCTAAATGCTTAGATGTTATATTTACTAGAAATACCGATAAATTATTTTTCGGTATGTGTGTAATGCCAGTTGTAAAAGAAGATGATGTGATGGAAATTATGACTGGAGATAATAAATTAAGAATTAATAGTTATTATTTGGAAATAGATTCTAAGATTTTAGATCCTATATTAAATTTATCAGCTAATGAATTGACTGCTACTATACTACATGAAGTAGGTCATATAGTAAATGATGCCACACCAGTTGAAGAAGTAAGAAATGGGCTTGCTTCATATTTGGCTACTAATGATGAAGCATTAATATTGTCTTCCGCTATACAATATCAACAAATATTAGCTTATGGTATAAAAGATTCTTTAAGAAAAGTAACTTCTATGTTTTCAAGAAGGGATGTTGAAATTATAGCAGATGAATTTGTAGTTAGATGTGATTTTGGAAACGAATTGGAATCTGCTTATAGTAAAATAGTAAAATATGCGGGAAGAATAAATAGGGATGTTTCTAATAAATTTATTGTTTTGCAATATGTATTAAGAGTATATAAAAATGTAAAAATGAGAAGGATAAATGCAATTGCCGCATTAAATAAAGGTAAAGCGTCAACCGCATCTGTATTAGAAAAAAGAGAAATTGATAATATGATTAGAAGATTAAAACAAATAGATGATGACACACTTATAGGTGAAAGCGTTAGTATATTTAAAAAAGCTAGCGAATCATTTAAAAAGATGAAATATAAAGGTATGAGAGCTTTAGAAGATGACTTATATGAATATAATTTAAGAGCTAAGAACGTGGACGAACAAGATGAAGCTCTTATAATTATAAGACAATTAAATACAAGAATAGCTATGATAGACGATTTTATAAAAACAGAAGAACAGCTTAATGAGAAAGATAAAGAAAGATGGGGTAAATTATTAGATAAATATATTCTATTGAGAGAGGATATATCTAAAAAGTCTACTTATACTGAAAAATATTATGGATTATTTGTACAAACTCCGATCATAAAATCAAGGTATGAAGTTTAGAAAATATTTATATGATTATATATTATAATGATGAGTATGTAGTTAATTACATACTCATTAACTTTTTAATAATAATATAAGGGAGTGGTTATTTATGGATGAAAATAAGATACAATTACAACATTCTTTACAGTCAATATCAGATAGCATGCTAAATATTTTTAATAATTTGAAAGAAAAACTTATGACATTATTTATTGCTGATTATTTATGTTTTGAAAATAAAACCTTTAGGAGATTATCATACATTTATAATACAACAAAAAATAAAAGAATTAGAAAAAAAGTTTATAAGAGAATGCAGAAAATTATTATGTTAGGTTAATTTTTACCAGACTCTAAACATATCTATAATAATATAATGAGGCACAAAGTGCAATTTTAAGGAGGAATTTATAATGGCATTAGGAGATTCTTATAACAATAATCAAGAAAAGGGAAAATATAAACCAACGGTTTATTCAGATTATAGAATGAGCAATACAAACTCATCTATAGATTCAACAAGATTATCACCAACATTTTATAACAAAATGTTAAAAATAGCTATAGAGCCTAAAGTAGAAACAAATAACGAACAAGTGGAATGGGATTCTAAGAATGCAGTTACTGCATATCTAACTCATACAAAGGCAAGACTACTATATAATCAAATTTGTGAATTTCAAACAAATCCAACACAATGTGCTAATAGAGGAGTTCCAACAGGTTCTGGATTGATTAGTATATCAAATGGAGTAGAGTTTGGAGTTAGTTCACCATGCTTAGTAATAAGAAGATTAAATGTAGAAGATGGTAAGGTTGAGACTTCAGCAGCATATGAATTTAAAGCACAATACCATTTTGCTATAACAAATTTTGATGAAAAAACAGGTAGATACGATCAATTATATGATGATAATATAGAATTAGAACAATTTAAATCATTATTATTGTCTTATTTTGAGTCAATGACTGGTGCTGTGGCTTATTCAATTATAGATCATCAAAGCTATGCTAATGACAGAATGAATGGAAAAATAGATTCTATATGTGAAAAATTAGGTGTTGAAACTAATAAAGGAAAATATAGTAACAAATCTTCTAGTTCTTATTTTAATAATAATCAAAATAAGGGTTCATCAAATTTTAAAAATTCAACTATAGATGATATAGAAAATGAAATAGGCTAATTCTTAAAACCAGATATATTAATTTATATCTGGTTTATTTTTTGGAGGTTAGATTATGGGAGACACATTAAATCATATATTAGTAGATTTTAATATGATAGTAAATACAGATATCGGTCTTATATATACTATAAAAGATGAATATAATCAACAAGTTTTTTTTGAACAATTTATATTTAATATTAGCGAAAAAGAATTAATTGGGGAATTATTAAATATGGAATCAATAAATCCAATAAATATGTTTATTAAACCTAAAGATGAAGGATTGGCAGATAAAATAAGAAATCAATTTTTAGAAAAAGAGTATGATAAAATATTAAATAAATCTATTCATACTGATATAAAAAATATTATGGAATTATATCTCACATCTGGGTTAGTATTTATAGATATACTGTGTAGAAATAAACAAGAAGAACAATTAATTAAATCGATAAATAGTAAATTCAACACTATAATAGTAAATGACTATAAAGAAGTAAATATTGATAACTATAGTGCTATATATATTAAAGATTTTAGACAAATATTAAATTTTAATCCTATAAAAGGTAAGACTATTTATATAGCAAATTGCAAATTTAATTTAGAAGAAAATAAAAATAAACGCATAATACCTCTTAGTGAGGTGAGTATATTATTAGCCGATGTTAATAAGATGTGTGTTATAGACCTATATGAAAAACAAAATTATATAATCATACAAGGAAATTATTAAAGGGGGAAATTAAATTATGTTAGTTTCAAACATTGTTAAAAAAGAAATATTAAGAGAGGTTCAATCAAATACGTTGAAAGAAATTAGAAACTCTCTAGAAAGATCATTCGGACCTATGGGTTCAAATACAGAAATGTGTAAAACAGCAGGTAGTAATGGAAATGGAGAATTGTATGTAGAATATACTAAAGATGGTCATACCATTTTGCAAAACTTAGTGTTTTCAGATGTAATAGAACAAAGTGTTGCTAAAGACCTTGTTAAAGTTACGAGAAATGTAGTTAAAGAAGTAGGAGATGGAACAACATCTGCTATAATTTTATCTGAAATATTATTTAATGAATTAAAAGCATTAGAAAATAACAGTGCTCCTTATGCTCTAATTCAACAATTTAAAGATGCTGTTAAAGATATATCCGAAGAAATTAAAAAGAATATACAAGAATTTACTCCACAAAAAGCTTACGATATATCTCTAATATCTACAAATGGAAATGAAGAAGTAGCAAATAATATTAAAGATATATATGAGAAATATGGTAATGATGTATATATAGACGTAGCAATTTCTAATACAGCAGATTCTTTATTAAAGTCTTATGACGGTATGACATTACCAGTAGGATATTCAGATACAGCATATATCAATACTAAACAAGGATTATCTTCATTGAGAAATCCTAGAATATATGCTTTTGATGACCCGATAGATACACCAGAAATGATGGTACTACTCGATAAAATTATAGATGAGAATATTACTAGTCATTATGATGATAGAAAATCGAATGAACCACCAGTTCCTACAGTAATTTTAGCTTCAAAAATATCTAGAGATATGTCAGGGTTTATAGAAAAAGTAGTAAACTTTTTATTAAATTTCAATAATGAACTGTTATCTCAAAAGCCTCCACTATTAGTTGTTACTAATATTAATAATAGGGAACAATTTGTGGATATAGTGAGACTATGTGGATGTAAACCTATTAAAAAATATATAAATCCAGATCAACAAGAATTAGACATTAAAAAAGGTTTAGCTCCTACATTAGAAACTGTTACAGAATTCTATGGAAGTGCTGATTTAGTAGAGTCTGATTTAGATAAGACTAAGTTCATTAATCCAGCTAAAATGCTTGTAAATGGACAACCTAGTGAAGAATATAAGAGTTTATTAAGTTTCTTAGAAGCTGAACTACAAAATGCATATTCAAATAATGATAATAATAATGTTACTGGTACCCTAAAAAGGAGAATCAATTCATTAAAAGCTAATATGGTTGATTATTTAGTTGGCGGAGTTTCTATAATAGATAGAGATAGTTTAAGAGCTTTAGTTGAAGATTCAGTATTGAACTGTAGATCAGCTGCACAGTATGGTGTAGGCTATGGTGCTAACTTTGAAGGACTAAGAGCATCGTATAAATTACGAGATAAATCTGATATGCATAAAGCTATATTTAATGCATATATGGCATTATCAACTATATTATATAATTCAGTATTTCATGATATGGGCGAAAGTGAAAAATATATAGATATAAGTATGAATCAAGGAACCCCTATGAATTTAAGAACATCAGAATTTGATGGTAAAGTATTATGTTCTATTCGAACAGATATGGTTATTCTTGATACAATTTCAAAGATAGTTTCAATTATGTTTACAACTAATCAATTTTTATGTCCACTACCATCAATGAATAAGTATTTATTCGGTAACTAACTTAATAATAAGTCGATAGTACGTGTTGCTATCGACTTTACACAGTTTGTTAAGAAGGTGAGGGTAAAAATATGAAAATGACATTTGATCAATATATTGCAAATCCTATGGGAATAAAAAATGCTGTATATTCTAATAGAGAAATGTATAGAAATTTATATTCTGAGAAATTAGATAAAATTATAGTTAGGGAAGTCGGTAAAATAAAATATAAACTTTATACCAGTAAAGATGATAGATACTTCGTCCACTTGAAGATACCTTCAGAAGTTATTAAAAATTTCTATTATGATACAGTAATAGAATTTTATACCGATCAATCAGGTGTATCTGTATCTAAATCTCTCAAAGATTATTATATAAGATTTTATTCTAACGATCCATCATTTGTTTATACATTTGCATATGCGATGATAAAGAACGAATTGTTCATTAAAGACCTAGTACCTAGAATGTCGAAAGAAGCAGTAAAAAAGGTAGCTAGCGAAAAGAACCCTAAAGCGGAAGTAGGATATGTAAAGTCTATTTATTTTGCATATTTATTAATGAGAAATTATAGTTTGTTCGATAAATTATTATATAGCACTTATGGTGAAAATTATGATAAAAAAATATTATTAAAGAATATAATCCATGCAGATGAAAAGGTGAAAGCAAGACAAGAAGCTGCTGCTACATTATCCAAATCGAAAAAAATACAAAATAAAAAAAATAGTATGCAGGATAGAAATCCTGGCTTAGCTACAGTAAACACTAGCACAATTTCTAATACTAAAGGTATTGGTAATATTGCAAAAACTAATAGGGTGAAGAATACAGTAAATAGTGTTAGAACTGTGCATAAGACAAAAAAGATTTAAATCATATATTATATCATTGAGGAGGGATATGTATGCAACAACTTGTTACATTTAAAGAAAGAGAAGAATTCATTCCAGTTGATGAATGGATTCCTAAAGAGGAGGAAATAATATTTCAACATACAAAGGGAGCGATAATATTACCTGTAGCTAAATTTTATAATACAACAAATCCAAACTTAGATTATTTTATGACAGCCCCAAAGAGAAGTTATAACTCACCAGAAATGAGAGATCACTGTACTCATTATTTAAATTATTTTGAAAGATTTTATGATCAAGATAGGGAACTCTTGATGGTGTATTTTAAGATAAAATTCTTAATGGATTTAGAACCAGCTTATGACGAACAAGCTTTTCTGTATGATATAAAAAGATATATATTATCCCCTGGGATATTATATAAGTTTACATTAATGAATAGAGATAATTATAATCTTAGTTTAAGATATGAGAGGGAAGAGAACTTAAGATATACAAATAAACATGGATTTATATTAATGAATATAAGTCTTATTATGAATGCACTTATTCCATTAATGACTCACTTTATATCAGTAAAGAAAGTTGCAGTTAACCCATTCTTACTAAAAGTGTATGATGAGGTTCTTGATTTATTTGATGTAGATATATTTAGTAAACTATATGAAACATCAAATACAAATATAACAAAGAATACTAATCATAATCCTATATGGGGTAAACAAGATATAAGAGGTGTAAATACAACAACATTATCAATAAAATCAGTAGAAAATATACTTATAAATATAATGCCTAAATATCAATATCAACAAAATATGGTTTGTTTTAACTTTAGAAGTATTGTTAAAACAATAAAATATCAAGTTACAGATATTGCATATGAATATGATTTTATATCTCTATCTTCATCTAAAAGAGATGAAGAAAATAATAGTGAGTTTGACAAGTTCGAATCTTATTTAACTAAACAAGATGAGTCATTGTATTTACAAAATAAAGTTAACTGTCAAGAGACTATGAAATTTATAGAAAATTGCTTTGGACCTTTTGATAAAAATGAAATCAATTACTATATGAAAACTTTATCAGATGGAGATAATATAATTATAAATGGATTTCAACAAGATTTAATATTTAATCTATTTTATAAGTATTTTGGGGACGTCACCTCTATTAAAGCTATCAATAAAGAGGACTATGTGAAGCTTATTATTGCAGCTCGAAAGACTTTACAATCTAACAATATGGTTATACTGCCATATATAATTAGTAGTAAAGTTACAAGATTAACAACAAGAAAAAATATTAATAAAAAAGAATTAATTAAGTTACAAGCATCTCCTTTTTATAAAGTGATTCAAGAAAAATATAAAAATGAAAAAATTCTTACACAGATATTATCTTTAATAGCAACAATACTAGCATCAGAATTTGTTACTATTGATTTCTATGATAAGGAACTTGACGGTAAACCACTTAATAGTTTACCTGCTGATATTATTTCGGAAGAAATATTAATGTATATCTGTTTGATATAATTAAGGAGTTAAAATAAACAATTGGTGAGATTGATTTCTCACCAATTTATTTTTAGGATGATTCTATAATGATAGCAGACTGTCCTAGATTAGAATATTATAAGAAAATGTTAATTTAAAGGAGGATACATTATGAGTAAATTATTTCCTAATTGGAAAGCAGCTGATATAACATTAAGAACTATAGTACAAGACTTTTTTAAGTTAAATATTATAGCAATTGATAATAATACTATAAATATATCATTTATAAATCTTGAAGATATTACAGCTCATATTCCATCAGAATATGTAGGTAATTTTATAGATATTTATAATAAATTCGTGAATGATATTGCTCAAAGAGTAGAGTTGATGAAAACGTTAGACAAATATATGGGAAATCCACTGTCTGATTCAATGCTCATTTGTTTACAAAACGATTGTTTGAATTTAATAAATAAATATGAGACAATAGAAAATATGAAATTGAAAGATATATTTCTTTATAAATATCTCAGAGTCTCTGTGGTATATTATCAAATAGGAAGTGATTCAAATGAAAGAAGAGTTAAGAGAACAATTTAGAGATGCTTTATTGACTATACCTTCAGCACGATTGGTATCTGGGGGCAAAGAAGTGTTAATGAGATGTAGATACTGTGAAGATAGTAGAGATCCTAAATCTGCTCATATGTATGTAAGTATCCCACAAAGCGATGATTCAGTAAGTTTATTTAACTGTTATAAATGTCCTGCAAGTGGGGTTGTTACACATAGTAAATTGATAGAATGGGGATTATATCTAGATACAAATCTATTAATAGAAGTGTCTAAATATAACAAGAAAACCTTAGCATTAGATAAAAATAAAATGCTTCGAGATAGTGCTGTATACAGATTAGATAATAGTTTTATATCAGATAATAAACTATCTCAAGTTAAATTAAAATATATAAATAATAGATTAGGAATAAATTTATCATATAATGATTTATTAGAAAAGAAAATAATACTAAATCTATATGATTTACTTAAAACTAATAATATTCAAAAACTTAGTAGAAATAGTAATATAGTAGATCAATTAAATGAAAGCTTTATAGGATTCATTACTCAAGATAATGCATTTGTAAATATGAGAAATTTGACGCCAGGTAAAGTACACAAATCTATTGATAAAAGATATATTAACTATAATATATTTAATAAGATGGATAACACCCAAAGATATTATACAATACCTACAAGTATTGATTTAACAAACCCTAAAAGAATAAGATTAAATATATCAGAAGGTCCTTTTGATATATTATCAGTATTTTATAACTTAAGAAATCAAGAGAGTTATCATAATATATATTCATCTATATTGGGTAGTAGCTATCTTGCTATATGTAGACATTTTATAAATGTAATGAAATTAATAAATCTAGAAGTTCATGTATATATAGATAATGATATAAAAGATTATATTATTCAAGAGCTTAAAGAACTCCTATATCCATTTAATATACCTTTATATATTCATAAAAATATATATCCAGGAGAAAAGGATTTTGGAGTAAGAATAGAAAAAATAAACGAGCAGATATTTCCTATACTAACAGAAAGAGGGTAGGCATACCCTCTTTATTTTTTGTTTTTCAAACATTTAATTAACAAGAAAGGAGAGATATATTATGGCAAATTTTATAAATACACAGCATAAAACTGTATTAAACTCTATGATAGATATATATAAATCTAAAATAGATAATCCTTATTACTTATATATGGATTCTAAACCTACTGTTGTCACTTATTATAGTCAAAATAAAGAGAAATCTACATTAGATGATGCTCTGCATACAAATTATTCACCTCTAGGAAAAGATAGTCCATTACGATTTAATAAAATCAATGATTTTTATTTATATGGATTAGATAGAATTATTACTAACTTAGATGATGGCGAATGGGGAATAGAAGCAGATACTATTGAAGGAGAAGCTATTATATTACCTAATACAATAGTACCAGTTGGCAATGATTATTTTATAATAGATTATCTAAAAGAAAAGAAATTATTATTTCAAGTATTAAGTTCTTCTTTTGATACAATAGATAATGGTGCTAACTTATATAAAATTACTTATAAATTAAGTACCGTAAATGATGATGTTGATAAGATAGAAAAACAAATAGTAGAAGAGTATAATATGGTTACCAATAATTTAGGGACAGAAATGTCTAATATTATTAAAATTGAAAATTACAATTATATCGAAGATACCGAGGCAGTATTAGACAAACTTAGGGAATATTATTTAGATATATTCTATACCCAAAGGGTACAAACTTTTATTTTACCTCATAACGGTAGATATTTCTATGATCCTTATCTTATAAACTTTATAAAAAAAAATAATCTGATGATTGGAAAAGAATATGTATATATAGCACATCAAACATATCTACAACAATCATTCGGACTAGATTATGATAAAACATTTTTTAGAGTTGTAGAAAAGGGAGATATGTATAAAGGATTTAATAGTACTACATCTCAAGCTAAAATTATACAAGATGCTACAAGTATATTTACTTGTAGGAAAGAAGATTATTTTAAAATAGAATACATCACTGGTGGACTTATAAACTATCATTTATATATTATAGAGAATTTTGATAAAGATTTAATGAAGCATATAAAAGATTATGAACTGTATACTGAAGATTCCCATAAATATAAGAATATAATAATTAAATATTTTAACAATACAACAATAGAAAAAGACGATATTAACGCTATTGAGGATATAGATTATTCTACAAATATAGAATTGTTTTACAACATTCCTATAATAATCTTTATCTTAGAAAAAGATATTGTCAATAAACTATTAAAAAAATAAAGAGAGGTGTTTTAGTATGATATCACCAAGTCCAGTAGACGATATATTATTACTAGAAATGGCTGCTGAAGATGAACAGGAAGCTATGTTGCTAGAAATGGCATGTTATGATATTTTATTAGACGTAGTAGATTAAGGAGGAATTAATAATGAAGAAAAAAGTAAATGTGTATCCAACTATACCAATAATGGGAACTAATCCACCAATACTGGGAATTACTTATGCAACAGAATTATCTATAGGAGATATATCACTATGTATATTTGCAAGAGCTAAAGTAGAGGAGATCCTTAAAAATGGCGAAATACTGCCTTTAAATTTATCAAATTATGATAAGGATAATAATAAAGATATAGTTGTCGAAAAAGTTAAACAAGAGGAAACTATTCCAGAACCTATCTTTATACCTAAACAAAAAGAGGAAATAAAGATAGAAGAAGAGATTAAACAATCTGTAGAAGAAGACAATACAGTTTCTATTGAAACCAAAGATATCCCTGAAGAAGAAATGATTGTTTCTAATAAAGAAGAATCAATTGATACTGGGGCAGAACAAATTAATTCAGTACAAAGGAATAACAAATCAAATTATAAAAAAAATAGATAATTATAATATTATATAGATAGAGGCTTGAAACCTCTATCTATATAAACTTTATTTTTTCAGGTCTTACTTTGACTGACCATAGTTTCTATTACTTCTAACTCTCCCCTTAGAAAATAATAGAAACAAATATGTTGTTAGTTTAGTAGTTATATTATCACATTTCTTATAAGAAATAAGTACTATCTCTTTTTATTCAAACTACTATTATACTTAATGCTACAATTATGTGTTCACTCATTTATTTCATATGTTTTCATAAGAGGTTTATCCATTATTCGTTTCCTACTGCTGAGAAATCGTCCATGGTATCACCTCTTTCCACTGTTCTTCTACTTAATCACGAAAGAGAAATGATTAAGTTTTTTCTTTAGTACGTAAAAAATTCTTTATCAATTTTATCATATGTTTTCACCCCCTCTAAATTAGTTGTACTTAGAAGGGTATACTCATGTTTCTGCTGTTAAAAAGCGATAGACCAAATCTATCATCACCTCCTTAGACTTGATATAGTAACTATGATCAGTCATTTATTCGGTTTTTATTACTTTAATAAGCATTCTGTATTCGTGATTATAATATATAATTATAAAAGTCAATTTTTACAAAGTAGAGAGAAGAGTATATACTCTTCTCTCTAATATTCTGGCTCTGATAATTTTGTTCCAGGTAGAATTAGTGTCATATTATATAAACTTTGTATAGCTTCTTTAGAAGATTGTCTTATATTTTTTCCTCCTAAGTTAATATAATGAGCTTTAGAATTCATAAATCTGTCCAATTCATCATTTGCTTCTATACTATATGCTACTTTACAGGTTACTTGGTCACCATCATAATCTCCTCCTATAGCATCTAAATAACAATTACAGATATTCATTGTGTCTACAAATTTATTACTAGTATTTGATCCGATATCTTTTTCCCTTATTTTTGGATAATGTTTATAAAATATATTATCTACAAACATGGGTTCTGTTTCTTTTGTAGAAGAAACTACAATTTTAGTAGGAAATTGTCCAAAGTAATTATCTAAGGGATATCTTGTGATAAGTGCATGTTTATCTTTAGAACAATCAACTGCAGCCATAAATATCAAATCACACCATGTCAATCTTCTCGATAGTAGTGGAGTGTTACCTGGCTGTGTTTCGTTTGGCTTTTCAGATAATTTACCAACATCTTGAGAATCAGTATATCGACCCTTAAATGACATACTTAATAGTTTATTCTCTTCTGTTTCTACTTCAACAGGAATAAATCTATTAGAGTAACCGTACATAAATCTTTCTATTTCTTTTTTTATTCTCGTATCTGAAAATTGTATTAACGGATCTTTTGCTTTAACAAATCTAATATTTCCTTCTTTATTTCTAACAGGAAATTCAGATGTTCCCGAGAATTGATTTTCAAAAAACCTTCTTATCCAGAAAATTATATAAGGAAATAAGTTAGCACATACAGATGCTAAAGGAACAGCAGAATGATCTAAGTCGACCATTAAATCTTCTAATCTTTCTACTTTAAGCTCTGGTGCTGATAATACAAGTCTTGAAGCATAGTCGGAAGTTTTAGCCATTACAGATCTTTTAATGATACCTGGTTTACCTGCAAGACCTGAACCTGAATTCTCAGTACCTTTAGTAAACCAATTATACAATTGTAAAAGTATCTCCTGTATTCGCCCGTTAGTTGCATCGGACATTTGTAATCCATAATCTGCTGTCTCTTTAAGTGCTCTAACTGCGATTAATAATGAGTCATATAATTTATTAACTTCACCTACACCTATATATCCTCTATCAGAATTGACATCTCTATAGTATGCTGGAATTACAATCCATTTTCGTATAAACATATTGTGTTTATACCTATCTAAAAAATCTATTTTATCGTCCCTCTTTGTAGAATCAGTAGATTTTATTTTTATTTTATCCATATTATTTTTTAAGAATTTTATTCCAGTACTACCATTTTCATCTTCTACTAATTGTCCAGATGCATCTATTTTAAATTTATTTGTCCCATGAACTATTTGTCTTATTTTCTTATCCATACCGACCCATATTTTATATGTGTATGGATGAATAAACCAGTCTGATAGATCTATATATCCAAATATACCAGCCCTGTCATCTTTACTTATACCAAATATTTCATTAGATAATAAACCGTCTGATGTAGGAACACCATCTCTTATAAAAAATATAGGATTTGTGATTTCCTGCAGTTCATTTATTTTAACTAATTTATCTGGATCTAATAAATCGAATTTTAAATGTTTTTCCATATTATAAACCTCCTTTAATTAATATAATGTTAAAAGAATAGAGTTTCTGGAATTAACCAGAAACTCTTTTTATTAAATTTAAAAATATATTATTATCCATTCTATTAGAAACCACATTATAAGTTTTATTATATATCGTAATTTCGGAATTATTCAAATATCTTTCAACTTCTTTAGCAGTCTCTTCAGAAGAGAATAGTAAATTGAAATTCATATTACAACTGTTGTTGTAAGATGAGATAGATGATATTTCATAGTCCCCCACTAAATCATATAATGCCATTACTTCATCAAAATATACAACAACATCTCTATTAAAATTTTGACTTTCTATAGATTTTGTAAAATCGATTCTTTCCAATTATAATCCTACCTCCTCTTCTAGCTTTTCTTCTAATACGCCGTTAGCAGCTCTTTCAATTCCTTCTTTAGTCTCAAAGGATTTTACTTTTCTTGCATATAGCCCATGGAACATTCTATTTGGTAAATGTATAGCCTCTTCAACTGATATTTTACCTTTATAATGATCCATAAATCTTTCTATCTTTTCTACGAATTCGCTATACCTGCTAACTGATGACGTGTAAAAAGGAGACCATCTGAAGGTGTTGGAACTTCCTCAATTTCTTTTTTACAATGAGGGCATGTTATTGCTGGAAGAACATAAGAAACTTCATCGTTGTTTTCTCCTATAGCTTCTATATATGCAGTAACTTGATAGAATTGGTCTGAACTAATTGATTGTAGTATCTTAGCATATTTAAGAACTTTTTCTTTACATGTCTTAGCCATATTATTTGGGTAATTTTTAAGATCTATAGGTCTTAAAGTATTTGATGAATAATCTATAACATATATAGAATCTATATAAGATATAATATTCAATAAATCACTATATTTAACTCTAAATTTTTCATCTAATATAGCATTTTCAAATATAATATTATATACAGAAGGCTCTCTAAAACCAAATACAAATTCATTAGATATCTGGATGTTTTGTACTTCATAAAGTCTTGCTTGTGTGTTTGTATCTGAATTACAAAGTTTTGTTATAAACTCTTTGCTGGCTTCATCTTTATATTTAACCATTTCTTCTATATCAATATTATCTGACATAAATGATTGTTGGCAATGAGGACAATTATAAGGTATAAAATTAGAATCTGCAAAACTTGATTTATATATACCAAAATATACATGCTGAAGGTCTGTAAATTTAAGTAGCTTAACCCATTCTTCCATAGTAGCTGGTTTATTATCATCTACGATATGATCGAATATTCTTTGATATATATCTTTGTATTGATTATATAAATTTCTAGATCTGCTTTCAGGATTTAATTTCTCTATTTCAAATCCTGAGAATTCTTTTATAGAAAATGCTCTTTGGGCAGATACTAAAACCCAATCAGCAATGTGTTCTTTTGGTGCCACTTTTAAAGCATTATTTAAAGTAATTGGTTTTGCTGCTATAGTAAAGGAAGATAAATCTATTTTATTAGTAATAGGAGTTATTTTTTCCTTGATTGCTGTTTTTATTTCTTTTAATTGTGCTTCAGCCTTTTCTTGTTCATCTTCTATCTCTAATTCATCATCTTCATTTAATACTTCATCAAAGTCATCTTCATCTATTATTAATTTTTTATTTACAATTGTTTTTACTGGTTCTTGTTCAACTTGAACTTCTTCAATGATATCATTTTCTTTAGATAATTCATTTTCTATTTCAGAATCTATATCATCTGAATCTGCTTCCAGTTCTCTTTCAATTTCTTCCTGTTCAATCTTAGCCTCTACTTCTTCGACATAATCTATAGATTCTTGTGCTATTCTATCAATAGCAGAATCTACTTTATTAAATATATCTTGTTTTTGTGATGCGGTTATATCCTCTTTAACTGTATAAGGTGCTATCTCTTCTATAGATGCCCCTTTTAAAGATGATAAACTTGTTGTTTGCTGATTTACTTCAGTATTGTTTGTTTGTTTTAATGATTCGATTGAAAAATTTTCCATAAATTAATTCCTCCTTAATAATTTATAATTCTACTAATTTTATTGAATTGTTTGGACTATCAGTAGTAAATGAATATAGAGTTCCGTCTATAGTTATATCTATTAATAGTTCCTTATTGAAATCGTTTGAAGTAACCTGAACTTCAACTGCTTGAAATTTAGGCAAATAAGTGTTTATTTGTGTTTCTATTTCTTTAGTTAAGTTTGGTATTTCGTCTATACTACTATACCTCCATCTTGTTACTATACCTATTCCCATAGTCGGTCTTGATTGTATAGTACCTGGTGTCAATAATAATAATCTTATTAAGAGTATGCATATCGCATCTTTCCCTTTTAATTGTTTTGGTTGTTCAAATTCATCCACTGAATAAAGAGATTCTTTAATAATAATAACTCCTCCTCTCTTTCTATCTTATTAATAAGTTTATTTGGTATAAATATACATACTATTTTCTATGTTCCTATGTGATATTTTTTTGTAAAAGTTTATATTTATAGTTGTATATTATAATAGTGTATATAAAGTTGTAAGTCATCTTTTTATATTAAAAATATTTTTTAAAACTTACAGAAGGAGTATTAAAATGGAAAATAATTTAATAAAATCAGTAGAAAACAATTATGCACAAAAAACATCAAAGGTTCAGGAAATAATCTATTCAAATTTAATTAGAGTATTAGAGGATGATGAAAAATTATCTCAAATTATAGATGATATCGAAATAGCAAAAATAGATAGCTTGGATGAATTTGAAATTGATATATTGCAATTTTTAGATAGCTATGTAAATCCCAAAACAGCGAATTATGATATATTGATTAAGTATACAGAGAGGGGACACATTATGAAAGATAACTATGATCCTATATTAAAACAAATGATTAAAGATATAAGAGAAGTAGATAAAAGAGCAGATAAGCTGTTTAGTATGATTATTAGTCTTACTGGACAATTAGATATTGTGCCTACAATAGAAAATTTTTGTAGATTCATATGTAGGTCCAGAAGATGCAGATTATAATTCTCTAAAGAAATATATTGTATCAATACAAGGAATATAAATTACAGCATAAATTGATTAGACTCCTTGGGGAGGGAGTCTAATTCTATTTCGTATATTCATAAAATCTGATGATGTAAAGTGTGTTATCGAATTATGATGAATAAAAGGGGTTATATTAATGAAGATCGGAAATGAAACTAAGAACTATGAGAGTATACTAAACATTGCAAAGAAAAATAGAATAGCAATCGATATGCATGACGATAACAAAAGAATTAAAATTAAAGGAATTGCCCTACTTAAAAATGGTGGAACAGTTGCTTTAATCGATAGTAAATTATATTGTTTAAATGCATTGTATATGAGTAGAGATAGAAAGAAATTATTGTTATCAACATTAACTATAGGAGATATGATGCTTGATAATGATATTGATTCATATAACTACAGACTAGGTCAAGGTTTCAATGGCAGCAAGATAGACAGATTTGAATGGTTGTAAAGAATAAACTAGCTAAGCTAGTTTATTTTTTGTATCATTTCCAACATTATATTAATTAAAGGAGGTAATTATAATGGGAATATTTACTACATCAAAAAAAGTACAGCCATTAAAAATAGAAGTTTTTAGAGAATCTTATATTATAAATGAATCTACTAATACTAAAAATAAATCAGAAAGGAAAGTTAAATGCCCTTTCTGTAATTTAAAAGATACTAAAGAAAATATAGTTCATCATGTTGCAGAAGAACATGAGGATATGATACCTCAAGATTATACTGCAGCTAGAGTTGTTTTTAATTATTTAAATAAGAAAGAATTTGGTAGATGTATAGAATGCAGAAGAGAAACTAAATGGAATGAAGAAAATTGGAGATATGAAAGACTTTGTGAAAGAAAAACATGTTATGATTCATATGTAGCTAAAGTTAAAGGAAGAATGGTAAAGAAATATGGTAAAGAACATCTTTTAGATGATATGGAACAGCAAAAGAAAATGTTAGACAATAGAAGCATATCAGGTAGTTATAAATTTAAAGATGGAGGAATTAGAACATATGTAGGAACTTATGAAAAGAAATTATTGGAGTTTTATGATAAAGTTTTAAATGTTTCTTCGACTGATATTTTAACTCCTGGTCCTAATATTGAATACGAGTTCAATGGTAAAAAACATGTTTGGATTACCGATCTTTATTACATCCCTTTGAATTTAGTTCATGATGTAAAAGATGGTGGAGATAATCCCAATAATAGGGATATGGGTGATTATAGAGCTAAACAAATAGCTAAAGAAACAGCTATAACAGAATTAAATAAATTTAACTATATAAGATTAACTAATAATAATTTTGAGCAATTATTATTTATAATAGCAGAAATAAAATCACAATTAATGGATTCCGAATCTAATGAATACACTGTCCATATAAATGAAATGTCCGCAACAGGAGGAGTAATGGCTCCAGCTAATGCTAATGATGGATATGTAATACCCTGTATGATTAATAATGGATTTATAGGATATGCTTTTTCCACTGATAAATATCTTGATAATACATTTATGGTTAAAGATAATAAAATTAAAAAGATAACACCAGAAGAAATGAAAGACTATAAAATTACTTTATATAAATACAATAGAGAAGATGCAATTGAAAAAATAGATTCTATAATAAATGATTATAAAACACAATCAGTAATAGAAAATACAGATAATTATTTTTATAATAAGTTTACTGGAAGAGATCTATTATCTATAGATCAATTATCATTTGATGAAAACTTTGAAGAAGTAATAGACGGATTTACAGAATCTATAGAAAAACAGAATATAATAGAAGAAAGTTTAAAATATAAATATGATAGACTTAGAGGTTTTATAGATTATAGTATTCCTGTGATAGGAGTTAAAGAAAATAATATAAAAGAATCTATAATTAAAAACTTTAAAAATATAGATGTGTTGCAAGATTATAATGGTTATCATGTGAAAAATATTTATACAGAGTCTAGAAGTAGGAATTATGATAATATAACCGATATTCCTAAATATATATTAGAGTTAGTAAATGAAAACTAGAGATTCATTCTCTAGTTTTTTCTCTATGTAAAAATTAGAATATATAATTATATATTATATATAGGAATAGTTGATAGTAATCTATTGCAAGTATAAAATTTAGTTAAGATATTAATTATACCATAAAAAAGTTTATCTCCCTCGTATATCGTGCATAAAAAATATATTGTAGATTGAACTTATTTGGAATATCGTGATATCTACTAGGTATAGTTAATTTATCTTATTGAAGGGAGACCAAGGAATCTCCCTTCATTTATATTTTTAATTAGCCAAGATATTAATTATATTTCTATACTACCCCGATAAGCCTATGCCTCTTATAAACACCGTTCATAATATCTGTATAGAGATTAATAATTAATTTATCTTATAAGAGAGGTGTCTCCTCTCTTTATTTTTTATATAAATACATTTTAAAATTATTTTTAACTATATATTATAGATATGTATAACAATAAAAATAATTTTTAAGGAGAGATTAATTATGGAAAACAAACAATTAAATTTAAAAGAGGTATTACAATTAAAGGAGGTTCAAGATGGAATAAACTTTAATATCTTTAACAATCAAAATACAACTGATACGTCTGAAGACGTATTTAGTACATTATTAGAAGGTATATTATTATCTGAGGAAGATAATAATATAAATATAGATGCTACAATAGATGGTAAAGAGGTTATACTTGAAAATTCATTGTATGAAAAGAAAATATATCTATTAGAAACTAGAGCCTTTGATAAGGAATCAGAACAAATGGTAGGTTGTTATTTACAAACTATCGAACCTGATGGAAGTATTATGCCTAATCCAGATGATGATGTATGGGGTAATACAGAATGGAAATTAGTATAAAATAAAATAACAAATAAGGCTCTTAATCGAGCCTTATTTATTTTTTGTCTTAAATATACGAAACATAATATTAATACGTAAAGGAGATGATAAAATGTCTATTTATTATAATAAATATATAAAAGAAAATAATAATTCGTTGCCTATTGATGATAAAACAGAAGAGCATATAGAAGATTATGAATCTTCTAGTGGAAATGTGATTATAAGAGAACCAAAAGATCTTGAGGATTTGGAAAAACAATATAACGATTATCAATCAATACCTGTAGATCAACAACGAATGAGCGATGATAAAAGTATACAACTATTTGGAATGACAAATATAGACCATTATGAAAAACTTAGATCAAAATTTTTATCTAATTTAAAAGAAGGTTTAGATGATCATTTTGATATAGAATTTGAGGAAGACGACTCTCAGGAACATAGAATAGAAGATGAAACAGATATTGATAAAGCAAAAGATTGGTGTCAACAAACTATGCTATACCTTATAATTCCTACAAAAAATCCCGATGAGCTAGATGAATATTGGAGTCATTGGAACTCTATGACTGTAGATCAAAAAAGAATGAGTGATACTAAAGCTATTGAACTTTTCAATATGACCAATGAAGATATATACAATAAATATAGTAATTTAATTAATCATAAAGAAATAAATGGTAGAGAGGAAATAAAATTAATAAATGTATCTGAAAATATTAATAATATAATAGAAACAATAAAATATAATATAGTTCATGAAGATAGAAGAACTGTACTAGGAAATATAATAAAGTTAATATCTGAAGAAACTAATAATATAATAGAGGACACATTAGTTACCAATGTTATTGACAATACTATAGAGTTTATGCATAATGATGTATGTAGAATATTTGATACCGTTGAGGATTTACCTTATTTTTCACCAATAGAGATGGAAGATAAAGGTGTATTTATAGGTAATACCTATTATAATATTGATGCCGATAATGGTTATATAGATGAAGAGAAAAAAATAAAAACTTCTGTTTGGTTTGAGAATTATAAAGCTATATTTAATGGCTATATTACTCAAGACAGAACTGAATATACTAAATTATGGACTAATAAATTATATGAATTATATTCAGATTATAATTCTATAAAAGAGTCTGGAAATATAAATATAATAAATGCAAGAAAACAATCTATATTAGAATTGGGCTGGAATCCTGAATTACCATTTACACCCATTATTAGACATAAAGTTACTCAAAATATGAAAGATAAAATAAGAGCTAAATATGAGAATGTGAAGTTTACAGACTTATCTGCTTTTGTAGAATCTGCTAGTAACGAGCAATTATCAAATACTTCTGAATCTACAGATAATAAATTTCCAGTTTACGTTGTGTTATCTTATACTGGTACCACATTTGGTAAAGTAGTAAGAAAATTTACAGATGCTATATATACCCATGCCGCTATAAGTTTAGATAGTAAAATGAATAGACTATACAGTTACAATATTGCCCAACATGGATTTTCATTAGAAAATATAAGTAAATACAATAATAGTAAAGATAATGTAATTTCAATATACACATTTTTCCTAAATAAAAAGAGCTATCAAAAACTTAAGATGAAATTAGATTATTTTATATCCAATAAAGAAAATACTAAATACAGTTTCATTAATTTATTGGGAGCTTTAATAAATAAACCTATTAAATTGGTAGATGAAATGATATGCTCTCAGTTTGTAGATTCTTTAATGAAATATGTAAATCTAGATATAACTCATAAGGATAGCTCTCTAGTAAAACCTCAAGATTTTGCTAATATAACAGATAGTAGATTTATTAAATTATATGAAGGACCCATAAAAGATTATGATTCTTTAAAAGTATCTAATACAATAAAGTCCCTATTGGGTAATATAGTTGTAAGAGAGAATGTAGAAATTATAAATGAGGCTCAATATATAAAGTGCATAAATGATAATATATCTAATCTTGGGATGCTATCATACTTAAATGAACATTCGGACATCCTTAGTGGAAATAGTAAAAGAGTATATGATGCTTTCTTAAAGCCATTATTTGAAACTTATATATGTGAAACAAAAGAATTTCCTATACAATTTGATAAAGAGGGTAACTTATTAATAAAAAATATGAAGAAGATAGATTTTGAAAGTGAATATTCACAGTCACATAAGTTATTATTAGTATATGAAAAGAATTCTAATATAGAAGGGATGAAATATGAATTATCTAAATTATGGTTTTTGAATGTATTATTAGAAAAGAAAATTTATGATAAAAATAATCAAAAAGATAAAGACGATATTCATAAAGTAAGAGCTAGAATATTAAACGATTTTAATAAGTATTTAAAGATAGTAACTAAAGATGATAAAGAGTTTAATTTTACCCAGTATTATGAATCTACCCCGTTTAGTGATGCTACGATTAAAATAGATAATCATACATTAAAATATGGAGGAAAATTTATTAAGCATATAGCAACTAAATTAATAATGTAGTGGAGTTCCACTACATTATTTTTTATAATTATATATTATACATATGAATAAATTTTTAAGGAGGGATTAAATTATGTGTACTATAAAGGATATAGACGATAAAGATATATGCATTAATTTTGGCTGTGTAGATGAAGATTGCAGAAAATGTGATTTAATGTGTAATCCTCAATGCGTCAACTATGAAAGTAATAATACAAGACAAGAAATATTAAATGAAGAAAAATATAATATAGGGGGAGAAAATTATGTTATTAGAGCGTAAGGACAACAAAGAAAGTACCGATTTATCTTCATATATAGATTCTATTCCTAATAACGAAATTAGAAATAATATAATAGAAACCAATTATGTGGAGCAACCAGATATGAGTAATAATGATGGATTTTGTTTATTAACTCTTGAACCTACATCAAATTGTATAACAGATAATTGTAGCGATTGTAATATATTTCAAGATTATAATCAATCTAGAGTGTTGAAATTTGAACAATTAAACAAATCAGGACTGATTTCATTTATAGAAGAGTATGATAGTTATGTACAGAAAATAATAGATGAAAATGAATTTATAGTTAAAGAGCAACTTATGCGTACATCAGAATTTCTCAATAATGATTTTAAAGAAATAGAAGATATTGGTTGGTGTATACAAGAATATGATTATAGTCAACAAGCAGATAAAATTATAGAATCAGTAAAATCTAATATCATAATTCATGATGAAGAAATTTCATATAATGAATTAGAATTGAGGGATACCATATGTGAAATACTTATGTATAATGATGGCTACATTGAAACTTAAAAATAATATATCATATAACTTATTAAGGAGAGATTGAAATGAACTTTGAAATTATACAAGGTCAAAATAGTATAGAAACGAAGACTGAATCATTAAACATGTTAAAGCAAATAGTAAATTTATATATCGATATGCATATAGAGAGTTATAATGATTATTCTTGGTTAGCAGAAGCTCCTAAATGCATCCAAAAACATAAGATACAATATAGTAATGATATAAGAAAAAAGATGAATAAAGAAATAATTACAACTCTATATACAAAGTATCCTAATACCAATTTTATAATTAAGAATAATATTGATAAAGGAGGCTTTTTCAATATCTTATATGATAATAAAGCTCTTCAATATGATGAAGATTTCTTTAGTTTTGCATATAATATATGCTTCAAAAAATTAAGGGGAAAAGAGAGAGATAATTTATCTATTATTTATGATTATTTAGGTGAAATACGATGATAAACAAAAGATAATAAATCTATAAAAACTATATATTAGAAGAATGATAAAAACATTTATAATTATATATTATTATTGGAATAGGAGTATAGAATATGCTCTTTATAATTTATTTTAAAGGAGAGATTAATTATGGAAAATACAGTAATTAAAAAAGATATTAATGATGTAAACATTTTTGAAGAATGGAAAGAATATGATGATAAAGGAAATATAATACATTATAAAAATTCTAATGGGTATGAAGAATGGAAAGAATATGATGATAAAGGAAATATAATACATTATTCTAATGGATGTGAATATTGGAATGAATATGATGATAAAGGAAATTTAACTCATTATAGAAATTCTATTGGATATGAATATTGGAAAGAATATGATGATAAAGGAAATTTAATACATTATGAGGATTCTGAAAAATACGAACATTGGAATGAGTATAACGATAAAGGAAATATAATCTATAATAGAAATTCTAATGAATATGAAGAATGGAAAGAATACGATGATAAAGGTAATATGATTCATTATAGGAGTTCCGATGGAATTGAATATTGGCAAAAATATAATGATAAAGGTAATATGATTCATTATAGGAGTTCCGATGGAATTGAATATTGGAATGAATATGATGATAAAGGAAATTTAACTCATTATAGAAATTCTACTGGATATGAATTTTGGAGAGGATATGATGATAAAGGAAATTTAATACATTATGAGGATTCTAATGGATATGAAAAGTGGAAAGAATATGACGATAAAGGAAATCTAGTGCATCGTAAAGATTCTAATGGATATAAAGAATGGAAAGGATATGATGATAAAGGAAATATAATATATAAAAAAGATTCTAATAATGATAATATTAATAATGAATATAAATATGATGATAAAGGAAATATAATATATAAAAAATCATATACTACATTATAGTAGAGTGGGAATTTGATAAAAGGGTAGATTAAAAATACCCTTTTATTTTTTATAATAAGCTATTTATATCTAATTAAATAATAATTAATAGACTATGTAACAGTATAATAATTTTAAATTTGTTAGGAGTTGTAAATAAAAATGATTTTAGGTGGAAAAGAAATAATTAAAAGAGTAGAAAAGGGAGATATCTATATAGATAACTTTGATCCCGAGAAAGTAAATCCAAATAGCTATAATCTTACTTTAAATAATAAACTTCTAGTTTATACTGGAGATGTCTTAGATATGAAATCTCCCAATAAATACAGAACAATAGAGATTCCAGAAGAGGGGTTAGTGCTTCAACCAGGAACATTATATTTGGCTAGAACTAACGAAAGAACTATTACTGAAAAACTAGTACCAATGTTGGAAGGCAGATCTTCTATAGGAAGATTAGGAATGTCCATTCATGTAACAGCTGGATTTGGCGATGTAGGATTTGATGGGTTTTGGACTTTAGAAATCTATTGTGTACAACCCTTAAAAATATATCCTAATGTAGAAATATGTCAAATATACTATCATACAATTGATGGTGAATATGATAAATATAGAAGTGGTAAATATCAATTCAATGTAGATATTCAACCAAGTCTTTTATATAAAGATTTTCAAAAATAATTAAAAGGGGATGGAGATATGAGAGAATTAACATTATCGGATTTATTGAATGGATTTAAAATAGCCAGAGAAGAGGAATTTAAATTTATGGCTGTAAAAATAAGTATGCAAGGATTTGATAAGCCAGAAATCATTATAAATTCTAAGGAGAATTTTGAAACCAAAGCAGCTTATTATCAAAAAGCATACAATGAAGATTTAACTTTGAAAACCTTTAATGGAATCAAAATTGAGAATTTTGCATATGCTAATTCATTTGACGATATTCAGACAGTTCTGATATGATAAAATAGGACAATTGTCCTATTTTATTTTTTTAATGTATCACCAACATATTAATATAGGAAAGTATAGGGAGGAATTTATTTATGAGAATATATTTAGGTGACAAATTTTACAAGTATATAGAGAAGGAAGATAGAGTCGAAATTATTAGAATCATTAAAATAAAAAATGAAGATAGTTTCGTAGCAATGTCAGAAAATAATGAAACACTTAGATTTAATAAAGAGAATTTACTAAAAGAATATACTAAGATAAAAGGAGATGGAATGTTAGCTTTCAATCTAGTAGATTTAGATGCAGATGCTAAGGATGTAATTATTGCATTATATAGAAATAGTGATTTAGAAAGTGGAGATACACTTCCATATTGTTGCTGTAGACAAAATATAGTGGACTTATTTTCTAATATTATTAAAACGGAAAATGATACACATATGTATGTAGGAATGTCTGTAAGTAAAGATACTATTCCAGAAGATACACCTTATGAAATTACATTAGCATGTAATGGTATATCTTATTCAATAATGGTTACTATTTATATGGATGATACTTTAGATGAAATATTAAATATGGTTAAAACAGATAAGTTTGATATGGGGCTATTTAAATTATATAATAGTATTGATAGGAATAAAGTAATAGGATACTATAAATCTTTAAAAGAATTACTTCAAGGGTGTAATTTTATGTATGACTTTTATAAAGCATTTAATATATATGAAGTTCCATTTAAAGTGAGTATAAATGGGGATTATTCATTACCAATAGAACAACATAGATATCTAGAAGATGAAATAAGGGTTGAAATGTTTAGAACGTATGTAATGGAATATTCTAAAGAGATCGATCTTAAAAAAGTTGAAAGAAATTATATTATGGTTATAGATATCGAAATGAAAGCATATATAATTGCTTACGACAAAGGTGAGTATATTAATAGAAAATATCAAAACTTAATAAAGGATAAAAGAGAGGCTATAACAATGTTGAAAAACAAAAAACATTTATAATTATATATTATTGTAATAGAAGTATTATACTTCTATTACAATTTATTTTAAAGGAGAGATAATATTAATGATAAATATATTTAAGAAAGGTCATAAAACATTGACTTCAGATGCAGAAACATGGGTAGTAAGATGGTATAGAAGATACGGGAAATTTATGGATGATTATGAAGAGACTGCACAATTTTTTACTAATAAAGACGAAGCAAAAGCATTCGCAGATTCATTAAAAAGAGCAAATAAATTATTAGGTCATACAGCAGGTCACTTAACAACGATAATTTGCGAGAAAGTGAAAAATAATGGATGTGATTAAAATAATGGTTTTAAATGCAAATATATTAAAAATAAAGGAGTAAGTAGATGAAGATAAAGGAAATTTAATATACTTTAAAAATTCCAATGAAGAATGGAGGGAATATGATGATAAAGGGCTCATCAATTATGAAAGAAAAAGGATATGAAGAATGGAAAGAATATGATGAAAAAGGAAATATGATTCATTATAAAGATTCCAAAGGATGCGAGTATTGGAAAGAGTATGATGATAAAGGAAATGTGATTCATTTTAGGAATTCCAAAGGATATGAGTATTGGAAAGAGTATGATGATAAAGGAAAATTAACTTATTGTAAAAATGATGGATACGAATATTGGAGAGGATATGATGATAAAGGAAATTTAATTCATTATAAAGATTCTAAAGGATATGAAGAATGGAATAAATACGATGATAAAGGGAATTTAATACATTGTAGGAGTTCCAATGGATATGAAGAATGGAAAAAATATGATAAAGGAAATATGATTCATTATAGAGGTTCTAAAGGATATGAAGAATGGAATAAATACGATGATAAGGGCAATCTAATACATTATAAAGATTCTGATGGAAATGAAAAATGGAGGGAATATGACGATAAGGGCGATCTAATACATTATAAAGATTCTAATGGATTTGAGGAATGGTATAAATACGATGATAAAGGAAATTTAATATACTTTAAAAATTCCAATGAAGAATGGAAGGAATATGATAATATAAAGGGATCATCAATTATGAAAGAAAAAGGACCCTTTCCATTTCCAAGTAAACTTGTTGAAAATTTTGAATGCATTAAAGGTTTTAGTACAGATGAAATAATAGATTTTAATTTTAGTATGATGTATCCTACAATATTAAAGAAAGTATATGGTGACAAAAATTATATAATAAAAGAAAAGCATTAGGAAGGAGAATGTAATATGTATTTAGTATTAGAATTTAAAGGAAAATTATCAAATGAGGAATGTGAAATAATAAAGGCGGAAGTTGATGAATTTATATGTTCCTCTGGACGTAATTGCGATGTTCATACAGATATAGGTCATGCGTATATCAAATCACAAGTAGATCACAGAAATGATAATTATAAAGATTATGGATTTGATAGACAATTAACAGAGGGTGAGATTATAGAAATAATAAATAATATAGATGATGATTATAAATATGGAAGTATATTTGAAGAATTGCTAACAACAGTGGACCATCATATTAGTAATAAAACAGTTCATAAACTGAAGTTTTAAAAGTCAACGAGGAGAAGATTGATATGGAGATAAATAGCAAAGTTAAAAAATCTAATAGAATTGATAAACACTATGAATATGATGAAAATAGTAATATAATCTATTGTAAAGGTCCTAATGGTTATGAATATTGGAAAAAATACGATGGAAAAGGAAATTTAATATATTATAGAGATTCTAATGGGCTTGAAGAATGGAAAGAATATGATGAAAAAGGAAATCTAATACATCATAGAGATTCTAGTGGTTATGAATATTGGAAAAAATACGATAATAAAAGAAACATGATTCATTATAAAGATTCCAATGGATGGGAAATATGGAGAAAATATGATGATAGAGGGAATTTAATACATTTTAGAGATTCTAGTGGATATGAAGAATGGAAAGAATATGATGAAAATAATAATATAATTCATTATAAAAATTCTACTGGAGATGAAATCAAATATGAAAATAAATATGATGAAAAAGGAAATCTAATACATTATAGAGATTCTAATGGGTTTGAAGCATGGAATAAATATGATGAAAAAGGAAATCTAATACATCATAGAGATTCTAGTGGATATGAATATGAAGATAAATACGATGATAAAGGGATTTTTATTTATCATCAAAAGATTTAAAACTGAATCCATATGGACAATAAATACGTATACATGTAACAATATATCATATAATTTTTAATTAAAAGGAGAGATTAATTATGAAAACAACAAATAATAAAATGGAAAGAACTAATGCTATATACGATTCATGGAATAAATATGATGATAAAGGAAATATCATTCATTCTAAATGTATACAATAATGCATTTACATGTAATAAAAAAATATATGGTAAACATAAATATAATTATATATTATAGAAATGTAATAAAGATATAATTTATATTTTTATACAAGATATAAAACAATAAATTAATTTAAATTTAAGGGAGGAAAATAAATTATGATGAGAGATTATCAACAAGCAACTAATACTAATAAGGCGAATACTGAGGTAAACCAAAATTCAAAGAAAGAGGACGATTACAAAATCGATATCGAACCAATTGAATTCGATGGATTATTAAAGACTAAACTAACAACTACAATGACATTAGGTGCAGATATAAATAGATTATTCAGAACATTATTTAGTGATTATGAAGGCTGTGTTATTGCACCAAACAATTACAATGGAGCTTTAGAGGCAGTATTATACTTCAAAGACAAAGCAAAAATTGCTAGAGCAGACGGTAAATTCACTGCGGTAATTCCAAGAATGGAAAAAGTAAGAAGCAGAGAGAATACATCATTCTCACAAATTCAAGTATTCAATGCAAGAACAAACACTAAGCAATATGATGTAACAGAAGAATTCAAAGGCTTAATGGCTCAGTTCGTAAATAATCACGGTAAGAAACCAGATTGGAATAGTATGGTATTCGAATTAAAGAATACAATAAACCAAATGGGTGCTTATGATATCTTAGTTGAAGTTAGAGGATTAGACCTATACAGAATATTAAAGAAAGTATATGGTGACAAAAATGGAGATACTAAAGTAGACTACAATATATCTCTAATCAGATCTATTGGAGCTGGAGATGTAGGAGCTTTCAAAAACTTCTTAATCAGCATTCAACAATTAGATTCTAAAGAACTAGAAAAACTAGCTTATGAAGTTGGAATGATTCCATCAATGGGTTCAGTTCCAATGATAAGAGGATAAATTAATTAGAGTGTAGATTTTCTACACTCTACTTTTTATTTTTTAATTTTAGGAGGTATTTAAAATGGCAGAAGGAAAAACAATAAATTATAATATAATAGATGAATTTGATCATATATTTGATGAGAAAGGAAATACATTTTTATCTCTAAGAAAAATACAATGGGGAGAGAAAGGTGGAGTAAAGTTAGATTTAAGAAAATGGTATAATAATTCAGATGGAGGAGAAACTGTTGGTAAAGGATTCAGCTTTTTAACAGAAGAAGGACCCCATGAATTAACTAGAATATTAGTTGGTAATAACTTTGGTGATACTAAAGAAATATTAGACTCTGTGAAGGAAAGAGAAGATTTTATACCTGCTTTAAAAGCTTCAATAGGAGGAGAGCCAGAAACTTATAAAGATGCATTCAGTGGGCAGGATTATTATGATCCTTCTGAGATATTTGGAGAGGATGAGGAATAATGTTTAAAATATCTTTAGAACAACTATTGTATACAAATTATATAAAATATGATAGATTAACTCTATTGATTAATGAAGCATTTAAAGGTTCAAATGCTAATACTGTTAATGTATATATAGATTTATATTCTATATTAAAGGGATTATATGTAAATAATTCATATAATATAGAAGACTATTCTATAGTAACATCTTCTATAATAAATCTAGTAGCACACATGAGAGAATTCTTTAAAACTAGATATAGAGTTTATAGTAAATTTTTCATAGTATATTCTAAAAATTGTCCGTATGTAAATAAACAATTTTATATAGGATATAATAATAAACATGAGTTATCATTTAATGCTAATAAATTAGTAGATGATATGATAGCTAATAATATTGAACTTTTAAACACTTTATGTCCATACCTGCCAGATATACACTTCATACAAGGTACGTTTGAGACAGGTGTAATTATGTATGACTTAATATGTAGGAATGAGACAGTAGACAGTAGCCCACATATTATATTATCGAAAGATATGTATAATTATCAATTAGCAGCTATGAGAGATAATATAACAATCCTACGTCCTAAAAAAGTAAATAAACAAGATGCATCTTATTTTATTAATAAGAATAATTTAATAAATATGTATCTATGGGATAAGAAATCTGATTATCAAAATACAATACTTATGCCAGGATTGATAAGTTATATTATGGCTTTATCTTCAGTGCCAGAAAGAAACATTAAATCTGCTTTCGGAATCAAAAAGACAATGAAGACAATAGAACAAGCAGTTAGTAAATACAAGATAGTCAATGGATATAATTCAGATCCTTTAGGATTCTTTTTCAATCTAGATATTGATAAAATTAAAATATGTGATAAGGAATTTGAATGTAGGTTTAAGGCTATAGATATACTGTTCCAGCATAATATATTTATTAATACACCAGAATGTCAGTCTATAGAATTGAAAGATTTATATGATCCTGAAACAGTTAAAGAAATTAACAATAAATATTTTGTAAAGAATCCATTAGACTTAAATAGATTATAGAAAACATAGTAGTAAGGGTAACACCTTACTACTATTTTATTTTTTGGAGGTTATATTATGGATACAAATAGATATAGATATTCAATTGAGCTAAGATATATGAAAGACAAAACAGAATGTGTATTGGATACAACTAATATACACTATATGCTGATAGATTATGATTATGATAATAAAAATATGCCTGTTATTATAATGAAACTAGCAATAGATAAAAATTTATTAGATGATATGATAAAAAATTCGTCTAATAAAACAGTAACCCTTATTATCCAAAAATATATATATGATTCCTCTCCATCGATTAAAGAGGATTATATTAGAAAAGAGTTCATTTATTTTTTATCAGATAATATCAATTATACAAAAGACTTAGATTATAGTGGAGAAAATACAGATAGAGAGGATATTCATAGAATTGTCGAAATAGGACTTATGGATCAAGATATGATAAATAGTAATAAGAAAGTTATAAATACTGTTGTTCAATCTGGGAATCTTTCTAGTTTATTATTAATGTATTTAGGAGATTCTAGAATATTAATGGAGCCTGTAAACAATATAAATATTAATAATTTTATAGTTCCTCCTTTAAATAGCAAAACCCAATTTATAAGGTATATTGATAATTGCTTTAATTTGTACAACAGTAGATATAGATTGTTTTATGATTTTGATAAGACTTATTTATTAGGCTCTACTGGAAATGCTATACCGTCTAAAGAGGAGAAGGCAACATCTATTTTTATTAATGTAGACAATACTGCAGTCCCAGAGTCTAAAACACAGGGTATGTATATAGATTATAAAAAAAGAGCTTATATACTAGAAGTAGATACTCAGAATATAGCTATAGCCGAAGATAAAGCCACCCATAGAAGTGTAACAAAGATAATTGGAGTAGGTAGCGATGGGAATACTTCGGAAGCTGATATAGCCAATTCTAAAAATAATAAAAGCACAAATATAGAAATTAGAAGGATGATAAATAATAATACCGATAATGTATCTAATATAAAATCAGATATTGATAATTATTCTACTATGGTTAGTATAACAAAAACAGAACTGGACAGCAGTATATTTACTATAAACAAAGAATATACTATAAACAACTATGATCAATTAAAAGATAAAACAGGCAGATTTTTGTTATCTAGAAAAAGAGAGATATATACAAGAGATGATCATAACTATATTCTTACAAGTATTTTAAGTTTAAGGAAAGTAATATCCTAGTACAATACGTACTAGGATATCTTTTTATTTTTTTGAAATTTTATCAGTTGCATTTTTAACGCCTTTAGATACTTTATCGAAGAATGAATCCATATTGTCATCATTATTGCCAGATGATTTATCTTTGTTATCATTATAATTGGAACCATTATCCTTGGCTTTGGTATCTGAAGCGTCATTTTTTACTCCTACATAATCTCTTACATGGAGTTTAATTAACGACATGTATTCTTTATATATCTCTTCAGATATAGTCAATTTAGCAGCCAAGAAATCACCACATATTTTAAGATATCTATTTAATCTGTCCCCATCTTCTTTAGCATTAGAAGCATTATTTTTAATATCGTCTTCATTACTAGCATTGTCTTTATTTGAAATATTAGTATTAGCCTTAGCTGGATTTGTTTCTTTTGTTTGTTGTTGATTATTACCAGTCGTATTTGTATTATTATTCTGGTTATTACTTGTACCATTAGGTTCTACCTTTTGTACTTGAAGTTCATTTATGGATATATACCCTTCATTAATATGAGAATAATATTTAGCATCTTCAAATATATTAGTAGATTCTTGTATCTCTCCGTCTCTAGCCATCTTATTTATAACTTCTATTGCAGTATTTCCTGCAACTCTTATAGCTCCTATATCTTTTTCTAAGCTTCTTCTTATTTGATCATAATTATAGCAATAGTTAAAAATATCTGTCATATTTATTTTATTAGAATCCATTTCAATTGGTTCAGAAGAACCCCTAAATTTAGTTTTCACTTGATCAACAAAAGATGCTTTTGAACTAGGGTTTGTATAATTATTAAAATATGCTGATATAAATGTTTCATCAGAAGATAATTTGTCTCTCATTGAACCATAATTCAATGCAGGCACTGATGCATTTACCAGTGTTTTTACATCGTATTTATACATAGTTAATTTATAATCTTTCATCTTTTTCTTTAATATAGTTTCTCTATATTTATCTAGATAGTTCTTATCGGCTTTTACAAGGTTATTCATACCTTCTAAGAATTTACCCCACATTCTAGCTATTGCCGCTATTAATTTTTTTATTCCATTTTTAAGAGAATCTACAAATGATTCGTTTATAGCTTTAATATTTACTATATTATTATTTCCTTCAGCTATAAGAAGGCATTCATTTAAATATCTAGTCATTTTAGCATTTTCTACTACTTCTTCTGCTAAGAACATAGAATATTTTACTAATTCTAAATTATTATTTTCCATAATTTATTCACCTCTAATTTTGTTTATTTAATTTATTACTGTTTACTCTTTGTAAAGATTTATATAATAGTATTTTATCTTGTTTATAGCATTGAGTTATAGCATCTAATTTAGCAGAAAATGCTAAACTATGAATAGTAGACATTTCTATAACTTGATTTGCTTTGGTCTTAATAAATAAATCTATTCTAGTCATAGTTTCATTATTAACAGTAATGTTTTTAGTAGGGCTATCATATTTATCATCAACAGTTATTCCTAATAATTTACCAGCATCTAAATCTCTATTTCTATAAATCATAGACTGAATTTGTTTCTTAATTTGTTCATAATCTAATTCTATCTTCCCTTTAGTATTCTTTGTTTGTTTTTCTATATCCTTATAGTTTTGGAATCTTCCTAGACACGTCATTACATAATCAGCTGTTGCTGTAATAGTATCTTTAGATGATTTTCCATTTCTATATATAGCAAATAACTCATTTGCAAAATCAGATTGAGGAATAGTAATTCCATCTTTACCTATTACTTCTCCTCTAAATCTATCATACCATTCATAATTTAAATCTTGTTTTAAACTACCATGTGCTTTATCAACTGCATTTTTTATATTTTCACTATTAGATAGTTCTTCAAATTTTAAACCAACAAATTTCTCATTAAATGAAGCTAAAGCATCAATAACTGGAATTTGTGGTTCTATAGTAAATTCGTATCCTTCAAAATCAAATTCATGAATCTTATCAAATGTTGATAATTGATCTTTATGCTTATTAATAAATTTATCAGATGATACCATTTTATTTAGATTAATTATAAATCTATTTACTAGATTTTTTATATATTGCAAGAATCTGTCTATTATATCTTTTATTTTACCAAAGAAATCTCCAAATGATTCATTTACAATATTATATTCTTGTCCACCTTCTAATATGGACTTATAAAGTATCTTGCTTTCTTCTCTAACTTGATTTTTCATTTCAGAAAGATATTCTAGTGTTGAAAAGAAAAAAGTTTCTTCTGTTATTGAAACATCTATAGCATTTTTTGTATTTAAATTTTCAGTAAGTAAATTGTTAACTGTAAACATTATTACACCTCCATAATTAATAAAAAATAATGGGATTACCTAATGGTAATCCCATCTTAATCACCTTTAGGTAATCTATTAGATAAATTTAACAGTATCAAAGAATGTTCCTGATTCATTAACACTTGCATTTTCTTTAACTGCTTTATGAGTTATAACTCTAGCACAAATAGCTTTGGCTTGTCTGTTATTATCTTTAATAGCAGTTAGGATAGAACCATTAACAACTTGAAGTATAGCTAACTTCTCTTTTAAGAAGTAAACTCTATTATTAGCATGTCTAATTTGTTTGCTTCTTAATTCTCTTCCATCTGCATTTGTAGTTGCATTTAATAATTCTTTTTCTATAGCTTCTATAAATTTAATATCTTCTTTTATAGCTGTTTCTAGTTGCTTATAAGCTTCTTCAGCTTTTTTCTTACCATCTTTAGTACCAGATATGATACTAATTTGGTCAGAAATATTAACACCTTCAATTTCTTTCTTAGAATCTTCCCCAGATCTTAATTTGCTATAAAGTTCTTTATTAAATTCAGTAGCAGTAAGTTTTCCACCACCAAATACTTGACCTCTCATTTTTTCAACTGAATCAACTTTATCTTTAGCTTTGTCCAATTCAGTATCAATAGCAGGCTCATTTAATTTTATAGTTGCTGATACAGGAATATCTATATTTCCATTTGCTTTAGCAATAGTCACAGCATCTAGATTGTATTTGAATCCTTTATATTTAAATCCAGCTGTTTCAGCCATCATTAAATCTCTCTTATATTTCTTTAAGAAAGCTTCGTCGGATTTAATATATCCATTAAACATAGCGAAGAATTTCTTAAATAATCCTCTTATTTTTTCTAAAATATTCATGAAAAAGTTTTTAGCTTTTCCTAAAAAGCCCTTTACGTCAGCAGCTTCATATACCATTTCATGTCCATTCTTTTCGAAATAACTTAATTCATTAATACCTATAGTTTGCATTAATAAATTATAGTTTACCTCGGACTCAGCAATTATAGCACAAGCACCTTCCATACATGGTTCATATTGGCACTCTATAACATTTTGATTTTCTAAATTTATTTGATTATTTGCAGTAAAAACTCCCATTTTACATCCTCCTTAAAAATTAATTTGGGAAGGCTCTACAATATAATAGAGCCTAATTTTTTATACAGTTTCATATGAAGCAAAAGAACTTTCTATTTCAAACTCTGCAGCTTCACCTACAGCTTGAAGTAATTCTGCTTCTTCATTTACAGATTTATTAAATGTAACTGCTTGTTGGAATACTCTTCTACATTGTTTAATGTGGAATTTACAAGCATCTATTAGTCCAGCACTAGTTTTGTTAGCAACTGTTTGTTGAGCAGACATAAGTTTATAATAAACATTACATCTTTTCATAGTTAATCTATCAGCCTTAGAGCTTTCTTCATCTTTGAACTTAAGATCTGCTTTTAATTTATCAGTATCTTTTAATGCTTTACTGAATGCTTCATCAACTTTCTTTTCATATGATTTAACATTTTTAAGAATAGTTGAGCTTTCAGTTAATATAGACATTATATGATTAAGATCTGAATCTTTTAAACCTTCAACTTCTTTTTCTTCAGCAAATGCTTTTTCATGCATTTGTTTAGAAAACTCAGACGCAGTGATGGAACTACCTTCACCTACTGTTTTAGCATATAATTTTTCCATGAAATCTGAACTACTTACTTCTTTCATAACGCTGTCTAATTCTGTTTCTGAATCCTTGAATACATCAGTTTTAGTTGAATCTATAACAGCAACAGCTGCTGCTAACCTCTTATCTACTTCAATATTAAAGCTTCTATCCGCAGGTTCAGCCCATTTGTATTTCATTTTGTGTAAGTTAGTTTTTTGTAAAACTTGTTTCTTATACTTTTCAACAAATTTTTTATTATCTCTTATGATAATACCAGTAAATTTGTCTACAAAAGATTTTAATAATCCTTTAATTTTAGCCCAAGCCTTTTTAACGAATTCTTTAATTTTGTCTACAAAACTTGAAACTCCTGCTTCTGTTACTGCTTCGAACTCCATATTTTCATGCATTGCAGCAACTTCTGCAAAATCTTGAGATATTACAGCATCAAATACTGCTTGGTCGTTTTGACAACCTTCTACTACCATTTGGAAAGAACCGAACTCTCCAAAATAATTTTCATTTGCTACGATATCTTCTCCATCGTAGTTTCCTAATCCTGTTCTATTTCCTGAATAAAAAACTGACACAATTAATCATCCTTTCTCAAATTATTTTTAATTAAATTGTATTTTTTATTTAAATATTTACTTGTATGTTCATACAAGTACTTTACTAATATGGCTATTTATTTTGATATAGCCATTAAAATAAAGCAGAGGATGCAGAATCTGGTACACTATCAAATACTTCATCTGCTTTATACTTCTTATTGTTACTTGTTATTTCTTTAGTTGCCTTTGTTTCAGATTCCTTGTTAGATATAGCTAATTTATTAGAAATTTTTCTGAATAACTCAACTATCTTCATTTGTTTGTTAGTAATTCTTTTCTTCTCGTCTTTATTTAAAGTGGAATTACTTTCAACATTGTAAGCATTCATTTGTAATAAATCAGCTTGTATATCGAAATAATCTGATACTCTTACTCTTGAATAATAAAAAAAGAATACGAGTTCTCTCATTATAGGTAATATATTTAGTATAAGCCCAACTAAAGCAATACTACCAGCTATTATACCTATATCATCTATACCTGTTAATTGTTTAATATTTTTCTTTATAACCATTTCGAAACAAGTATCTATCTGTCCAGCATCACAAGCTTTATTAAATCTCTGTAAATTAGAGAATAATAGATTTTGTTTAGTTTTATTTAAGGCAACTTTATCTAGTATTATTCCAAACTCTTCTTCAGTTGGAGTTTTAATAAACTCTATACAAGTAGCTACTAAAAAAGATGTACTGCTTATAATTGATAAACATATTGTAGAATACATAACTATTGGCATTTCCACATTTAACTTAAATGCTTTTTCAAACAGCTCTCTTCTAGAAACAATGTTTTTTAAAGCTTCCTCTATTATTAGTACTGGTTTAGGGTCTTGTTTATATTCTATAAGCAATGATTTTAATACACCAATACAGTCTGTGAGTTTTTCATAATTATATAATTTAGTAATATCACCTTTTGTACTAGGGATATCACCATAATCTATATCATCAACTTTATCAACTATATGATTATATAATTTAGAAGTTAGTACTGATAATGCTTGATTTTGATCTGCCTCATTTAAAGAAATCATTATTTTTCTAGTATCTTTATCCATTATATTGAAATTTTCATATACTATTTTATCATAGTCTTGTTTAAATCCCATTTATATCCCCTCCTTTTTATCTAGACATTTTAGTCATAAGATTGATTACTTTCTTATAGCTATTATCGCCTGATTCTCTTTCTAACTGTGAAAATGAAACATGCTCATATATGTCGTCACCAGTATCGAAAATAAATTTAGCAACTTCCATAGATTCGTCCATAATACATACACCCATTAAATTATAAGCTTCCATTATTGGTCTTATCACTTTAGGGTTTTCTATATTTATATTTTCTGTTTTTTTAAGATACTCTACTTCTTCTTGTGAAATTAGTAGAGTTGTAATTGCACTTGCATCATTTGTCTGTCCTAATACTCTTCTTATTTTACTTTTTGTTCCTCTTCTTTCTAATATCTTCCATAATTTAGAAGATGAACCTTTTTTAGATTGAGATAGTGCATCAACTTTGGCTTTATCCAAAGCAAATAGAAAATCTCTGCAGAAACTTATTTCTCTTGTTGTCGCTCTTATTAATTTTAAGAATCCATTATTGTCTTCATTCTTAACAATGATTCTATTTAGTATATCAGCAGAATCTATTGGGTATAGTTTAGCTTTAACCCCTATAACAGCCTGCTGAGCAATTGCTTGACCAGAATCTTGACTTACAAAGTTAATAACCATCATGCTTGGTATTAATTCATTAGCCTTCTTTACATCTGAATCTAATAATTGAGTTTTAAACACATCATTCATATTTTTTAGAGATGAAGTATAATTTTGTCTATCTTTATAAGTGTCTTCTTGTATAATAGTATTTTTTCCCATAACTGATTCAGGATAAATTTTAAAGTCTCCTATAGAACTTTCTGATATGCTATCTGGTAATACATATGATAAATTTTTTATATCTTTTTTTACTTGTTCATATAATATAGAATCTGTTATTGCTTGTACACCAGATTCTTGTGCAGTTATAACAAATTTATCTAGAGCATTCATGAATTGATCTACATTCATACTATCATCTATCTTTAGATTAGTATGGAATTGAGATATATATTCTATTGCATCTTTTGCAGTTGTGATATTGATAGCACTAAATAACATTTGAAGCATGGTCATTGCTTTTCTCTCTACTGCCTTAGTAGCCATTGCAGAATTATCTATAGATGTATTTCTACTTGCTCCTACAGGAAATACAAGTGTTAAATTAGAAGATGCTTGAGCTATAGATCTAAAGCTCCCTTTCCTATTTGTTATTCCAGCTATTGCTTCTGAGTTTTTTACATCTGATATTATATCAATTACATCACGAATAATGGTTTCATGTACTATTTCACATCCCATTTTAAATCCTCCTTTATAATGATTATTTAATTTTATGTTAAATGATAAAAAAATAAAGACTTATAGCAATTCAGTCACTTTAGAATAAAAATTCTACCATACGTTTTTTAGGTTCGTTTTTAGAATTTTTCTGGTTTTCTGAATTTATATTTATAGTAATATTTAATGAAACATTATTATTTAAATCGGTATGTTCATATCTCCCCTCTAATGAAATTGGAAATAATGGACCTATACCTTTAAATAATGTATCTTTAATGAACATAATAAATTCCCCCTTAATTAAAATCTATTTTATCTAAAAACCCTCAAATGTGGAGGAAGGAATTTAAGCTTATTATTCATTATTACTATAAGTCTTTCATAGTAATAATATATAATTAAAATATTCTTTAGTTAGTTTCAACATATTTATAAGAGTGCAAGAAAGGAGAGATTAATATGTCAATATTATCTAATTCTAATGTAAAAATTACCGATGATTATGTTAAGCAACTAGTACAAGGTGCTACAATGTATAATAGGCATGAAATAGAATGGTATGATAAATTTAATAGATTTGGATGTTTAGATCCATACAACTCGGTTAAAGGTTCTAGAGAATATATATTTATTACCAAACCAGATTTGCATATTTTTAAAAATGGAAATATAAATGCATTAAATGATCAACTTGCGGCTATGCCCTTTTGGAGAGAAGCACATGAGAGATATTTTAATGTATTAAGACAGTTACAGATATCTCATATAAACAATAATAGTCCATTTATAAACTTAATTAGTAACGCTGTAAAAAATACACTAGAATTACCAGGGGTAACTGCATCTGAAATGGATACTGCTGCTACAATTTATGGAGATGCAGTTACGTATAGATGGAGTTCAGTTTCATCTGATACTAATCACGAATTTCAATTAGATTTTGAAGATACTAAATATCTTGAAGTATATATGCTATTTAAAATATACGATGAATATGAGAAATTAAAGTCTGAGGGAGGCATAACACCTCCTAATCCAAATTACAGATTAAATAAAGTTCTTCATGATCAAAGTTGTGCATATAAAATAATTGTAGGAGAAGATGGAGAAACTATATTATACTATGCTAAATTATGGGGAGTATATCCTAAGTCAGTACCTAGGGAGGCATTTTCTAGTTTAGATAAAGCAGGGGGTTTAGAATTTAATGTATCATTTCATTCTGAATTTGTTGATGATATGGACCCATTAATATTATCTGAATTTAATGATTTAACTTCAAGATATATGGCTGGAAAAACACATTCTCCTATATATAATACAAGAACTAAATCTATTAATGGAATATGGGTAGGAATGCCTTATGTTACTTATGAAAGAAAACCAATGTTTGATCCACTACCACAATATAAACTGAAATGGAGGAGTTAATATGGATACTAATAATACCACATTTTTACCAGACATTTACGATATTACAGATGTAGTAAATAATTTACAAAAGAAATATAATGAAGACTTATCTGATGAAACTCTTAGTATGAGTATGTACGGATGGAATACAGAATTATTTGCTAATAGTCTTCAGAATAGTATTGTTATGGCAGCGGAATGGGGTAATGAAGCGTTCCCTATAAGATCTAAATTTGAAAAAAATATATTAACAAATGCAGTTACCTATAATGTAGACGATATAAATGCTATACCAGCTCAAATGGATGTAATGATCGGATTTGTTGAAAAAGAATTGGAAGCTCAATTAGTTAACGATAAATTTACATTATATAGCGATTGTAAATTTAATATAGGAGGGTTTGAATTCCATTTAGATTACGATATAATTATAACAAAAGCTTTATCTCCACAAAATGAGTATGTATATGCAGCTAGATATGATATTGGAAGATTAAATGCTTTATCTGATATAAAAAATCCTTATTTACAACCTCCTATCAAATTGACGATGCATAATAGTAAATGGATATTTATTACTTGTACAATAAGACAAGTACAATATGAGCAACGATATAGTAAAATCATAACAAATAATATTTTAGATCATAAAACTTTTGATTTTGAGTTTGAAGATCAATTAGCAGCTTTCGATGTTGTCGTTACAGAAGGGAATAAAACTACTTATTTAACTCCTATATTTGAAGGTATGCCTTTAGAAGGGGAACAATTATACTGCTTCTATACATTTTTAAATGCCAATACTATACGGATAAAATTTGATAGAAATTCTTATGAACCTAAATTAAACTGTAACATGACTATAGATCTCAAAACTACTAAAGGTTCTGGAGGTAACTTTAATTATAATCTTAAAAGAGAGATAATCAATTCATTGGAATCTGAAAAAACTAACTATAGAAATCTATCAGTATTGATACAACCTATAACGGTTTCTAGATATGGCATAGATAGAAAATCTATAGAGGATTTAAAACAAATTATTCCTAAAGAAATATTATCTAGAGGAAATATTACGAATAATAAAGATTTAGAAAATTTCTTTAATACATTAGATGGGAATAGATTAATGTTTTATAGAAGACGTGATAATCAAAGGGAGAGATTATTCTATGCATATTTATTAGTAAAAGATATGTATGATAATATAATTCCTACAAATACTTTAAATATGGTAATTAAAGAAACTGAATTTAATGAAAATAAAAATCAAAGATATATAATTAATCCAGGAAATAAGATTAAATTAATTGATAAAAATACTGCTATCATAGATAACACTATTCCTACAGAAAATATTTATAATGAAGAACAAAAGGGGTTTATATATAGTACACCGTTTATATGCGTAGTAAATAAACATCCTTTATCTGTATCGTATTATATGAATAATATAAATAAAGATTTTTATTTTAAGTTTGGTTTTATAAATACAAATTCTAGTTTACAGTTTATATCTACATCATTAAATTGTAGTAGAAACTATATAGATACAAACAATTATAAGATATCTTTAAAGGCAACTCAAAACATGAACTTAGATAGAGATATAGTTCAGTTAGATCAATTTGGGAATATAATATCTTGTAATATAAAACCAGTATTAGTAATAAGGACTGAAAAATATAATTATTATGTATACGGTAAAGTAGTTTCTGTTGATCAAGATTTATATCAATATAATATTGAATTTGAATTAGAAACGGATAATATTATAAATCAGGATAATCAAATAAAAATAAATAATGTATATATAGGAGGTTCATCTTCTATAGAAAAGGAATATATTTATTTGAATGATTCTGTAGACATTTCTGTATACATGACTGTAAAATTCCCAGATGGTGTATATGGTCGAGATGATTTAGATTCTATAATTCCTACAGGAATGGAAGAATATACAGTATGTAACAGATATGATACTATAGGGAAAATGGATCTATTTTATAACTATTCTCATATAATGAAATCTACTGTAAAAGTTATCGGTAGGACTGAAGAAGAAAAAGAATATATATTCCAAATAAAAGGCGTACCGATGGTTAGATACTCTTATTTAAGTGATGTAGAAAGATGTATGTCTATTATAGATTACTTGCAATATAGAAAAGTATATATTGATAGTGCTTTAGAAGTATTAGAAGATTCATTTACTGTAGACCTTAAATTCTTTAATACGTATGGTCCATCCAAGATGTTTGAGATAGGTCATAATGATGATATACTAGATAAAGTGAATTTATCATTAACGTTTAAAACAAAATTAAAAGTTGGTGCTGATAAAAAAACAGTAGATAAATTAACAGCATCTATAAAAGAATATGTGGAAAATATTAATGATATAAGAAGCATACACATTTCTAACCTTATAACGGAATTGACCAATACTTATAAGGCAGATATAGAATTTATTGAATTCTTGGGGGCAAATAACTATAATGCATTATATCAATATATTAAAAAAGTAGAGACAGAAATATTAGATGATGTTCCAGAGTTTGTAAATATAAACTTAAAGGAAGATTTAAAACCAGACATCAATATTATTTTAGCTTAACATCAAAGTAATTAAATTAAAGGAGGAATAGGTAATATGGCATATTGCAGTGGAAAAAAATATGTAGAACTTCTTATCAAAGATAAAGAAGCATCTATGAATAGAGTAAATGCTAAAAAATCTGGAATTATGGAGCAACAAGACAATTTGAATTCAGTTGCTAATAATATCAAAACTTTAAGAGAAAATAGAATATCATTGGAAGGCAAATATAGGAAATTTACAAAAGAATTAAAGGAAAGTTTAATATCCGAATGTATTATGAGCCTATATAATAAATCTTTAGGTGTTCAATTAGAGAACGCTCATCAAGATGCTATTAAAAGAAATTTAGTAAATCAGTTTGTCGAGGAAAATGGTGCTGATAATCTTCTACGTTCATTTAAGAAAAATTCATTTTTGTTAGCAGAATATGCTAGAATATCTGAAAAATATTATAATATAGTAATCGAAGGCTGTGATAAAAAAAATGAAAATACATTTATTATGGAACCTACAGACAAAGATGATTTCTATGCAGATCTTGAAATACCTGAAAGTGATGAAGTTGCCAGTGTTATAAAATTAAGGGTTTCATCAGCTATAAATCATTTTAATGATGCTTATCAAACAGATAGAGCAGAGATTAAAAATATTTTACAAGATTCTCAAGAGAAGATACAATCTGCAGATAGTGAATCTATGAAAGAATCATATGAATTAGCTGCTAAAAGAAAAATAAATAGTGTACGAAATAAAAGAGTACAAAATGTATTTGAAAATATGGTAATAAAAACTGCTAAAGCTGCTATGGATGATGATAATGCAAAAAATGTCTATCTAAACGAATCTGGTAAATTAGATATGGATACTATTGTAGATAACTGTTCTATTATGTATACATTCTTAGAGGTTTTAAATACTGCTAAGATTCAAAAAATAGATGAGTCTTATATAACAAATTTATTGGATAATTTTTCATAAGAAATACCCCTATAGGAGAAATCCTATAGGGGTTTATAATTTATAAAAATATTCTTTTCTATAAATATATAACAACTATATTGTCTGATAATGTTGTTATATTATAAATCATAGATATGCAATTATAGTTATATAAATATTTTGTATTTATATTTAAATTAGCACATCTATTCAATGTACTCTCAATAAACATTTTGTTCTGACTAAATACATTACATAATATATTATTAATTATTTGATAGTAAAAACTAGAATTATGTTCAAATGATTGAGTTTTTTTCATATCTGTTTTTTTTATTTTCATTGTTATATTTTTTTGTTCATTTGAATAATCTAGGGTAAATAAGTTGAAATTATCACTTATTTCTTTAAGTATTTGTTGAAGAATGAATCCACAGTTAGCATCATATATATGCTCATGTAAGAATATTTTTAAGTTTTTTGCTTCCTCTAGTTCCGTTGTAGATATTTGTTGTGTTGGTTGTGTTAGCATAATTTATTCCCCCTTGAAATATTGTATTTCCTGATCTTCAATTTTTTTAACCATAGAATTATATTGATATTTGTTGTATAAACAATTTAAATATCTTAGCTTTATCTCTACTCTGGGTAATATGGAATAGAACCTGTTTACAGTTCCTGATATTACTAGAGTATCGTCTAACCATATGTTGTGATTAAACATATCCGAATACTTTTTCCCTAGGTTGTCCCAATCTGGTTTTGATATAGGTCTTATTAAACCTATTTCAGATAGGAATACATCGGTTGTGTTAAATGCTGATGGCGTTTTCATATATGCATTAAATTCGACTACGCATGGTGTATAAATCATACTTTGTAATTGAACCAATTCCTGATCTACCATTCTCCTCATAAACACATTATCTTCTTTTGCATTTAGACTATATACATGAACAAAACTTCCATTATTTATAGCTTCATTCATGAAATTACTCCTATTAATTAACCTAAACCTCGGTCTTGGAGTACCTTCTGGTTCTTCAAATAAGATTATATTTAAGTCATTATAATATAAACTATTTTGCATCTCAAATTTCTTTGTAGCTATCTCCATTGCTTTCTTATCTGTTATATTATATTTATCATACATCCAATTTAATCTCTCATAATAATCTACTGGTATTTCACCATATTTATTTTGATATTCTTCTTGTTTTTGTTTTCTATTTTTTCTTGTCATATTATCATCACCTTAAAAATATAATTAAGATACGTATGATATTACGTATCTTAATTTAGTGTTATAGTGTTTGTTATTTTTTATATAATGAGCTGGCTAAATTTGACACCCATTGTCTTACACCTAAAAAACTGTCAAACGTCACAGCATCTATTGCCTTATTAGTAAATTGAGTATAATAGATATCAATTGTTCTTAATATATCGGGTTTATTGATATTTATACCACACATATTCGCTAGATAGTCTAATAATATAGTATTTTCCAATAAATCTATTTTACTTTTATCACTAGTAATAGTCATTATTTGGTATAAATCTTTCATATCTATAGATACATCTACTTCTGTAGGTAGTCCTTTTAATGTCCACTTACCTTTATCACCTTTTGAAATATTCATACTAGTTATTATTCCCATATCACAATTGAAAAAACCTTTATAATATCCTCTTACTAAAAATGGAGAATTAAATCCATTTGGTCCCATTTGTTGTGGTGCAACTAATGCTATTAAATGTAATAAAGGTACTGCTATATTCATATACCAACTAAAATCATCAGCATCTGGGCTTCTTAACTTAATATTTATATTATATGAACGAGAAAACTGGGAATCATTGTATATTTCAGGAAATATCATTTTACCTCCAGTTGCTACTGTCATAAATCCTTGAGTAAGATTTTTCATTAATTTATCTGGTAAAAACGAGGTATATTTAGATGTGAATTTATCAAATTCTGCTAAAGACGCTTCATAATTTTCTTTTTTCAATTTATCAAATTCTATACCAGCCGCTCCTCCTAATAAAAATTGCATCTCTCTACCCATATCCGATATAGAGTTTACACTACTGGATAACATACTTTCTCCAGTACTATTAGAAAATGATTCAGATATTTGAGTCTCAGAATCTATATAAAAGGCTACAGATTCGGCACTAGATATAAATCCTTTCATTTCACTATTAGTGAAATTTTCCCATTGGAATCTATCCAATTTTTTTCCATCAATCATCTCATTTTGTATTCCTAAAAATCTAGCAACACTTTGACACATAGGATTTACATACGAATAATATCTTTGATAGTCAAATTTAAATGAATAAAATTTTCCTTCATCCTTGTTTAATAGTTGTTGCAATAGTGTCTGTTCCGTATTTTTATTTAATGCATATTTTATAATGTCTTTTTTTTCTGCAGCTGAATATCCATTCATAAATTTAGGAGTTCCTGGAGTTAATAGTAACATCGGCATTTTAGTTATTATTTTTTCAGCATATTTCCTTCCAAATGTACTTCCAGGAAGTCTTGTATCTGCAGATGGCATGTATTGGTATGGCATACCATGAATACCTCTAACATTTTTTAAAAATAGTTCTGATGCCTTAGATGCATTGAATTTTGCATCTGAATTATTTAAATATGGTGTATAATCTGTAGGTATTGGTTTTTGGGCACTTGCTGGAGCTGACGGTTTCTTACTAGTAGTAACTGTAGTGTCTGGTTTAAAGTCTATTATCTTTGTTCCATCAGCTTCTAATGTAGAACTCCATCCTCCTTTATTATGTCTAATCCACCATTTACTTTGTTCATAAACTTCTAATACTTCTCCTCTTTGTACAGTTCTCACTTTACGTCCTGAAGAGATTGTTGGTCCTGTCCATACCCAAACAGCCCCTGCAGTAACTGTAGCTTTACCTATTACTTTCTCAGCCATATTATCACCTCTCCTTTACAATAATGTTCAGATAGGTACAAGAGTACCTATCTGAAACTATTTATTATTCTATTGCTAATTTATTTAATATACTTAACAAAGAACTATCATCTAGTGTACCACCATTTGCTTTAGTACTTTCATTAATTATATTTATCATAGAACGGGCATTTTTAGCATTTTTAGTAACTTTATCAGTTTGTTGTGAAACATCGACTCCTAATTTGCTACTCAATATACTAACAATTTGAGCCATACTTGCTGTATCACTAGTACTATTGTCAACAAGTTTACTTAATAACTGAATAATACTCATAAGTAAATTGTTATAACTAGAGGATTCCCCACCTTTATTATTTCTAATTCTTGCTTGGTCTTTCTCTCTAATTCTATTTGCACCTGCCTTTGTTTCTATTCTATGATATTCGTACTCTTCATCTCTTGGTAATAAATCTCTAGGAGGTTGTTTCATTCTGTTGTCTGCCCCATAATTGTCTACACCACTTGATGCTGAAGCATTTCTTCTCTGATTTATTTCATTCACAGAAGTTTGAACTGAAGAATTTTTATAAATCTTAGATAGATATTGGTTAGGTTCATACCTAGTAGACCAATCACCATTTTTCCTAATTTCATAGTGTAAGTGAGGTCCAGTAGATCTACCTGTGCTACCAACTTTACCCACAGATTGTCCAACAGAAACTCTACTTCCTACTGATAATGGGCTTCTATTTTGCATATGTCCAAATATATGGTCTGCACCATTATTATCTGTAATAGCTACATAATTTCCAAATCCAGCACCTTCAAATGTATTTTGGAACACTTTACCTGCAATAGGAGATTTGATATCTTTTCCAAGTATTCCGCCAGCACTATAATCTATACCAGTGTGTTTAGCTTGTTGTCCTGTTATAGGATCTACTCTGTCTGCATATGGAGATGTAACAGTAGCTCCTAAAGTATCTAAATACCATTTATCGGAAATTTTAGCTGCTGATGTATCCAAAGAACCAGTGCCTCCATCAACACCTGCTACTGAAGCTGAAGATTCATCAGAATTTTCGAATCCAAATAATCTATTAAATGCGTTTGAGCCTGCACTTGCTAAATCACTAAAGAAATTCCAAATAGATGGTTTTTCTGCTTCTGCTGTTCCTGCTTCGCCTTCTTCCCCATTTGCTGAATAACTTCCCGATGCTGATAATTTACCAGAATTTCCATTACCAGCTCCTGGAGTGTCCATCATAATAGAACTTATTCCACTTATCCAACTTTCACTAGGTTTACCGTTATTATCAACTGCATAAGTATGTCCAGGTTTTCCATATTGCATTAAATGTAAACTATCTTGACCTCCATCTACAAAGTTTTCTTTAATCCATTTAGCTCCAGCAATAATTCCATCTCTAGGCGTACTAAATGATTTAGCACTTGAATAAGGACTATCGTTAAATGCAGCTATACCAAAGAAGTTATTTTTATCACGAACTATTTGGGATGTTCCCCAACCAGATTCCCACGCTGCATGTGCAGCAATATATCTAGGATCTAATCCAGTAATTCTTCCAGCTTCGATAAATGCCGCTCCTTGTCCTCGCATTAATCCTTTATTTCCACTTGGTTTAGATGCTATCCAAGAGTTTAATTGATCAGCAGTAACACTAGGACCTAAAGAAGAAGTTACTTTATAGTTTCTTATATTAGATTTATTTATAGTTTGTGAAGCTCCACCGCTAGCACTGTTACCTGAAGAACTCATACCGTCTATAATCGAACTAGAGCCTCCCATACCTAATGACATAACTTTAGGTTTATAATTAGCTCCACTGTATATAGCAGTTTTTACATTACTATTTATAGGTTCATATTGTCCTCCTCTAACGCCATGCTTTTGTCTTCTACTCTCAGCTGTATAATTTCTATTAGTCCATCTTGATGAATTAGAGTAAGAGGATGATTTAACTGAACTATTATTATATCCACTACTTTTATTCTTACTGTTTGTAGTCGCACCAGATTTACTTGGTGTATTTCCTTTAAATACAGATTGAACTTTATTAGAAACTTTCTTGAAGAAACCTACATCACCTTTAACTTCTGTATTATATTCTTTTACACTATAATCTGTACCATTCTTTTTATTATATTCGCTTACAGTTTTATCAGCTTCGTCCCTGAGTTTCTGTATATTACTATCTTCTTCTCCAAATATAGGTAATATAAAGTCAAAGAATAAATTAGCCCAAGTGCTTTCTGGAATAAATGATGTGACTATAAATAAACCACTTAGAGCCTTGAGTAATCCACAACATACCTTTTGTCCAAAAGTAGGTTCTTCTATGATACCTAATGTAGTCTTAGCATCATTAAATCCAGATATAAAATCTGCAGCAGCAAATGCTATATTAAGTAACCCTCCTGTAGATACTAGAGCACCAACTTTAACTGCTAATTTTCCACCAGCTTTAGCTAAACTTTCAGATGCTTCTTTTAATAATTTAGGTATAAAAGTTTCAATTATAGTATCTGCTTTTTTACCTATAATACTTCTTACAGTTACATTATTAAGAAGTTTTTCCATCGTACCTTGTAATGTATTTAATGCAGCTTTTATTAATTGATTATCAGATGTAATCGCATTCAATGCTTTACCAGCAATATTATCAGCATTTGAGGCAAGTTTTTTAGTTATTCCTCCAGATATATCAGAAATAGATCTTTTACCTATCTTTAAAACATCATCTATTTTATTATACTGTTTTCCTATTCCCTCTGCAGTTTCTGTTATAGCAGTTCCTGCAGTCTTAGTAGTAGACCATATACTTTTACTAGTATATTTTAAAGATTTAAATGCTTTAGGTTTGAATGAACCATTTAATCCAGGTATCATTTGCCTTGCAGCTTTAAGACCATATTTTCCTGAATTTTTTGCACCTTGAAGTAATCCTACGCCACCCTTAAGTTTTGGTAGGAATTTAGCCGATGTTTTTCCTCCAGTAATTAAATGTCTAAATATTCCTTTACCAACTCTTCCAGCAATGTTTTCACTATTAATGCTTTTTACTTCAGCTTGTGCTGGAATTTGTTCTATATCCACTGGCTCATATAATCCATCTACCAATATATACATTTGACCATTTTCATCTTGAACATATTCTCCTGTAGGAGGTAATTCAACCTGAGGTTGCTGAACATTTGTTGGCAAAGATTGCTGTTGTTCATCTATTACAGGAGTAGTTGCCATAGAATAATTGTTATATGATGAAGGATCATTATATATATTTTGTACAGCAGAGTCACTTACTCCAGAGATTTCTGAACTTATGTCGTATCCTGCAATGCTTCCTGTGGAGACAGATTCATCTTCTTTTTTACTAAATAAACTAAACTTAGATTTTTTCTTTTCTTGTTGTATCGGAGCCGTATTATTATATGATGTTCCATTAGCTTGATTAGTGAAATAATCTTCATAATTGTTATAGTCGGTGTTTTGTGAGTCTTTTTTTCCAGTTACACCACCTACTATTTTACCATTAACAATTTTTTGTCCAGCTGCTAATTGTTTTACATTGGTATCATTTTTAACAGTGGTTGGATCTTTAAACCAATTTATTGCACTCTTAGCAACTTCTACTACACCCTCTCCTAATGATGCAACTATTTTTCCACTATTTTTAACTAATTCTGGTAATAAATCTGTAATAGCCCATCCTAATGCTGTTCCTAATAATTTTCCGAGTTCAGGTATTAATTTAACTACACCATCAATTATATATGGAACAACTGATGACATACCTTCTGTTATTTTTGGTAATATAGATTGGAATGCACCTACTAATGTAGGGAGTCCTTTGTCAAATACCCATTTTAAACCATCTGTTATAGCTGGTACAACTTTATCAGTTACAAATGGAATTGCGGTGTCATTTATCCATGGTTTAACATGTTCTTCCCATGTCTGTCCAAGCATTGGAGTAACATTACCATTTATAAGACCTAATAACTTAGAGCCTAAGAACATCCCTGCTACTAATTTAGCTCCTGTTCCTAAAATACTCTTTCCAGAAAAGAAACCTTTTATTCCTCCGCCTACTCCACCTAAGAAGTTTTTTATTTTTCCAAAGAAACCAGTTTCCTCTTCTTCATCTTCGTCTTTCTTTTTAAATTTAGAAAAGAATTTAGCCATAAATCCTGTATTTTCAGCTGATTGTTCAGCAGTTTCTTTTTCAGCATTGGCTTCTTTAATAGCTTGTCTTGTAGATCTATCAGTCTTATCTACCTCTAAACCGTCTCTGCCTTTCTTTAATTTAATCTCATTACCGAATTTATCTACGATAACTTTAGAAGCTTGTTTATCAGGATTAGCAATAACCTCTAAAGATGCATTAGCCATAGATAATAAGTCTACGATTTTATTATGTCTCTTCTCTGTTGCCATTTCTTGACTTTTAGCTATTCTTTCTGCTTCGGTTGTAGTATCCATCTTATTTCTGAAATCTTTTTCTTTTCCAAATAATCCTAAATATTTTTTGGCATTGGTTTCATCAAAATCTTTAAATCCTAATCGTCTAAGTCTTTTAGCTGTATCAGATTTAATTTTTGATACACCTTCTTTACTAGCATCAACCTGTTCATATTCTTTATATTTTATATCTAAATAACTAACAAGTTCATCTTGTTGTTCTGCTGTAAGTCCTGATTTTTTACTATAAATATAATCTACAGCAGATTGGTAATCCATGTTTGTTACAGCCTTCATTACTTTTTTAGCCTTATTATAATGCATGTCCTGAGAAACTCTAGCACCCATGTCATTAGTTAATTCCTTACGTTTATTAGAAAGCTTATCTTTGACATTAACAAATTCATCTAACTGTCCATATATTTCATCTATTTGTTCTGGTGATAATCCTTCCATAAAAGAATCCAATTGTCTAAATTTATCCCTACCAAATACGCCCATTGAATTTACACCTTTTTTACGTCTAAATTCATTTCTTTCCTTAGCAGACATATAATCAGCATTACCTTCTCTAATTTGTTTTTTTCTATAATGTGTACCAATGGCACCTACTAATTTAAATGGAGTAGCAGCTACAGCTTTAACTGGGAACATTACAGTTTTAAATATAGTTTTAAATATATTACTTGCTGGTGTTAGAATTTTATCTTCTAAGAATTTGTGCAATGGTATCCCTAAACTAGATTCAAACATTTTATTTAGGAAACCTCCAATTTTATCAAACATACCTTTCATCATTAATTCTACCTGTTTTTTTAATGGCTCGAATGCTTCTTTTAAAGGTTTAAGCATGTGTTCTTGAACAAAATCAAACACATTATTCTTCATAGTACCCATGAACTTTTTAAGAGGATCTACGACTACTTTTCTAGCTGCAGGTAAGAACCCACCTTCATATTCACCAGTTTTTTCATTATATTTTCCTAATATCATTTCTTTAAACTTATCTGTACTTGCTAATAATCCTACTCCAGAACCTAATAATGCATTTCCTAGCAATCCAAATGGACCTGCAATCATAGCAGCAGCTGCTCCTACTCCCATCTTAGGAAGTGCTTTATTCAGTTTTTGTTTAAATTCAGGTTTAAACAAGCCTTCTTCTCCAAATAAACTTTTTTGAACTGAATCATTATTCTTAGCAAATGCAACAGCAGAACCTAGCATTAATCCACCAACTGGTCCAAAAGGTATAAATGGTATTAATCCTGATACTCCACCTACTATTCCATAAGTTTTTAAATCTGGTGCATATTTATCAATAGAACCCATTAGCTTTTTATTAACTAATCCACCTTTACGTCCATCTTCGGTCATTTCTCCAAATAACCAATTTTGAACCTTCTCACTATTTTTGGCTAAAGATATTCCAGCACCAACAGCAGCTCCTACTAAAGGACCTCCTATAGCACCTGTTAATATAGATACACCACCACCTAATAACCCAGTTGCTATCATACCAGGAGCATATTGAGATACATTTCCCATTACATCATCTAAAGCTTCTCCAAAGTTTTTCTTTTCCTGAGAAGATGACTTTCCAAATAAAGATTCTTTGGTTATACTAAATGCAGATTTCGTCTCTTCAAGCATCTGTTTGATTAATGGTTGAGTCTCTAAGAATATAGCCTTCTTTACAGGGTCTACAGGCATTCCATTATTATCCACTTCACCATAATTTAATTTTTCAGACTCTACTTTACCAATTATTTTATTTAATTGTTCAGGATGAGCAGATTTTAATATATTCATAAAATCTTCAGCATTCATATTCCCAAATTCTCTTTGAAGATATTGTGGTGAATTTTTTCTCATACTTCCATATGCAGAACGCAATGATTTATCAGCTAAATTTAAATCCTTTTCACCTTTAACTAATTCAGTTAACTCAGTCAAAGCATTTATAAGTTTATCCTTATCCTCTACAGATAATACCATTTCGCCTTTAGATAAAGATGCTATTTGAGTCTTATCTACAGATTTACCTCCCGTACCTTCAGCATATTTAGGTAGACTTCCAAACATAAAGTTCGCTATATGATTTGATAATTGATTTGAAAGATCTGTATATGCTTGACCTTCAGGATGCTTCATTATATTAGGATTTAATCCAACTATAGGAGTTTTAGAACTTGTCATTGAATTAGCAAATAAAAGGTTTCTTATATCATGAATATCACTACTTATTGATTTAAATATATTCGCTGTAGGTAATACAGATTTCATACTTGTTGTATTTTCTGCAGAATCTTGTAACAACTTCTTTCTATTTAATTTAGAGCCTCTGAATATATTTGAATATCTTAATCGAGAACTTCTCCGTTCACCCTCACTTTCACCAGAAGGTATTGTATTTTCAGATGACATTTTTGAAACAAAGTTACCAGTTACAATATCATTCATAGTTGCTGTAGGGGCTATTGATGCTAATTCAGCTAAAGTCATATCGTATTCATTTTCTTGTAATAAGAATTGTGGAGCTAACCTTTTTTTATTAGCCATCTTATCTTTTATTTTTCCTACTAAAGGTCCAAAGGCATCTTTAAACGCATCTTTAATAGTATCTCCAGCCGATTTAAAGGTATTTTTTATTTCTTCATTTATTTTACTAAATATTCCTTTTTCATTCTCATCTCCAACTAGGAAAGTTTTTAACTTTTTGCTTAATTCATCAACATCTAAACCGAACATACCGAAAAACTTCTTACCTACATCTTTAAAATTTTCTACATTAAGTTTATCTTTTACAGGATTTAATATAGTTTCATCTAACCAATTGTTAAATTTGCTAAATGTTTGATTTAAATTATATGTCAATGAATCTATAAATCCCATGTGTTTATTCTCTTCAGGTTTGCCATAAATAGCTTCATACAGTTTTTGATCAACCTTATCAAGTGTTCTAGCAAAGAATTCTACTGGTTTCTTACTTATTTGATCCATTTGATCTATAAATACTTTAGTTTTCTCAGATAAATTAGTCGCATTTAATAATTTATCTATTAAACTAACAGATTTATTTTCTTTTTCTTTTAATTTAGAATTTATATTTCTAACCTCTAGCATATTGTCTAATGATGATACTACATCATCACTGTCCATATTTGAGTAATCAACATATCCCAGTCTACTTTTTTCCATCCTAGATTTTTGTTCCCTTAAAAATCTCTCGTTATCTCTTTGATATTGTTCTCTTTGTTTAATATCATTAGTTTTATTATTTGCATTAGAACTCGGTATTTGAATAGAGTTGAAATCTAATATTTCTCCATTGCCTCCAAACATTATTCCAGCTTGTCTTATATAAGTAAGCTCTTTATACATATTTTGAAGATAGAAAAATATATTACGCCCTTTATCATCTATCGATTTTAATATAGAATTACTGGATAGACCTGTAACTATTTGATCTTTTTCTTTATTATTGAAGCCAAAATTATTAAATAGATGTCTATACATGGAATCAGATTGTTCTATATCTTTTATAGCAGCATCTTCTCTTTCACGTCCTTGCATTATACTAGTATTTATTCCATGTTTCATATGCCTAGGAGCATTTTTAAACATACCTCTAATATATTGATAATTTTTTGTACTTACTCCATATTTAATTGCTTCAGAAGTCCAGTCATCACTCTTAGCATTTATATTAAATAACTCCTGGTTATTATATAAGTAAGAGAGAATAGTATCTATATCTTTCTCTAATTCATCCCTATCTTTTTTAGATTCAAAAGCAATTGCTTTCATATATTCTAGGAACTGATCTTTCATCTCTGAAGTAGAATCTTTGGCAAAGTTATCTCTCATTTTTCTATATTCTTGACTCAGAATGTTACTGCTTACGAATTTACCAGATTTATAATCAAATATTTGAGGGGCTTGACCAGATAATAATGAAATTATTTTACTCATTTGCATAGGTAACACTTCAGTTAAGGCTTTACGAGATATTCCATCCCAATCTACCTTTCCTTTATTATATAATCCAGTATCTGCTTCACCCTTAACATTATTTCTAATTCCTAATATTCTTCCTATTGCAGACGCAATCATATTATCGTCATTAGCCATAGAATTAAATTTAGTCATTAATGAACCAAAGAACCCATTTATAGATTTATCTAAGTTGGCAGCTGATTTTTCTATAACCTTAGGTGTAAGTTTATTTATAATGGCATTAGGAATAAACTTTAATGGAGACGATGCAAATGCTAAAAGTAAATTACTATCCTCTCCAAACATATCGTTCATAGAACTAACTGCACCTAATTCGCCAGATAGATTTCTTTTTACCTGGGTCGCATATTTTTTTATATCAAACCCTCCAAGAGATATATCCGAATAAGAAAGTGACTTACTACCTCCACTTTCTTTTTTCTGTTGTTCATTATCATTTTTAGTCATAGATTCAGCTATTTGTCTTAAAAGTGCTACTTGATCTTGCTGTAATTTAACTGACTCTTCATAAAATATTTTTGAGTTAGATGCATGAGATTGTATAGTGCTTGTAGAGAATTGTAATAGATTAGCTATATTATTATTAATAGAAAATAAATTACTATTAAACTTATTAAATGCTCTTATATTTTGAGTATATAAGATATTCGTATTAGATTTTTGATTTTCTACTATATATTCTCCTGTTTTTACTAATGCCATAGAAACTGCATCAGCTGAAGACCTTGATGATTCGCCTATCATACTTGCTATAGCTTTTTCGCCACTAGTTATATCAGTATTATCATCAAAAACACCAAAATCTGAGTCACCATCATTAAAATCAGATTCAAAGTCCCAATCGTCTCCATCTAAACCCATAACTTTTCTATCTAATTCGTCTTCTCGTTGTTTATTATAGAATTTACCAGATTTTATATCTTCTATAATTGAAGTTTTTAATTGATCCCCAGCTTCATATATTTTAGAACCTGCAAATACAGATTTTGCTCTGAGGAATGTTCCTCTATAGTCTCTAATAGAATGATGAACATCTTTAAATAATTCTGCATTGGTTTCTACGAACTCTGCCGTAGAAGGCGTCATCTTTTTTATTTTATCCACTGCTGAATAGCTTACAGACTTTCCTAAGTTGCTTATATATCCCGCTATATTAGTTGCCATAATTGTGACCTCCTTTACTATTTAATTATATTTATGTTAAGGAGACAAAAAACAAAGGTATGAGTATTTAAACTCATACCTTTATTAAAAATTTATTATTATAATTATTTAAGCCATTCTGGGCAAGAACCTATTACTCTAGCACTTGTATGTGCTTTTGTAGTAGTCTCAGCTGGTACATATATACCTTTACCATTATCATCTACTCCAACTTTTTGAGGATAAGTTCTCTTAGTTTCCTCAACATCTTTTTTAATTAAAGAAATGTTCGAAGTTGCTCTTCCTCCTAATGGAAGCTTTCTTCCTGTTTGAAGGTAAGTATTAACGAATTCTTTACTTACACCTACAAGTGTAACAGCATCTGATTTTTTGAAATCATATTCGTCTGCTAATTTTTGTGCTTCTGCACTTGGAATTTTTGCTGCTGAAGATATTACATTTCCTACCATTGATCTAATGTCTTCTGCTGGACAATATTCTCCTTCTTTTCCATTCTTGCTGTAAATATCTACTTTGAATTCTCTGTCGTTTACCATAGCTTTCATTACTGATATTTCATCCTTCTGAGATGAAGATTCCTGTGTTCTGTTCTCGTTTATAGTTTTTACTAACTCTAATACTTTTTCCATTTTTTATTTCCTCCCTTAATTAAGTAAAATATTTATTTTTTATTTATTTGTTATAGTAATAATAATTTATTACTTTAAGAACGATACTAATTTAACTGGTTTCGGTTTCTTTCCTTTTTGTTCTATTAAATCGTTTATTTCTTTAGGTTTTAATTGTGTTAAAAACTCTATAAAATTTTGTTTTTTCTTTTCTTTTTCTAAACTCAATTATATTCGCCTTCCTTCCTATACTTATATGTTTAGATGTTGTTAAAAAATAATTTCTAGAGTAAGCTAAAATGCTTACTCTAGATTATCTTCTAATTTAATAGAAAAGTTTCTACTTAAATTTTTAGTATCTTTTATGATTAACATGTTATTAGTTATGGTGATTATAGCACCGTTTGCTATTTTTGCTACATTCAAATCCTCACCTGGTTTATTATTTTCTATAACAATGGTATTATTTGGATATCTTCTTACTGCTAAATCATTTGGTTTTCCTATACATCTTCCAGCTACATAAACATTTTTATTACCTGATAAAAACTGTCTTATATATTTTAAAACTGATGTCATATTTGTTGGATTTGATTGAATATCGATCATTATATTATCCCCCTTATAAGTTATTTACTACTATGTTTATTATAAATTGTTTTAAGATTATTTATACTTGTTTAACAATCTATTAATAATATAATAGGAGGTAGTTACTATGATCTTTTTAGATGAATTAAATTATATGATGCTATATAAAAAGAAATTTCATTTACCGATAAATGAAAAAGATAAAAGAAAAGGAAGTGCTATATTTCTTTTAACACCAAATTTTGAATCATCAATAAAAATAATAAATAATCCTTTATTAGTAAATAATAGATACTTTGAATCTTACTATATTGAAAAAAGTGTTACTTATTATATAACTAGTGAAGGATATGTAATAGATGTGTCAGATGCATCTTTTAAAAATGTGCTTAATGAAAATAGATTAATCACAAATACAGAATTAATATTGTCTGAAGCTTCCGATGAAGTTTTAAATGATCCTAAGAGATACGTTAGATCTCTAAAGCTTAAAATGAATAGACCTAAATATAAATTAAATCAATTGTCTGATAAAGAAAGAAACGATGTTGGAATTACTAAGGATAATTCAGGTAGCCCTAATAATGTTTCTGGTCCTCAAATGCCTAATCCGCAAATACCCCAACTCCCACCTAAACCTGTAATTACTGAAAATGCGGAATATTTTGGTAGTACTTATAAAGATTATATGATAGAGCAAGATTTTATAAGATATAAGATAGATGAAGAAGGAAATTCATTAATGACCGTATTTTCTGAAGGGTCTAACGCAGTATTTAATCAAAAATTACAAAGATTATTATATAAAGAGAGATTAAAAACTAATGCAGATGTAATAGAAATATATAATAGGGTTAGAGATCTGTGTCCGTTTATAACTAAAACGTTTATTGATATAAACAAATATAAATCACGTAATGTATTTATAGATCTATCTTATTACAATCAGACTTTCTTTAATAATAATATATATAAGAAGGATTTAGCTGTTAATCTATATTTTGAACTTATGGATAGATTCATAAGAGATACTAGAATCAGTGATGATATATATAATAAAAAAACAGTATTTGTACCACTATTAGACTGGATTAGTGATTCTAAACAATCTTTAGATTTTAATTATTCTATTAACCCATTATCTATTATTTATAGATTACTTAGAAAAAACAGTACTGAACTTAAGAAATGGGATGGAATAGATTTCGTATTTTTAACCGACTATGGATATTTTAAGATAGATTTTGGTAAAATAGATAAAAAAGATATGTTTAAAATAACTTTATTAATAGAAAAAATTCTAAGTAAAGAGCCTATACAAGATTTAGATAATAATAAAGAATCTACTAAATCTATCATAGCAAATATAGTAAGTAAAATAGAGGATGGTCAAAAAATAAAAGTTGATAATCTTACAGGTAAAAGCGGAGAAATAGATAAAGATGAACTTGTTCATAAGATAGAAAAAGCTGCTGCAGTTTCAACAGATACAGATGAAACATTAAATGAGTTAGATAATGATGATTATATGAAACGTATAATCGATACTTTAGCTGCTGAAGAGGAAGGTAATATAAAAATTAATGCAGCAAGAGCTAGTAGAATGAATGCATTGCAACAAGATTTTCTAGGAAAATCTTTAAAAGGCACTACAGTAAGAGATATGATTGATCCAAAAAATTCAGATAAAGAATTACCAGTCACCTCTCTAAAGATTGATACTGTAAATGAAGAATGGAAAGATTTAAAATATGTAAACTTCGAAAAAACCTATAATATAGATGAAGATATTATGCTTATATTAAATTCTTTCTCTAAAAAATCAATGCCATTATCAGTTCGTAATATTAAAGTAGAGGATACCTCCACTTCTGAAGATTTGATTGAAACTTATATAGTAAATATGGAAGACTCTAATGGACAGAGATTTACTGTTAAATTTGATGTACCTAAATTTAGAGATAATAAATTTATGCTGCTAAGAGGTAATGATAAAACAATAAATGGTCAATCTATGTTGTTGCCGATAATTAAAACAGATGAAGATACGGTTCAAATTGTTTCAAACCGTAATAAAATATTTATTAGAAGATTTGGAACAACATCTGGTAAATCTTTACCTTCTGTAGATAGAATTATGAAAACATTTAAAAAATATGATGGTAATAAAATAAAAATATCTCTAGGGGATAACACAAAAATCTGTTCTAAATATGAACTACCTATAGACTATATAGATCTAGCATCAGTTTATAATAAGATAGAAACTAGTAATACAATATATTACTTTAATCAAGATGAAATTAGGGAAAAATATAATAATTATGATAAAACTAAAATACCGATAGGAGTTTTAAAAAATGGAAAACAAGATTTAATATATTTATCAGATTATTCAATATCTCCATTTAGCTCTACCTTAGCGACAGATCTACGAGTTTCTGATACTAAATTTGCAGATATATACGATAAAACATCTTTATCAACAAGATATACGTATTCTAAGGCAAGTATACTAAATACCCAAATTCCTTTAATAGTAATTATGGGATATAATGAAGGTTTAATAAAAAGTCTAAATAAAGCTAATATTCATTACACAATACAAGAAAAACGACCATCTATAAATAAAGATGTATCTGATATGATTAAATTTAAAGATGGATATTTATTATATGATTTAGATTACAATTCAAGTTTATTATTAAATGGACTTAAAGAATGTAATACTGAGGATTACTCCATTTCAGAAATTAATAACAAATCAATGTATTTAGATTTCTTGGATCTATTTGGAGGAAGAATATTAGCAGATGGTTTGGATAACTTCTGGGATACAATGATAGATCCTATGACAGAAGATGTCTTAAGAAAATATAAACTTCCTACAGATTATATAGAAATTTTAGCTTATGCTAATATGCTATTATCAGATAATAAATACTTTAAGCATACTGATTATAGAAGTAAGAGATATCGTTCAAATGAGATAGTTGCTGGTTACTTATATAAGGCATTAGCGGAGGCTTATGGTGATTATGTAAGAGATGTAAGAAGAGGTAAAAAGGCAACGTTAACAATGAAACAAAGTAAAGTAATTGATAATGTTTTATTAGATCCTACATGTTCAGATTTATCTTCATTAAATGCATTAACAGAAGCAGAAGCTATAAATGCTGTATCTACTAAAGGTTTATCAGGAATGAACTCAGATAGAAGTTATAGTCTAGATAAACGTACGTATGACGAATCTATGATAAACGTATTAGCATTGTCAACAGGATTTGCAGGAAATGTTGGTATAACCAGACAGTCTACAATAGATATGAATATTGAAGGTAAAAGAGGATATATTAAAGTAGATCCAGATCCAAATAAATTAAGTGTAACTAAAACATTTGCAGTTACTGAAGCTTTGACCCCTTATGGAACCACAAGAGATGACCCATTCAGATCTGCTATGACGTTTATACAAACATCTAAACATGGTATGAGAATACAGGAAGGCACACCATTATTGATAACAAATGGTGCAGATCAAGCTTTACCATATATTGGTTCTAATACTTTCTCATTTAAAGCAAAACAAAATGGAAAGGTAATAGAAAAAACAGATGATTACGTGATCGTTGAGTATTCCAATGGACAACACGATTTTGTAGATTTAAGAAGTACAATTAAGAAAAACTCTAATGGTGGATTCTTTATTACTATTAAACTTGATACGGATTTAAAACTAGGCTCCGTAGTAAAAAAAGATCAAATTTTAGCATATGATAAATTATCTTTTTCTGATAAAATAGGGGATGGCTCTAATATAGCTTATAATTTAGGATGTCTCACCAAAATAGCTATCCTTAATACTGATGAAGGATTTGAAGATAGTGCTATTATATCAGAATATTTATCAAACGCTATGGCTTCGGAAGTCGTAGTAAAGAAAGAAGTTGTATTACCTAAAAATACTAATATATATAACATGGTCAAGAAAGGACAACCAATTCAAGAAGGTGATCCTTTACTAATATTCCAAAATGCGTTTGAAGAAGACGATGTAAATACTCTATTAAAGAATTTAGTAGATGATGAGAAGGAGATATCAGACTTAGGAAGGATACGTTTAAAATCTAAAATTACTGGATTTGTAGAAGATATTAAAGTATATAGAACAGTAGAAAAAGATGAGTTATCAGATTCTTTAAGAAAGACAGTAAATGAATTAGAAAAACCTAATAATAATATTAAAAAATCTATGGCTAAGTATTCTGATTTAAATTCTAATGTAATACAATCTACTGATAAACTAGAAGCTACAGGAAAATTAAAAAATGCTAAAGATGGAGTATTAATAGAATTTTATTTAAAATATTTAGATCAAATGTCTATAGGAGATAAATTAATCTATTATTCTGCATTAAAAGGTGTAACTAAAACTATTTTCCCTTTAGATAAAGAGCCACATACTGATTTTAGACCAAAAGAAAAAATACATTCGTTATTATCAATGGGTTCTGTTTCAGGACGTATGGTGTGTAGTATTAAGCTTAACTTAGGTTTAAATAAAGTATTAGTAGAAATGGATAGAAAAATTAAAGATAAACTTGGAATTAAATGGACAAATTTAGATGAATAGACAAAAAAAAAATAAAGAAGATGCATTATGCATCTTCTTTTTACTTTAACAAATTATTTTGCTACTTGATTTAAATCTTCACTATAATAATTATATACTAATTGTAATGTTTTCTTTTCTTTATCTCTAGCAATTTTATCTAATTTAACATTTGCCATAACGTTTAATATTATTTCTATTCCAAGTATAGCTAAGAATACTACTATTGTTTTAATAGATATATATTCATGTCTAATAAAGTCTCCGAATGAATCTGCTAATACCCAGAATATAAACATAGTTGTTATAGCTATAACTTTCCCTGTTAAATTTCTAAACTTTCTTATTGACATATTAATCCATCCTCTCAAAATAAGTTTTATAATTTTATATTAAATAAAGATAACTTATAACTTTATTCTATTAATATAATATATAACTTATTTTATTAACTTTTACATATCTTCTTCTATAGTATACTCTTCTAGTACTTCATCCACAGATTCTTCTTCTGGATTTTGAATATTATAGTATACAGGTTCTAAATAACTGATCATTTCTTTTATAGGCATTTCCGAAATGTTTATAAAATCATCCCTCAGTGATAATGCTAATATCCTTACCTCTGCCTGTGCTGCACTATCAGTTCTGAGTTCTAAAAACTTAATGAAACTTTTAAATGTAAATGTCATATATAAAGATGTAGTGCTATTATTAGGCAAATATGCTCTTGCATCTTCTTTTAATAATGCCTTATTTTCTGTTAATTGAGGATATATATTCATCATAATATCACCCAATTCTTGAAGCGTAAACATTTTGTATGATTTAGCAGAAGTGCCTGGGATATCAAAAGATATTTTATATTTCTTTGTGTTATCATATTTCTCAGGTTTAAATTTACCAGGTGAATTAAATTTAAATTCACCTGAAGAATAATCTACATATCTTTGTGATAATTGAGTTATTCCAACCCTGTGTCTTGTTAATTGTTGAGATATTATTCTAGATACATCTTTTATTAAAATAGTAATTGAACACATGCTAAGAATATCCCTTTTTGTGAATATATCTGGAATTACATCTCTTATTTTATATAACGGATCAGCATTCAATATATTATAACTATCTCTTATTAATGGTTCAAATCTTTGGGTTATACCTAATTCTCTCTCCGAAGGTTCTATAGAAATTTTACTTTGTAATTCCCCTTCATTTAGTATCCAATCATCTGGTTCTGTATCCAATGGAAATTTCCTCTGATCCATTATACCAGCTTCTATAAAGTCGATAAAATAACAACTACTTGTACCATATAATAAATTTAATATTTCCCTGGATATTTTATTTTCTGCGTTCTGTATTTCCCTAAAGATATGTTTGTATGCCCTAATACTCCCTCCTATTAAAAGATATCCTATACCGTCTTTTTCCTTATATTTAGTTTCCAGATATCTGCATACATCTAATACTTCAACTAAATCTTCAGACATATCTTTAGAAAATTCCAATAGCATAACAATATTAGAATGTTCTAGAATAGATTCATGTCCTGATTTTAATCTAGTAGCTATATATTTAGCTTTATTTTCATAAGTGTCTTTATTATCCTTATTATAACATATTTTGCATGCATCATGTACTAAATTTACATGATCATTCATATGTATAATAGCACCTTTTACTATTCCTGTTAGTTTACTCTCCTCTTTATTTTTATTAAAAATCCTATTAAATATTGCTTTGATATTATTTTTATTCATTATCCTTACCTCCAAATTATTTATATTTATTATAAAGTTACATAGACAGTAAAAAGGTAGTACAACTATGTGTACTACCTTTTTGGCAACTTGCGATTTAAATTTAATATAAATGTAGACGGGGTAATATTATTTATTATATTGTTATTTGATTAATTATTTAAATATGTTATTATATTCACATATTGTTAAAATGTCATTAAAAATTTCTTCTTCTGTTCTAATACTATTATTATCAGTACATTTTACTACTTCATAACCCATAATATCTATTACTGTTTTTGAACTTTCCTCTACTAATTTCATAAAATTATAATTATTTTCATGTTCATCTTTCTTACCATTAGTTTTCAATTTTCTTTTTTGCATCAATTCATAAGAGATGTCTATAGGCATATCCATAAATATACATAAATCTTCTTTTGGAAGGTCTAAGTGGAAATATTCAACCTTACAAATATTTTGAATAAAATCATGTTCATTATACTCCTTCTTGAAGATATTATAATCCATTTTATAATATTTATCATACTCTGGTACTTTTTCATAATCTAATTTATAAAGATCAGTCTCTATACCATATAGCATTCGTCTATAATTATAAACATGTTTTGCTATTTCTTTAACTTTTGCAGTCTGAAATGTTAAATTTGAACCTATATACCTATCAAATATAATATACCATCCTTTTTCTAATAATTTATTTATTTCTAATTTAATTATAGAGTCCATTCTGTCTAAAGAATAGCAGTATGAAGCTTTATATGGATCAATATAAGATGCATTTCCATATGCCCCTGCTAAATACTCTTTTATAAAAAATGAAGATGGTGAATGATAATTTGGAAATGAAAAATGTAATACTTTATTAGTTATATTACTATTTATATAGTGTTCTAATTTAATTGAATTTGTTTCTTTGAAGGAATAATCTAATCCCTCGAATACTATTAATTTACCTTTCATAGTTAAATCCCCCTTTTGGTTTTAAATAATTACTTTATTGTTTTACTATGAATAAAAAATAAAAAAAAATAAAGATAGGCTTGGAGCCTATCTTTAATCTTTCTATTTTACAGATATAGAAAATTCGATCCTTTATAACTATTTTTATAATATAAAGGCATTATTGTAATCCTTCTATCTGATTCTTTATCATTCATTTGTATGATGGTATCTCGTGCTTCACAGATGTCTACATTATTTTTAAAATCTATTTTAAAAATATCTAGTATATCATTATTCACATATTCTATAGTTAATGCGGATTGGGCTAATTCAATTTTTGTTATTAACCAATCTCTTCCTGTACTTATTCCACGTGAACGTATATCAACATATACTTTATTATTATCTTTAGGCATTATTACTTTGAGTATATAATAATATGCAAAAGAAGCTTTAATTTCTGCACTTGATAATTCTGCTGAAAAATTATCTCTATTTATTTCAAATCTAGATAGTGCATATTTTTTATGAGATAATAATGAGGATAATAACGATAAAAACATATATTTATTAGTATCATTAGAATTATCATTTATATCTTGTAACATATGTTCTAATTTGCCTAAAATACTTTTTATCTCTAAATCTGTTATATTATCATGATCTAAAGTACTAGAGATAGATACATATCCATTTATAAAATCACTTATTTTATCTAAATCATATTCCCTTTCATCATAATGCAATTTGTTGTTATTCATAAATATTGCCACCCTTCAATAAAAATTATATATTTGAAATAGAATACCCTATCCTAATATATAATATATAATTTAGATATCGTAATTTAGCAATGTATATTTTTAATCTATTATTATCTTCTTTATATTTAAACTTTTCTTAAGTTGTTCTAATTCATTGTCTGGTATTATAAAATTAGATTCCTCATATTCACCGAATATTATATCTTTAGGAACATAGAAAAGTTTTACGTGCAATATATTATCTTCTATATGTACTTTCTTAATACTTTTATTTTCTAAAACTGTTATAATTTCAGATACTTGCTCTCCTAAAACATTTTGATGTTCATTAATTGTCATTATATACCCTGTGCAAAAAGATACTAAAGCACATACGACAATAATAACTATAATTAATTTTTTTTTCATATTTTTTCCTCCTTTTTTATATTATTATTTTGTTTTATGCCTTTTATTAAATAACCAAATTACCATTATTTTATAAATTTGGTTATTATAAAAAATAAACTAGAGGTTAGCCTCTAGTTTAGATTATTTGATATTTATTTTATTTCATATACTATATATTCGTTCTCTTTAATTAAATTTATTTTCTGTTCAATTGCTAAATTTTCTAAATTATTTAATGTTACACAATTTTTACATTTCATTTTATTATCTTCTTTATCTAATACAAGATATTCTTTATTATCACATTCGCATTGTCCATTCAACAACATTTTTAATATTCCATCCAAATCATCAAAGTTTTTATTAAATTCTTCTGTTTGCATGTCATAAAATTTATATTTCTTTTCATTTTCTCTTTGTTTACGACTTCCATAATAATATTCACTATCATGAGCTATAGCATAAGTAGTGCCTTTATTGTCGTAATATAGTTCTATATTTCCTACATCAGCGGATGTAGAACCAATGATTTCTAAATCATTTATCAATGTACCTAATTCTTCTACTTCCATCCCGTCTATTTCTCTAAATACACCTATTAATTTTTCCATAATTAATCTCTCCCTTTTATTTTTATTCAATATTATAATATATAATTATAAATATATTTATCCTATTTGCTTATAATTATATATTTCCATTATGATATACATTAGTACAAGAACAAGATATAATTTTACTATCTTGAGAATATAAAATTATATCTGAAGGATCAGAAATATAAATGCAAATTATTCGATTATCAATCTTTTTGTGTATAGTTATTTTCTCAGTAATTGATATTATATTGTCTTCTGTTGATATATTAATTGAATAAGGTGTTGTACCTGGTATATTATCATGTATAATAATTACAATAGATTTTTTGTCTGGTGATACTACATATTCTATTTTTGGAGCTAATGAAAATGAAAAATAATTATATTTATATAAATCACCTATATTGTGTACTATAGTTAAAAAATGATCTTTTTTACCATTAATGCGTATAAACTTATCTATTATAGCTATTATATCTTCAGCACGTTTCGATAATATCATTTCTATATTAAATTTACTATTCATACTTTGCATAACTAATTCTATATTCATCATCAATCCTTTACATAATTCACTATCATTTTCTAACTCTGAAAAGTTATTTTCATACATACATAATTGTTTGTATATATTTTTTATTAGTAAAACGCCAAAGGTTCCTTCCCATTCTATAATACTATCTTTTAGAAAATCCTTTATTGTATTATAATTATATTCTTTTCCTTGATAGTTTATTACTTTTTCCATAATTAAATCTCTCCTTTTTATTTTCTATATAAATTCCATATTTGATTTATTAATTGTGCATAATTCATGTTCATAATATTCCGCAATTAAATCTTCTATGGTCATTGGTATTATTTTAACTTTAAATTCGTCTGAGATTATTTCTAATATATCATCAGTTATTTCAATTTTAGAATTGCAAAATGATATATTAATATTTTTTTGTGTAGAAGATTTATTCTTGCTGGATAACGATATATTATTATTTATCTTATCAATACATATCGATGAAGATATAACTAGTTTATAACTAGTTGAATGATTTGTTATGCATCGTATAAATAAACATTTACCATCTAAATGTTGCTTATGGTTACTTATCTTAAGATAATTATTTTCTTCCTCATCATAAATACAAGAATCTATGTCTACATTATTAGAAACTCTATTTAAAGAATTTATTATTGTATTCATATATGCATTTATCATTATTTCATCACCTTTGATTATATCAAAATTATGAAGTCTTATAAATTTAATTATAGCATTTATGTTATTTTCGGTTTGTTGATGTTCGAATCTCCAATCTATTTTTTCTAAATCCTCTATCAATTTGTTTAAGTCATAATTCTTTCCTTTATAATTTATTATTTGTAATTTTGGTTTGTCCATAATTAATCTCTCCTTTTATTTTAAAAATAAAATTTACCTTTATCTCTCATTAAATTTAATTTATTTATATATTTAACACTATGACTATATTGTCTTTGCAGTAGTTTTAATTCGCCTTTAATTTGATTATAATAAACCCTCATATCTTTTCTACTACCTTTAGGTAATGAATTTAATATTTTATATATTTCAAATTCATTTATCATTTTTTCTTTTATTAATATAGCCTTTATTTTTGCTTGTTCTTTCTGAATTAAAACTGTATAAGTTAAGAAATATAAAATATTTGCTATTTCGTCTTTTACAAATATTTTATATTTAATCATAAAAATTTGTTTCTTTCTATTTTTACACCATACAATAATATAATTTCCTTTTTCATTATACTCATAATGAATAGCATTTTTTGAATGATGTTTATCATTCAAATCTATCCAGAATGTTTTTACGATATGTGGTTTATAATTTTGTAAAGTATCAAATAATACTTTAAAATCAGATATGTTTCCATCAACCATAATTAATTTCTCCTTTTTTATTTTTAAAAATATATTAGAAGATTAGAAATAAATCTAATCTTCTTTTTAAATAAATTAAAATCTCACGAAGTGAGATTTATCAGCCTCCCCTTCATGTCTTCTAAAACATGAATAATTTACATTTATATTGTATTTATAATAATGAATTATAAATTAATTCAATGTTTTATACTTTGTAAAAATGTACAAGCTCCCTTATTTATAAAAGTCCATAGAGAAGACATAGCAATCTTCTCTATCTACAAGAACATAATCGTTCATAGATATCAGTACTCTATTTTCGCCAAATAATAACTTACGTATTATATTATTTAATATTTGGCTATTAGTATTAAATTCACCATGAAGTTTTAAATACTCAAATGTATTTGGTTCTATATTGCTTTTTATTATTATATTAAACGATTCTTTCATAGCAGTTATAGCATCATCATCTGTAAATAATAAATCAGTAACCTTTCTAATATAAAAGTTTTCAATAGTTTCTTCCTCATATATAATTGTATCTATATCTAATTTAGTCATAGGTTTTTTTATGTATAACCTATCTGAATCCATTAATGTCGTTAAAAGATTAGTATTATCATCCATATATTTTAATGCTAAATTATATGCTATATTTTTTATATCTGCATTATTTTTTTGTCTATCATATTTATAATTTAAAAAGTATAATCCAGATATAATCTCGTTTATTATAATTGATTTAATTAAAATCATTTTTTCATATTCGCTATGAATATTATGTGCATGATCAATAATATTATTTATATCTATCACCATAGTATTTACAAATATACATGATAAATTTTTACACATATCATAATCTTTTTCATTAAATAATAGCTGTATTGGAATTGCTATATTTAATTCGTCCTTCACTGTTCTAAATACCTTTTGTGCTAATATTTTTAAATTGAACATAATATCCTCGTTCAATTTAAGTCTAGTTGCCTTTTCATGCTTAAGTTTAATAATGTTATTCATTTGTAATCCCCCTCAAAAATATATTTTTTTTATTCAATATTATAATATATCATTGTATTATACTTTACCATTTTTTCTATGTTCCTGGAAAAATGGCTATAATTATATATTATAGTAATGAATAAATATAGAAAATATTAAAGGAGAGATTAATATGAATAAATTAATAGTAGATCCAAATAACTATAGTATAGTATCAATTTCAAATGAGACATCCTTTGAAGAAACAGAGACTGATAAACTATGTAGACATATACTAGGTTTATTTAGTGATCTTAAAGATTTAGAGATAGAAATTGATGTGGATAAATATAACAATTTTGAAGCATGTTTTCGTACAGAAAAAATAAACAATAAAAAAAGACAATATAAATATATTATAAATCTTAGACCATTTCAAGACTGTTTTAAAAAGGGAAGCATTTGTAGAAATAGTAGAGAAATTATAGAAGGTTTGGAGATAGATGAACTTTTAAGAATAAATAGTATTGATGAAAAATATAAATTTAAAGTTTACTATTTATTTTATATATTACATGAAATTGGACATATTAAGCATTTTAATATAAATGAACGATATATCAATAAATTAAAATTGGCAGATGTGTCTCTAGATTGTTCATTGCGTCAAACTTATTATAATGCTAATAAGAAACATTCTTATACGATATATCAATATGGATTATTCGAATCCCAAGCAAATTTATTTGCATTTAAATATTTCACATATATTTGGAATAATGTATTAAAAAATACAAATTTTCTTAATATGTAAAAATATAGGCTTGTACATTTTTACAAAGTACAAAACATTTAAATATTTATATTTAAATTATATAAATTTAATATATAAAAATATTCATGTTTCTACAATACATGATGAGAGGATTGTCAAATCTCACTTCGTGAGATTTTAAAGGAGGAATAAAAAATGAAAGATTCTAAAATAAATCTAAATAATAAGTGGTTTACTATAGAACGAGATCATTACAAATGTAAATTATGTAAATTCTATTATAAAATATACAATGAAACTGAACCCAGTAAATGTCCTAATTGTAATCATAGTACTAAAGATGAACAAAAGAATATCAATAAAAATAAATAATATATTAAATAAACTAGGGAAACAATCTCTAGTTTATTTTTTGTGTATTTACATAAGATAACATTCATATAATTATGAAAGGAGTGATACTATGAGAGATCCACAAAATATTCAACAAGTCGAATATAATGGAAATAAAATAAGTATAGTTAAAATGGACGATATACCTCCATTTGATATTCCAGACTATGACCTATTAGATAGTAAAGAACTTAGTAAATATTTTGATGATATTGAAAGAAAAATAATAAGAAATTCATTTGAATATAGACAAATGGTGAATTTCTTAAGAGAAAATTTAGATATGAATAAATGTAGTTTCTATCAGAATGTAAATAATATAGATACATTTAAAATAAAAATACATTTACATCATGAACCATTTACATTATATGATTTAGTTACTATAGTGTATAATAAGAGATTATTTTTCCATGAATGTTTAGAAGCAGAATTAGTAGCTAAAGAAGTTATGTACCTACATTACAAATTAATGGTAGGTCTTATACCTTTAGCAGAAACTGTACATGAATTAGTACACAATAGCTATTTATTTGTTCCTATGGATAAAGTATTTGGAAATGTACAAGAATTTATAAACATGTATGAAGATTTTATGTCTCCAGAACAATTAGATTTACTAGAAAGAAATCGACAATATACTAAAACTTACTGTGAAGAATTATCAAATAACCATATCCTAAATAAAAACTATATATATTTAGATTTAACAGGTGCATATGATATTCCTACATTAGAAGAAGTAGTAGATTCTATGAATGCGAAGATAAAGGAGATAAAAGGGGATACCTCATCTATATATGTAGAAGAGAAACCAAAAAAACAATTACAGCAGATGGTATCTTTTGGACAAGCACCTGATAGTGTTTTACCTGATAAATAAAATCTTAAACTATTTATTATTATGTACCTATATATTATTTATATTTATTATTTTTTATATATTTTTTTACATGAATATAGATGACTAAAATAGATATAATAAACATTATATTAATTAATCTATAAAGGAGGAATAAAAATGGCAGATTTATTTACTAAAAGTATAATTGATATTTTAAATGAAGCATCAGATTGTGAAGCTTGTTCTAATGAAGAATTAGAACTTGATGGGGAATTAGAAGATGAATACGATGATGTAGAAGAATTAGAAGACGATATAGAATATACTGAAGAAATGGTTAATGTAATATTACAAGAATCAAATTCACAAACTAAATATTTGATAGAATATGATAATCTTTGCAAATTGATGGAGTCTAAACGCATGGATATAAAGGAGGCTATGATATCAGTTTGTGAGCATAACCAAATTTCATTCAGTCACGCATACCTTGTATTAGAATCCGATGAAACTTTCGCAGAAGCATTAAATGAAGCAAAAGCATCAATAAAATATGCAAATAACCCAATAGATAAAACAAAAAATAAAAAGAAAGTAGGAAAGGTTTATGATACTTTCAAGGATATAAAGAATAAAGGAATAAAAGTATTAAAGAAAAAATCTAAGAAAAAATAATTATATAACATATATTTAAAAAATATAATATTTTTTTATTTTCCTTTCTAAGTTATATTTAAACCAGATATATAAATGAATATAGAAAACTATATTCATTTATATTATTTTAATATCAATATAACAATAAAGTGAATTAGAAATTATTCATTTATTCTATTTCATAATTAATCTCACTTCGGTAAAGTAGTATATCGTTATGATATACTACTTTTTATTATTAAATAATAATACTATAACATATAATTGAATAGCAAGTTTCATACTTAACCTCACCCTAAAGTTTTTATGATTTGAAATCAAATATAAAAGATAGAGATTAGTTTCTCTATCTTTTATACTGTCTAAATATATACATAATTATATATTATAATAATGAAATAAACAATAAATTAATATTAAAAAATTTAAAGGAGGAATAAGTATGAAGTTTTATTTCGATACAGAATTTACACAATTAAGAAAAGAAACAACATTAATCTCTGTAGGTATATTATCAGAAGATTATTCATGTTCTTTTTATGCAGAATTAACAGATTTTAATCAATCTTTATGTGATGATTGGATAAACAAAAACGTTATAGATAATTGTATCTATATATCTAGAAAAGGAAAACAACAATATATATTTAATAGAACTATAGAAAGCTCTGAAACAAATAATATATCAATATGTGGAAATAGAGAAGAGGTTTCGAAAGAATTAGTAAGATGGCTTTCGAGATTTAGTGAAATTCAATTTGTAGCAGATGTATGTAATTATGATTTCGTATTATTAATAGATCTAATCACAAATGGTGGTACCGCATTCGACTTACCAGTGAAAATATCACCATATTGTCATGATATAAATCAAGATATCGCTGATTTTCTATCTATATCTGATAGTGCAGCATTTGATGTAAATAGAGAAGAATTGGCTTTGAAAATAAATCCATATTTAAAATTAAATGAAAAGTCTAAACATAATGCATTATATGATGCAAGAATGTGTGCTATTGTTTATAAATCAATAAAATAATATATAGGAAGTGAATCTAAATGGGAATGTATTTTTATAAAGGTGTACCTTTATTTAATTATCATACAAGATTTAAAGACACTGACATTACTGTATATAATGGATATATGGGTCATAACATAGAATGGTTAATAAATGATTTAGAACAACAATTTACAAAATATAATAATAAAAATACAATATTAATTAATCCAGATAATGGAGAGATATGTGTATATGATAAAAATGAAAAACAAGAATTAAAATTTCAAATAGAAGATAGCAAAGATTATCAAAATTTGAAACATATTATTATAAATAATATGAATACAGTATGTATAGATCATACTGAAAATTATCAGCTATGTTAAATAAAGAACTTAAAGTTCTTTAATATAAAAAATGAAAATAGGGGGAGAAGGAAATGAAAATATTTAATTGTCAAATCGTAAAAGGAGAAATAGTAGATATGTATGGAAGCGGTGTTGGTGAAGCACCCCAATATTTACTATTAGTGGAAGATAATGAGCATGAAGGATTAGACATAGAACCTTCAAAAATAATCTATTTAACAGAAGATTTAGCAGATGATGTAAAAGATGTACATTATCAAATAATCGATGCTATGATAGATATGCTATCAGAAACAGAAGTAAATAATATAAGAATTAATAACTCTGAGTCAGCAATTGTTATAGGAGGTGCTGAAATTACGAGGAGGAAAAGTATTCTGTAAGGAGAAAAATATGAATTATGAAGACATATTTAATAAAAATACATTAAATATATTTACTGATGCTTCAATCAGTAAAATAGGAAATGAAACAGTTGGTTGTAGTGGTTGTATAGCCACTACAACTGATAATTATGGAAAATCGATAATAGTAGATGAATTTTATTTTATAAATAGAGATACTACTAATAATGATTCAGAATTAAAAGCTATACATGCTGGTATATATAAAGCTATACAGTATAGAAATAATTATAAACAAATTAATTTATTCTCTGATTCTCTTGTTTCAGTTAAGGGATTAAAAGAATGGATATTTAATTGGATTAATAATATGAAACTAGGAGTATTATACGGAAGTTCTGGAGAAGTGAAAAATCAAGAATTAATAAAATCTATTATATCGGATATAATAACTTCTCAATTACAAATTAAAATTTATCACCAAAAAGGTCATATAAAAATCAATGATTATGATGATTTATTAAAAGCTCAAAGAATATTTTTAAGGGAGAACAATATTACTGCTCCTTTAGAATTAATTAAAGATTTATGCTATTACAATGATATTGTAGATAATACAAGTAGACAACGATTATTAATATATGTAAGTGATAAAACCCAATCACTTCAGTTACAAAAAAATCCTATAAGTCATCTTATAGATACAACAAGAATAAGGAATGAATATAGAATATTGGTTAAGTAAAGGAGATTTTTATTATGAAATCAGAAGACTTATATAAAATGGATAAAGCCTATGAATTATTAGAAGAATGTGAACCAACATATAAGAGTTTAGATATACTTATATGCTTAAACAAACCATTATTTATTATGTATTTTTCTAGTATTGATATCTTATTAAATAATGATGAAAAATATAATCGGTTTAATACTGCTATTGATAATTTAACTAAACCAATGTATGATATTTTATCAACAGTAGAGCATAGTATTGATAAAGAAAAAATAATGAATATGAAAGAACTTTTAAAGATATGTATAATGCATGAAGTATTATATTTAGTATCATCTGAAGAAGTATTCGATAAGCCATCTTCTATGAATTGTTTAGATAATTTAGTAAATAGTATTTTTACTGGGTTTAGTAAAATAAAAGGTTATTTTTAGCTTATATATATTTAAGAGAAATGTAAAATATAGGTTACTACAAAAGTAGTAACCTATTATTAATATTAAAAATAAAGGGAGAGATTAATTATGAATAAACAACAATTAAAGCCGATGGTAAAATTTGAAGATAATTTACAGTATAAGAATACAACTTATACAGCAGAAACAATGTATAGTAAAATAGCACAAATTTATACTAATGAGAAATTATTAGAAAGTGGTTATCCAGAAAATGAATTAATGTTAAACCACAGGAGAATGTGTTTAGAACAAACTTTTAGAAATAGAGTTCAATTTTTATTAATGCAAGTTATTGAGAGCTTTAATAATAAGGTATATGAAGTGAACTCTTTATTAGAAAAAACAAAAAGTGGATTCACAATTTATAGGTCACATACAGGAACATTAAATGGATATATAGAGTCTAAATTTGATTATATATATGATATATATAGTTATATGCATATATTAAATAATCCAATAACAATTAGTGACATATCATTAACTTTATCTACACTGATGTATAATGCAATAAATATATCAGTGCAAATACCTGAAGAGATGAGAGATATCTATTATAATGAGATGTATGAGGTTAAGTTTGATAAATATATGCATAATGTAGATCCAAATATATTATTATCATTTGAGCAATATAGGACAAACTTAAGTAAATACTTTACAATGCTAATAATGAAAATGTTCGAGCAATTATGTGGAGAAGTAAAAACAATTTATTTAGATGCAGGATATCCTAGATATGCGGAACCTTGTAAGTTCTGTTCAGAAGAAGAACTATCTAGGGCAATACAATTACATCAACCAGTAAAAACAATTGAAGCAACAGAAGGAAAAAAACGTAGATATAGAAAACTAGATATTCCATTATTTGAAGAATTGGAAAAATAATTATCTGAATTTATTAAGGAGAATTAATTTACTATGAATACACAAGTTTTATTTTCTAGTAATGATCAAACTTGGGAAACACCTTTAGAGGTGTTTTCCAAATTAAATAATGAGTTTAATTTCACATTAGATGTATGCTGCACCATGTATACTACTAAATGTAAAAAATTTTTTACCCCAGAACAAAATGGATTAATTCAAGATTGGAGTAATAATGTATGTTGGATGAATCCACCTTACGGAACGGAGATACCTATTTGGATAGAAAAAGCTTATAATGAAAGTTTAAAAGGAGCTATCGTAGTTTGCTTAATTCCAGCTAGAACAGATACAAAGTATTGGCATAATTTTTGTATGAAATCAGCTGAAATTAGATTTATAAAAGGTAGATTAAAATTTGGTAATTCAAAAAATTCTGCACCATTTCCAAGTGCAATTGTGATTTTTAATAATAAAATAAATGAATTAACTGTATCTAGTTATACAGTATATGGTAGATTAATTAATTTTAAGCTTCCAAAAATGGTAAGATACTTATATTAATTTATATTATAATCATATATTATATATGTAGGAAATAAATATAAATTTAATATAAATGGAGGGGATTAAATGTTTTATCAACAATCTCCTATAGCTATGAATATGGGTGGTAATATGAATCAAGGATTTATACCACCCAATCCAATTAGTAATGTAGCAATAGGTAGTAACGGGTATAATGGAATAGGAAATATGGGTTCTTATTATACAGGAACTTATAATAATTATTATAATCCATATATGGCAATGAAACAGCAAGAAGCAATGGAAGCTGTATATATGGAAGAACAAAGACAACAAGTTGATATTATGAAAACAATATCAAAAAATGTAAATAAATCTTATGGGACAGAAGTTGATGATATATTTCTAAAACGCTATGATCCTGTCGATATAATTCAACAGAATAGAGATCCTGAAATAGATATAAATATAAGATTAGCCAATGCACGTGCTGAAGCACAGTATGGAAGGAATCCAGAAGTAGAAGGGTACATTTACGCAATTAATACGATGTATGATAAATCTAAAGAAATATATCCAGATAGTATGGGTATATATGAATTTAATAAGATATCTTCTGAAATAAATTTACAATATTTAGAAGAAGAATATAGAGAGAAACAAAGAAATGTTGGGACACTATATAATAGATCTCAATATAATCAGCTTATATCAGAACATAGCAAAGCAAATAATTCATTTAGTAATGTTTTTGGAAATACAAAAAACATTAATTCCATAGATGATTTAGAAGTTACATTACCAAGTCATTTAAGTAATGAACTTGCAGCTCGAAGAGAAATGTTTATGAAAAGTATAATGGGTAAATAAGGGGGAATATAATATGGCAAGAGTAGATTTATTAAGTGTATTATATTCTAAAGAAAAATCACCATTAGAATTTAAATTCGATTCAATGTGGATGCCATCAATGTATAATTATCTTACGCAACAGGATATACAAGCATTGTATAATATAGCATCCTCTATTAGATATAGTTCTAAGATAGAATTAAAATATAAACTCATAGATGATATTATGACAGTAAGAGGATTTAAGAAATTTGCCTCTGGAACTAATAGGGTAGTTTATAGTTATTTAGAAGACCAATCATTTTTAGTAAAAATAGCAATAGATAGAGTTGGTCTTGGAGATAATCCAGCAGAATATAAAAATCAATTTTTATTAAAACCTTTTGTATCTAAAATGTTTGAATGTAGTCCATGTGGGACTGTAGCATTTGTAGAAAGATTAGAGCCCATAACATCTAGACAAGAATTTTTATCTATAGGCGAAGATATATTTAATTTATTAAATGAATTTATTATAGGTAAATATGTATTAGAAGATATAGGAAGTAAATATTTTATGAACTATGGATTGCGTAAAGGATTTGGTGTATGCCTCTTAGACTATCCTTATGTGTATGAATTGGATGGAAATAAACTGTATTGTAATAAGCAAGAACTTGAAACAAAGAATCTTTGTGGAGGAGAAATAGATTATGATGCAGGATTCAACAATTTAATATGTAGTAAGTGTGGCAAAAGATTCAAAGCCAAAGATTTACAACAGTCTGTTCAAAATAAATTAATTTTATTAAAAAATGAAGGAGAGATTGATATGAAAATTAAAGTTAGTTATCGTGGAGAAGTAATAAGAGAATTTAATTCATCTGATGAAAGTGATGTTATTGTTAGAAAGCAAAAACAGCAATCACAACCAACAATGAATGTAAAAGTAAATGGAGTTCCGATAGGGGGTCCAAAAACTCCGATTAACAATGTAAGAGAGTCTGCTTTTATCAATAAAAATAGACACGATATAAAGGGAGATAAAAAAAGATATGCAGAAATGGGAAACGCTAAATCAGTTCAAAAAGATAATACACAAGAAATAAAAAATCAAGTATCCCAGGCAGATTCTAAACCTGAAACTATAGAAAAAACAGATAATATATATACTATTGCGGTCAAATCTGAATCTCTTAAAGTTCCTACAATAGATGCAGCAACTTTAAATTCTATAGGATTATCAGATAAAGATTTTGAAGAAGAGGACTCATCGAATAAAGAAGAAGATAAAGACTTAGCAGCTAAATATTACGATGAGTATAAAGATTTTGAAGAAGAGGATAATTTTCAAAAAATTAAAAAGAATAAAATTATAGATAGATATTAATGGGGGGATCATTATGTTATTCAATGGATCTATCTTTGTAACGACAGATTTAAATGTTGTTAGAAATAATTTTACAACAAGTAAAGTCGTTGTAATTGGAGATAATCAGCCAAGCAACCAAGAATTAGTAACATCGGTTGGTGGAGTATTAGCAAGTGTATTGCTACCTCCATATCAATCTATGGAAGCATATTTAGATAATAGAAAAGAAGATTTTATAAATCTATACTATGCATACTTATTTAGTCGAGAAACATTGGCATTATTAGCAGCTCTGGTGAGAGCTATAATGAATGGTACAAACATTCTTATCTATATTAATGCGGATGAATATAATATGTATTTTGAAGCATTGTATAATTTTATAGCAATAAATTTTGGAATATTTATTGGAACTGGAACAAACCAATTTGGATTTTCAAACAATCCAATTCACATTAAATTTATTTGTGATACTTTATATTTAAATGAATTTTTAAGTATACCAGAATTATTTGCATTATATCCTGCAGATGCAGATTTTCTTCAAGAAGTTGTTGTTAAATTAATAAATGAGTTAAATCCATATGTTGCAGATACTTCTTTTGAAGGTTATTGTAATTATTTTAGAAACTATAGAAATCAAATGTTAGCGAATAATGGTTCGTTCTTAAAACCATTGGTGCATAAATGTTAGTATTTGGTGACTATACATGTTTGAAGCCAGTAATGAAGAATTTCTTTATATTTAATCTGGCTTCTTCATTAGAAGGTTTCGAAAGGGTAGATATAATACCAAGATTTCAAATGGAATATTCAAATAGAGATTTTGATGTGCTATATGCAAAATATATAATGGAAACAGATTCAGTGTTTTATGAATTTATGAAAATAATAATTTCATTATATAATGGATTTGATGTATTTATATTAACTAATAGAAGCGGATTTTATGAGGATATTATAGAATCCCTTCAAAAGTTAATTCAGCAACGATATGGTATAATATCTAATATTATAAATGAACCAGATGATTGGAATTATGTCCAAGAATCTTGTTTTAATATTAATGGTTTATATAATTTAGATATAGACAAAGAAAGATATGCAGTGATGTTTACAAATTTAAATTTAGATACTATACTAAAGTCATTGTAAAATTAATAAAGTTAGAGATTATCTCTAACTTTATTTTTTCGGAGGTTTTTAAATGAGTAATTTATTATGGAATAAAGTAAATTATACTGCAGATATAGAATATATAATATCTAGTTATATTAGAGAATATGATATAAAAAAGGCAAATATAAATATTTTATATAATAAAGGAGTATTGACTAAGAATCAATATGAATATTATCATAGTTTAGAAAAGAAAAAAAGAGAAGTTAGTATAGGTTGTTTATTAAGAGATAATCCTCAATATAATAAAGTATTAATTGATGGTATAAAAGAATATAAACAGAAATTCTTTGAAGCCAATAATATTAAATTTGAGGAAGTATTATCAATAAAAAATGATGCTGTATTTATAATAAATAAAATCCCTAATATAACTGTATTTGATAATAATGTAGAATTTGTAAATAAAAATATATTTACGTCTTATTATAAATTAGGTCCAAATAAATCTGATATTGAAGCTTATTATTATTATGATATGGTTAATAATACTGAAAAAATAGATATTAAAGGTATCAAAGATGAAAAAATATATTTACATGAAGATTACTTTTTAGAATTTTTAAAAGTATGTTTTTGTTCTGCTCAATCTGAAGGCATAAAACCTACTATAGATTTAATATCATCATTTTATAATAGATATATTAATTTGCAATTAGATATAGGATATTATAGAGAATTTAGATCAGATTGTTGTTACACATTAAAAGGATTAAGCCAATATAGTATATTTAAATCTTTTAATTTGGAAGAACATAATAAACAATATGTAAATATTATAGTTAATTTAAATATAATTAGACAACTTCATAAATACTTTTCTCAAATTTATTTTTCTAATAGTAGATAAAAAAGGATAGCGTTAAATCGCTATCCTTTATTTTTTATATGTTGCAACTTCCTGTCCATTGTTATTTTCAATAACATATTGCATTACTCTTAAATATACCTTCTCATTTATAAGTTCACCTAAACCGTCTTTATTATAAATTAATGATAATTTATCGATCATAGCAGGTGATATTGTATTCAGTATCTTATAAGATACATGTTTAACTATTTCTGCTTCTGATTTAGAATCTATATAATGTGTATCTTTAAATGCTTCATTCAAAGCCAAATATTCTAAAAAACATTCTTCTATTAAAGAAGGTAATAATGCAAAGTCTTCAGGTGTGATTTTATAATTTACATTTATCATATAATAATCCTGTCTGATTTTTTTACTCTCATTTCTTGATGATACTATTAAATACCATGAAAAAGTTAATATAAAAATAATTGAAGTTATTAAAGCTAAAAATAATAATTGTTCTAAAATATTCATAAATAAATTCCTCCTAAATATATATATATTATTATCTATTTAAACAAGACCAGTCCAATATTCTATCCCTTACTTGAAGAAGATCTGCATCTACTGAACCACCGTTTTGTATTGCTCTTTTAATATAAAATAATATTTTAAATGCTATATCCTGTGTTAAACCTGTATTATATCTTAATAGAAAATCATACCAATTTCCAAAACACATATCTGGATGTATAAAGAAATCGGGATTATTATGATATAATTGATGTGGCGTTAGTGATAGCATTACCAATTGTATACGATTATTGATATGTTCATGTTTTAAAAGAGTAACTAAATCAAAGGTAGTTATTTTGCCTTTAGTATTTAAAACATGTTCTGTGATAATTACAGCTATATCAAATATGGTAATCATATTATGATGCATTTCTACTTTAGCCATTGTATCTGCAACTATGCTAGAATGGAATTGGCATCTATCGAATCCTAATCCATAAAGGTAACCCTTATAATGTTTATAAGTCCTACTATGCCTAAATCTAGCTATTGCATTTTCTATAAATCTTTTATAAGATTCGACATCTAATAAGGTATCTCTAGTTTGAGCAAAAGGCAATTCATATGGACTGTTCGGTGAGGATATTGTTGGGTTTTCATCATTATACGAATCAATATCTGGTAATTTATTATAGTCTTCCATTTTAAAGACCTCCTCTTATTTGTTGTTATTTAGATGTTATTCTCCAATATTTGGCAATTATACATAATTGTATATCTTTAGAATTTAAATTATATATTATAATAATGTAATAAAGTTTGTAAGTTCTTTATATAGAAATAAAAATATTAAACTTACAGAAGGGGTTAAATATAATGTCAAGAATATGTGTAAAAGTTGAAGAAAAGGATGGGAAGTTATTTATAACTTCTATAGAGGGTAATGTGGATAAATTTTACTTAACTGTATATAATCCACTAGAACCTAATATTATAGGTATATTTGAAGATGGGGATAGCTTCATTCATACCAATCAATTTAAAGAATGGACTGTTAAAAAAGTATCAGAGGGAGAATGGAGATTTGAGCATTCTACATTTAAAGATAAATTAATCAAATCGGGAAATTTATATTTATTAGCTACAAGTTCTGGAGCAGCTAGAAATGGAATAATGCATAATTATAAAGAACCTGAAAATATATTAGATGTTTTAATGCAATCGTCTAAAGGTAAAATAAAGTATAGGAAAGCTCGTCTAAACGAGAGTGATATTTATATTTCAGGGGATACATTATTAGGAGATCGTTCTTATAAAATTACGAGATGTATTTCTGATGGTAGACCAATAGAAATATCTCAAAAGGATAAATATACTATATGTAAATATGACAATGCATCTGTAGTCATTTATATAACTATACAAAATCTTTATGATAATTATAATATAACTTTAGAGCTATATACTAATATGAGTATAGAGGAAGTATGTAACAAAAGTAATTTAATCAATGATACTATAACCATAATAAAAGAAAATACAGAAGGGGTATTATAGAAAATGGAGGAAAATAATTATACTGTAACCACCAAACAATTTAAATGTAAAAGCGAGGCAATGTTAGATGTCACATTAGATGATGAAAAAATATCTATTCCTGTATCCGAATTATTAAATTGTCAAATAGGATATTCATATAATATATCGTCTAATGATAATTCAAACAGAAAAATACTTACATTAACAAATAAAGCTTTATATGGATGCGAGTTATCACTAATATATTATGAAATTAATACATTGAAATCTATTACAATTATAAAAATTACTATTGAATCGAGTTCTATAGTAATATAGGAGATTAAAGAAATATGTTTGTCAAAAATAAGAAAAATACTGTTGATATTTATAATTCTGATATAATTACTCTAAAGGCAGGACATCGAGAATTAGATATAACTGGGTGGCAATTATTTGATTTACCAATTGGCGGCACGATAGGAATTATAGATGGAGCATATTCTCATTTTATATTTGTAAATGAAATAGATATAAAAAGGAAGAGATGTGTTGTTACAATGTCAAAAAGAAACATTGATAATCCATCTTATAGCAATATAATAAAAATAACATATAATATTAAAGATTAGAATAAACCAGGCTCTCCCCTGGTTTATTTTTTCTCTATTACATTTATTTTTTAACTACATATAAGTAATAATAGAAGGGAGATGTGATTAGTTATGGCATATAACGTGGAAAATATTAAAACTGATAATATACCTTTATTGGATGAATTAATATTTAATTTAAAAAAATTGCTATATGATTCTGTAATGAAGGACGAAGAAGCAGCTTTAAATAATGAAACTTTAGAATCACAAAAAGAATCAGATGTCTATATATCTTGTTTACAAGACAGGGCTAATTTAAATATGTTTGATTATAAAATGCAGGAATTAATAAATCTTGGAATACCTGATTATTTAATAAATGATATCTTATTAGATCCGAGTAATACTCCAGATAGTTTTAAGAAACCTTTATTAAAGTTTAAAACACAACAATTTATAGATAATTATGTAGAAAAAAATAATTATTATCGTATGTTGAATGGTATACCCGATATAGGAGATTCTGGTATTAAAATACCAGAAGAATATTTAGATATTCAATTAAGAGGTATAATAGATACTAATATTTATGTACATCAAATGAGGGATACAGAAATAGATATATTATATACATTTAATATAATCAATAGACTCATTCAGGAAAATCCTACAAAGAAATACCTAGAGCATATGGGATCTAAGAGTATACCTATTATTGATGCTAGAACATCAAAGAAATTTGAATTGTTATATACAACTATTGATTGCCCTAGAGAAGTATTAGTTAGATTTAGAGAAAAATTCGAACAAAATAGAATTTATACTTTAAAGGTGTTATATTCTGATGCATTTAAATTTGGTTCAGATTATTACGATAATTTTATGCAAGTTCTTATTCTTATCGAAACAGCTAAAGATATGTTAGCTGAGTTACCAGATTTTATTATTAAAAAGGATATCTTTGATTTTAGAATGATAGAATTAATATTTCAATCTAACGGTATAGATTTTTTTCCAGAGATTCCTTTTAGATATCAAATAGCTATGGTAAGAAATTTAAATAGGTTAATTAAATTTAAATCCACTACAAAGAATATAATAGATATTTGTTCACTATTTGGGTTTGAAAACATACAAGTATTCAAATACTATCTACTCAGAGATAGGAAATATGATAAGTTTGGAAACTATGAATTCAATTTTAAAGAAATTGTAAATGATGATAGTGGAGAGATAGAAATAGTAGAGGATGTTGCCGAGAATTATGATTTAAAATTCTTAAAAGTACCAATTCAGGATAAAGCTGACGATTACTTATATGATAGAAGTAAATATCTAGATTATGATGAAATAGCTCTTGGAGATAAATATTGGAATGGTGATTTAGATCATAATGATGTAAAAAGAGCAATATTGGAAGATGAATTTAATTATTTACAGTCTAAATATATTTCTATAGATACAATATATAGTATGACAGAATTATCTTTTCAATTATGCTATTTTTATAATATATTATTTGATGAATATAAACTTGAAGATAAATTATTCGTAAGAGTTCCCACTATAAATGGATTAGCTAAATTTAAATTGGTAGATCTAATAAGCTATCTTTATTCTTTAATGTATGAATACAATGGAGTGGTGGATGATTTAATGGATACCCCTACTAAAATACTTTATATTAAAGGATTTAATTTTTCTGTAGATATGACTGCATTGGCGGCGTATGTTCAAGAACAAGGATTTACTATGGAAGAATTAGGAGTAGGTGGATTTATAATTCCAGAAACAGGTCTTTTATCTTACGAACAGTTAATACATGTGTATACTAATAATAAAAATATACATGATCATATTGTTAAGCAATTATATAAAGCTGATAATAAGAAGATATATGATATATATAAGAAAATATATGATAGTTTAATGATAATGGAATTAAGTATGAAATTTTTTACTTTAAAAGATGGTACTATTGCAAAAACGTATACCCAGTTTCTAAAAGAAAGAGATGTTATTCTTTATCAATCGCTTATAACAGTAAGGGCAACTGATAACAATAGAGTTAAACAACAAAAGATAACAGAACTTATAGATGCTGTAATATACGCAATAGAAGAATATTTAGATGATGAACAGTTTAAGTTTATTTTTTCATTCTTACCTTCTGCTTCATCTGAAGCTGTAAAAAGATATATATATAAAGTAGTTAATTTCTTTAAATCTTATAAAGTAGATATACTTAGTATTAATACTATATATAAATTTGATGATAAGTTAGAAAATAAAATAAATATTATAGATGATATATTTATCAAATATTTTTATACAAAACATGAGACTATAGATGCAATTTCTAAATTAAGGAATAATGTAAATTTAACCAAAAAGGATATGCAGAAAATAATTGAGAAAATATATTTTGAAACCACTTTCTGGATGGATTTATTTAATTCGGATAATATTACTACAAAAGATATAATGAATTTATTATCTACATTAAATCCTAAATCGTATGTTGATATCGGTGAAACAATAAGTACAATTGTAACTAAAAGACTTGAAAAGGAAAGTTTAAATATTAATGATAAGATTAGTATAACACCATTTACTGAAATCTAATTATAACGTTTACTTTGTAAACATATATATAATTATGAGTAAATTAAGATAGGAGGAAATAGAATGAAAAATAAAATTCTTCCTTTATTTGATAAAGGAAAAAATTACGATTCATGTTCAGTTCATAGAACTAATATAGTTATAAAGAATGAGTTTACTGGAGAAGAAGTTTTCAGGGGTTCTAATAAAGTAATAATTGGAGGTTCAGCATTTACAGCTGCTAAGCATTGGAATATAGCACCACCAGTTTTTACGCCAACATATAATACTATAATGGGATTAGATAATTCTGTTATAGAACCTTATTCGGGTGATGGTATTAGAAAAGAAGAACAGGTATTTTTATTTGCAGTAGGTACAGATGGCTGTGGACAAGAAAACTCACAAGTATTCGATGTAAATTATACTAAATGGATAGCTCCAGAAAATTTAGTTCCATTTAGATATCAATTAGAAACAAATGATATCGCAGGACATTTAAGAGATAAATATTTTGGAAGAAAAACAACAACAAATAGAATAGCTTATTATTTTAAAGCATTCGAGATGCCACCTCTATTTAAACAGCAATATGTAGATGGGACACCAATAGATGAAAATATTTATACATCAAGCAGAATAGAAGAAGTTGAATCTTTTGTAGAAATAAATTTAAAAATAACTAAAGAAGATTGCAGAGACTTCTTTTTAGCAACAACAGGTATAAACGATGCTAGAATTAACACTATATCTCTATTGACAGCATGGAAAAAAGAAATAGATGGTTATGTTTATTATCAAGATATTAGACCATTAACAAAGCTAAACTTTCCTAACGAGTCATTGATTGATATGTCAAAAGGATTAGACATTATATACGATATATATTATTAAAATAATAAAGAGGAGGTATAATCTCCTCTTTATTTTTTAGAGGAGGAATTAAATATGGCACAGAAAAGACAAATAAGAACAGCAAGAGCTGTTACTAAAAAAGAAGATATTGATTATTTAGTTAATATAAAAGAAGAAGATATTACAACAAGTTTTATAATGGATACATTTGCAGAATTTAATGGTAAAACTAGATTTGATCCATATGATACTATAACTATACCTCCTGGTTCTTATGGTCCAGAAGGAAAAAAGAATAAAAATTCATTTGACACAACAGTAGGATTATGGATTTTTAATAAATATTTTATAGAGAAAGATTTATTTAATTTATTTTTACCAAGTGGATATATAAATAAGTCTATAGATAAGAAAACTTTTGGAATGATAAATACCAAATTATCCAGGGCGATATTAGAAGATGATATAGAATTAGAAGCATCAAAAAGATATTTAATGAAAACACAAAAGAGTATGCCTTATGTTAGTATATTATCTCCTAGCCATACATTAAGTTTATTATTAAGTCCTAAAGAAATAGAAAAAAAGAAAAAAGAACTAGCTAAAAAATATGCTAAAGAGTTAGAAGCAGGAGACGAAATAGTAGCGGAAAAAATAGAAACAGAGTTATTAGAATTTGCTAAGAGTTTTCTGGCAGGAGACCCTTCTATGGATTTCTATAATTCAGGAGCCAGAGGCTCATTTGGAAATAACTTTAAAAATATGTATGTAATGAAGGGTGCAATCAAAGATCCAGATCCAAACAAAGGTTATAATATCGCAATGTCAAATTATATGAATGGCATATCTAGAGAAGAATATGCAACATTCGCAAACTCATTAGCAGCTGGTCCTTATGCTAGAGGAAAGAAAACAGAAATCGGTGGTTATATGGAAAAACTATATTTATCGGCATTTCAACATATCACTTTAGACAAGCCTGGTTCAGATTGTCATACTGATCAATATATAGAAGTTTTATTAGAAGGAAAATCAATAGATGATTATATGTATTCATATGTAATAGACGGAAATAATCTTGTAGAATTAACTTCTAAGACTATAGATAAATATAAAGGAAAGAAAGTTAAATTGAGATTCTCTTCTTTATGTAAGAGTAAAACAGGTATTTGTAATAAATGTGCTGGGACTTTATTATATAGATTAGGATTAAAAAATGCAGGTATGACTTTACCAATAATACCTTCTACCCTAAAGAATTTAAGTATGAAAAGCTTCCATGATTCGAGCGTAGTAACAATAGAAATGGACCCTATGAAAGCATTTGGCGTACAAAAATAATGAAAATATCGAAAAACAAAGTACTTTCTTATTATTAACATAACATATAATTAATTAAATAATAAGGAGGAAACAGAAATGATAGACTTAAATGAAATTTATATTCCAAAGACAGAGAATTTATTATTCGAGAACCCAATTAATCCAGGAGATGAATTATATTATTACATGGGAAGAAAGGAAATATTCTATCTAATAGATTTTTTTGGCGTAAAAGAAAATTCATATTATATTAGTAATTATGGTAGAGTATTTAGTCTTTTAAAAAGAAAACAATTAGAAGGAATATATGTACCTGATGAAATAGGAAATTGTTATTTTAGGGTGTCATTGACTATGAGAGACGGAGGTCTAAAAACAATGTCGGTCCATCGACTTGTGGCAATGGCATTTCTACCTAAATCTATTAACGATTTTCAAAAAAGTAGGGATATAGTAAACCATAAAGACTATATTAAATCTAATAATGTTATGTGGAATCTGGAATGGATGAGCAATCAGGAAAATGTAAATTATTCAGTTGGTCATCAAATAACTAAAGATATGTTTCTAGTTACATTTGATAGAACTAGTCAAGATCCAAATAAGAGACAATTTGGAGAAACAAGACTTACTGAAACCGAAGTTCATCTTATATGTAAAGCATTAGAAGATGGTAGTTCATATGATCAGTGTTGCCAGTTCGCAAGAATAAAAAATACTCCTGCTAATAAGACTATTATATGTAATATAGCAGCAGGAAGAAGATGGCAAGAAATATCATCTCAATATAATATCCAAAGAGAGATGAGAAAAATGACTGATTTATCTAGTTATATAATTCCAGTATGTGAATTATTACAAGAAGGAAAAATGAATATAAAACAAATAGTTCAGTATTTAAATATTCCTGGAAGTTATGATTCAGCAAGGATGTTTGTCTCTTCAATTAAGAATAGAAAAACATATACTAATATATCAAAAGATTATTCATTTTAATCAAGCTATACTTTAATTGGTATAGCTTGTCTTTTTCATTTTATACATAATATCAAACTATTATATAATAGATAATAATAAGGGAGAGATTAATAATGACAAATGAATGGATTGAAAATGAATTAGACTTATATGAAAATGCACATAATATCAAACTTAATAAAGAAGAAATAAAAGGTGTTATAGAAATCTTTAAAGCACAAGGACATAGTGGTTTTAGTGCTAGTTATGCTATTGGTTACATTAAACGCCTCATATTAACGCATGATGAAACAAAAAGAGATTTAGAGAAAATGTTAAAATCAGAGGATAAAGATGGAACACAAAAACTCATAACAGATAATATATTTGATATATATAATGCATGTGAAAATTTGAATGTATCCGAAGTAGGATTAGTATTATCTTTATTAGACCATAAACCTCTTACCCCATTAACAGGTGAAGACGATGAATGGGGCGAAATATTTGATGATAATATACAACAGAATAAAAGATGTTCTGCAGTTTTTAGAGAGAAATATGACAATGGTCTTATAATACCATATTATTTAGATGATGCTATATATTCTGATGATGGAGGACTATCATTCTATACTACTAATAAATTTGGTAGAAAAGAAATAACTTTTCCATTTACAATACCAGAAAATTCTCAATCTATATATTTATATTATAACGAGGAAGGTATGAGACCTATAATATTAACTAATCCAGAGACTATTAAAAAACTAAAAAGTATTATTGAAGATAAAAAAGAGAATGAAGCTATTATAGATGAAAAAGTATTATAAAATTAATGCAGCATTATTGAATAAATAAATATAAAGGTTATACCATATGGTATAACCTTTTAAAATATTTTTATACTTATATATTATATACATGAATAAAAATATAAAGGAGTTGAAAAAAGTAATGAAAATTGCAGCAATAATTATATCATTAGTGGCAATACTTTTAAATATAATTACTTTATTTATTAGAAGAAAATAAAAGGAGATGTTTTATCATGAATAATTTTATTGTTCAAGAAAACCTTGCAAAAGATTTGGAACTATTCCAGAAGGAAAATATATGTAACCACGCTTCAAATCAATGCAAATCATGTGTGTTTAATATTGAAAATGGATGTGCATATAATTTAGTTATTAATGTACTATCTAATAATTTGAGTTTTGATAAAGAAATAAGTAAAAAACAATATAAGGAGATTATAGGATTTAAATAATTAATTTGTAGGTGTTGCGAAGAAAGGAGATTAGATAAATGAATAATCTTGAAAGAAAACATTATGAACTTTTAAGAAAAAATTTCAATATTCTAATTAAAATGATTTTAGGTACGGGCTATTATACTATAGCTTCACAAGTTTACGATTCGGACGTTGAAGCCTTTATAGACATGAAGGAAAAGATATATAAACTTAAATGTAATTTAAAGATGTGGAGAAGAATTGCAATAGTTATGATTGTAATTACAATACGATTAATTCTTCTAGCATTATTATAAATAAATTTCAGGGGGAAATAGTATGAAAAAAATTAAAAATCAAATAATGAAAATACTAGACGAATCAGGAATAGAATGTGCTAATTCTATAGAATATGGTACATGCAATGGTGCGTTAATATGGTTTAAAGTATTAGATAGTAAGAGAAGATTATTACTAGTTAACGATAATGGAAAAACTGAACAAATAATTAGATATTGTGATGAAATGAATATGGTCATAATTAAAAATTTAGTAACAGGTCTCATTACTTCTACTGTGTATAATAAACTTAATCTTAAAACATTTACATCTATTTATATTATATCAAATGATGAAAAAATTAGTGGTATGTTAAAAGAAGATAAAAACGTAGTATCACGTACTACCTATAAATATAATAGAAATAGAAAAGTTAAATGGTCACAACAAATTTCAAATTTTAATACAATTACAACTAAATATATTTATGAAGGTAATAAATTAATAAAGGAAATCGAAGAAACCGAATATAAATTAGAAAAAGAAATTTGTAAAAATACTATTAAAGTAAGAATATTAGAATATTTCGAAGACACTGACATTCTAAAAAGGGATTATACTACAGTAAATGACAAAATGAAATCAGAAATCTTATTTAATGAAAAAGGTGAAATTTTACATTTTCTAGATAATTATTATATACAGCGTGATTACTTATATAAAAATAATTTATTATCAGCAATTGTAGTATCGAACAAAGAAACAGGAAAAATATTACAAGTATCTGATTATGAATACAATAAAAATGCTAATCAAATATGTGACAACGCACATATTGATGGACGTAACTATTGCAATTATTACGAATATGATGATCAAAATAGACGTACTATAATGATATCATATGCAGAAGGTAAATGGCTTTCTACTATATATTATGAATATTATATTATCAATGGTAATAATATAATTAAACAAACTGAAAGAAGAGATAAAGGATTTATAAGTATAATCATATTATCTAATAATAAATATCTTAGCCAGTTAACACATTTCTTTGATAATATAAAACCATCAATGGTATTTACGGGTTATGATGAAAATGGAAGAGAGATACAAAGAATAGAGGATGGTAAAATTGAGATACTAGAATATAATACTATAAAACTATAATTAAAAAAAAATAACTTTATGACCAAACCCAAAAAAAAATAATTAAATATAGGAGAATTAAATTATGAAAGTAAATGTTATCTTGGCAAAATGTAAAGATGGTTCGGTAGAATGTATCTCAATATTAACAACAAATGTAGAACCTGAGAAATATATTTCTCAGAATGATAAATATGTATATTTCTGGTTAGAGAAAGATATAGAAGTAGTAATGGCAAATATGTGCTCCGATAAAATTACAGAATTGGATATATATCTAGCATATAATCATAATTGTGAATATCATATATTAGGAATAACTCCTAAGGATGCCCTAAACATGCATTATTTTTATGGTAAAGCCTTAGATGAGTCGTTTGTAGTTACAGTACAAACGCTTAAAATCAATGCTACTCAAGAAACAAAACTACCAATAATATGCCCTAAATGTTATAACAAAATAGATACTATGATATGTCCTAAATGTAATACACATAATTCTAGTATATAAATATAAAATTAGGTTGTTAATTTGTAGTAAAGAGGTATTATAATACCTCTTTATTTTTTGTAAAAGTATTATTTTTTAGGTATATATTATAAATATGTATAGAAAGTTGATAGTAATCTTTTATATATAATAAAATATGAAACTATCAGAAGGAGTAATAAAATGAAAAAATATACTAAACAACAAATCTTAAACATTCTTAAATACGAGTTAAGCAGGACTGAATTGGAAAAACTATATAATAGTTTAGAAGAAGGGTACTATACTCTAGATAAGACTTCAGATATATCTATGCTTAAGGAAAGATATGTGTATATAAAAGATATTTATCATGATAATAAAGATGATATCGAATTAATAGTAGAATCCAAGGAATTGTTAAATCTAGGATATTCTAAAGCAGGATTTATTAATAGATATGAGACAAATTATGAAAATTATAATTTTAATAAATGTGATTTTCTAAGAAGAGATACAATTATTCAATCTGAGAATAAAAAACATGTGCTGCTAAACAAAATTTGTAATAAAATAAATGGTATGATTAGTAATGTATATGAATTAATTTTCTATGTTCCTGTCCAAACATATTAGGAGGAACTATGATATGAGAGAATTATTAATCACTATTATTGAAAATGAGAGTAGCAATAAAAATATAGATATTCATACTACATTAGATTTTTCAGCAGAAATAAGAAGGAGATATGAAAATATGAAGAATAATTGTAAGAGATTTGGACAAAATTTAGGTTCTATATATGAAGATATGGAATGTATGTTGTGTGATAAGCAAAGTGAATGTGATATTAAATATAGAGAAACCTTACTTGCAAAAAGAAATAAAGAGGCTTGTAGACCTTGTACAGGATGCAGAGAATTAATTCAATGTAAAAAATATAAATATGGAAAAAGATGTATAGGTCAATATGAACTATCTCATGAATATAATGAATGCACACGTTGTAATTGTAGATTTAATTGTATACAATTCTCAGGGGAAAAAGTATCATTTAAATGTATTAAAGATTTAATAGCAATTAGAGATGGACAGGAATATAGATTCTTTAAAAATAAAGAATATACTTTTATTAAAATATGTAATACTTTGATTTATGAATATACTATAATTACAATAAATCAAAATAATTTAAAAGAATATTTAATTCCTATATCAGAAGATTTAATATAGAAAGAGGTATTTATTATGGTACATGATTTAAATAATAGCATTATAATTTCAAAAGATTCAAAATTTGATAGAGGATTTATTCCAAACAATAAATTATTATTTGCAAATTATCTAAAATAGACGTAAGTATATCTATATCATAATATAAAAAATTTAAGATATATATATATATATATATATATATAAGACCCAAAATAAAAAAATAAAGGGGGAAAATATATTGTTATCAGGTAATGTAATATTAGATAAAATTTATAAAGAGGCGAAAGGATTCAATGGTGCTGGAGGATTTACAGATATTCCATCATTTGAACAATTCGAAAAAGAATTACCTGAATTTATTAACGATTGTAAATTACCTAGACACTTAGAAGAGATAATTAATATGTCCTATACTAAACAGTATAAGACAATTAAAGATGTAATAAATGAATATAACAAAATATCATATCCTCGAGCGATGGATATACTTCGTATTACTGGATGGACATATTATACGTATAAATGTGAAGATAATAAATCTAATGTATTAAAGAAAGAGGTATAAATAATGGAAAAGAAATATACAATAGCTACAGAATATATATTTAAAATAGAAAGAGATTATGAAGAAAATGATACTATGCAATTTGTAATATCGGTTACTGAAAATAACAATGTGCTATTTATGATTTATATAAGTTATCCTAATATAAAACTTGAACCTTTTAATTATGATGCTTATTATAAATATATAGCTGAATATAATTTACGAATTCATATGAACAATCATATGGTATTAGAATTTGAAGACTGTACCATCTTTAAAAATATATTTAATAATGTAGATAATATGTGTAAAGAATTACATATATTATCTGAAGATTATATTAATCAAAACAACTTAAATTTTAAGAATTACATTTTTAAGGAGATTAAAAATGAAGAATAATTTAATAATACAACAAATATTAATTATTAATGAAATAGATGATTCTGAATATCAAGAAATCAGAAATCCATTGAATAAATATGCTTTATCATATGTAAAACATGATTGTTCAAAAGAAGATATAGAGTATATGTTGAGTAATATATCTTTGAATGATTCATATATTTATATTATAAATAAAAATGGAAATGAAATTAAATTTGATGCATCTGATGATACTATCACTAAAATATATGAATTTATGAATAATAATATTAATATTGAAAAATCTAAAGAAATACATTTACAACTCACACGATTAGAACTAATAGATTGTGATAATATTATATTTATAAATTATTATGGATTTAAAAATAATAATATAAGAACTAACGATTTCGGAGGTAATAATTCGCCAAGTGAATTTGATGGAGATCCTCTTATCATAGATGATACTGATTATACAAATAAGATTCTTAATAAAGGTAGAAATTCAATATATATTAAACGGGGTAAACTAAAATAGTATGGTTCCATGGAGTAAAAAAGAGAGTCCTAAACTCTCTTTTTTATTTTTTACCAATACTCCCACATTAAAATAATAATTATTTTATAAAAGGGGAATGGGATATGTCAAATATAAATTATTTTGAAGTAGACAAATTAGAAACAAATCCATACTTTAGAGAAGAAGAATTAAAAAAACACATTAACAGATTAGCTAAACATTTTAAAGGAAATTATTATTTAATTATTGGAATTGCTACCCATACAGAAACAGAAGAAAAAATGGTAATTTATAAAGCTTTATATGGAGAGTGCAAAATGTATACAAGACCAATGAAAATGTTTTTAGAAAAATGCACTAAAGAACAACGTGAATTATATGGACAAGAATATAGATTTGAATTTGTTAATTTAAGAGGAGTAACAAAATACGATAAGGAATGATTTAATAAAATGAGAGTATTATATAATACTCTCAGATACATATTGTAAAAGTATATATAATGAATTATATATTATATTAGTGTATAAAAAGTTTGTAAGTATCTTTATACATTTAAATTTTCAAACTTACAGAAGGAGAATTAATTATGAAAAAAGAATTAAAATCAATATCAATGAAAAAGGTAGAAGGCGGTTCAGAACTAACTATAGTAGAATTTATACCATCTGGAGAAAATTTAGAAAAATATATACAAGAAAAAGTAATGGAATACAATAAATCTGATGAGTTATCTAATATGCTTCAAATGGATAATTTCTCAGCCAGAAATTTCTCAGCCAGAGGTGTTATAGTACCATATTACAAATTGAGACCTGTTCGTAGTCCACATATTACAGCGGGAAATATAAGAAAAATTGCTATAAAAACTAGACGTCATCACCTATCAGCAGATCCATCTAATTTTTCTAGTATGGAGTCAATTTTTGAAATAAAAAATAAAGAAGAAATACCGATGAGGAAATATAGTAGAAAGGTGCCAGTAATGAAAGGTGATAACAATATTTCATGTGGTATACAGCCTATCTTTTCAAATATTTTTTCTAAAGATACAGAAATAGAAAAACGTAATGAGTCAACATTGATAGATGATTTTGATGGAGAATTAAATATGAAAAAAATATATGGAGAGTATAGATGCAGATATAGTTACAAGGGGAGTGAGGGTTACAACTGTAAAATTTATACCAACTATTGATGATGACAATATTAAAAAAGAAATCATACAAAACGAAATAGAAAAATTTGATCAATATAATTATAATAAAGAAAATAATTTAAGTATATTTTTAGAACAGAATATACTTAACAATAATTTTGCAAAATTTTTATATGAAGTAGAAGATATGGAGTTTCAATTAATTAAGAATTTAGTAAAAGAAAGAAAAAAGAGATCTATTACACAAAAAGAAATAGCTGAAAAGACAGGTTTGTCTCAGCAGGCTATATCTAGGATAGAAAAATATGGAAATAAACCTACATTAACAATTTATTTAAAATATATGTATGCAATAGGGATTAATATTAATGATTTGTTTGAAAGAGAATAGTAGGCTTCTTAAATTATGTACAGATCGTTTTAAACTATTAGATTGCCAAAAATATATTATAGAAAAACGATGTATATGAAATTATAAACTTTCCCATCGATATAATCAATATATAGAATGCAATACCAGGGAGAATAATTAAAAATAAAATAATTTATTTTATTAAAGGAGATAAAAGTAATAATGGAAAGAATATATGAAATTATTAACAGTATTCAACAATCTTTAGGAGTAACACAAACATCTGAAAAGGAAATGGATAAATTTAGGTTTGATATATATTTTCATAATGATCAAACTGATGACCAACATTGTCTAATACGAAAAGGAAATAGGAGTTATACAAAAGAGGAATTAAATAATGTATTAAATCGTATACTGACTTATATATATGGTTCAGGAAAATGTTATTCGTATAGAATTAATAGTTTTGATAAAAGATTAGCACAAATAGGAATTTCCAAAAAAGAGCAAGAAAGAGAAAGAATTAGTATTATAACTATAGCAAGCATATTTATAATAGCTAGAGGCTATCTAACACCTGAAAATGATTTATGTTCTACAATGTCATATTTGACTTATTGGTTAGATAGTACTAATATGCAACAATCTCTAAATGAAGAAAGTTCATTTTCTAAATGTGAAAAAATCGAAAGACCATGGGGGTAGATGTAATGGAAAGAGAAAGAATGTATGAAATTGTAAATATTCTTGAAGAATCGATGGGGTTAAGAAAATCCCCAATTGAACGATTGGAAAAATCCTGTATACGTAACCATTTTGATATTGTAGATGGTCATACTAAAAGTATTATAATTCATGAAATGAATCATGAATGTGAAGTATTCATAGACGATATCTTAGATAAGGTAGCTAAATATATTTATCCAGATACAGTAATAGGTTTATGTAGAAGGAGAGTACTAGAGGAAAAGTTAAAAACATTAAAAATAGATGATGATAGTGTCACAGTAATAACAATAGCATCTATTTTAATATACTCACGTAGAATAAATATTAATAATGAAACAGTATGTAATGAATATAGATTAGTGCCTCTTGTTGTTTCTATATTAAGTTTTTGGTTAGACAATGGCGAAAAAACGTCATTTGTAACAATTAAATAGAGTAAATAAAGAGAGTCATAAACTCTCTTTATTTTTTACAATATAGTTTTAAATTATATATTATACATATGAAATAAGAATAAGGGGGATTATATTATTATGAATAGTATTTTACAAGGAAAACGATTATTACCGACATCAGAAACTATATACAAAGATTATTCTATTTTATTAAATGAAATAGGATTATGTATATTCGAAGATATTGATAGAATAAAAACTAAAAGTATGGAAACATATGAAGCATTTTATAAAAATTATTATGAAGAAATGCTTCATACAAGATTTGAATTGGAAAAACAAATTAAAGAAATACAACCTGCAAGACCTTTTGAATGCATGTGTATAATATATAATAATATAGCTGAAGATTTACAAGAATATATTATAAATAAATTTCCAAAAATTATATCTGATGAAGATTTTTATCGTATAATAAATAATAGACAACAGGCTTATTATTTCTTTATAGATTCTATAAAATCTATATGGAAATTAAAAGAGGAGGAATTATAGATGAAAATAGTAAAATACTAATATACAAAGATTCTATTAATGATAAAATTTTATATGTAGCTCAGGGTGATATAAGTATTATAATTGAGGATAATAAAAAGGAGTAATTCACTCCTTTTATTTTTTACTTGTTCATTAACAAAAAAATAAGTTAATAAAAGGGGGAGTCAATATGATAAAAACATTAATAAAAAAAGAAAAAAATAAAAATGGAAGTGAAACATTATTTTATAATGACGGTATGATAGAAAAAGACAAAAGTGGTAATATAACCCATGAAATTAAAATAGAAAAGGAGAAAAAGGAAATCCTTCCTAATAGTGGTATATTTTTAGAATTAGAAACTGTTATTGAAAAATGGTGGAAATATGATCAAGATAACAGACTAATTTATTATAATAGGAATAATGAATACAATGAATATAGGCAATATTTGAATGATAATGATACACAATATATTACCAAAAAAGAGAATATAAGAGAACAAACCTTAGAAATAATAAATGAAAAAAATCAATGCATCCAAAGAGAAAAAGATGGAAAACAACATTTTTATTCTTATAATAGTAATGGAAGAATAGTAGAATATAGTACTTATAATAGCACACGCCTGGGAGCAAGAGAATTAGTTAATATGATCAAATTAGATAATAATGGTAATATTACTTATGCATTTTATACACGTATAGTAGAGCCTACTAAATACATTAACGCATATACAGTGGAGGAAAAGGTTTATGAATGGTATAAATATGATGAAAAAAATAGAAATATTGAATATAAAACAAAGATTGAATCTTCTAATCTAGAATCAGAGAGAATATATCTAGAAGAATATTCTTATTATGATGATAGCAATAAAATTAGAACTGCAAAGCGTTATATTATCTTTATAAATTCTAATTTTTGTGAAAATAAACAACTTATAGAAATTGTAGATTATGATTTATATCAAAATATAATATCTAAAAAAAGTAATAATCGTATAACAACAGTTTTCGAATATTATGCAGATGATAAAAATAAATTAAAATTTAGAACCGTAACAATAGATGATAAATATAATAAAGAAACTAATACGAAATTATTAAAATATGATGAATATGATAGATTAATATATAAAGAAACAACCGAGAGTATTGAATCTTTTGAATATGAAAAAGATAAATTTGCACTCCGCCACAAAAAAATCATGTCTTTAAATGGCACAGGTCATCTAGATGAGTATTATGATGAAGAAGGAAGAATAATAAAAGAAATAAACAAAGCTTATATTATTGAATATGAATATAAAGATATAGATAATCCTAATTGCATTACTTTAAAAAAATATAATAATATAAAAGAAAGATTTAAATATAGTAATAAAATATGTGTTTATCATACTATTCAAAAAGGAAGGAAGATAGTATATAAAGAAACATGGGCTTATGATAACAATAATAGATTATTAAAGTATGAAAACTCAAATGGCGACTTTAAAGTATATAGATATGATCATAAAAATAGAAAAGTTTATGAGTCAGAAAATATACCTCATAAATATCGTATAACTATATATAACGATGGGAATAAACCAGAGGAGTATTATGAAAAAGATGAATATGGTTTAGTTAAGCATTATATTGGGTACAAAGAAGACTTCTCTAAATCCATTTATCAAATGAATGAAATATTTAACCAATTAGAAGAATCGTATTTAAAGAAAAGTTTAAAATAAAAAAGACAGCTTGTTGCTCTCTTTTTATTTTTTATATAACTTTTATATAATAATAAAGATAATTATATATTATAATCTTGAATATTTATATAGGGGGATATAATTATGGATAGAAAAACTTTTGGAAATATTGAAGAATTGTATGGATGTGGTTATTGGAATGTATGCTCAGAACATAGCTGTCCATGTGGACCTTCCGCTAGAGTAACTAGAGGATATGATGGACGAACTTATAATGCAATGAGAGTTTCATTTGAAAAAGAAAAACAAGAACAGAATAGACTTTATAACAGTTATGAATTTGAAGAATGTGATTATTAAATTAACAAGGAGTTTCTGCTCCTTGTTATTTTTTATATGTTCCTTAACAAATAAGTAATGTACATACGTAATTACAGTTATATATTATAATATTGTAATATAATGTAAAATCGAAGGGAGATTTGATTAATGGGAAATTTTAACGTAAATTTAAGTTATCCTTTTTCGCCTGATTTCTATTATGAGACAAGGCTAAAAAGAATAAATCTTGATGAGAGAAGAAAACAATCAATTATTAGTGGAAAGGGGTTTATAATCTCCAATCCTCAAAGTACTTTAAAGAAAGATATGAAAGATCCAAATAGTATATTTTCATCTAAATTTGGACAAACATTACAAGATGTAAATCCATTTGGTGATAGATACAAATGTGAATGTGGATATTTAACGTCAAGAATAAATCATGACATAGAGTGTCCGATATGTCATAAAAAAGTAAAATATATAGATGATGATTTTGGAATATTTGGTTGGATTGTATTGAAAGATCCATATTATATAATACATCCAAACTTATATAAATCTATGGAATATTTAATTGGTGGAGGAAAATTTGATGGTAAGAATGGAAGTAGACTTGATAATATTCTTAAACCAGTAGAACAAAAGGACGAAGATGGTCATACAATAGGAATAGGAGGATTACCAAACGGTAAACAAATTCCAGCAGACCAACCTTTTTATGGTATTGGTATTTTAGAATTTAAAGAAAGATTCGAAGAAATAATGGATTACTATTTAAAGAAAAATCCTAATAAGAAAGATTATTATGATGATATAATCGAAAATAAAGATAATATATTTACTCAATCTGTTCCAGTATATACAACACATTTAAGACCTTTTAAAATAGATGGAGTGTCGTTTCATTTTGAAGGTGTAAATGCAATTTATAATATGATTTCTAAGCTTTCATCTTATATAAATAAAGATGATCTAAAAATGTTTAGAAAAAAGAAAACAAAAAATCAACTTCTATACGATATGCATATAAAATATTTAAAATTATATGGAGAGTTAGAAGAAGTATTAGCAGGAAAGAAAGGTACTTTAAGATCAGTGTTTGGTGGAAGATATAACTTTTCATCAAGAAATGTTATAGTACCAAATGAAACATTAAGAATAGATGAGGTAACAATGCCATATGCAGCTATGGTAGAACTGTTACAACAAACAATAATAAATATACTTCATAAGACATATAATATAACTTATAATGATGCTTATAATATTTGGGCTAAAGCTCAATTGGTAAGGGATGATAGAGTATGGCAAATAATAGAAGGTTTAATCAAGGATTCAGGTAGGGGTATACCTGTAATTATTAATAGAAACCCAACGATTCAGTATGGTTCACTACTACAAATGTATGTAGTCGGCATAACTGACACATATACATTAGCGTTACCATTACAGATACTACCATTAATAGCTGGAGACTTTGATGGTGACGTATTAAACGTATTATATATTATTAATGAATCATTTAAACAACAAGCAATAAAAATACTAAATCCAAGAAATGCAATGTATATTTCAAGGAATGATGGTAAAATGAATCCAGATGTAAATCATACTAAGGATTTATTAATAAATGCAAATGCATTAATAAGATTGGGTAGAACAAACTATACACAAGAACAAGTTGATAGAATTAGACAATTACAGAATATGCTAAATTTAGCATCATAATTATAAAGAAGAGGTGATTCCTCTTCTTTCATTTTTATTAATAAGGAGTGTAGATACATGTTATTCGATATAGAAACTAATATAGAAGCTTCATTTTTTAAAGATAATAAAGGAAAACAATTATTTAATGGCGAATTGCTTAAAGTTAAGTATAACAATAATAATTATCTTGGAGAGCTTATATATAATGGTAATTATTTTACTATAAAAATATATGGTTATGATGATGGTATGCAACTATTATATGTTGAGGGTTATATAGATTTAAGACAATATTATAATATAATTGAATTCTGTACCGTCAGTGCTTTAGATTTTGTAGAGTCTTTAGGTATCAACTCTTATAATACTAATTTAGGAGCTTATCAAATTTATAATGACAATATAGGCTAAATAAAATTAAAAAATATAGAAACGATAATATAGAATGGATGCTATATCATATTTAGGATTTTCTAGGGAAACAGAAAATATAATAAAAGATATAACAGAAGAAGATATAATATTAGGATATAAGTTAGTCCCTTGTCCAGAATGTTTAGGTACTGGAGTATGGGATTTTGCACCTTATATTTCTATAGAAGAATGTGTTGTATGTAAAAGGCACAGGAAAAGTATATATAAATGTATAATAAAGGAAGAAGAGTGAAATAAAATGGATATTAGAATATTTAATTTGGAAGATTTAAATAGAGAAGGGTTAATACGTCTTTTACGAGATTACGATGACTATGTTAAAGAGATAATTGAAGATGGAGATTTTTTAGACAGAGCACCTGTATGTATTTCTGAATATTTAAATAATGATTTTAAGGAAAATAATGAAATAGATTCACTTATATTAAGTCCAATGATAACAATTAAAAAATCATATAAATAAAATATATAGGGGGTTAAAAATAAATGAATATTAAAGATGCAAGAGAATTTATAAACGAATATGAAATACTAGAGAAATCTATATATCAAATAGGTAAGATACGTAAAATTAATGAAGATCTTAAAAATAAAGCAACTAATTTATCTATATCTATAAATGATGATGGAAATATATTATTCGCTTATAAAGTATATAATATATTTCATGAAAATGGAAAAGTCGTTATATTAAATTTTGATATGCCTAAAAATAGTATTTTAAAATCTGAGTTTAGAGATATACTAGGCAAATATTCGGATGCATATGCATCATTCATTCGAGGTATTGAGAAGATTACTAAATCTAATATACAGTTTATAAGTAACAGTATTAATGAATTAGATAATATTAATAATTTTATTCTAGCATTATGGAGAGCAAGTGGTGAATTTCCTTTAAAAGATAAATTAGATATAGATACATTTGATTTAAAACATGATTTAATAAAAATGATTTTAAATTATGAATCTGTATTATTAAATCGTAAAAAAGAAATGGAAATACAAATGGAAGATTAAAAAAAATATCGGGGGATGAGGGAATGAATATAGATTTAAACAATATGGTTACAATGGGATTAATTGGGTATATGGCGATATTAGCAAAAAGTATACCAGGAAAGATATTCTCATTATTCAAAAGTAATTTAGCATACTCAATCAGTATTACAAGTGCTGATGAAGACCAATATGATAAGATAAATAACTGGCTCATTAATCTTAATAAAAGATGTATAAATAATAATATTAATTTAATTCAAAGATTTGAAGGTGGATTGGTTAGAAGTCAGAAAACTATAAACTATGGTGTATATACTTTTATATATAAGGGTTCCCTTATAACTATAGATAAACATTTATTATCACAATCGAGCGAAGCTCTTACTGTAAAAGATATTTTAGAAATAACCATATGGGGTTATAATGCAAGAACAACATATAATGAACTTAATAAATATTGCATAATAAATTCTATGAATGGGCTAATTATAGAAACAGTTACTAGTTTTAATAATAAATATAATATAACTCAAGATAAAAAATTTGATGATATATTTATAGATAATAAACAGCAAATAATAAATCATGTGAATAGATGGGTTAGTAACGAGCAATTTTATTTGGACCATGGCATAATATATAAAACAGGTATATTATTATATGGAGAGCCAGGAACTGGTAAAACTACATTGGCAAGAGCTATAGCAACATATTTAAAATGCAATATAATTATAATAGATTTTAAATCTAAGAAAAGTATTTCAGACCTAAGTTCTATTATAGGTAGTGCTATGCAACCTGGTAATAGAAAGATAATTTTATTAGAAGATATAGACTGTATATCCTCTAATAGAGAAGATGAAGACGAAATTAGCGATGAAAAGAGAGAATTTATAGGCTCATTATTAAATTTATTAGACGGAGTTAATAGTCCTAGAGACACTATATTCATAGCAACAACTAATCATATAGAAAAGTTAGATCCTGCTATAATAAGAAGTGGAAGGTTTGATCTTAAAATGGAAGTAGGAAATATATCTAAAGAACTAGCAATTCAAATGTGTAAAAGGTTCGGTATTAATGATCATAGAATTCTTAAAAATGAACAATTCCCAATAAATCCTTCTTATTTACAATGTAAAATATTAGATAAAATAGTCAAAGGTGATGCTCTATTAATTAAGGAGGTAATATAATATGTATAATATTACAAAAATAAAAGGAATAGACTGTCCAAGTAAATATTTAATAAGTATTAAAAATGAAAATTTATTCTTTGTAAATAGTAAAAGAGTAGCAGGGCTAGCAATTAGCTATTTAGAAGGTAATGATCGTGTAGATTTACCTGATAATACTAAGAGATTTTTAAAGAATTATAGAAAAGTAAAAGAAGATGATATAAAACAAGAGCAATATCATCCTATAGCTAAATATGATAATAATGAGAATATATTTTATTATAACGATTGTCATGGATATGAATATTGGGAACAATATGATGAATATGGTAATATGATTCATTACAAAGATTCTTATAGATATGAATATTGGCAGGAATATGATGACAATGGTAATATAACTCATTATAGAAATTCTAAAGGACATGAATATTGGAAAAAATATGATAAGAATAAAAATTTAATTTATTATAAAGATGATATTACCGAAGTTGAATATTGGAAAGAGTATAATGATAATGGGAAATTAACTTATTATAAAGATGATGAGAATGAATATTGGAAAGAATACGATAAAAATAATAATATAATCCATTATAAAAATTCCGATGGATATGAAGAATGGCGTAGATATGACAATAAAGGAAATCAAACTTATTATAAAAACTCTACTGGATATGAAGATTGGCAGGAATATGATGAAGATAATAATATAATTCATTATAGAAATTCGAAAGGGCTTGAAGATTGGAATCAATATGATGAAAATGGTAATATAACACATTATAGAAATTCTAATGGGTATGAAGAATGGAAAGATTATGATGAAAATGGTAATATGATCTATTGCAAAAACTGTTATGGAGATGAAGAATGGTATCAGTATGATGAAAATGGTGATATAATCGAAGATAAAGATAGTATTACTATTACAATATAAGGAGGATGTTAAAAATAAAAATGAGATATTGTATAAAATTAATAAAAAATATATTGGATAGATTAAAAATATCTACGAAATATAATAATAATAATGAAGTTTATTGTAAATATCTTAGTGGATTAGAGATTTGGAAAGAGTATAATGATGAAGGTAATTTGATCCATGAAAGAAATTCTAATGGTTATAAATTATGGAAAGAGTATAATAACAATGGGAGTACCATACATCGTATGTATCCCGATAGAGGGGAACAATGGATAAAATATAATAATAGAGGTGTTCCTATTAGTGGCTATTTTATAAGTCTCGATGGACACGAAGAATGGAAAGAATATGATAATAAAGCATGTTTAATTCATTATAGAGATAATAAAGGCTACGAATATTGGATGGAATATGATAAGAATAGAAACTTAATACATTATAAGAATTTTAATGGAATTGAATATTGGAAAAAATATGATGATAAGGGAAATATGATTCATTTTAGAGATTTTAATGGATATGAATATGAGTGTAAATTTGACAATAAGAGAAATATAACTTATTATAAAGATTCTAATGGAATTGAATATTGGAATAAATATGATGATAAGGGAAATTGTATTTATAACAAAATAACAACGCAATAAATTAAATAATAAAATAAAGGAGGTATTAATTTGAGAAATTTTGAAAATGCAAATGAATTTAAAAAGAAAGGTATAAAACCACATCAAATACTCGTAGTAATTACGAATGAATCAGATTGTGAAGAATGCAGAAGAATATTATTAACTCATATAGAAGGATTAGAGGTTGGTGAATATTTATTATTAGAAGGTGAACACTGCAGTTGCTATGATTTTGATGAAACCGATTGGCATGGAACTGTTTATACATTAGATGAATTAAATAAATTAGCTAAAGCTGAGTATAATGAAAATGATGTATTTTGGAAAGAAATATTATCTATACCTCAAATTTAGTTTCATGTGGTATACAATAAAATAAAGGAGGTATAATACCTCCTTTATTTTTTATAATAATACTAATCGTTCATTCATTATCAGTGCATACTCTAAACATATAAGTAATATTTTATTAAGGAGGTAATTTTATGGATATTAATGATATAGAAACTAGAGAATTGTATCAAAGTTTATCAATTCCATCAATAATAAATTCACATTCATTAGCAGTAGATTATATGCAAAAATGGTTTTTATCTAAGTTCAAATCTAATTATTTTAAAAAGATTCATATAGATAAAAGACATATACTACATGAATTTAAACAGGAAGACTATAATAATATTAGAGCATTAAAAGCTGCAAAACCATCTTTAGCTATTATACCAAACCCACAATTTGATTTTAATAGAGATATGGTTGATTTAAATCAACAAGGATTAGGTATTTATCATAGAAGAAGTAAATTAGATAGGCACTTCTTTAAAGATTTATATAGAAATATGTATTTAGGAGTTTCATTAGATCAATTATTAATTAATTTTACATTTAGAATTAGGGTATCAACAAGAGCACAGCAAGTAGATCTTGCATCTTATATGAATATGGCTTTTAGAATAGGTTCTACCCAAGGTGAAGATATAGATATGGATATTCATATTCCATATAGTTTAATGATGCAAGTTGCTAAAGATGCTGAATTTGAAGTTATTGACGATAAAGTAGTTAACGTGGTAGAGTTTGTTGCTTATTTAAATAAACATTCTTTATATCCTATTTTATATAAATTTAGAGCTATAAATGGTAAAAGTGAATTCTTTATGAGACTATCTGGATTATATACTCATATTTCTTGTTTAGAATCTTTATCGCTAGATGATGGTGAAAGACAAGGACATTTGAATAATGATTTTGTTATAGAAATGGGTGCTCAATTAAAAATAGCATCTCCTAAACTATACAGTTACTATTCATTAGAGAAACATGATATTATAGATAGCATAGAATCAGATGAAGACAGTCTAGGTATAGGCGTATATAATGTAAAACTCGCAGATATACCAGAAGTTAATCAAAAAGGGTGGACGCAATATTTAACTACAGAATATCAAGATAAAGATTTAAGTAATAATTTAGTAATAGAATTTAGGGAATTATTTTCAGGTGGAGAATTAAATGATTTTATTACTAGATCTAAGAATATGTATATTTCTCCTTCATTGTATATAGACTTTAAACTATTTAATAATGGAGATGAAATTGAATATGAGATAGATTGGGATAAATTTACTATAACTACTAAAAAACCAATACAGTCTGAAATAACCAATATTTCAATATATATAGATAACGAATATTTAAATACGGAATTGATAAATATAAAAAATCTAAGTGAAGATAGAATTAGACAACAAAATGGATAAGAGATATTAATCTCTTATCCTTATTCTTTATATTATATCCATATTTTCAAATACATTTATTGTTTTAGGTTTGGTCTCCTCAATAAGTTCATCATTAATATCATCTTTTATATTTTCATCATCAAGATCAATTTCTAATTCTGGTATATATTTACTAAAAAATAGATTACGAATAGATTCATATTCTAAAATACAATATAGCTCATCTTCTAGAGTCTGTATTATATAATTGCTTATTTCATAATCATATAATTGTTGAAATTGGTAAATAATTTCATCGCATAAATCGAATAAAAAGTCCTTTTGCTTTATATCTTCTTTAGAGCAATCATTTTCTTGAATATAAGCATACAATAATCCCTCTATAGATCTTCTATACTTATTCATAGTTTCATTGTCAACTCTACTAATAGTTAACATCTTTCCTAATTGTTTAATTTTAAGTATTATTAATATAACTAATAATACTCCACCGACCATTTGTATCATAAATACAACCCCCTATATATTATTATATTTTAATGTTGCGTATATGGTAAATTATTACTATGCACATAACAAAAAATAAAGAATAAAAGAAGAGGGGTAATGAAGACAATGAAAGCAAATGAAATTACAATCAATTTTCCAACAGGAATTGCAACAGAAATTAAAAATACATCTAAACCAGGGAGGTCATTTAAATTTAATGAAGATTATAATCAGCTTTTTTTTAAAACACAACGTGGTGAATTAGAATTTATTGGATACGCTCCAATGTATTTCGATTTAATTAATTTTGGAGCAGAGAGAGGGGTGTTTTTTCATGATGGTATGATTACCAAAACTATAGATTTGAATCATAATGAATATATCAATATCACTTCATCATTCGATAATGATGAAAATGAAAATGTATTAATAGCATCTATTAATACATTTGAGGCTGATTTATTAGATGATGAAGTGATATTTCCAAAATATAATACTTATATAGTTCCAGATGGTGTCGGTTATAAAGGTTCAATATATCTTAGAATAAATGATGAGCAATTAAATGAATATTTATTACATTCTATTCATTATGTTGATATAAAAGCTGCTGCAGAAGATTTATACAGAATAGAAAATGATTTTATAGAAGCACAATTTGAAAATATGATAGAAAATATAATTACGAATGAATATGCATATGCTATAAAAAATAATATTATATCTAGAATAACTGCTCCATTTGAAACTTTTGAAAAGTTCCAAATAGATATACTAAATTCAGATAAACATTTATATCCACATGCTACAGATTTGGTATTAGAAGATTATACAATAATAACAGAAGATGTATATATTATGTATGAAGGTGATATATATTATCAAGCTAAAGAGGTACACAATCCAGATCCTAAAGTATTTGCCCCTGTATTTAGTAAATCATTAATAAAGTTATTTGTTTCACTAAGAGATACAATATATCAATATAAAAGCAAGGATATTGATATGATAGAAGTATTAAATGAAACATATCTACAGTTTATTAATGTTAAAAAAATGATCTTAAAGAAAGATGGAACTAATGAGATATTAAAAAGAGGGATTGTATATCAATTCGGTTTTGGTTCAATACTAATAAATTCTAACTTTATTGAATCAATATTTACAGAAGTTACTAATATTTACAAAGAACTTAATCATGAGACAAAAAATCTGGAATGTACTGAATAGTACATTCCAATTATTGTTTATCTTCTAATTCTTTTTTCATTATATCATCTATAAGTGGTTTCTTAGCTCGATATATTTTTATCCAAAATGCTAAATTTTTTATTTTACCTAAAACTTCAAATCCTAACATACCTCCAACAAAGCATGGAAGTATAAATAGTTTCATAGATATTTTAGAGAGTATAAATTCACTTAACGAAAATAAAATTATAGATGATACTGTTGTCGATATCAATATTCTACTTATTTTTACCTTAGTGTCCTTTTCAGTAAAAGTGTTATAGGTGTCTTTAATTATAGCCCCCAATAAACTAAAAACAAATATAAATAAAAAATCCATTATACTTGAAATAAGTGCTACTTTGTCAATTACCATCCCCATTTCACATCACTCATTTCTTTACTAAATTAATCTTGTTTTGGAATTTTATTTTGTAAACACCCTGAGCCTATAATCACAAATATACCTATTATTGTAGATTGTGCCATAGCTGCAGCGTTTCTTTTCTGATTTTCTATTATATCATTACGCAAATCATCAATTTGATGCTTGTATTCATATATATAAGACAAATAAGGTTGTAATGCATCTAATATATTAATTCTTTGAATAATAATAATCTTAAAATTATCTATTTTGTACCCTAAGCTGTTTAAATCTTTAGTTCCAAATATATCTCCTTCTTTAGTCAAATATAGAGGTACTAATAATTCATAAGAGCTTAAAGCTGTTATTCCTTCTTCTTTATAAATTTTAAGTAGTTCCTTTATATTCATAGAACTAATGCACTTATGTGGATTATTAGATCCAATTGGCTCCCAGAATATAAACTCATTTTCAAGATTGGTATTTTTTATTGCATTTATAGCTTGTTCAGTTAAAGCTGTATTATGGACTACACTTTTCATTTTACTCCAACTCATATATTGAGTTTCTATATCTTGGTTTGCATCAAATTGGTATCCAATAGATCTATTCCAGAGAATGTTATCCATTGAAGCAACAAAAACTTTATTTGACATAGAATCTTTATTTATATAGGTATCGGATAACATCTCATCAAATATTTTTGTTAATTCACTATCAGTACTAGGGTTACTGATATCATACTCTAGATCATTTAACTCTCCTGCATATCGATTTAACATTGTTTGCTGAATATCATTTGTTCTAATTGTTAATGAGTCTTCAGCTCTTCTTATATTTTCAAGTAGAATTGTAGAGATATAATTCTCCATATTACATTCTACAGATTCTATTATATTATTATATTTAATTTTCATTATTTCATATTCATTATATTGCTTATATCCAAATACAGTCACACATAGCAATATTGAAAGTGTTGACATAGCTAAGATTTTCGATATGACATTTTTTTTCATCATAATTCGTCACCTCCTTTTATTATATTTATGTTATACAAAAAATGGAAGCAGGAATATATATTCCTGCTTCTAATATTATTAACCAAATCTATTTTCTGAATTACATAAACATCTTCCGTTGCAATTACATGTGCCATTTCCTCTGGTGACGCATGAACATAGTTCATAAACATCACATGTACATCCAGACGTTGGGGTTCTACTCACACACATACAATCCGTATTGCATGTGCATGCTTCAATTGTTGTTCTACCAACACAATTACATACATTATCTGCATTACAAGTACAATCTGGAGAAAATGTTCTATCAACACATAAACAACCATGTTGTATACATATCGTCTCTGCTGTTCTGTCAACACAGGTACAACCAGTATCGGAATTACTAGTACATTCAGTGCCTGTCCTAGTGACACATAAGCAATTAGATGGACAATCACCGCCAGTTACTTCCCCTGAAGTTCTTGAGTTACAATCACAATTTGTTATTCCTACTCTCGATACGCATGTACACAAAATATTAGAATCGCATGTGTCAACTGCTGTTCTTGATACACATGAACAAGTATTATCATTACAACTACAAGAATATCCTGTTCTAGCAACACATGAACATGAGACATTCTCAATACATTCTAATTCTGATGTTCTAGCCACACAACTACATATATTACTTGAACAAATATCGCCTGATGTTCTTGCAACACAATTACAAGATGTATGAGCATCACAGGAGAGTTCTGAAGTTCTAGTAACGCAATTACATGTAGTATCTACATGTGAATCACATGTTAATGGCATTATATTATCCATAATATCCTCTATATCACCTATAGAGACAGTATTATCTTTTAATGCAAAATTATCTATATGAGCTATACAAGTTCCAAGGTTTCTTTGATTATTCATATCATCTAATAAATCTTTTAATTGACCTAATGAATTATATTGAGGAGGATTTGTATAACCCTTTTTTATTTGTAATAAGTTTTTTAATCTTATTAAACTCTTATTCATAATTTATCCTCCTATATTATTTATATAAAATAGTCCATCTAAAGCCACCAACAAAACTTCCTGAATTACCTACATATATATTTGTAGCATCAGCTCTAATCCATGTTTCGCCTAAATATCCTTGAGGATTTTCAATAGGCATAATCATTATATTTGTTGGTGTAAATGATAATCCATGGGCTATAGTAACTTCATTATTACTTCCAGCAAAATTTGCTATACCACTTTTATCTGTTATTTTTTGACTTAATTTTTCTGCTATTGAAGTAGCAAAATTAGGATCTTCTCCTAATGCTTTAGCTAATTCAGATAATGTATTTAATGTCTCAGGCGAAGAATCAATTAAATTAGTAATTGCTGTTTCTACCCCTTCAGTTATTTTAGCATCTGTTTCCGTTTTATTATAGTAATCAACTAAAACGTTTGCTATTATCTCTTCTACTGTTAATTGAGGTTTGTTTAGATTAGGTACACCTTTAAATGCAATAAAATTAAATACTGTATCTATACCTGTAGTTCCCCAATCATTTCCTAAAGACATTATAGCTGTACCTTCTGGATTTATTGTGTATGACGTTTCAGGAATATATTTACCAGCAATAAATACAAATAATAAATCATAATTAATATTAAAATTTTCTATACCAATATTTACACTAGGTGCAGTTCCTGTAATAGTAATATTATTTTTTCTATATCCTATAATACCAGTAGCAGCAGCTTTTTCAAATTGCATAAATAAATCATTGCTTATTTCGTGACCTGTTACTTTTCCTCCTATACTAGCCATATTATTTCACTCCTTCATTTATATATTATTATAATGTTAAAATTGGGTAGGATTAATCCTACCCAACTATACTTATTATATAATATCATATTTGTAATAGTTGTTGATAATAATCATATACTTTTTTTCTCATATTATATACTATGATATTACTCTCTTCTAATGTATGTTGTGTTTTGATAATTTTATAATTTAAGTCTTTAGATGATGTATAATCATTACTATTTCTACCATAAGTTTCGCCTATAACTTTACCAGATGAATCTTTAACATATGTTCTGATATCATTTTTAGGAGGTGGCACTAGAAAATCTGATATTTGTATACCTTCAAGTTTATTTGATATAATATCATGAGCTAAATCATGCATTTCAGACAGATATCTATTTAAATAATTTTCATCTACAGGCATTGTAGATTCTATAATACCTATATTCATTCTACACCTTATGCCTTTTTCATGTAGTTCATGAATACTTTCTCTTAAAAAAGCTATATTATACGGATGAGTAACAATATGCATATTGTAATTAATACCATTTCTATTTAACTTATCTATATTTTCTATTACTTTATCAAATGTATTCTCATGTGTATCCTTAAATACTCTAAGCTGATTGGCAATTTTATTACCGTCTAAACTTATAGAAAATACTATATTTTTATTCTCTTTAAGAAATTTAATGTGTTCATCTTCTAATATAGTGCCATTAGTTGTAATATATATTGTATTTACTATATTATTAAATGAAGTGTTTCTTTCGGTAAGTTCTATCCATTCATATGCACTTTTAATATTATCAAAAGCTAACATTGGTTCTCCACCTAGAAATTCTATATTAAATCTTTTATTATGACCAGCGAAATTGTATATATTATTTATTAAGTCTTCGATTTCTTCTTTACAATATATAGATTTTTTATCTTTTTCGTAACAATATTTACAATTACAATTACATTCCTTGGTTACATGAATGACATAAGTTTCTATCATAATTATTCACCACCTAGAGATTTTTTATTATTTGCGTAAGAGCTTCAGGTATCAATTCTGTTACACTAGTATACATATCTTCAATTTTATTATTTAAGAATTGCTTTTCTAAAATTAATCCAGTATATTCTTCGATAGTTAAACCTTCTTCTTCAGCACGTTCTAATATTTTATTATAAGTAGATTTAGCTAATTTTATTGTAACAATATTATCTGATTTAATCTCAACTTTATTAGCTGATATCATATCTGCTTTGAGTGTAAACTTATTATTAGTCTCTTCGCTATCTATTAAATTAAATTGTGTACCTCTTGAATCACATAAACATGCTGGGTTGTCTGGATTATTTCCTATGGTTGAACTTATTTTATTATCTTTTCTATCTAATACTCCCAATTTATAATACTCCTCTACTTCTTTTTTTATATATGATTGTATTTCTTTTTCTATTTTACTCATTTGACATCTATACCCTCTAGATACAGATAATATAGAACCATTTTCACAAAGATTTTCTGCTATACATCTATAACAATGATAACAGTCACAATCTGGATCATCTATTTTACAACTTAAATCATTATTATCATACTCTACGAATAATAATCTTTTTTGATCGTCTATACCATCAAATATATTACCTATTATATATTGTCTTTCTGGATCATTAAAATATATATGATGACAAGGTGAAATATCTCCATTGGCAGTAATAGTAATAAAACTATTACCAGCTCCACAAGGTTTATTCGAAAAATCACAAGCATTAGATAAACTTCTGTCTAATGGTGCATAATTTCTTATTTCATTTAAATTACCTTCCTTTTCTACTCTATTTAATATATAGTCTGCTATTTTGCCTAATTGTTCTTTATACATATTAACATCTTTTTGAGTCCAATCATTACTATGAATAGGCATAAACCATATATGTTTTAAACCCCAATCTTCTCTAAAGAATTTATAACTTTCAAATAAATATTTCATAGAAAAATCATTTAAACATCCATGTATGCTTAAATTATCAGGTTTATTTTTGAAAAGATTTTTCCATTTAGGGATATTCTTTTCTACTATTTGAAAACTACCTTTTTTATTATGTGTTATTCTAAAAGCATCTTGAACTTTTTGAATACCATCTACAGATAATTGAACAGTAAGATTAACGTTATATATTCCTTTACTAAGTATTCTTTCTAATTCTGTTGTCAGTATGGTACCATTTGTTATCATATTCATAGACACGGGTATCTTTGTTATACTACTTATAGCACTAGCTTCATCGATTATAAATTCCAATATCTCTGGCTCTAATGTTGGCTCTCCTCCAAATAATAATATATTTACCCGTTGCTCTCCAAATCCATTATCTATATTTTTTTTCGCATTGTCAAATAAGAATTTAATACCTTGATTAGCAACTTCATAAGACATTTTATTCTTATTATGTTTTTCGAAACAATATGAGCAAGCTAGATTACAATTTTCTGTAACTAGAAAACTTGCTGCAGTGGGTTGTAAAATCTTTTTAATGTCGATTATTTTTATCATAAATATCTCTCCTCCCTTGATTATAATAATGTTTGTCCCATGATATAATAATAAAAATTACAAGATACCAATTAAGGTATCTTGTAATGATTAGCAAGTAGCAACCCAACTTGTTCCATTATAATATTTCATAATACCATTTTTCCAACCTGAATTATAAGGTTGAGGTACATTTGATGTTACCCATGAACTCCCATTCCATACATGGCAACCAGATCTATAAGTTGCATCCCAGCCTTCTTCTGCTTGTAAATCCGATTCATAACTTCCATTTAATGAAGACACTGCAAATTGAATACCATCATAAGCACCAGCAGCACTATTAACAGGAAAGTCATATCGATTACTTACAACAGTACTTTGATAACTCCAATTGGCATTCCATGTTCCAGTAGAATGATTATAATATCTAGCATATACTTTATATCCAGTTGCTCCAGATGCTCCAGTAAAGGTAACTCTCATTTCTTCTCCTTTATTGAATAATCCTGAAACAGATACGTTTGATGGTTTGTTTGGAATTGTTTGAATTTGATCTAATGTAACAGTTTTTCCTACACTCATCGTTCCTATCCAAACACCTGTATAAGTAATTTCTATAGCAAATGTTGCTGCTAGATCTACTGAACGAGATCCATCTGAATTATGAGGCACTGTAGCTGTTCTAGTAACTAATACATTTTGCCAAATTTGACTATCATCATTTCTATCTGGAACAGATTTACTAAAATTTTGCGTACTTCCATTTATTGTGGTTGTTCCATTTTTTACTAATCCCCATGTACTTACAGAACTACTTTCCATTATTACTGAAATTGTTACAGAGGATGAATTAGTAGCTTGATTTGGAGTTGATGACCATTGAATACCTAATCTAACATTATATCTCTCTAAAGCAGAACCACCATAATACCCACTCCAAAATATTCCACTAGCCATAGATATACACCTCCTTTATATCCAACTTATCCACACATCTCCAGTTTTAGGGCTAGATGGTGCAGTTTTTTGTATCTTTATTTTACTATCTAATGTAGTTATTGTATTATTTATAGTATTTACTTTACCATCCATTTCAATTTTAGTATAATAACTACCAAATTTGTTATTTATAGTGGTTATCTTACCATCTATTTCACCTTTGGTATAATAATTACTTAGACTATTGGATAAGCTAGATATACTATTATTTATAGTATTTATCTTACTGTCTATATTCGCTTTATTATAATAATTATTAGCAAGATTATCAGATAAGCTATCTATACTATTATTTATAGTATTTACTATATTATCTATCTCTAATTTAGTATAATAATCATTAAATTTTTCTATAGCACCAGTTATCATATCTTGTATTTCTTTAGATAATGCTTCCCATGGTATAGAGCCAGGATCTATTATAGAGCCATCCACTCCTACTTCTGATATAGGAACGTTAACTAATCCTATAATATTAAATACTGTTGGGTTTTCTGGTGTCCCTTCCCATATTTCTGTTTCAGGACATAATATATTAATACCATCTTCTGTAATTGTATAATCTTCATTTTCTGCTAAAAATACACTATTTTTGAATACTAGTAAAAAGTCAACGCCCTTTCTAAATTTAATTCCTATTTCAATATAGTTTACATTTTGTGTTATAGCTACAGTATTTTTTCTTGCTACAAATCCTCCATTAATTCCATCTTCTCCAGTAGCTATTACAATCCATCCTGTTCCATCAAATTGCTTTATAGCCTTAGCAGAAGTATCAAACCAGATGTCTCCTCTTATTCTATCATATGGTTCACTAACACTAACAATATATCTATATCCATTTACCATATCAGCATCTATTACACTATCATCTGATATAATTTGTGCATAATTAAATATATATGTTAATCTTTCATCTTGATTAATTACAGGATATGATTGAGAAAAAATAAGATTATAGTCCTCTGCAATAACATAATCTTCTGTTTTTACAAGTTCATCATTTCGTAATACAACCATTGGAAATTTAGTAAAATCATAACCAACAAAAGGCACAGGTATTCTAAATATTCTCTGAGCTGTTCTTTCAACAAAATAATGTTCCATTTGAGTTTTTAACTCAAATCTTTTTCCTTCTTTAATCATATCGTCTAAAACGCTTGATAATGGGGTACCATCATCATTAAATACTTGGCTTGTTAATGTTCTGGGAGCAGTAGCTATACCATTTTCCTCTATTGTCGCTGGAACTAGTTCTCTTAATATCGCACCACCTAATATAACATCATCTGTTATTCTCATCCAAGAATATTTAAATTTATAAGTCATATTTGTTTCTTTTACAAGATATATCATAGATAAGTCTGGTGTTTCAATTTGTTCTCTTTCATATTCAGTTGCTAATATGATAATATTTTCAACTAGAACTCTTTCAGCATTGTTATTATCTACGAATATTTCATTTGTGTCTGTACATTCAATAATCTGACCTGTAATTATAGGTATTTTTACTAATCCAGGTTTTAATGCAGATATATATTTTATTATAGTCATAATAACTCCTCCTTATTTAGTTTACTTATTATTATGTTTGCTGAAGACAAATAGAGTGTATATAATATTATATACACTCTATTATTTATCTTATAGAATTTAATAGTTTTATCAAAAATGTCATATCTGTCCGTTTAACTATTTCTGATGTACTCTTCTTTGTAGGTAAAGTTCCTCTTATAAATTGAGTTAATGGTATCATTGCATCTATAAATTCATTATAATAATTTATATGCCAGATACAGGTGGAATCTATACCTACAAAAGAAAATGCTGTTAAATACTTATATATCCTAAATTCATTTATTTTTTGTCTAAGTGAGATTACATCGTTTATAGTAATGTGTGTTTGTTCACCTATCTTCTTTTCTTGCCATGTAAAATTAGCTGGTCTAGGTTTTTGATCCTGTTGAATATTACACTGACATGCTATTTGACACATATCTTGACAATAGCTTTGACAAGTAGTTAAACATGCTTTTTCACATGTAAATTGACATAACATTTGACAATTTTCTTGGCAATTTAATTCACAACCAGTTTGACAAGCCGTTTGACAAACAGTTTGGCAAGTTTGACATCCTTGTCGTTCACATTGGCATACTGACAAACATGTTGCTAAGCATGCTTCATTTACTAATTGACAAGCATTTTCACATTGATTGCATTCTGCCTCTATGTCCATACACATACATGTATTCATACAAGCATCTGAACAACTGCTATTTGCTAAAGTTACGTTATTAGAATCATTCAAGAAGTCAGGAATAGTTATTTCAGTACCTTTTAAAAAATCGCTCATTTCGATCACCTCCTGTTAAATTGAGTTTTAAATAATTCATTTGACTCACCTGCTAACGTATTCATTATATTTATCGATGTATCTAAGCATATATTATAAAATTTACATAATATTTCTGGAACTATTGTTAAATCGCCACAGGAAAAATAATTGTTTATAGAGCAATACCCATCACATATATTATGGAGTCTGCATGTCTTACACCTTTTTGAATCAGAACACCTGACTTTTTTTACATCAAACGAGTTTATAATTTCCCATCTTTTATCATTATAGATTTCAGTGAATAAATTACCTATTATAAATTTATCTCCATTTTCTCTGTTTCCTACCATTTCTTGGCAAGAATATATTTCTCCATCGGGACCTATTGATGCAAATCTGTTAGAACCTAATCCACATCTACCATATGCAGGTGCATCTGTAGCATTTCTAAACGATGTAGTTTCATTAAATCTATTAATTTTTTTTATATTACCAAATGCATAATCAAATTGCGAAATGGATATATCTCTACCTTCTCTTATTAATTCTATATACCAATTAGCAACTTCATTGATCGCTGTTACTAAATCATTAACCTCTTGATTAGTCCATTTGGCAAATACATTAACAATAAAAAATATATTATTATATCCTCTTTCTATAGCAAATTTACAGTTATGCAATAATTGCTTACAATTATCATGATCTAATGTCATTCTAAAAGTCATATTAGGATTTAATTTTAGAGCTTTAGGGATATTATTTATTATTAAATCAAATGATGATTTTCCATTATGAAGAGGTCTATTTAAATCTTGTGTAGGTTTATCTCCATCAATACTAATCATAATTCCAATATTATTATCTTTTATGAATTGTAGCCTCTCTTCATTCAATAATGTACCATTGGTCGTCATAGATAATTGAAAATTATCATTACATTGCTCTCTAATATATTTAGTCAATGGTACAATTATTTCATCCCATTTGAGCATAGGTTCTCCACCAAAGAAATTGATACTAGGAATATCGCCTTGTATTTTAGAATTTTCTATAATAAAATCTACAGCTCTTTTTGCAGTATCATAAGACATTTCTTTAGCATATTGATCTATAAAACAATACTTACATTTAAGATTACATTTTTGTGTAACATTGAGAAATATAGAAGTTATTAATGGTAATTCTCCATCTTTCCATATTTGTTCTACTGTTCTAAAATTATTATTTTCACATTGTTGATTTATACATTGTTCACAATTCATATTAATTACCACCTTTAAAAAATAATTAAAAAACCCATTACGAGTTTTTTAATTATTATATTTTATGAGAAATAAGCACCACCAAGTGTAATCCATCCAGAAGTTGTTTTTAATTTTATTACTTTATTTATACTATCTATCCACAACTCATTTTCTAAAGCATTAACAGGTTCCATAGTCTGAATGTAATATGTCGGTTTCTTAGATAGCATGGCATCAACTTCAGATTTTGTATATACCATATTAGTATCTACCTTAGAAGCTATCTGTTGGATTATAGTGCTTGACATATTCGGATTACTTGCTAACATATTAGAAAGTTGGGTCAAAGTAGCTAAATCTGTTGGAGAAGCATTGATTATACTTTGAATTAAATCTTGAGTTTCTTGTTTTGTATAAGTATTATCTCCATCAGCCTTTGATGTAAAGTAAGTTATTTGATCTTCGGTAACAAATTTGTTATACATATCTTGAACTATACTCTCTGCTCTGATAGCTATATCATCAGCAAGTTTTATTGATGTTATAGATTTATCTGCATAATTTTTGGTTGTAAGAACTGTATTGGCGTTTAAATCATAAAATCTAGTATAAAAAAATATAAATAATGCAAACTCTCCTTGATTTAGGGCATCATTTGGGTTTTTAATTACTAAATCATCGCCTTTTACTTCATACTTTCCACTAAAATTATAGCCTCTAACAATTACAGCCATCTTATCTTGAGCCAAATCATAATTAGCTATCGGATATGGTATTTTTATTATCATCTGTTTATCTCTAGTAGCATGTACATAAATAGATTTACTAGCTGTAACTGCTATTTTATCAATAGCCTCTAAGGATTCTGCTAATGTACTTCCATCTTCCATAATTACAACACTTGATAATGTCGTAGGAGCGATACTCTGCTCCATTGCAGCATAAAGTCCTTTTGTAGAATAAGTACTTTGTAAGAACTCATCTGAAGAGAATGCTGTTGTTAAGAAATCTTGTTGATCTTGTATAGTAAGCCATATTAAACCATCGTGCTTGTATACATTACCAGTTTCTTTAACATAATAAACTTTAGTCATTGACGTATATTGTAATAGGTCTTTATCAGCTTCGGTTGATAGATATATTATTTCATTTAATATTATACGTTGTTCATCTGATAAATCAAAAAAAGACTCTTTTGTATCAGTGCAATATATTATTTGATTTGTAAATAATCGAGTATTTCCTAACATATCTCGTATTATTTCTTTATAACTAACAAATGACATATTAAATCCTCCCTTATAAATTAATTAATATTATGTTATCTTTATGGATAGATACAAAGAATAACACTTCTTGAATTAACAAGAAGTGTTATATTTTAATCTAGCATATCATCCCAACTAGGAATCTTTTTTTCTAATTCAGCTTTTAGAGTATTTAATGATGTTTTGAATACAAAATAAGAGACTATACTATTTTCTGCATAAATTGGGATTAAGTCCCCATCTGCTTCATGCATAGTATTTGCTTCTTCCATTGTTGATACTATATTAGCAAATACTTTAAGCCATTTATCATCAAACCATATATAACCCGAACCAGTATTATATAATACATATATAGCACCTTCTTCTCCTACATCGGGTAAAGAATATACTAATTGTGCACTATTAACATCGTCTTGCAGTGCTAAAGCTTTTAATTCTTTATTTGAATTAATTATATATGCTTTATTTGAACCATTATCAGTGGTAACACCTATGACTTGATTAATATAAGATGTTGGACTATTTGCATATGCAATTGCTTCACTCATAGTATTAAAAACTGTATCGACATCTAAGGGACCACTAAATAATCTCTTATAACTTAAAACCATTGAAGTACTTGTTGCCATTTTTAAATCCCTCCTTAAATAGTTACAGTATACGTATCTGAACTTGCGAATGGAATACTAGGTGTATAAATATATACTTTATATTCTATAGGCTCATAACTATTAACACCGCTTACTTGAATTAATTGTTTTGTAAAAGTATTTTTAACATCTAAATTTAATGCACTAGATATTACACTTGTAATATCTCTTAATGTAGATGGATAAGCAAATATTATCATTGATGTACCAAGTGATATATTTATAGTTAATTTGGTTCCATTAACAGGATCTAATATATTTTGAGGTAAAGCTCTAATATTATCACTATCTATAGTACTTATTGTGGATATTAGACTACCATAGAAGGCTTTTCTTTTACCTACATATTTTAATGTAGATGAAAGAGTTCCTGCATTTATTTGACCTATCGGATAATCGTTACCTAAATTATCTTGTTTTATAGCTCCTTGATTATAATCTACACTAGATGTGAATTTTAGATTTTCACCATCTGGTACAACTATACTAGTTTGTGAATAAGACTGGATAGCTAAAGCATCTACGACCTTAGTAGTACCTAACGAATCGATTCTGGATAAACTATATTTAGTTATATCTCCTGCATCGTTCTTAATAAATGAACTATTTATAGTTGGCGAAATTGCAGAACCAGATTCTAAAGTTTGTATGCCTCCTGGTATTATTGATAAAGTAGGCATTTTATAAATAGGAGGGATTATTTTTGCCATTTGATTTGCTATTATTGTTTGGATAGGAGTACCAGATGGTATTATGTCTCCATCTTTATATACACCTATATTTTGCCCTATAACATTTATAGGAACAGTAGTTAATAGATTATCTGCTCCAGTTCCTATACCAGTTTTTATATATTCTCTAATAGCTTCAGCGGTTACTAATCCGACTGTAGATTCATCCATTATATTAGAAATGTCTGGAATTAACTGTTTCCATTCTGTTCCATTCCATATATTTACACTTAAATTTGGTAATATATATATTTTATTTTTACCTGCAATGGTAGGTAACTCATTTACAAATGTTGCGTTTTGTGTATAACACTCATTTCCTTTATAAATTTCTTTTGTATCATTTATATAGTATAAAGCATTTGGATTTTTAATTTGTATTAATTCATATTCCGAATGCGTAACATTAAACCATTGAATTATATTGGTTATTTCAGCCATACTAATACCTCCTTAAACTATGATGTTGTTATATACTATTGTTTCCAAGCCAATAATGTATCTATTTCTTGTTTACTATAATAGCTTCTAATTATGTCTTCTACAGAATAATATCCATCTCTAATATCTATTTTATCAAAGTATAAATCTTTCATTTCATTTACATCATAATATTCAGTTGCTAATTCTTGTTTAGAAACATAGTTTTGTTCTAGATAAGCTACATCTACTTCGACTTGTTCTTCACTTCCAGTTCCTATTTCTCCATAAGCAGAATATTCTGCCATCCAAGTATTACCAGCATCCCATGTTATAAATTTATATATTTGATGGGAATTTGCAGCAGGTTGAACACCTCTATTATTTCTAAATAAGATATTTTCACCGAATTTAAATTCTGGTTTAAATGAATACGTTATTATATGCCAATATATTTCACAGAATTCATCTAGTGTTTTTGGTAATATAATAGTAGCATTTTCATGCATATTGGTAGTCATTTGTCTTTTAATCGCTTTTAAATTTACTCTACCATTTACAGGTTCTATTTTTTCAACTCTTGTACTTTTAGTAGAATCTTCATTATCTGGAATACCTCCTCCACTACCATCAGGATTATCTCCAGCTATTGGTAGATCTGTCCATACTATACTTCCATTTTTCTTTTGAGGTACAGTTAATTCTCTTGCAGTATCAAATCCAACTATTTGTATAAATGAATATTTACTTTCAATGGAAGATCCATCTAATTTACTAGCTTTAGGAATATAATGCATAGTTCTATTAGAATCTACTACTTGTAATGAATTATCTATAGCTGTTTTTATTTGAATAAGATATTCTGTTAAATTTATAGTGCCCAATCCAGGAATCGTAATTTCTATTTTATCTCCACCTATATTATCTATAGCGTTTTTTATCTCAGATGTTACATCGATCAATTCCCCTGTAGGAGAAGCTATATAAATATCTCCAGTTTCATAATTAATTACCAATTCCTTGGGCTTAGCCAAATGTTTATCTTTATAATCTAAAGGACTTATAGGAATCCTTCCCAATTTTGCCATAATATTTACCTCCTTTTAATAATATTTACATAAATGTTCTAAATAATTATAGACCAGCATCTCTGCTAGTCTATAATTTTATCATTCATATTAGCATCTAGTGCTCTGATAATAATATTTCCATTATTGTCTGTTTCAGTAAATTCAGTATCATCGAAATCATATACAAATAATCCATTTTCAGAAGTTGCATGAGCAAGATAATAATCATATATAACTTTATAGATTACTTCTTTCATCCCTATAGCATTTTTATTAACTATATCTTCTATATCGTTAATATTGCTTATACCAAATAAATCAGTTAATTCATTTATATTAGTATTTATAGATTGTTCCATAGTGGATATATTATTCATAAATAATTCATATAATGTATTATCATTAGGAATATATTTTAGTATGGTTAGATTCTTTGAACTAGAAATATCTGTATCAATTATTTTTATCTTATTAGCATCAATATCTATTAATTGATCCTTTCTAAGCTTTCTTCCATTTATAAAGAATAATAATAAATCTTTACTTAACGGATAATTTATGTCACTTCTACCAACTACAAGATTTCCTGTTATAGGCACATTAGGATTAACTGGAATTTCTTCTAGAATAAATGGCATATAAAAAACTTCCACTTTATCAGATTTCCTCAAAGGTATATTAGTATATATAGCAACTTCATCAAAAGGTCTAGTTGTCTTTATAATGGTAATCCTATAATTCTCTCTAGGTATCATTTTACCATTTACATATACTAAAAATTTACTCTCATCATTACAGTACATAAAATCATTGTGAGGAAGTACAATATTATAACATTCATCTTCTTGGATTATTTTAAACGAATATCTAAATATTGATTTAGGAACTAAGTCTAATGTCCTATCGTAATAATAAGAATTATCTGGATGTATTTTGACAGTATTATTATCTAATCTTCCAGCTATAAAAGAAATTTCATATTTTACGTCTTCTCTAGTTTCTGTATCAAAATCTTTATGATAAGCATCCATACAATATATTTTACAATCATTTATATTAATACTAGAGCCTAGTTTCAATATACCTTTATCAGATGATAATAACTTTATTTTATAAATATTATTATTCACATTTTTAAGATACATTACTTCTATTATATCCGTATCAATAATATTTATAACAGGAAATGTGAAGTTTTTATTTTTATAAGCTATCTGTGAATATTGCTCATATATCATACCATTTTTAAATACTATTACATAATTATCTAGATTGTCATTTCCTAGATTTCTAGACATAGTTACATAGCCAAAATTATCTTTTAGAGAATTTATATAATTACCACTATATTTTTTTATTGTAATAGGAGATTTATCTTCGTATACACTATTCATTAAAGATGAATTATAACTCATGATATAATTTAATGAATTAATTAAATTTTGTTGATACGATAAATTCTTATCGTATTTAAAATCAAAGGGTTCTATCAATTGACTATAAGCACTATCCTGTTTATTTTTAAATTTATCAAATAAATACCCTTTCTCTTCTATTCTTAGTAAGTTGTCTTTAGGATTATATAAAGTTAAATCATAAAATATCCTTGCTTCTAATATATCTCCACCATAAGAGTTTCCATCTATATCAAATGTATTTATCCCACATAAGGTTACTTCCGCATCCCTATGATATAAACCATTTTTAAATACTAATATATTTTCCCTAAGCAATTTTATTTCTTTTGACGCACTCGAATATTGCCTTCTATTAGATTCTATAGACATACGTTCATAATATATATCTGTATTAGGAATATATATTGCTGTACAAATATCTAAAACTTCAGTAGTTAATCTACCCCTACTATTGAATATAAAATGGGCATTATTAGGTTGAGACGTAATTTGTTCTTGGTATTGGACTGTATCTGGTAATATTATGCATCCTATTTCCTCTGGATTTACTCTTCTAGTTTCTACATTATTTATAAGGATATAATTGTATTTACAATCACAAATAATAATTATATCTGTCCATTTAATAAATTTACCATTTATAAATAGCATAAACGGCTTTATTTCTTTTTTAGATATAACTTTATCCAAAGTATCTGCATATACATGTCTCTTTCTATTAATCATAAATGGTAGATTACTGCATGTATATAATAGAGCAGTGTCCTTGTATTGTGAATGATTAAATCCATGTGTTCTAAAATTAAATCGTTCCTCTAAATTAAGTTTATAGTTATATGGAATTTTAAATTTTTGTTGATTAGACAGAGATGAATTGGTGTAATTTTTTAGACTTTCGATAGAATCTATAATATTCATTATATTGATTCTCCACCAACTCTTAATATTGCAGTAGCAAATGTAACCATATCTCTTCCAACAACTTTTTCAATTGTTTTTTGATTGTTTAAGTAACAACCAACATAAACATTTGTAAGCAATGTTGCAAAAGAAGGATATAATTCTAATGCAAATTGAGTTCCAGTTCCATATAAATATAACCATTTTTCTAAAAATACTTCTAGAGTTAATTTAGGCAACCTAAGAATTTTACTTACATTATCTATAAATGTATTTATTGTAAGAAAAGCATCATCTGATAGTTGTATTAATAAAATTTCTTGTTCTCTTTCTGATAAACCTGATACATTTCTAGCAACAGATTTTATACTATCAGTCATATCCTTATTTAATATATTTATTGAATAGTATAAACTAGCTAGATATAAACATTTAGATCTTGTAGCAGGAACAGTACTTATTTTATGAAGATAATCTACGATATGGGTAAATAACCCAGCAAAACATTTAGAACCATTTTTTATTATTTCCTCCCTCATTACTAATCTTTTTGGGTCCATATAATAAATTAGTTGGTTCATAGCAGATACTAAATATGCTATAAATATATCTATATTTACGCATTTATATTTACCATCTATTTTTTTTATTACATCACAGTCTATAAATACTTTTAATGCATTATCGCCTTTAATATCTTTAGCTGCAAAAGTTTTAAACGCTCTAGGTAATGGCGTTGGGTGAGTTAAAAGTATTACTTTTTTTGAATCGAGTACTTTTACCAATGCATTAGATACTTGTCTCTTCTTAACCTCATATCTTATATCATCAAAGGAATCATCTAACTTATTTATTTCTTCAGCAGTCATCATGTACTCGTATAATCGTTTCTCATAATTAGCCTTATTATATAAATAAGTATTAGCAAATGTTTTTGTTATTGGTCCTTTACTTAATTCTGGCATAATTTAGCCCTCCTTTTATTTCTTTATGTTTACATTTATGTTCACTATAAGGGAAAATATATAATTATATATTTTTAAAAGAGTAGTAGTATAGGAATTTATCCTATACTACTTTTTATTTTCTTTTTAATAACAATTCTTTAGAGACGAAGCCACTACTCTTTCCATGTCCACCGCCACCGAACTTCTCAGCTATTTTGCCACAGTTAATATCATCTTTAACAGTGAAAATAGAATACATATAAGCTTCTCCTGTAAATACATAACTACATACAAGATCATAATCGTTTATTTTATCTCCAAAAATAGCTGAATATGCTCTCCTATTTACAACTAAACACTTATGACCTTCTAATAAAGATTCATAAGCATATTTATTTAGATATTCTTTAAACTCTTGTTTATTATATTCATTAATCACTTTACCTTTTTCAATAAGCTCATTAATAAGTTTATTTTTATCATCATCTTCATTTAATTTTTCCCATATAGGATCTAGCGGACCATAGTTTGTTGCATTTAATCCTAATATAAAATATTCAGAGTCTTTACCTAATTCAAATTTAAAACAATCAAAATCACTTACATATTGTATAAACAAAGGACAATCTTTTATGCTGTATAGATCTTCAAAATACATACAAGCTAGACCCATACCAGATATACCCTCTAGTCTTAAACCTGCTATTTCTTCTTCTATCTCAGGATATTTCTCTATTAGTTTCATAGAAGATTGATGATGATCAATCCAAACTATATTTTTTGTAATTTTTCTCAACTCTTGTAGCACATTATAGGAAGATTCCTTAAAAGAATAATCTACTATATATACTTTTTCATTTTTAGAGATTTTATCTAATGGAAATGGCTTTAGATAATCTAATTCTATATAATCAGATTCTTTGGTATTTCCAGTGTGTTTTGATACTACATATGCAGCACCTCTTCCGTCTGCATCATCATGGTGTATAATTTTCATTATTATCCCTCCTTTACAAATATGTTAAGCATACAAATTTATAATATTAATAACTTACTAATAATTGAAAGGGTGATTTTTATGATTAAGAAATTATTAGAAGAATTATGTATAGATACGATTAAAGAAGATGAAGCAAAATATTTTTATAATGGAATAGGAGTTCCAAGAGTAACAGAAATTTTAAGTTCAATGTTGCATGAAGAATATTTAATGCAATGGGCTAATAGAATAGGTTTATATAGAAAAAAGAAATATGAAGATGAAAGAGATAGAGCAGCATTTATAGGAACAAATGTACATGAATGTATAGAAAAATACTTAAAATGTAATAATTACGATATCATGAATATAGATGAATTATCTAAAGATAAAGTGGTAATAAATTCTATAAATAATGGGGCTAAATCATTTATTTTATGGTACGATGAAATTATCAGAAATAATCAGTTTGAAATAATTGCTCAAGAACAATCCTTATCATGTCAATGGTTTGGAGGCACATATGATATGTTATGTAAAATAAATGGTAAAATATATTTAGTAGACTTTAAGACGAGCAATCATATATCATATAAATATTTCTTACAACTAGCTGCATATAGGTATATGATATTTTTGAATTTGGGTATAAATATAGATGGATGTATAATTCTCCAAGTTGATAAAAAACAAATAGCATTTGAAGAATATGTATTAGATTTCTCAATAAAAGACCATTATGATTTTATAGAACAATGTTTCACTACATTTCTATCATTGATCTATGCCTATTATAATAAAATGATTACTATAAATATGTATAATAATATTTTTTGATGAGGTGTTACAAAATGTATTTTGATGCTATTATGAAATATATGAATTTATATAATATTAAAAGAAATAAATTATTTAAAAACATTTATAAGATGATATATTATTTTAAATATATAAAACCAATGATTGTGTTTGAAACAGATATATTGTCATATAAATATATTAAACCATTATATAATTTAGTAAATTTATTTGGTACTATAAAATATAATAAAGGGCAAATAAGTTCAATTAATAACAGACTGATTATAGAAAATATTATTATTTATAACAAGATTACAATTAATCTATATGATTATGATAAGGAAATAGAATTGATAATAGATAAAGATGATTCAACAAGGATTATTACAAATATAATCCATAGAACTTTTGATGAAGCGATAAAGGATGAATTAAATATATGTAATAAAATTATACAATATTGTATAAAACATGTTTGTAGGATAATATTTTTAAGAAGAGGTTAATCCTCTTCTTTTATTTTTTACTTTAACCTTAACAGATTAATAAAGGAGTGATTAAATATGATACCAATGGTTAAATTTATATCTGAGGAAGAGCAAATATATAATTTAAATATAAAAAATAATACATTAAGGGGAACATTAAAAGAAGTTCATATAGCAGATATTCATTTTGGGGTATTAGATCCAAAATATCAATACACTATTTTGACAGAACAATTTACAAATAAATTGATTAATTTAGATTTTGATGTATTGGTCATAGATGGAGATTTATATGAGCACAAATTTATGAGTAGTTCAGACCCTATAATGTATGCATCATTATTTGTAAATGATCTTATAAATTTATGCAGAATTAAATCTGCCACATTCGTTATTCTTCATGGTACTAAATTGCATGATGATAATCAACTAAAAATGTTTTATCATTATCTAACTGATGAAACAGTAGATGTAAGAATAGTAGAAACTCCAAAATTTGAGTATATTAAAGGGGCTAAAGTATTGTGTATACCAGAAATGAATAATTTAGAGTCTTCGATATATGAAAATTTACTATATTATTCAGGATGGTATGATACTGCATTTGTGCATGGGGAATATTTAGGTTCTATATATAGAGAAAAAAATGTTGTCCCAACTCTAGAAGGGCATACTCCTATATTTACATTAGATCATTTCTGTTATTGCAAAGGACCAATATTATCTGGTCATGTCCATGTAACAGGATGTTTTGCTGGTTATTATTATTATTGTGGTTCACCATATAGATGGAAATTCGGTGAAGAACAAGAGAAAGGGTTTTTAATAGCTCTTCATAATTTAGATACACAATGGCATTATGTACATTTAGAACCTATAAAATCATATAGGTATGATACTATTAATTTAGATATGATGTTGATTCAAGACCCAAAAGATGTAATTGAGTATGTAAATAAATTACAAGAGCAAGGAATAGATTATATAAGGTTAGAATTTAAAAAAGAATTAAATGATAAAGAGATAGCCAACTTAGAAATATTAAAGAAATATTATAGGTCTATTAAAACTGTTAAATTAAAAATAGATAATGCTAAGAAAAATGAAATGTTGAAAGCCAATGAAGAACTAATGCAACAATATAGTGAATATGACTTTATAATGGATAAAAATTTATCCCCAGAAGAAATATTCTGTAGATACGTAAATATACAAGAAGGTTGTGAATTTATATCTGTAAATGAGCTGGTTGAATTATTAAAAGAAGAATAATTGAAAGTACTTGTAAAGGTACTTTCGATTATATATTATAAATATAGAAATAATAAAAAGGGAGGATCAATTATTATGAATATGAAAAAAGATTTGTTAATACAAGTTCATTGTAACGAATATAAATATGAATCGGGATTGATAAAGAAGTGGGCTAATGAATTTTATAGTCTTCTATCATATGATAGAAGTACATGTATATCAACAATTAACTTTAAAGAAAAGGTTATAAAAATACACAGTAAATTAAAATTTCAAAAAAGAATAATTAATAGGCAGCGATTATATGAAAAAAGAAAAAGATTAGGAAGATCACTATAGTTTAATTTATTAAAGTTTAAAAGAAAAAATAAAGAGGAGAGATATTATGAATATGAATCAATTATGTAGGAGTTTAGCTAAATATACAAATTTTATAGCAAGGTGCAGCTGGGCAAATAAATCTATTGATAGGAAAACAATAGTAAGTACATCATATTATAAATTAATAGATGAAATATTAAAAGAAAATATTATAGACGAATTTAAAAATAAGATACAATTTTATTTCGATAAAAATGAACTAATTGAAAAGGATACTTTATATTATACAATAAAGGATTATAATATAGAATTTTATTATAAAAGATTTCATTTTGTTGTGCCTGATATTGGTACATACGATACGATAGAACAGCTTGTAGAATATATAAATAATAAGACACGTTTTATCATAAATAATAAAGATTTATTTATAGATATAGAAAAATATATTGATGCAGTAAATCAATTAAAATGTGAATTGTATAGTAAAAATAATATAAATATATTTGAAATAGGTATGTTCGAAATTATTGTGATGGATAGAACTATATTGTTCTATGAAAATAATGTAGTACCTGGACATTCTCATGAAAACACCGATTTCATAAGCATAGATAAATTTAAAGAGATTGATAATAATGAATATAGAAATTATTACTTAGATAAATTAATAGATTTCCATATAAATTCTGTGAGGGATAAGATAAATGAAAATATAAAAATTCAACAACAAAAATTAATAGATTTAGATGAAAATGAAACTGAATTAATAAATTTAAAAGAAACAATTAGAGATATAAGGGGTGTTAATCATGGAGAATAAAAAACATTTTACAATGGAATTGATAGCACATAATGATCCATTTGAACAAGGTATGGTTATATATGGGTTTAAAGAATATAAACAGACCTATATGACAATTCCAGAATATCGTACATGCGAGCATAATATTCATTTAGTATGTAACTATGATATAAACTAGACTCATTGTCTAGTTTATTTTTTCTATGTTCCTGTAAAAGAAGAAAAAATAAAAAGAGTATGCGTATTGCATACTCTTTTCTTTTATTTAGATTTATAATAAAAATAATATTTAGTTGTCTCTTGTGTTTGATGATTTGTTTCTATTATCTTATCAATTAATTCATTATTATATTCAAATTCTAATGTACTTATAAGTTTATTCTCCATCTTTTTGTGATGAAACTTTAACTTATTTTCATCATATATAAGGATATCTTCAAATTTTCTAAGTATATTACTTATATTAATATAATTAGCAGATAATATTATATTTGTATCTTCATTGTAATGTCCGTATGCAGAGTTGGTATTGAAATCGCCATCACGACGATATATATCTTCTTTAACATTTCCAGTAGATCTATCAATTATTTGACTAATAATATTATTGCTATCATATTTATATTGTTCGTATATATTATTATCCAGAATCGGGCTTCTAATACATTCTACTAATTCAGATCTAACACATTCTATTGGAATAAATTCATCATTATCATACTTAAAAAGATAAGTGTTTGTTTTATTATCATTATATAATAATGTACAACGACATTCTGTTTCAGTTTCAGCCAAATTTGAATATATATTTAGTACGCTAGATTTATCTTTTTCTCTTATAACTTCGCATGTAGATATAGCCACTTTATTATTCATTAACGATTTGGCAAATTCTATTTCTAATATTTTATCTATAAAATACATTACAATAACCCCCTATTTATTTATATTTAAATTTAGATAAATCGACCCCTAGAGCCAATAATGCTAGCATTACGTAATCTTGTTTTTTCTTATCATCTATAAATGTAAATAATTCTTCTATACATTTTGTAAATAAATCATATGATACAGATGGTATCAGATGCCTTTCAAAAATATCGTATTCCTGTATACTATTTAATATACTTTTTACGCCTTTAAGGTAATTCTTTATCTCTGATTTATCATACCTTTCGTTTTCATATATTATTAAATTATTCATTTTTTTACCCCCTATTTTATAAAAGAATTAGGTATGATATACTTATCATACCTAAAAAATTTTATTCATATATATAATTTATGCACTCTCTTGTATGTTCTTTTTTAGTATTATTAATAATTTCTTGTTTTAGTAACTTATTTTCATCATCATAGGTATTGTGGAATATATTAGTTTCTTTTATTTTATTAGTTTTTGAGCATGTTACTCGACGGGTAATTTTTATTTTATTACCATTTTCATCATATTCATATAATAAATTTATAAGATCAAAATTATTCTTCTTATATTTATCATAACAAATTGAATTTGTTTCTCTTATAGTTCCATCTTTATTTAATGATGACATACCAACGATATTCTTACCTATATATTTGCTATATTTATTATCCTCATAAATAATATTATTTTTAAGGGTTTCATTATTCATAAATGAACCAATTTTTCTACCTTGATTGTCATATGAATGGTGTATTGTACGAATTTTTTCACCTTTATAATATTTTTCTCTTCTTATAAGATTATTATTATCATCATAAAAATATAATAATTTATATTTAAGTGAATCAGATGAATTCTCATTTACTTCATATATTAATCCATTTCCATTTATAAGATATTCTGTTTTAACCTCTCTTTCATTAAATACTCTTATTATTTTCTTCTCTTGATATATAAATACATATTCTTCTTTATAATCTATTTCTAACGAATTCAAATCTGTATATACCAAATTATTACACTTGCATTTATATATTCCTTTTTTAAACAAACTCTCTAATTGTTCATGATCTAAAAGAACTGACTTAAATATTTTCATAATTAATCTCCTCCTCTATTTATAAAAGACGTGTTAAACAATTCTCTACTGCTTCTCCAACTTTTTTACTTCCATACATACTCCCATCTGAAAACCCATCTAAATAAGCATCAATGTAACCCTTAATATAATCATCTGATTTATTATTTTTTCTTAACAGAACTATTTTCTCATTTAGCACTGCTACATTTTTAAGCATTCTTTCTTCATCCATATCTTCATCATCCTCTCCTCTATTTATAAATTTATATAAAACTTATGATTAATATATTCATGATTAGAATGAAAACTAGCTCCAATGTTCTTATAGAAATGTATTAAATCGCTTCTACATTCTCCTTCTATATATTTAAATCCCCACTGTTTGCCTATATCCTTTAAGTTTATCATAGCTATAGTACCATATCCTTTATTTCTATATTCTTCCTCAATTTCAAAATATTCTAAATATATAGAATTTGTTTCTCCATCATCAGCCATTACTCTCATATGACCAATATATTGATTTATAATAAAAATTTCCATATCGCCTTGTAAATCAACAAAATTTTCTTTTGTAAAATTCATTCCTGGTATTTTAAAATTAATTTTATTTTCCATATCCATCATCCTATCATTATAATAATTTAAACTCTTATAAATTGTTTCTATATTCATTTCTAGGTTTTAATGATTTAACCCATTCTAATAGATTTATATTTGTCTTCATTATCTCAATATCTAAATTATTTGCCTTTATTTTATTATATATTTTTTCTGATTACTATACTACCATTGACTAATATTTCATCCTCTATTGTAAACCCGCATGGGATATTATCTGGAATATAGATACTATGTTTAAATGCGATATAGGTGCTTATAGTTTCTAAACTAGCATCATAATGACCGCTACAACTCCAAGAAGTCTTATAATCTTTTCTATTCAGTATTTCAATAGTAGGCAATATTAAATCGTCGATTTCAAATATCACACCGCCACAATTAGTTAATGGGCACTTCGTATACCCATTATATTTTTTTGTATAAATATCATCTGTTTGATTTAATACTTCTTTACGAAATTTATTAAAACAATCTAAACAAATATAACCCATAGATATTCCTCCAAACTTTATATTTATTGATATATAAAACTATAATCATACTCTTCTGTATATAAACTTATTTGATTATTATTTATTTTCTTTTCTAACATTGTTATTTTATTTATATTTTTATACCCTTTATAGTTATAAGTATATTTAATTTCACTAGTTTTAGTTGTGTTATCATTATTTATAACACATATTTCTTTAATTAATTTATCTCTATTATACTCATAATTACATTTTATATTATTATTAGATTCATATAATCCATGTTGGCAATAAGATAAAATATTTCCTAATGTATCTAATTTAACCAATCCTCTATCTTTATCAGATTGTATACATACATTTATACTTCCATCTTCATTATTAGCATATTGAAAATTAAATTTTTTATGTCTTTTAGCAGATGATAAATGTTTATTAAAACTTTCCTTAATAATACTAGTTACTAGATTTTCTTGATTTATAAGATAATTTATACAACCAGTAAACTGTCCTTTATTATACGTATATATAAATTCTAATTTATTATTATAATATATATACTCTCTATACTTTTCCATTTTGTCATTAATTAATAAAAATATTTCACTTATTAAATCTTTATACGAATGTATTAGATAAATTTTATTTTTCTTTTTACCATTTTGTATAATAGTCTCATATATTCTTCGTGAATTAGTATCAAAATCATAAATAGCATATTCTTTTTTATTACATAATACAGTGCATTTATTAATACTATTTTTAAACATCGTTACTAGTTCGTCATTACTAAACTTGAACATAAATAATTTCCCCCTTTATTTTGTTTTTATACATTTATATAATATATAATTACCTTATTGTTTACATATAAGTAACAGTGCTATACTAACCATATAAGGATGATATAGTTAGTTGTAATAAATAAAAATATGACTAACAATAAAGTACTCAATTAAAAATAATAGGGGTGGATGTTATGAATTTAGAACGAAGAAAAAAATATCAAAATCAAGGTAGAACAGCAGTTCAAACAGATAAAAAAATAGATATAAATTTTGATTTAAATGCATTAAATTTAATGTGTGTATATGTATTATCAGAGAATAGAAATATAAGAAGATCTCATCTAATAAATATGAGAAACTTATTTGAAATAATAGATTTAGATTTATATATAAATGATATAGAAAAAATGAAGAGAGTAAATTTTATTAAAAAAGGATTGGAAGGAAAGCTATTACATAATTTAAAAAACTCTGTAATAGTTATGAAATATATAAATGGTGGATTAATGGATGATGATATTATTGATATAAATAATTTTGTATCATTATCCAATGAAGAGTTAATGTGGATTAATGAAACAGTATCAGAGTCTTTAAACTATGCTTTCATCTATAATGATATAGATAAGATGATTGATGTATGTACAAGATTTAAAGCTGCTGATTATAGAAGCAGAGGGGTTATAGTAGACGAAATACAAGGACTTATAAATGATATGCAGACTAAATTCAGGAGGACAAGAGTTCAAAGTTTATCTGAAGTTAGTTTCTGTCTAAAACAAGGACTAATGGAAGAAGTAGTTGCAGATATTCATGAGCAATTAACAAGTCCATCACGTAGATTAATCACAGGAATGCAAGGATTAAATGAATTACTAGGTGGAGGATTTGAAAGTACTAGAGTTTATATGTTATTGGGTTTAACAGGTGTAGGTAAATCTGTAACATTATTAAATATAGCTTATCAAATTAAAAAATATAATAAATCTTATAAACCAAAAGACCCAACTAAAATTCCAGCAATTTTATATGTAACGATGGAAAATACAGTTGCAGAGACTGTTGATAGATTGTTCACAATGTCTACAACAGCAGATGATATGAAAAATCATAGTAAAGAAGACGTAATAAACATGCTTAGGACAGAAGGAGAATTATTCCTTACTGATTCTGATCCAATAGATATAGTAATTAAATTCGTGCCAGATAGATCGGTAGATACAGGATATCTATATACAATGGTTGAGGATTTAGAAGATGAAGGATATGAAGTAATAGCATTAGTACAAGACCATATTAAGAAAATAAGGTCAGCATATAAACATAATGATATAAGATTGGAACTAGGTTCTATAGTGAATGAGTTTAAGGTATTTTCTGCTTTAAAGGACATGCCAGTTATAACTAACTCTCACTTAAATAGAGAAGCTGCTAGAGTTGTAGATGAAGGTAGGAAACATAATAAAGCTGATTTAACTAGAATGCTAGGACGAGCTAATGTTGGAGAATCAATGCTTATGATAGATAACTTAGATTGTGCATTCTTAATAGGATTAGAATTTGATGCTCAAGGTAATAAATATATGGCATTTAATAGAATTAAAATGAGATATAAAGCTACAAATAGGGATTATATATGCCATCCGTTTGTTCCAGGAAATGGAATTAAACTTGTAGAAGATTATTATCTTCAAGTTCCTGTATTTAAAGATTCTCTCAAAGTACAACCAGAGGAAAGTAGTCTTTATAATGCTCATCAAGTTCAAAGAAAAGAACCTGCGTATGCGAGTAATATTAGAGATATTGATGATATCCTTACTAATAAAACTATTGATGATGATGTAAATATATTTACAGCTTCAAGATATATGTCACAACCTAATATCACCCAAATATATCTGGAAGAAGATAATGTAATAGATGTTGAAACAATGCCAGCATTAGTTGCAGGGAAGAGATCAACATCAACTCGTGAATTACAACCAATGGTAACATTTAAAAGAGATGTAGCGTAATGCTACATCTCTTCTAGTTTGTATCTATTATTTAAAATAAGTTCTTTCTCAGAATTATATATAGAAGATAATAATGATTGTACCACATCAACTCTAAGCATTTTTAGTTTTCTAAAATTAAATTCTTTTACATTACAAATATTATTCATATATAATATAAGAAAATATAATTCTGTTGAACCATATATATCATACGCTAATAATTTAGGTTTATAAACATATTTCTGATATTCTGTTTCAGTAAACTCTACAGTAACTGATAGATCATTCAATTCGTGTAGATAGTCATTTAAAACATTGTATATTACTAGCTGTACATTATTCATTTTTTCTATTATAGATAATTCTTGATATGCGATCTTAGTAACTGGTGCAGATGCTATAAACTGTTCAACTGTATAAGTTTGTTCTGGTCTCATAATTAAATCCTCCCTATTATTTTACATTCATTTATATTTCCACCTGCAAAAGATACTATAAATTTGTCTCCAGCTTTTCCTTGAGGGTCAGGATTTTTAATGTCATGATTCAAGTCTGGAGCATCCATATTTATTCCAGATGATGATATAGGTGATTCTGCTATGACAGAATCTATTCTACTATCTGCATATGATTTTATTTCATTCATTTTATTTTGTGCAAATTGTAATACTTCTGATATTCTATTATCTGAATCTGTTATACTTTTATTTACATAATCATATATATGATTATAATCTGCTAATTGCAAAGGAACATACAAATTTATATAGTTTCCTGTAACTATATCTCCTATAACTAAGTTTTTGGAATCTTTATTCATTATATTTTTCTTTATAATAGAATGACTTATTGATTTGGCATATTTATTATCTATAAGTGACATTAGAGCAGGAATAAAAAATTGAACAGTATCTCCATATTTATAATCATTCATTGCTATAGCGACTTCGTTATAATCGGTTTCTGTACCTATAAATGTTGAATTATTCATTTTAACTTACCTCCTAACAATAAATTAAATTAATAAAATGTTGATACAATAAATTAAAAATTAGGAGTGATACTAAATGGATAAAATTACGTATACAATAATGAATGAAATAGGATTAGATATAGACATTCTAGGAAGAGTAGTTGATCAGGATTATGATACAGTTATTTATATGAACGGTAAAACAATTAAAGCAAATTATAACGATAATATAAATACACCTATAGCTAGAAATGAGGTATTATTTAACCCATTATTCGATGCCAAACTTGGTAAATATTTATTTGGATACTATTTAAAAAAAATAGCAGAGTTAGATGAAAGAAAATTTGATTTATTCTATGCTCAACAGGATTCTACTGATAATAGAAAATCGTATTTAGAAATTAGGGGAGCAGATGAGGTTATACGTGGTAAATCATATTTCTCTGAAAGTCTAAAAATTATGGATTTACTTTTAAGAACAGCAGGTCATTTAGATACAGATTTGTCTTTTCTTGACAATCAAATGATATAATGGAATGAGGTAATATATATGAGGCATATTACTTTAACAAAGAAACAGCAATATGTAGTAGATGAAGCCGCTAAATTCTGGAAAAGTGATTCTGAACAGATATTCCAATATGCTGGAGAAGCAGGAACAGGGAAGTCTATAGTTTTGGAAGCTATAAAAGAAAGATTAGGTATACCAGCAAGAAAAATAGCTCCTATGGCTTATATAGGTCAAGCAGCTATTATTATGAGAATGAAAGGGATGACTAATGCCAAGACGGTTTACTCTTGGCTTTTTAATCCTGTTGAGGATTATTTATTAGACAAGGATGGACGTATTGTAAAAGATACATATTTCAATACTCCTAAATATACCATAAAATTTGAACCAAAACCTTTAGATGATATAGATTTAATGCTTATAGATGAAGCTCCATCGTGTCCATATGATTTGAGAGGAGAAATCGTTTCAAGAAATAAAAAAATTATAGCTACTGGAGATTTAGGTCAACTACCTCCAGTATACGGAAAACCTGCTTTCTTGTATGAGGGTAAAGTTCATATATTAACAGATGTTATGGCTCAACAAAGTGGTTCTGCATTATTATATTTAGCTTATAGAGCGAGAAGAGGATTACCTATACACCCAGGATTTTATGGTGATGTATTAGTAATAGAAGAGAATGATTTAACAGATCAGATGATAATAGGTTCAGACATTGTCATATGTGCAAAAAATGCTACAAGAGATAAAATAAATAAAAGAGTTAGACATGATATTCTACATATATATTCAGATTTACCTACTTGTGGTGAACGTGTAGTATGTAGGAGGAATAATTGGACCACAGAAGTAGATGGAATAAATTTAGCAAATGGGTTACTAGGAACTGTAGTTAATATGCCTAGTGTTGAAGGTTTTGACGGAAAAGCATTTACTATGAGTTTTAAACCAAACTTTATAAATGGGTATTTCTCTAATTTAAAGTGTGATTATAACTATCTCATAGCTCCCCATGAACAAAAACAAATGTTAAAAAATAATAAATTTAATCGATCTGAAAAATTTGAATTTGCTTATGCTATAACTTGTCATATGGCTCAAGGTGGCAGATTTAGAAATGGTATATATATTGAAGAATTTTTAAATAAAGATATACAAAATAATTTAAATTATACTGGTATAACCAGATTTTCTAATTCTCTGATATATGTAAAGAAAAGTAAAAAATACTACTAGTAAAAATAAATTTAATCATATATTATAGATATGAACTAGAATAGAATATAGTTCATATCTATAATAAATTATGAAGGAGAGATATAAATAATGAATAATGATAAAGAATTAAAACCAATGGTAGTGTTTAACGAAGGGTTAAACGATGACGAAAGAGTAGCAAAAATAGCGAAAGTACTAGAATGCAATGAGAATAGAAACATTGCAGAAGAAGAGTTATTAAATGGCTCAAAGAAAAAATATCTTATCTTATATTATATGATAGGAGATGATAATGATATTATAAAAGGCTGGGATGAAATCAAAGGAAGAGAATCAGCTTTCAAATTTATAAAGAGCATGGTAGATAGTATAGATATACATGCTTCTAAGATAATGGTAGATACAGTTCCATTTTCAGAAGCTGTGAGTATATATGAGTTTATGCAACATGTACAAGGATTAATTGATGATGAGTTCGATATTGAAGATTACAATAACGGACAAAACATAATAGATTAAAAATGAAAGGGGGATTATTATGGCAGCAAAACATAATAATAACAAGAAAAAAAATAACTATTTTACAAAAGCAATTCAAAGGTATAATGACCCAGATTTTATAAAATATAAAAATGCCAAAGAATTAGAATTTGAGTCAAATATCATATTTAGAGAATTAGCTTCAGGAAAAATCGATATTGTTGAATTTGGATGTTACTTTGTAAATCCAGATTTATTAAATGCTATGATTAAGGTATCTTATGAGAAATATATATTCTATTATTATTCTCATCAAGGTATGCAAGCTTTAGCACAATTAAAAGGAGCAGATGCTACAATTTCTATGGTCCAAGATGCTCATAGAAGAAGCACAGAGGCTTATAGAATATTAAATGAAGGATTACAACATCTAGCAGCAACAGGTGACCCTAATCAAGTATTTGCATTAGCAAATCTGTTGTTTAATTATAGAAGTTGTTTTTAGGAATTACTTTCCTAACAATTAAATATATGATAAATAAAGGGGGATGAGGAATATGACCAAAGAGCAAATAGGAAAATTAAAAGAACTATTTGATGAAAAAACATTTAGAATATTTGTAGATAACGCTATGATAGTAGATGAAAGGGCTGAAGGTACAGAAATTGTTTGGGATGATGTTAATGAATTTATGTATGTTATAAGACCTAATTCTGTAAACTACAATAATCAAGCAAACCAACCTTTTACATTTGAGATTTTTGCATATGAGAATATACAAAAAATCTTAACAGAAAATAATGAAGTAGAGATTAAAGATAAATTAAATATCTTAAAAAATAATTCTCTACTTACAGAAGAACAATATAATAATATAATTGAAACTACTATAAAGAAATATAGAATAATATAAAAAAGTACATTGCAAACAAAATTATAATTGTATATTATAGTAGTGTAAAATAATATAATAATAAATAAAATATATGAATTTTAAGGAGGAAATATTTATGTTTAACAATTATGGACAACCACAACAAAACTTATACGGTGCTGGATTCGGTAATGGAATGGGTATGCAATATGCACCTGTAAACCAAGCTAAAATGACTCAGCCACTAAGTGAAGAGGATAAGAAATTATTAAGACAAAATTCAGATAATTTCAGTTTACAAGTTTCACCAATGGAGCTAAAAAGATCAGTATGTACCCACAAAGATGCTAATAAAATAACATTAATTGATAATGGAAATGGAACAGCTACATGCACAATTTGTGGTGCAACATTTGAACTAGTAAATGAGCCAGAAGAGCAAATCGAAGGATTAACTAGAGATGTAATCAGTGTATTACAATCTATTAAAACTTACTTCTTAGATATACCAGAGCAGTACGCAAATGAATACTTTAAAGTAATTCCACTATTAGAGAAATTACCAGTATTCTATAAAATGGCTAGAAGTAACTGGAGAAGATATGAGAATGCAAATCCATTACAAAATGCTAATGGAATGTACTCTTACAACTTACTTCAAAATATAACAAGCCCTGGATATGCACAAGCACCAGGAATGATGCCACAAATGTCTCCATATGGAGCACCAATGGGAACACCAGCAATGGGTGGATATCCACAACAATCACCAGATATGTTCGGAGGATACCCACAACAACAACAACAATCTTATGGAAATAACCCATTTGGAAATTATGGTCAAGCACCAGCTCCAGGATACAATCCAGCATTAGATGGTAGTTATGGTCAACAACAAGGTTATGGTCAAGCACCAGCTCCACAACCAACAAGTGGACCACAACCAACAGCAAGTTACCAACCACAAAATTTAAATAATACAGAGCGTGTAGAAAACGGACAAGTTAAAACTACAGCTACAATGACAGTATAATATAATTAAAGAAGATGTAAGAGAAATCTTACATCTTCATTTTATTGTTATTATAACATATTTTTTCTATGTTACTGGTTATTGAATTATATATTATATAATTGATAACAAGATAATAATGACGATGAAGGAGGATTTAGGGATGGCTAAAAATGATATGGAGCAAAAAATAAAAGAATACGCTGAACAGATAAAAACATTAGAAGATTTTGTTGCAGCAGTAAGAAAGATGCCTGGAATGTATATAGGCATGATAGGTAACAGAGGATTTTTAAACATGATACGAGAAATCTTTCAAAACTCAATTGATGAGTTGATTAAGAAGGATTCTCCTTGTGATTATATTATGTTAACATATGATGAAAGAAGTCATATAACAACAGTAGAGGATAACGGTAGAGGCATTCCTTTTGGATTAATGGAGAGAATATATGCATCTCAGCATACATCTTCAAATTACGAAAAGAAACCAGGAGAGTATTCGAGTGGACTCCACGGTGTAGGTGCAAAAGTTACAAATGCATTAGCTGAATTTTTCTATGTAGAATCTTTTATATTAGGAGATGCAAGAAGAATAGAATTCCATGATGGAAAACCATGGAAAAAGGGAGAAATAAAAATTCCCAATAAAGGAAATAAACAAGGAACTATAGTAACATTTAAACCAACATACGATGTTATGGGCGAACTTACATTATCTGTTCAACAAGTATTTAACTTAGTTAGAATGGTTATGTTCTTAACTCCTATAGGATCAAAATGTCTATTCAAAGGTATATTGGCAGATGGCTCAATATTCCAAGAAGAGATAGTAAACCAAGACGGTATAATAACAGACTTAATATTAAAGACTGTAGCTCCGTTAGTTAAACCAATATGTATATCAGATGATACAGGATTTATGAAGGCAGATATAGCTTTCACTTATGACTCCAACGATCTTGATGTAGAACAAATTACTTCATTCAGTAACTGCTGCCCGACTACAAGTGGTACACATGTTATTGGATTTATAGATGGATTATGTAAATTCTTTAGAGAACACATGAACAAAATATACTTAGCAGGAAATAAGAAACAACTTACGGTAGTTAATAATGATATAAAAACAGGATTAAAAGCTATTGTTTCAGTTGCACATTTAACTCCTATATTCGAAGGACAAGCTAAAGACGTTTTAGGAAATGAAGATATGATACCATTTGTCAGAGATACAGTTTATAACTCTCTAGATAAATGGTCTAAAGAAAATGCATCCGATCTACAAAAAGTTTGTAAATACCTCAAAGAAGTTGCAGAGATCAGAGTGAATATGGATAAAGAGAAAGACAAAATTGTTAACAAATTTGCCACTTCTAGTTTATCTAAAGGTTTACCTCGTAAGTATATAAGACCAAATGATATGAGAGCAGATGATCTTGAATTTATAGTAGTTGAAGGAGATTCTGCTGGTGGTTCGGCTAGGAATAATAGGTGTAAAAGAAATCAAGGTATATTCCCAATTAGAGGTAAAATGCCTAATGCATTTACAACAGAAAGAGCTAAGTTTCTTAGCAATGAAGAAGTTCAAGGAATAATTGCTATTTTAGGTGCAGGTTATGGTAGAAAATTTGATATAACCAAATGTAAATATAAGAAAATAATATTTATGGCAGATGCAGATCCAGATGGAAAACACATAAGAACTCTATTATTAAGATTTTTCTTATTATACTTTAGACCATTAGTAGAAGCAGGAAGGGTGTATGCATCAATACCACCTCTTTATGGATTAGACCTTGGTAAGAAAAAGAAAGAATATTTTACTGATAGAATAGATTATGTTGCATATATTCAAAAACAATTTTCTAAAGTTAATGAAATAACTACAGTAAGAGATGGCTCAATGACTCAAAAGGAAATTGTAAAAATATTATATAACAATATTGATTATACGTATCAATTAGAAAAGGTTGCTAATACTTATGCAATAGACCCATATTTATTAGAGGACATAATCATTAATAGAAATTTACCAAGTGACAAATTATATAAAATACTTCATAAAAAATATAGATTTATTGAGGATATCGAAAATAAAAATAATACTATAATCATTAAAGGATTAGTAAATAATAAATATCAGACATTATTTTTAAATGATAAAATTACATCTAATATACAAGAAGTATTAAATATATTAGATATTAATGATAGTTTTCAATATAAAGTAAATGGGGAATTATGTTCTATTTATACTCTTATGAAAAAATTTGAATCAAGTTCTCCAGCATCTATAACAAGATATAAGGGATTAGGAGAAATGAACGGTAAGGTATTAGCTGATACTACTATATTACCTGATAATAGAACTTTAATTCAATATACACCTGAATCTATAGAAGAGGAAATTAATTCTATTAGATATTTTGAATCTAATTTAAAAGAGTTAATAAAGGGTACTAAAGCTACAAGATTCGATTTAATGGGTTAATCCCATTAATCGAATACTTTGTATATAACGTATAATTAGGAAGGTGATTTAATATGGCAGAAACTATAATTAAAAAGAATATATTAGAACAATACAAGGATGACTTAAGAGGATATGCTTTATATGCTAATAGAATGAGGGTAGCCCCAAATATTAAGGATGGGCTTAAACCAGTTCATAGAAGAATATTACAAGCAGGATATTTTGATGAAAAAGCTACATCTCGTTTTGTAAAATCTGCAGCCTTTACAGGAACTATTATGAGAAAGTATCATCCACATGGAGATGCTGGGGTTTATGATGCAATGAAGGGTATGCTAAATTGGTTTGAAATAAATATACCTTTATTAGATGGGGATAGTAACTGGGGAAACTTTCAAGGTGCTAAACAAGCGGCTGCTAGATATACCGAAGCAAAGATATCTGATTTTACTAAAAAATATGTAATTAAAGAAGCAGATGAAGTTAGAGCGGTTGTAGACTGGATAGAAACTTATGATAATAGAAATCTAGAAATGGAGTATATGCCAATAAAAATACCTCTATTATTAATAAACGGTTGTTATGGAATAGGCATAGGAATGTCTTGTTCAATACCTCCACACAATGGCAGAGATGTAATAGATGCTACATTACGTTTAATAGATGATCCGAGTACAGAAGTTATTATTCCACCAGATCAAAATATGAAATGCGATATAATAAAAACAAATTTCAAAAGTATCTGTAACCTTGGTCAAGGAAAATTTGTAGTCAGAGGTCATATAGATATTATAGATTATAACGGTAAACAAGCTTTATCCATAAAATCTACACCAGATATGGTGTATTCGCAAAAAATAATAGATAAGATAGATGAATTATTAGAACAAAAGAAAATAATAGGTATTATTGATCATGCAGAAGAATCAACAGAAGAACAGATGAATCATGTTTTTATATTAAAGAGTGGTACAGATCCTGAGTATATCAAACAATCAATATACAGTATGACGGATATGCAAAAAACAATTAGTGTAAATTTTGAAGTACTTGAAAATAATAACCCAATAAGAATGTCTTATAAATCATATCTACTATCATTTATAGAATTTAGGAAGATATGTAAATTTAGATATTATTGTAATAAACTTCAAAGAGTCCAAACTAAATTACATGAAAAAGAAATTTATATAAATGTAATACAAAGTGGAATGATAGATGAAATAATTAATACTATAAAAAATCTTACTGATGATAATGAGAAAAAATGTATAGAGTACTTTGTTAAACTACTTGGTGTTACGGACCTACAGGCTTCATTTATATTACACTCACAAATACTAGATTTATCCGTAGGAAAACTTAATAAATATATAAATGAACAAATGGCATTAAAAGTTGAGCAAGATCTATATATGAAAAAAGTATTAAGTGATGAAGAATTATTGAAAGAGATAAAACAAGAACTTTTAGAATTTAGAGAAGAATATGGGAAACCAAGAAATTGTAGAATTATAGATTCTTCTGAATTAACTGATATACCTGCAGGGGAATTTAAAGTTATATTTACAGATAATAACTATATTAAGAAAGTTCCTGCAAATGAAAGTATAGGTAGTTTTAAAGGGGATGCTCCTACCCATGTATTAAAAGTTGATAATAGAGAAAGCGTTCTTATCTTTGATGAACAAGGTAAAGCATTCAAACTTCCAATACACAAAATTCCTATTAGTGATAGAAAAAGTAATGGTACAGATATAAGATTAGTAGTTAAGAAGTTAACATCAAATATTTGTACTGTGTTATACGAACCAAAAGTAAAAGAGTTATCTAATAACTTAAGAAAATACTTTGTAACTTTACTTACAGCAGGTGGAAATGTTAAGAAACTAGATTTAGAAGATATATTATCCGTACCACCTTCAGGGATAATCTGTATGAAACTAGATCCAGGTGATTATATTAAAAATATATCTTTAGTAGGAGAAGGAATTGACGTTATTGTTTATTCTAAAAATAAAGCACTTAGAATGGGTATAGATGAAATTCCACATCAAAAAAGAAATACTAAAGGTCAAAGAGCTATGATAGAAAGTTCTGTTGATGGATTATCCATAATAAAACCAAATACAACAGATATTGTTGTTATAACCGAATCAGGAAAAATAAATAGATTTGATGTAATAGCTCTTCCTAAGCTTGGAAGGAATAAAAGTGGTTCTAAGGTTATTAAACTTGGTAAATCTGATTCTATCAAATGTATATATGGAGCTAATATTAATGATATCCTTAGACTCTACACTAGAGATGAAAAAATAGATATCAATATAGCAGATATTCCATTAGGCAGCTCTATTAGCGGTGGAAATAAAATGATACCATTGAAAAATGATAATATAATAAGATGTGAGATTAGAAAGAGAGTATAACTCTCTTTCTTTTTTTAGGAGGGTTTTTATGGATAATATTGAGAAAATGCAATATGAAAACTTACGAAAATGTTTTAGCAACAATATAATAGATCCTATTCTAGGAAAAAATTATTATAATTTAGCATTAGACGTTTATGAATGCGACAGAATGACTAGTGAAGATGTAAGGGATAAATTTATTGAACTTCATAAGAAATCAATTTTCTATAAGAATTTAGCAATTATAAATTCTGTTATTGGTATTATGACATTTATATTATTAATAATTTTTAAATAAAAAAGTATTAAGGGGGATAAGACATGGTAGAAGAAAAAATTGAGAAGCGTAAACCACATATTAATATTGGAACAATAGGACACGTAGACCACGGTGGAACAACATTAACAGCAGCTATAGCATCGGTATTAGCAAATAATGGATATACAAAAGCATTCAGCGATGTCGATATAAATAAGGCATCAAAGCATAATGAATATAAATAAAGGGGTGGATTAATATGAAAAAAATTAATACATTAATAATATCAGCATTTCCAGGTTGCGGTAAAACATACGCATTTAAAAATTATAAATTTCAAAATGGTGTATTAGACAGTGATTCTAGTGAATTTAGTTGGGTTAAGGATGAAAATGGAAATAATACAAAAGAAAGGAATCCAGAATTTCCGACTAATTATATTAGACATATACAAGATAATATAGGTAAGGTAGATGTAATATTTGTATCTAGTCACGAAGTTGTTAGAGATGCTTTAAAAAATGCAAATATAAATTATGCATTAATTTATCCTATAAATACTGAAGAAGTTAAAGCAGACTTCTTAGACAGATATAAAAAAAGAGGAAATGCAGAACCTTTTATAGAATTCATAGATAAAAATTGGGATCACTTTATCGATCAAATGAATAATGATAATTTTCCAATAAAAATTGCAATTAAAAAGGATGTTTATATTAATGAGAATATATTACGATATATATTTAAAATTTATAGAAATAAATTAATAAATTAGGATATAGAATAAGAGAAGTGGAAGTCCACTTCTCTTATGTCTAGTATATTTTGATTATAATTTAATTTTTATATGCATTAAGGGGACATATAAATTATATTTATGTTATTCGTGTAAAAGCATACTTTTTTGATAATATATTATAGATATAATAAGAAATATAGAGGAGATAATTATTATGAAAAAATTATTTAATAAGTTTGTAGATGACAGACTGAAAGAACAAAAAGAGGAAATAAAAAAAGAACCAACGAAAAAAGATATAATAATAGAATATTTTATATCACCTGCTATTTTTATAGTAATTTCTATTATTATTATTATATTAATAAACACAGGCTCTATGAAACAAATATTAGTTGGAACACAAAGTTTTATATTTCAAAATAGAACCGAATCAGTACAAGAAACAATGTTATCTGAAAACTCTGCAATAACTAATAAGCAAATTGTAGAAGAAGCTGTAAACAATCCTAAATGGCAAACTACAATATCTATGCATGATTGGAATTTAAAATTAGTAACAAAAGTTACAGGACAGATAGCTATAGATGATAAAATATCAAATATCGAAATACAATTTGATCAAAATAAACAAATGGCTATGTATTTAATAGATGGTAAAGGACAAATTGGAATTGACAATTTTATGAAAACCATAGGTTCGGAAAAATTATTAGGATTATTAGTCAACACCTTGGGCAATGCTTCCGATACTAATGGGAAAAACGCATCTACTCAACAAATGACTGTTAATACGACAATGCAAAATAATTCGCAGAAAATGTCCCCATCTAAAGATGATTTAATAAGTCTTGTATCTGATTCATATTTTTATGATAATTGTTCAGGAACAATACAAGAAAATATGCAGGCTGTTTCTCAAGCCAGTTTAAACTGGGATGCAGGATTATTAGATAATGGACAATATTATGTATCTATAGTAGGAACCGTAATAGATGAGCCTAATAGTACTTGGCAAATAAATTTTTGTATAGATAATTACGAAAATGGTTCATTCTATATAGATATGATGTTGGGGTATTCTAATGGTAGTTGTGTTTCACAAATTTCAGATATAAATGAATTGGAGAACATTATATCTAAATATGCTTGGTAAAAAAGAAAAGGGTATTAGAAATATACCCTTTTTTCTTTTTTATAAATTTACATATGATTATATATTATAAACATGAATAATAATAAATATATAATCAAGGGGGATACAATAATGGAAAATAAAATACTTAGACTACATTATACTGGAGATGTAGATAGAACTGTTAAGCCAGCAATGAGAAAATATTATTGTGATTTAACAGAAGAAATGAATGAGATATTGGAAGATAAATGTTATATATCACAACCACCTAATGGTATCATTAAAGGGTTTGAGTTATATAGTATAAGAAATGATAAAGGAACTATATTAGACTTTATGACAGATAAAGATAAAACGATATCTACTATAAAAACGCATTTTAAAGATTATATAGAAGTAGGATTTATTAAAAGAGATACAGCATTAAAACTAAAACAAATAATATTAAAATACGTAGGTGCACAATTATCTCTATAAGAAAAAGAGTATGCAAAAATGCATACTCTTTATTTTTTGTCACTTAATTTTGAATTGTATATATCATCGATTTCTTTATAATTATCCTGATGTATAACTTTCTCCCTAAGATCAAATTCATTAAATTTATTATATATATAAGTATCATAAACCTTTTGTATCATATATCTATCTTGTTTATTTATCTTTTTGTTTTTATTCCTAAATATAATGTCTTCTAATTCTTTTCTAGTTTCCTTTATTTTATCTTTTATATTTTTTTCCATTTTGGGATCTAAATTAGCTTTAGCTAATTCTTTTTCTAAATAAATTAATTGATCGTTTATTCTTTGTGCCGTTGTAGGATGAGCATCTATACCAGTTGCTATAATTTGAATAGGTAATAAAATTATATTGATCAAATGTAAAATAAAACTAGATTTTTCATACGCATATTTTTCTATCATACTGATTTCTGGATAATTCAATTTTACTAATACACTGGACAAATCTGAACTGTATCCAAACATAGTAACAAAATTATCAGATACTTTTTCATCATTATACAAAAATAAACTCCTAATTATATTCATTGGATTGTATGCCTTTATTAATTTAATTATATTTAAATATAAATTTTTAAATATAATTAATGGATCATTTAATACAATTTTTAAACTCTTAAATAGAATTTTATATACATTAATTAATAACTTCATTGATTCTACACTATCTGCAAATATAATTAATTTATTAGCTCGTTGTTTGATAGCGTTGTCTATTTTTATCATTATTTTCTGAGTAAAGTTAAAATCTGTTGTAATATTTGTAGCTATATTTGCAAATAATTTAGGTTCAAATAATATTGCTACCAATATATTTTCAATGGTATCTACAACTATCATAGCTTTCTGTACCATTGAAAATATAGCATGATTATTATTTAGTGATGATGAAAAATTATGTCCTATCTCATGTAAAATTATTGCTAGAATTTCTCTATCATTTATTTTTTCATTAAATAATAATCCCGAAGTTATAAATACTAAACAACTATAATCAACTTCTTTATCATATTTTATCGATTGTTTATCTACTTTAAGATTTTTCCTAGTATTGTAAACATCTAACTTATATCCCAAGGGTATAGTAAATGCATTCATAGAACCATTATATTCTATTTGTAAAGAGAATGAACCAAATCCAAAAATTTCTTCTACAATTCTATTGAATTCTAACACTTCTGGTAATGTATTAGCTTTCTTTATTAAGAAATTATCTGATCTTAAGACTGATGCTCTTAGTTCACTTAGAGCCTTTTGCAATTGTTTTATTTCTTTAGTTTCACCAAAATAAACTTCATTTATCGACTCTTTTTTAATACCGTATATTCCCATATTTATCACTCCTCTCCATATTTATATGTTAAACATTACAATAATTATAAGGAGGTATGGAAAATGAAGAATACAGATGCTTTGGTCAAAGAATTATATCCACTAGTGGCTAATAGTTTGGCTAAAAATACAAATAAACTTAAACAGTGTATTGGAAGATTTATAGAAAAAAGATCAAAAGAACTATATGATACATGCCCTTGTGATCGTATATATTACGGGGTCGATGATAAACAAGATTTTTTTAAAACATTAGGTATACAAGAAAGTCAAGTAACAGATATTTTATCCAGAACGTATTATTGGGATATAGCTGCTTTTAACCCTAGAGCGGCTAAAGATGAACTTACTGTTACATTATTAATGGTTGTAAGATATTTTTATCTTAAAAAAATGCAATCAGAATTAGAATTAAGTTCTATATATCTAGCTTTTTCTCCTAAATTTTATACATCTATTCATACTGGTCAATTTCCTAAATTTTCACCATCTGAATATAGACATATAATGGAATATGTGGTAAATAATCTATTAAACGAAAGATATGACTTAAAAAGTCAAGGAAGTGTATTTAAGGCTATAAAAAGCATATGTGTAACTTGGCTTAATACCTATGGAGATAAATTAAGAAATTCAGATGATGATGATGCTGTATATATGATTCAACAACTTCATAATAGAATAAAATCATTTATGAAAAATATTGCAGAAGTGTATTATGAAGCATACAATAATAAAGAGTCATATTTAGTTTATGATAGTGATAATGTATCTGAAGATAATTATCATATTGCAGATAACGATTCATTAAGGATAGAACGACATGTTGAAAAAACAATGTCATATATAAACAGCACTAGTGTAGATTATAGAATATGTAAAATGGCTTCTGATAGTAACGTTAAAACAGATGAAGTTAAGGGTATAATAGAATTAATACTAAATGATAATACAAATGTTGTTTTAATTAAAGAATTAATAAGACTTATAATAACTGATTATTTTTCAGTAGATAAAATGAAAGATGTGCGAGATGTCAAATTTATATCATATTCTATAACACCAAAACCAAATTCAAAAAATCCTATTATATTAAGACAAAAATCTATAATAGAGGCTTGGCTAAATGAAAACTCTCCAGCTTATAGAAAGAGAAAGTCTAGAGAAGCGACAAAATCAAGTTATCATAAATCTGTAACAACATATTTTGTATTGCTTATTCATGCAGCCAATAAATAAGGAGGAATCATTATGGAAATAACGAAAAAACAGAGACAAGAAGTAGAAGCTATAGTATATGAAACAATGAATATACTTGATAAGTCAGGAACTAATACAGAATATTATAAAAATAAATTTGCAAGTATGGATGATAAACAATTTTTAAAATATGTATCATTAAAATTTCCATACAGATTCCATGTTAAACCCTTTGAAGTAGAACCTACAATGGAAGATGTCTCTAAAGCATGTGACTTTTTAAATGTACCTCTATTAGAAAAAATTAAATTACCATATCTTTATACAAATAAAGATGGTGTATCGGTAAATTCTAAAGAATGTTTAGTAGGATATACACATTTAAAGAAGGTACAACAATTTGTAACTAAGAAAAACTCAATGTCTACAGACATATCCACAAGGGATATGAAGACTGGACTATTAACAGGGTTTGATAAAAATGGTAAATCATCAGATAGGGAAATAGAATCACTTGCAGTTTTAGGATTAGAAAACACACTAGAAGAATTTTCTAAATATAAGGCAGATTATATGGGTGGAAAGAATATTATGTATAATGAAATTAATACAACTGGACAGGTATATTTAAAAGATATGCCAGTAGACCCAGATGATTCATTATCTAAAAAATTAACGAATGTGTATCTTTTAGGTGCAGGTATAAATTCCAACTTATTAAATCAAGATTATTATCTTCTTCATACATTAAATAAGAAAAATAGACAGGTTACTAGGGTATAAATTTTGTAAAAAATACTATAATTATATATTATAATACTGTAATAACAAATTAAATATTATAATTATACTAACAGACAATTAAAAGGAGTTGATTAAATAATGTCTGAAAAAAAAGAATATGGAGTGATAAATGAAATTGCATATTTAGGCAATGAATTTATACCAATGTCAGATGAAGATCAAAAGAAATTAAAGAAACAAAAAGGAGATAAAGAGGAGTAAAATCCTCTTTATCATCTCAATAATTATCTTAAAGGGGGAAAATAATAATGAAAAACTTAAATAAAAAATTATTATTAATAGTGTCGATAATGATGGTATTATTCGGAGGATACATATACCATTATGAAACAAAACTAGCAACTCAAAGAGAAGGATATTTAAAAGAAATACAAGCTTTAGAAGTTAAAGCTGAATTAGCAGAAAATGATGCAGCTGCATATAAATTTTTATATGCTCAATCAGATAAAGATATAAATAAAGAACAAGAGAAGACACAAGCGGTTGTAGCTGAATTAAATTCACTTAAAGAAGAAATTGCTTATTCTAAAGAAATAGAATATCAAAGAGCATCTCGTGGTGCTATGGATATGACACCTTTAACAGAATATGCAATACTGTCAGTGCAAGAAATGAATGAATGGATTGCTAGTCAAGCACCATCAAATAGCCCATTCATAGGAGAGGGTGAAGCTTTCTTAATAGCATCACAAGAATCAGGATTGAGTCCAAAATATATATTAGCTCATGCAGCTTTAGAATCTGAATGGGGTAATTCAGAAATATGTAGACTAAAGAATAATTTCTTTGGTATAAATGCCACAAATATAAACCCAACAGAAAACGCAAAAGAATTTGATTCGTTTACTAGTGGAATAGTAGAAGGAGCTAAATGGATAGCTAGAAATTATACTAATAAAGGACAAGATACATTACAGTCTATGATATTCGGTTCTAAGGCATATGCACAATATGACGATGGAAGTCCAAATGATTCATGGATTGGTAAAGTTGAATCAATAATGTCACATATTAATAAATAATAAATATTAGATTTTAAGGAGGAAATAAAATGAAAATTAAAATTATAGGAACAGGTGCATGTGGAAATAAAGCCACTATAGACGTGTTAAAAGAAGATGTTCTATCAAACGAAGATGTACTATTATTAAATAGCACTTTAAGAGACATACCAGAACCTTATAGAAAAGAAGCAATACTGTTTGAAGATTCACCTGGAGGCTGTGGCAAAGAAACGGCAATAGGTGCCGAATTGGCTTATAATTCTCTTAAAGGAGAAATAGGAGAAAGAATAGAAAAATTGGTAGATGAAAGTACAGATCTTGTTGTCGTAACAGCTTCGTCAGGAGGAGGTACTGGAGCAGGAAGCTTACCTGAGATAGCTGGATATTGCACACAAGTAATTGGAGTTCCCGTATTATGTTTTATATTTACAGGATTCGAAGATGATGGAAGAGAACTTCAAAATACTATTGAATTATTCCAAAAATTAAATGAAAATTATACAATTCAGGCTATATCTAATAAGAAATTCTTATTAGGAACAAATAATAGATTAAAAGCAGAGAAACTTGCAAATGATGAATTTGTTAGAAGAATAAGAATTCTTACTGGAATAGATATAGTAGATTCAGAAAGGAATATGGATGAATTTGATTTATTCAAATCATCTACTACACCAGGCTTCATGACAATGGGGTATATTGATCTTCCAAAATTAAAAAATGAAGATCAATTTAACAAAGCTTTAATTTCAGTTATTGATAATGATAAATCATTAGATACTGAAAAATCAGCAAAAAGATTGGGAGTGATAATAAATTTAAACGAGGAATCACAAGAATTTATAGATTATAGCTTTAGTGCTATAAAAGAAAGACTTGGGCATCCTTATGAAATATTTACTCATATTCAATATGATTCTGAACAACCAGAATATGTATCATTTATAGCCTCAGGTATGAAAATGCCTATGGATGAATTAAATGCTATATATAATAAATATAAACAAGAATCAAATAAAGTAAACAAAGGAAAAGATGATTTCTTCGAATATGCAGCCAAATTAAGAGGTAACGATGAGGATGCTATCTTTGATAGTCCAATAAAAAGAGGAAGGAGGAATACAAGTAATAAAGACGATTTCTTTAGTTCTTTTTCAAAGAATAATAAAAAATCACCTTCTGTAAAAGAAGATAAAGTATCAAATAATATTAATAATAACGTTACTACAAAATCAAAACTTAGTAAGTATTAGGAGGTAGTAAAATATGTTTGAAGAATTAGAGAGTAAATTACAACAAGAAAAACCATTACAACAAATACCAATAAATGGAGTTTTAGATTCTCCTTTATTCAATCCAGATGGATATAGAGAAAAACTAAAACACATAGATGAAATGACTGATAGAGAGTTATATAACTTGCTTAAAGATAATCATGTGACTATTCTAAGTGATTTATTTATGAATAATAATATGATGTATTTATCATTAATCACAAATAGTAAGTTTCTAACTGCAATGATACAGGTCATGGGAAGTATACCTGATATATCTCACGATATAACCGTATTTTGTAATAAACTTGCATACGATTATTTAACATTAGCAGATGTAGAAAAAGACTCATATATAAAACAACTTTTATTTGCATTATCAAAAACGGTAAATAAAAGAGTTATACCTTCATTATTAGGTATAGGTATTCCAGAAGATTTAGCTTCATATTTAGCATTAGCTAGATATTCTTCTCAGAAAGAAATGGTTAATGTGAAAAGATTAAATTTAGTAATAATGAATTCATCACAAGAACTAATGACAGAACAAAGAATTGTGTGGATTTATGAAAAATTATTTAACAAAATCACAATGTTATTTGAAGCAACAATGTTTGATGTATATAAACAAGAAGAGTTAACTGAAAGTATGGATATAATATATTCAACTATCGGGTTAGCTGTAATAGATATATTAAATGGAATGCCTATGGCAGATATAAGAAAGGTGCTTATATCATATGCTGGAGATTATAATGCATTATATATAAACTCAGGTGTTAAATTTTCTATAAAGTCTTTATCAGGTGAATATCAAAGGATTTTAGATGTTGTTGAATTGCTTAAAGAAGAACAAATCTATGTTCCTTAAGGATTAAATATGAGAGATACGAGTTTTCGTATCTCTTTATTTTTTATTTTTTATTACATAATTAACTTATTAATAAGGAAAATGTTGAGAAGGAGTGTTATGAATGAGTTTATTAGCATCTAATTTTAGAGAAAAAGTATCTAAGTTAAAAGATTATAAAATGAAAGTAGAAACTGAATTTCCAGTTGGATATTCAACTGGTTTTTTAAGCTTTGACTTTATGAATGGATCAGTTGTACATGCTCAAAAAGAAGGCGAACCAATTAAATATTATTCAGTTGGAATTACTGATGGGTCTATGGTTATGGTTATAGGTAGAGCAGGATGTGGTAAAACAACATATTGTATTCAAGCAGCAGCTAATATTATAAGACCATATGAAACATCATGTATATTTCATGATGATATAGAAGGCGGTATTACCGAAAATAGAAAAGAATTACTTACAGGGTTTTTCGGAGATGAACTTACAAAAAGATATATCGCTAGAAATACAGGTATAACAGCAGAAAACTTCTATGAAAGAGTTAAAATGGTTAACGACATGAAGCAAGAAGATAGAGAATCATATTCTTATGATACAGGTCTTTATGATTATGTCGGAAATAAGATATTTAAATTAGAACCTACTGTATATATTATGGATTCATTAGCACTGTTAACTCCAGAAAAATATGCAGAAGAGGATGAACTTTCAGGTCAAATGTCAACTACAGCAACCGCTAAAGCAAATGCAATGATATTTAGAAGAATGATACCTTTATTAAAATCTTCTAATATAATATTATTTGTAATTAATCATATAAATCAAAAAGTGGAACTTAATATGTTCTCTAAGACAAAAGCTCAGGTAAACTACTTAAAGGCAGGAGAAACACTTCCAGGTGGAAATACACCTATATATCTTTCAAACTTAATGCTTAGATTTGATGATAATACTAAGTTTAAAGAAGGAGAAGGATTTGGAATACCAGGAAATATGGTTGATATATCTTTAGTTAAATCAAGATCAGCAAGAGCAGGTAAATCTTGTACATTAGTATTTAACCCTGAAACAGGATACGATATAGAGTTATCATTATTAGTATTATTGAAAGATAATGGTAAAATTAATGGGGCAGGTATAGGTCTATACGTCGGAGATAGGAATGATTTAAAATTCTCTCAAAAGAAATTTAAAGAAAAGCTATTGAATAATGAAGAATTTAGAAATGTTGTTATGGAGGAAGTTATGAATGTATTAGTTTCTATGGTAGAAGAACACGATATACAAGAAGAGCAACAGCAAATATCTTCTAATATTACAACTAATATACTTAATAAATTAAATGGTATAGCAGCTTAATATTAGTTATAAATATATATTATATATATGTAGTAGAAAATCTCTACTACATATATCTTTGTTTAGGGAGGAGAAAGGTATGTCTAATAATATAACTTTTGCAGAGGATGTTTCAAAAGCCTCTGATCGTATTGACAACTTAGAACAATGTTTAGCTAAAGGACTATTTATGCCTTTTAACAGTTCTACCTCTGGGTCTAGAAACTTGCTATTCTCGACACAGTTAGAACACAAATTACCTCTAATGAGAGGTGAAGTACCATTATTAGGAACAGGATATGAACCATTATTTGGTGAATATTCATCATCGTTTATTAGAACAGATTCTGAATACGATGTCATAGAAAGGGTAGAAAAATTTGGTCAAATTCCAGGTCATCACTATTATTTAATAGTGTTTAATAAAAAGAAACAAGAGTTTGATATGATAGAAAGAAAATCATATGAACACATTACCGAATCGTATGGATATCTATACGATAATACAAATATAGATAAATATAAATCAGGTTCATCAATATATGAAGGTGAAGTAATTAGAAAGAGTACTAGTTTTGATGAATTCAATAACAGAAAGGATGGAGTGAATCTTAATACTGGATATATAAGTTGTGAAAAGACCAAAGAAGACGGTATAATTATATGTGAGAGTGCAAGAAGAAAATTAGCATCTCCACTTATAAGAAAAATAAAAATTATACAAAATGATAATGACCTTCCTTTGAATATATATGGAAACGATGAACTATATAAATCATTTCCAGATATAGGTGAAGAAACATCTAATAAAATATTATGTGCATTAAGAAGGGAAAAGAAAGAAGAATCTTTATTTTCCTTATCATGTACAAGATTGAAAAATATAATGATGTCAGATGAAAGATTTATAGCTGAGGGAAAGGTTATAGATATAAATGTATTTTGTAATAATCCTGATAATTTAAATTCAGTATATACATCGCAAATAAAATATTATTATGATCAACAACAAGTATTCTTAGAAACTTTTGTAAATGCTACAAAGGAAATTGTAGGTAAATATAAATGTAGCTATGCTTTACAAAAGATGCATTATAATTATAAAAAGATTTTGGAAGGCGGGCAATATATCCAAGATAAGCCTTTTAGTAATAATGTAATAGAAATAACTTTATTAGAGGAAAGTTTAGTAAATGTAGGGGATAAAATATCTAATAGATATGGAGGTAAAGGAGTTGTATCTTGTATACTTCCAGATCATTTAATGCCTAGAATGGATAATGGACAATATATCGAATTGATATATAATTCATCTACATGTGTAAATAGAGGAAACCCAGGACAATTATATGAAACTTCTATAAATCATATAGGAGGAAGAATAGTAGATTTTGTATCAACTGGTACTTTAGAATTTGCAGATCAAGTTGAAATGTATCTAGGATTCTTACGTCATCTATCTCCAGATTTATCTGCACATATTGAGAACTCCATGCTACAATGGAGTGTAGAAGATCAACGTGTATTTATGGAAGGCGTATTTACTGAAGAAGGTATAGCTGTATCGATGAAACCTATATCTGAAGCTATAGACATAGATAAATTAAGATCAATATATAAAGAATTTTCTTTTGCTATGCAAAATAAAATTATTATACCACAAAAGGATTCTATGGGAAATATAAGATATATTCCAGCAAGGAGAGCTATAACTTGTGGTAAACAATATATTTATAGATTAAAACAATATGCAGAAGAGAAATTCTCAGCAGTTTCTCTATCAGCTACAAATATTAAAAATGAGAATACAAGAAACGCATCTAAGAAAAATTATAAGTCTGCCTATTCCAAAACACCAATAAGATTCGGTGAAATGGAACAAGGAGATTTTGGTCACTTAGGAATGGAGGTAGTTATTGTTAATCTAATGCTTCATTCTACATCGCCACATGGTAGAAGATTGGCAGAAGAATTATTAACAGGAGATCCATTTAGTGTTGATATTAAACTTGATGAAGATTCTAAAAATAGATCTGTTGAAGTTAATAATGCTTTTTTAACAACAATGGGGTTAGAATTAGAATTTGTTAAAGTAAGGAAGGTACAACAAAGACTTATACAAAAATCATTGGTTACTTTTAAACAACCAACTTCTAATAAGTTAGTACAAGGCGTATGGTTTCCTAAGGAATGGGAAAGATTAGACCCTGTTGAATTTATAGATGGGTTTAAACATAAAGATACAAGAAAATTCTTGGCATTAAAGTCTATGGTAACATTTGGTAAAAAACTAGATGAGGAGACTGGTATGTATAAGAAGGAGGATTAATTTTATGAATAGTTTAGAGACTTTATGTTATATCGTAGATAATTTACTTAAAAGTAATCTACAAGTGTTAACTGAAGAAAATATTAAACTAATAAATGAAATAACTGGTGCTGTGTTAAAGTTAACACAGCATTCAGATTATGATATTCAATGTATGGATAAGATATTATTCTTATCAAATATACTATGGGAAAATACGGATAGAAATAAATTGCCTTTAGATGATGGCATATATGATTTATTAATAGAATTATATAGAAAATATAATCCTAATTTTCAAGTTGGAGCACCATCTATACAGTTTATAAATACAAATGGATTAGATGGAGAAAAATTTGAAATGCAACCATTAGTAAGGTTTATAGAACAAGATAAACTAGAAGATATGTTATTTGCAAATCAAATAGTTCCTGCAACTAAATATACTAAATTAGATATACTACAACCAATGATTTCATTCGCAGATACTAATTATATATCTAAACGTATAGTAAATCAAAAACAATTGAATCCAAAATTGGTTGGAACTTTAGATAAGTGTAAATTCGTTTTAAATGCTCAAGCAATAGATAAAGGGGTATTTAATGATTCTAATGTCAAAGTTCTTGAAAGAGATTTCTTTCAAAAACATATACAACAAGGAATATTAGATCCTAATAGAATATTTTCAATGCTTTTAGAACTTAAATTTGATGGTGTATCGGTTTCAGCAAAAGTATCAAATAAAGTACATCAAGCAATGACAAGAGGAGATGCGAATAATGAAGTAGCAGCAGATATAACTCCTATTCTATATGACTATAAGTTTCCAAGAGCAACAGGAATTATTCCAGAAAATGAATGTTTTGATATGAAATTCGAAGCTATTATGACTTATTATGATCTTTATAGATATAATATAGCTAGAGGGAAGAATTATAAAAATTGTAGAACAGCTATAATTAGTGTGTTTGGTTCATCAGATGCAGCTAAATATAGGGATTATATTACATTAATGCCTATAACGACATCTTTAGATATTGATAGATTATCAGAAATGGAGTTCTTAGATAACTATTATCAGACTGGAGAAAGAATAAGGTATGCAGTCATATCTGGAACTTATATAGAAATATTATTTCAGATTAAAAAATTTGTAGAAGAAGCAGAATATATGAGATCATTTATTCCATATATGTATGATGGAATAGTTGCATCATATTTAGATGAAGATTTAATAAATACTCTTGGTAGAGAGAATTCTATTAATAAATATTCTATGGCTATTAAATTTAATCCTTTAAAGAAACAGACTATATTTAGAGGATATACGTATGAAATAGGTCAAGATGGTAGTGTAACTCCGATGATACATTATGATCCAGTAGAATTTTATGGTACAATACATCCTAAATCTACAGGTCATTCTTATGAGAGATTTAAAACATTAGGATTAAGAATAGGAGATATCATAGATGTTGAATATGTAAATGACGTAATGCCTTATGTAACTAAACCAATAAATACTCATAATGATAATAATCAAAATGCATTAGAAAATTTTATAACCCACTGTCCATATTGCCAATCTCAATTAGTTATATCAGAATCTGGAAGATCTGTATATTGTAAGAATATAGAATGTTCAGGTAGGCATCTATCTAGGATAGTGGGCACATTTGATAAATTAGATATTAAAGATTTCTCTGAAGGGCAATTGAAGAAAATAAATAAATATACATTAACAGAATTACTTCAATTGAAATTAGAAGATGTAGAATTTTTGGGAGATCTTACAAGTACCAAATTTATACAATCTATGAATGAATTATATCATAGAGAGATTTATGATTTTAATCTAGTTGGTGCCTTAGGGTTTACAAGTGTAGCATCTAAAACTTGGATGTTAATATTGAATAAAATTTCTTTACAAAAAATGATTAAATTATATTCTGAAGATGTTGATCAATTGAGAAATATAATTGTTTCAATTAAAGGTATAGGTCCTATTACAGCAGATACAATTGTTAATGAATTTGAATTCTTTATGAATGATTTAATAACTATATGTACATTTCCAAATCTCATAATCACTGAGGGAATTAAGTTAGGAAAGAAGATAAGATTTACAGGATTTAGAGATAAAGAGTTAGTAACTAAGTTAGCTTCGCTGGGATATGATATAGGTGAAGGTTCAGTAACAAAAGATACGGATATATTGTTAATTCCTGTATCAACGTATAGTAGTCCAAAAACTAAAAAGGCTGCTAGTTATAGTGTAAATATTGTTCCAATAGATGAATTTAGAGCTGATATGGAACAGTATTTAGCGTAAATGGTTAAATTAAATTTTACAAATGAGTAAACTTAATAATAAGAAATAAAAGTTTACTCATGTAAAATTCTTTATAATTATATATTATAAAGATGTAATAAATAAAAACTTTTTAATTTAAGGGAGGATGTTTTTAATGAACACAAATTTAAAAGAGAGTACAATAGCAATCGATTACCAACAAGAGGTTAACAATCAAGGATATCTTTGGGACCCAGCAGATACTTTTAAAGTATTTGATTCAGTGATATTAGGAATAACAGATTACTTAGCATTAGCTAAATCTAAAAAACAATCAACAGCAGTGGCTATTAATGATTTAAAAGGCAATTTATTATTTGCTGGAATAGTTGCTTACCATGAAAACGAAAATGAAGAAATGCCAGGCAACTGGTCTTATGAATTTACATTTGATCCAGAAGATATCAAGGATGCAAAAGTAGTTAATTCAACTGATGGACAAATTACTAGATTTGTTCAAACTGCAGCTTCAAATCAATATAATATGTATTTCGGAAATCCAACAATGATTCAAGTTACATTAGAGACTTTCGCAAATACTTTAAAAAGATGGTTAGATCAAAATGCTAGAGAAGGCGAAGAAGTATCAGTAATTGAAGAAGGATTCTTTGTAGCTTCAGCAGTAGTAGAAAATGGTGAGAAAGTATTTTCCGTAGTACCAGATGGTGCTATGAAAAAGATAATCAAAGATGATGCTGCTATAGAGAAATAAAAACATTATTATATCCAAAAACTCGTATGTTTAAACATACGAGTTTATTTTTAATGAAAGAGAGGGTTTTTAATGGCTATAGTAAGAAAAGGTAAAGTGTTAGGAAAGATGTATGATGTGATAACTCCTGAAGAATATTCACAGGAACCTGATATATATAATAATAACTTTACAGCTATTCAAAAAGACAATATATTATACCCAATAAGCAAAACAAGTGCTAAACCAGGGTTCTTTGTAAAGAACCAAATTGTATCATTTTTTATCGACCCACCTGAGGAAGAAAGAGAACAGTATTCAGCAGATACAGTTATTGACTTTACTCAAGTAAGCAATATAAAAGAGATGATTGATAAATCCACATCTTTAGAGGATATAGAAAGAAAGATATTATGTACACCAGATAATATCTATGTTCCTTATATGGATTCTAAAGATGCACCAGAAGTTAGGGGATTAAAAGAAGCTATCGAAGCTAAACATATAGATTTAGATAAATATGAAGATAGATTCGATGGTAACTATAATAATGATAGAAGATTACTTAATAAGAATAATATATCATTAGGTAAATATAGAAAAATATCTGATGCTTTAGATATAAAGGTAACACTAATTTTAGAAGATAAGCATCCAAATGTACCTAATCCAATGGGTAAAACAATAACAGTAGAATTAACATCTGGAGGTGATGACTCTAGTGATGAATAATATATCACAATATCAAATAATTAAACAATATAATGATACTCATAGAGAGCCATTTAATAACGAATTATTTGTAAGGGATGAAAAAGATATAATCGAATGTCTTCAAAAAGTTATACTATCTTGTCAGAGAAATCATTACTTTACATTGAGAGTAGAAAGTTTTAAGATAATAGATAATTATGAAGAAATGATGGCTATACTCGCAAGGAATGAGGAAGAAGGACTTAAGAATAAAAATAAGAAGAAGGTAAATCAGTATGAATATGTAAACTTAAAAGATACTGATATGGTTCTAATGATAGTCACCTATTATATAGAAGCTAAAGGGAAATCACAATATCTTGATGTATATATATTAATACCTAAAATTGTAGATAAATATTACTTTAGAATATATGGTAATTTATATTGTGCTAGTTTGCAAGTTGTAGATGCTAGTACTTATAATAACAATTATTCTAGTAATGCAAAAAAACAGGTAGTAACAGAAAAGACGACTTTCCAACCTATAAGGATATATAGAAATCTGGCTTTACTTACAACGGTAGATGGCGAGGATTTAAAGACAGTTTACTATACATCGCGTATGTTTAATAAGTCATTTTGTGCGTTTAAATATATCTTAGCAAGATATGGATTGTACGGAACTATAAACTTTACAGGAATAACATGTATATCTATATTAGATAAAATACCAGATAATAAGGATATGCATAATTTATATGTATTCGAAAAGGAAGGTATTTATATATCTATTCCTAAAGAAATATTTGATAATGATTATACAACACAATCTTTAATATTAACTTTATGGAGTTCTATCCATAAAGATACAAAATATCAAGATTTATTTACACAAGTATATTGGTTAAAATCATTAGGTGGAGAGTTTAATACATTTACACCAGAAAAAGGATATGATTTACTAAAATCATTAGAAAATATTTATGATATAATCACTAAGGAAGATTTACACTTACCAGAAGATGTAAAGAAAGATGTATACGGTGTTTTATTTTGGTTAATTAGAGAATTTGGTAATCTTAGAAATAAAGATAACCTAGATATTTCTACTAAGAAAGTAAGATGTGCAGAATATATAGCGTCTTTATATGCTATGAAAATGGCACAAGGTATATATAGACTATCAGATAAACGTACTAATGTATCTATTGAAAGTATTAGGAAAGTTATACTTATAAAACCTACTTTCTTAATAGAATCTATATCAAGATGTAACTTGGTTAACTATAGAAATTTAGTTAATGACTTGGATGCTTTGACAGCATTAAAGTATACTTATAAGGGTATATCAGGTATAGGAGAGAAAGGAAATAATTCTGTACCTAAAGCATATAGAAGTATTCATGTGTCACATTTGGGAAGAGTAGATGTAAACTCATCATCTAAATCAGACCCAGGTATGTCTGGTCTTATATGTCCATTCACAAAATTATATAATGGTTCATTCTCTGAATTTGAAGAACCAAATACATGGGATGAACAGTTTAGTAGTTTAATGGATAATTATAAAAAAACAGTTGGCTTAAAAGAATTGATAACATTTAAGAAGAATATATTAGGAGAACAAAATTTAGAAGAGGATGAAAAATTTGTTGATAGTTGTATAGATAATATGCAAACTTTAATAAATCCAGTCCGCTTTGTTGAAAACACAGCACAATATGTTGTAGAAGATTCTGTAAGTATATAAATCAAAAGGAGGTTGATTACTATGGAATACTTTTTATTCTCAGCAAGTCAATTAAAGAAACAAAAAGAAATTGCCGATACATTAGGAAAAACATATTCTCCAGGAACCGTATTAGTTGGTGGTCAATATAAACAATTTACTGAAAAAGTTACAGACTTAAAGAAGGCAAAATTTTCAGATTACATTATTGTGACTCAAGGTCCTAAAGGTACTATAAAGTATATAGGGGGCTATAGATAATGAAACCACTCGTTACTTTTAAAAATAAAAAAGAATTTAAATGTTTTAATTGTGGTGGAACAATAGTAAGAAAAATATCTGAAACTAATAATGTATCTATAGATTCCGAAGGTCATCCTTCGGAATTTGATACATTATATGATGAGTATTATATATGTTCTAGCTGTGGAGATGATTTAACAGAGTTTGTCAGGAGAGTTAATAATCATTTTTACTTATCAACTAGGGGTTATGATATTCTAGTATCGGATTTAATAGAAAAAAGAATAGCAGATAATAATATAAATCCGTTTGGACATTATGGAAAGGATGAAGAAAATGAATAGTTATTTCAGTAAAATATTTTCTGGAACTAGACAAATCTTTATAAAAAGTCGATTGACAAGACTTAGTACAAAAATTCCAAATACTATAATAAATATTGTCTTTTCACACACAGGAAAAGAAATTGAAGGTACTTGTGACAGATTTGAAATAGATGGGTTATTTCCTAGTACCGTATTCATAATAAAAGATATATCTAATACTATATTGTATAATGATATATTTATAGTTGGAGAGCATCGATATATAGTGAATATAATTCCATATAATTTAGATGATGTAGATGATGATTCTTTTGTTATTCACATAAGAAATATTTATAGAAATATATTAAAAACATTAACTTTTAACTATGAGTGCATTCATAATGATATAGTTAAAATAGCTGAATTATTATTAACTTATTATACAATAAATGAACTGGTGTATAATATGTCCATAGAGGACTTTCTATCTATAGATTGGAATATATCCGATGAATCTAAACTTATAGATTCATGTCGTAATGCTATCCAAGATGAAAATAATTTTAGAAATGCAGACATAAATAATGTAGAATATCTTTTAGACGATTTAGGAATATTAGATTATCTAAGATAAGGGTCTTCCCTTATCTTTATTTTTTGAGAGGTGAATATTATATGCAAAAAATGATTGAATTTAAGAGACCAGATTATTGTATACACTGTGAAACAGAACGTGCAATAGAGGGTTATGATAAATTTGGAAAACCTATAAATTATACTTATTTAATAGATCAAAAACAACTTGGTAAAGAAGTAAGTGATAAATTAGATAGAAGAGAAGTTACATTTATGAAGTGCAGAAAATGTAATCATGAATTCTTTATAGATTGGAGAACCAAAGATAATATTCCTAAACCCATAAATAGCTTTGTTCCTATAGATTATTTTCTTATATCAAATTATAAATATTAGCATTTTCCCATAGTAATAACTTTATAGTAAAAGGGGATGATTTTATGAGAATTTTATATATGAAGCTTAAAGGATATATAGGTATATATAATGGTTTAGGATTAGACGAAATAGAAATAGATTTTTCTAAATGTAAAAATAAGATATTAGTAATTAAAGGGAGCAATGGTTCTGGTAAATCTACATTATGGAAAGCAATGTCCCATTTACCAGATTCAAATGATCAATTTATACCAAACAAATCAGCATATAAAATATTTATGTTAGAGGATAATGGTATTGTATATAAATTTAAACTGATACACGATGTAAAAGTAAATGGTGATAGGCAAACGACCAAAGCATATATAACCAAAGCCTTGCCAGATGGTACTGTATTAGAATTAAATCCAAATGGAAATATTAGTAGTTTTAAAGAAATATCTGAATCTGAATTATGCTTGGATGCTAATTTTATAGCATTATCTCAACTCAGTTCATCAGATAGGGGTTTGGCTGATAAAAAACCTAGTGAAAGAAAGAAATTCATTGGTAATATTGTTGAAAATATTCAAGTTTATAATAATATGAATAAAACACTAACAAAACGTGGTTCTGTATTTAAATCTATGGTAAATAGTTTAATAGGTAAAATAAATAATATAGGAGATGAAGAAGCGTTAAAGAATACATTAGTTTCAATAGAAAATAGAATAAATAAATTGAATGAGAAAAAAGAATTATGTATTCAAGTAATAGCTAATAATAGATCCAAAGTACAACTACTCGATCCAGATGGGTCTATTCAGGAGTCATATCAGTCTATATACAATAAACTTGTTAAATGTGATGAAGAATATAAAGAATCCATTGAGAGAATAAATGTATATTTACCCAAAATAGGTTTAAATGAATTAGATGAAAATAAGATAAGATCAATTTATAATAATACTAAAAAGGAAATAGATAATTTACTTTTGTTTATAAGAGTTACAGAATCGGATATAAATTCATTATTAAATAAGCGAGAAGAAGAAGCTAAAACAATACAATCTAAATCAGCTAAATTGCAATCACTAGAAATGGATATTAATTATAAAGATTTATTAAACTTTATGGAAGTATGTAACAATAATATTTCTAATTACAATAAGATAATAGATGATATAGGAATAAAAGATATCAATGTTATATCTAAAGAAGAATTTATAATAGGGCTTAATACACTTAAGGAAGTAAAAGAAATATTGGATATATTTAAATCGTATAGTGATGTATCTATAGTAAATAAATCTATACAATATATCAAGTCTGAAACATATCCAGAGGTAGAAAATATAAGACAAGAAATAGATACATTAAAGGAATTAGTTCAAACTAAATCATCAGATATTCAGTATTATAATCTTCTTAAACAAACGTCTAATAAATTAAATCTTCGACCTAGTAATTGTAAGATAGATACCTGTGAATTTATTAAAGATGCAGTAGATGCATTCAAAATGGAACCTGATAAAAATATAGATTTAATTACTTCTACTATACAAGAAACTACTAATACAATAAATGTAAAACTCAAAGAATTAGATGAAAATGTTGCTATAGTGGAATGTATAAACTATATAAAAAGCATACTAAGAAATTTAAATAAACATGCATCTATATTAAATAAATTACCAGTAGAAAGTATTTATTTTAATAATGAATTATTTCTAAATGCTTTATCTAATAATTATAAGTTTGACGAAATAGATACTCTGTATAGGTATATAGAATATGCTAATATAATAGAAGAATATAAAATACAGGTTAACAAATTAGATAGACTTAATAAAGATTATGAAATATATCAAAGCAAAAATGATATAATAAATGAAATAATAAGTGACATAGATAGTTTAAACGATAGACTGAGATCTATTACTATAAAAATTGATGAAAGTAAAGATGAATTGTTAAAATCTAAAGTTATACTATCTAAGCATAAACAAATATTAGGCGATTGTGAATTTATATTAGAATTATTATACAAGAAAAAAGAAATAGAGAATGATAAAAATATATTAATTTCTAATTTTAACTCAATTAAAACTAATATAACTATTATTAAAGAATGCATATCTAATATAAATTTAAATGAAGCCGAATTAAACAAGATTAATTCTGAAATAAACCCTATAATATTAGAAAGAGATACTATAAAGCATGGATTATCATTACTTTCAGAATATAATCAAGAGATGGAGATATATTCAAATAAGTTTAATAAAGTAGAAGTGATTAAAAAACATTCATCTCCTACTAAAGGTATACAAACATTGTTTATAAATATGTATATGAATAAGACATTAGTAATGGCTAATGAATTACTTCAATTAATGTTTGGAGGAGAATTTATTCTAGGTAACTATATTATAAATGAAGATGAATTTAAGATACCATGTATAGGTGAAGGTATTCCAAATGACGATATATCGTCTATGTCCACAAGTCAAATATGTATGATATCGATGATACTATCTTTTGTATTACTTCAACAATCTTCTACTAAATATAATATATTAAAGCTAGATGAGATAGATGGTGGATTGGACACTGTTAATAGAATTAGGTTTATTACAGTATTATTTAAGCTTATAGATGTATTTAATATAGAGCAATCTATAATGATATCTCATAACAATGAACTTAATTTAGATGATTGTGATCTTATTCTTTTAAAAATGCCAGAAGGGGACACTGTAAATGGTGGAAATGTAATATATAAATATTAACATAATGATAAGAAGAAGTTCGGTTTACTACACTTTATGTGTATTTATATATAGGGCATGTAAGAGTGTTCTTCGTGCCCATCTTTTCATAAATAAATTTCCACCTTAAATATTTATTATTATATCTAACGTGTTGTGACAAAAAAGAAGAGGATTAATTTCCTCTTCTTTTTACTTTTTATATAATATTAAACAAATAAGTAAATATAATCCAAGGGGGATGTAAGAAATGAATGATAAACAAAAATTATTAAGATTATGTAGAATATGGAATAGTCAACATGAGGAGAAATTCCATATTAATCTAATAAACAATTATGAGGATTTTAGTATATTATTTGGTTCAAGAATAAGAGGAGTATATAAAGGAATATTTGGGAGATTCACAATATTAAGAGACAATAGAACCGTTTACATTGGCGATAGAGTAGATGATTTTATATATATTATAAGTACAGCTTTGATTAGAAAAAATACAGATCTAATTCATTTATTAATGATAGAAAAAATTTTTACAATAAATACTGAGCAAGTTTGTTTCAATAATTAAAATAAAAGGAGAGATTAATTATGAAATTCGATACACCTGTAAAAATTAAATTAGCTACGAAGTTTGGAGCTAAAAATAGAAATAATGTGGTTATGTTTAGGGAACAATATGAAAATGTTATAAAAAATGACAATATTATAAAAGGAGTTAATGAGACAGGCTATTTATATATTTATGATAGATCTATAGTAGATACTAAAGAATATAGGGATAATGAATTTTCAGGAGCAGACATTAAATATATTGTAGGTAAATTAAAGAGTTTAGATGATATAGACTTAGATAATATGACAATGCTAATATATTTTGATAAAGAATATATAGATACATTAGGCGATTTATCAAAATATGTAATAGATATGCATTATTATGCAAAGTGCCATTGGCATAATAATATAAATATAATAAGTGATATCTCTATGCTTAAATGCTATACAATGTCATTAGAAGCTCTTTCTGCATATCATGGTGTAGATGTAATCTATCTTGATATAGACAAAAGATTAACGCATCTTGCTGGTTATAGATTAGGTAGGTCTATTTATAATGAACAAATTAAGGATAAGATTAATGAAAATAATTATTTAAGTATAGTATTTCCTGATCATGTAGAAAATATTTTTCGTTCATTTATATTTGGTTTAACTGATAATATCGGTATGAGCTATGAATTGGAGGGATTATCGCTTATAGGAAAGAGTACTAAAATAATAGATAGTTTTGAAAAACACAAACAAAATGATAAAATGTTAGTAACAGAGGTATAGGAATTCCTATACCTCTCTCTTTATTTTTTTTAAGAGCTTGTACATTTTTACAGTATACAAAACATTAAAATATTAATATTTTAATAATATTTAATTAAAAATTTATATACAAAATATAATGTCTTTACAAGACAGATGAGCGGGTTGTCTAATCTTACGAAGTGAGATTATTTGAGAAAGAGAAGAATAGTATTATACTATTCTTCTAATTTATTCAACATATCTCTAAACTTTCTTTCATATTTATGTGTACATACTCTAAGTATAGAAGTTAATACTCTTTTATTATTCTCTAAATGAGTACTCTTACTAGGAAATTTACCTTCTAAGCAACAGTATATAATAATTTTTGCTAGATTAAAATTGGGAACGTGTGTATGACCTTTAATAAATTCTTTATTTTTATTTATTACTAAAAAAGACTTATCATTCATTTTAATTATTCTATAATTTTTATTACAGAAAACACAGTTGCCCATAATACTATCTCCCTTCTAATATTCTGCTAATCTATTATCATTTACTACTATTAATGGATAAGTAATATCTAAGTTAGTATTCCTTGCAATACCATTTCTTTTATCGATAGATAAATCATCTATAAACATAGAATCTGGTTTAGTTACATTAGGAACACTCTCTCCTGTAGTTACATCCATTACATCAAACCATCTTTGACCTGTAGAACCATCGTATACTACTACAGTCTTTATATTACTGTCTTGTTCTAATCTCATCATATTTTGAGCTGGTGACATGTTTTGAGCATAATTTGCATAAGGATCTTCTTGAGCTATACCAGTTCTAATTATATTAGATGCAGAAATAGGACTTGTAAAATCTGCTACATTCATTGGTATAGTTGGTCCATTATAAGTTCCCGATGGTGTATTAATATATGCTTGATATAAGTCCATAATTCTCTTATCATCATCAACTTTATCTTCAGACATTTTGAGGTCTTTAATTCTTTTCATGTCCAAGTTATGACAATCTGTAATAGTTTTATTTAATTCTCTAATTGCTGTAACCTTTGTTCCTATTAGTGTACTAGCAGTACTAGTAAGCATAGCAATATAATCATATTTCTTTTTTAATGTTTTAGAACCTTTAATCAAATCCAATTCAGTTTTAATATCATTTTGAAACACATCTATTTGTGCTACAGAATTTCTAAGCAAATTATTTGTTTCTGAATAACTTTCTAAATATGGTTGATTAGATTGGTATAAAGGTAAATCAGATTCATCTTGATTTGCTAATATTATATCGTTTCCATCACTTAACCTCTTAGTTGATACTGACTTACCTTTCTTTTTCTTCTTTGTAGAAAGGTCCATATCTGAACCTATCAAATCTAATGGAATAGGCTCTGCCTCTGTTGTAAAGAAATCAAAGTTTACTCCACTAGAACCCCCTTTTTCTTCTTTAAAAGTAACCATTTTCTTCATGTATAAAACCTCCTTCTAATTATTGGAATGTTTTACAATTTAATTTCCATTATAATTATATATTATAATATTGATAGTAATATGAACTATCAATACTGTATTTTAAATAAAAGGAGACGATTAATTATGATTAAAATTGGAAATGAATGGATTGAAGAAAGTGAAGAATTTAAAAATGAAAAAAGATATTTATGTGTACAAGAAGATAAACTAGAAGAAATAACAAATTACATGGATGAAGGAAAAATAGAATATGAAAAGGCATCTATATATGAATTTGCAGCTAAAGAGAGAACTAAAACTCTATTTATAACTATCGATAATACAGATAAAGTATCAAAAGAACAACGTGATTTTTATTATAAAGAATTATATAAAACAATGAGGGATGAGGTTAAATTGACCACTCCATTATTACTGGAATTTTGTCCTCAAGATGAAAATGATATTAACGGTATCGACTATATTAATGAAGATTTTAGATAGAAAAATAAAAGTCAATCATGAAAGGAATATAAAATATAGGTTACTATTTTTGTAGTAACCTATTATTAATATTAAAAGTAAAGGGAGATTAATTATGGAAATAAAACAATATACAAATCTAAATGAAAAAGATAAAATAAAGGTTAAAAAGAATATTAAAGGAAAGGGATCGCCATATCTAATTCAAGGATTTATACATCCAATATCTAAATACTTATTTATAATAAAATAGAAGGAAGGGTTTTATTATGATTGTAAAAAAGATAACCATTACTAACGAGAGAGGTAAAATAATAATGAATGAAGTTTTAGAAGAGAATGAACTTCCGTGTCTTTCAGATTTTGATGAGATATTTAGTAATAATGATACAGAAGGATGGATAAAATCCCTCCATTATGACATATTAAGAAATTTATTAGAAGAAAATCGCATTGATTATTCTGTATTATTTATAGATACAGAAATATAAATAAAGGGGAGATATTTATTATGACAAAATATATAGGATTAAAAGAACAAGAATTATTAGAAGAAGCAGTTGGCTTATTAAAAGAAACTGGAATCGATTGTGAAGCAAAAAGTGCAATGCAGTGGATTATAGAAGAACAAGCAGATGATTTAGCATCGCAACAAATAGAAATGAATGATGAAGTAAAAAATAATTTTAAGAATCATCTTCTATTAGCTCTTGAAAATGAAGAGTATAATGGAGAAGGGTTACTAAATGATGATATAATCCAAGAAGTATATAATAATACAAGAGAGCAATTCGATATTATAGACTCTATTATTGAGGAGGAATAATGTATGATTAGAATACAAAATCATTATATAGAACAAGATGAGAGATTTAAAACATTGCAACAATATATAACAGTGCAGCCCGAAAATTTGAATAAAGTAACTTCATTCTTAGAGGAAAATAATATAGAATATGAAAAAGCTTCTCTTTCTGAACATGTGTGCAATTCATTAGCAGAAGATCTTACACATGAAAGACTTGATGAAGAAACTATAACTAAACAAGAAATGGGGGAATTTCATGAAAATATATATAAGGCAATGATAAAAAATGTATTTTCGGAGGATAATTATAATCCTTATAATTATAATTTTGGATATGATATGGAATTGGTTTTAGAAAAGGAGAGAAGTGAAAAATGGAAATAATGAAAAGAACAACTGATAGAGGGTTTGATATTATCGAATTCAAAGATTGGTATAATCATTCATGTAGTATTCAGAGAAGTTCATCACAAACAATAGATTCCAATGAGGAAAAAGAAACTATATGGTTTGGCATCAATGATGCTGAACCAATAATACTAGCTAGTAAAATAATTAAAGGGGGCACTGGATGGGCTAGTTATCCTATACCTGATGATGTATTTATACCAACTCGTATGCATTTAACTAGGGAACAAGTAAAAGAATTGATACCTATATTACAAAAGTTTGTAGATGAGGGCGAGATATAAAGATACTTGATAAATTTATTGAAAACTTCGTTTGTATAAATACACTTATTAGGTTATGGACCTCACGAAAGTGGACATAAAATGCTATGAGAACAAAATAAAGAAGTATGTATGGAATGGGAATTATTAAAGAATAAAGTATGGCAATCTAAGTATAGAGATTGTAAAGTTATTGAAGTGACTGATATCTTAACAGAAACTACTAAAGAAGCAGTAAATAAAGTAATATATCTACAGGAGTAGGATTTTCACTATACTGTAAATAAACTAGCATTAATCGTGCTAGTTTATTTTTTATTTTGTATGCAACATATATATAATGCGTAAAGTGACCACTAAAGGTTAATAAGGAAGAAAGAAGTGATTTTATGTTGCTAAAAAATTATATAGAAGGGTCAGATTTGACATTATTAAATACTTATTATTTATATCCACAAAAGAATGAAGAAACAGGAAAATGGAGTAAAGATTCAATCACTCTGATTTATAAAGATAATGTTACGGGACAAAAACATCATGAAACAATACATGAGCCAGATTATGAATTCTATATGGCAAAACCAGAAGAAATGATTGATCATAATATGCTCTTTATAGAAAAAGAGAAAGTACAAAAAATATCATCACCATATAGTAAATTAGAAAAAACAATAGCAGAAGCTACCGACAATCTACCATTTTATTATGATAATATAAAAAATGGTAATAGAAGAGCAAATCAAAGATTACATGACGATACGAGAATATTTGGTTCTGATAGTAATATAGAAGAGCACTATAGATTTAGATTTGATAATGAATATACAAATAGCATCATACCTATATCTAAAGCATATTTCGATATAGAAGCAGATACTATTAATATGAAGGGAGATTTCCCAGAGCCAGGAGAGTGTCCAGTAAATGCAGTAACACTCATTAACGAAGCAACAAATAAAGTTTATGTATTTCTATTAAGAAATCCAAATAATCCTTTAATAGAAGAATTTGAAAAATCTATAAATAATGATTTATTTGTAGAATTAAAAGACTTTATAAGAGATTCAGTTGGAGGGTATAAAAAAGAGATAAAATATGGATTAGATAAATTACAATATGAGTTTCTTTTTTATGATGAAGAAATAGATTTATTACAAGAGTTATTTTTAGCAATAAATACATTACAACCAGACTTTATAATGGCATGGAACATGGCATTCGATATGCCATATATGATTCAGAGAATTAAAAATTTAGGTTATTCAGCAGAATCTATAATCTGTCATCCAGATTTTGAGGTTAAGGTTTGTAAATATAAAATAGATGAAAATGCAGATATATTATCCGAAAGGGGAGATGATGCAACAATTAGTTCTTATACAAAATATATAGATCAATTAATACAATTTGCATCTAGAAGAAAAGGTCAAGGAGTATTCTCAAACTTTAAATTAGACTCCATAGGAAATCTAACTGTAGGGGTTAAAAAATTAGATTATTCTCATATCACTACTAGTATAGCAAAATTACCATATTTAAATTATAAGGTGTTTGTTTTTTATAATATCATAGACGTAATTGTTCAAAAATGTATAGAATCAAAAGTTGGTGATATAGACTATACTTTTAATAAATGTCTAATAAATAATACAAGATATAATAAAGCACATAGACAAACTGTATATCTCGTAAATAGAGGAAAAAAAGAGTTTTATACAGATGGGTTTATAATGGGAAATAATACAAATAGGAAAAACGCTAAGCCAACAGAAAAATTCCCAGGTGCATTTGTTGCAGACCCAATGAAATTAGATGATTATGCTAAATTAAAACGATATGGATTGCCAGTAAACATATTTAATAATTCTGATGACTTTGACTATAAATCACTATATCCAAGTATAATGAGAGAATTTAATATTGCACCTCATACACAAATAGGAAGAATCGATATATTGGATAAGATGTATAACAATGAAGATCCATTTAATAATAAATATTATAATAGAGGTGGAGCATTTATAGAAGATTTACATTCGGGGGTATTTTTACAATTTGGTCATAGGTGGTTAGGACTAGCACAGTATAGCGATTTATATAAGGATATATTAGAATACTTTACTAAAAGAGCATTTAGTGCTAATCCAGTGTTTATGTTTAACGATAAAGGTCAAGTTCCTATGGTTAGATTTAGGCAAGAAGGACAAATGATGAAGATGGTTTCATTTGATGAAGGTAAACAAAGAATGGTTTATAAATATTATCAAAAACCAGATTATCAAAATATATATGATAATATAAATAGAAATGGGGTTGCTATAGGTGTTGGTACAATTGAATAAACAACAATTAAAAGAGTTAATAACCGAAGCAAAAAAAATCAAGTCTGATATAATTTATATCAGACCTGATGGAAATATATATGGTACAGATATAAATTTCTTTCATCTAAAATCAAGTACGACATCAATATTGGGTTTTGAATTATGCTATCTGTCTAAAGATATGGATGCTTTTATTAAAAATATAGATGATATAGCAGTGGAGAAAATAATTATAAATGGTATAAATATGATAGCAGAAAATGGTGCAGTAGTTCAAGTATTAAATCCATTTTCTATAAATGAAATTAATAATAAAATTATTAGATTATCATATATGATAAATAATCCAATAATTTATACAAATGAATCATTACAAGAAGATGATGTATTTCAATCTATAATATCTTTAAAAACGTCGGATGGTTCTACTATATATAAAATTGATTATATTTATATGATGTCTGTATTTAAAACCTTATTACCAATTAATAAAGGAGATAAAGTCTTATTAAATATAATTGATATAGGTCAAGAAAGATTTTTATCAAATTTCACTGTAGTAAAAAAGAAAAATGTTATAATAAATATATACTATATTATGAGATATTTAAATACATCAAATCGATAAAGATTTGATGTATTTAACATCTAATTAAGTAATACTAATTATTTAAGGGGGAACTTCACATGGCTAAAAACAAAGAAAATTCTATAAATAAAAACCTTGTGGTCTCGTTAATGAAAAATATACAAGGTAATATACAAAATATATACAGAAATACTCATATAACTTCCACAACGAATATGAATGATATGAATAGTATAAAGGCATCGATTGATAAATCTATGGATAATATATCTATGAGGAATGTAGATGCTGTCGGTTCTACATCAATATCTTCCTTGTATGCAAGAATACAAGATAAAAATGGAGGTAGTATTGCAGATACTAAATTTACTAATGAAGTACAATCAATATTTGAAGATAAAATGCTTACAGATACATTGGCTATGGCATTCGCAGACAACAAAGATCTAAAAGAATACGATGAAGAAATAGATACAATATGTAAATATATGTCTTCATTAGATGATGCTCTAGAAGCAAAGAAGGATAATGTTTTATCAGCTGATCACTTTTCTAAGGATTTTTTAAATGCTAGAAACGCTTCTAATATGGATAATATAAATTTATTTAGTAGCAGAATAAAAGAAATGAAGAAAAAATATAATCTCTTAGAGTTTTTAGAGGATACTTATGATAATACTAGTAGATACGGCGAAGACTTTATATATATGGTAGACTATAACAAAGCATTAAAAAAATTATTAGCTACAAAAAATAGTTCTATATTACGCTCTAATTTATATTCAACTAATGAGTCTGCTAAAATAAATGATCAAGGAATTATAACAGAAACTTTTAGTTTTAAGAATATGTATGATGAAAATAATACATCCGAGAGTGGAAAAACAGACATACCTACAGGGGAATTTAAATGTACAATGAATGTTACAGGTATATTAACAGAATCAGTAGAACAGCATCAAAATCTTAAAAATATAATTGAAAAGACGAATAATATACACAAAAAGTTTGATAATATATTTACAGATAAACAAGAATATGACTTAGAAGGTCCAAATAATTCTACATCTTTAGATGGTACTATAGACATGAACAGAAATAATAAAGATAAAGTTGATATTAATGTTCCAGGCTGTATCATAAAGAGAATACCAAGGGAGAATATCATTGTTGTATATATAGATCAAGTATGTCTAGGATATTATTATTTGGAATTTGATATGAAAAATATGATTAAAAATGTTTCTTCTTCTGATCCTTTAGTTGGATTTAAAACTGCATTAAATAGAGTTGAAGCTAATAATGATACTAAAGAACAATCTTTAAAATTTATAGCTTCTAAATTATCATCATTTATAGATAGACAGTTTATTAATAACAATCAAGATTTAAGAGAAGAAATATATATGATATTAAAGTATAATGATATTAGTATTAATAGTATGAATGAAGTAAAAATAACTTTTATACCTCCTGAAGATATGGTACATGTATACTTTGAGAAAGACCCAAAAACAAATAGAGGTATATCTGATTTACACAAGTCTCTCGTACCAGCTAAATTCTTTGTTTCTTTATATGTAACTACTTGGTTAGGAATTATAACAAGAGGTTATGATAAAAGAGTATATTATGTAAAGCAAAATGTAGATACTAATATAGCTAAAGTACTATTAAATACTGTTAATCAAATCAAAAAATCCAACTTTGGAGCTAGAGAAATTTCTAGTATTAAAACATTATTAAATATAGGTGGCAGATACCAAGATATGATAGTTCCAATGAATGCAACAGGCGAAAGCCCTATGAACTTTGAGATTATGCAAGGTCAAAATATAGAAATTAAAACCGAACTATTAGATATGCTAGAACAAATGGCTATAAATTCTACGGATGTACCTTACGATTACGTTCAATCTAGAAAAAATGTAGACTATGCTGTACGATTAACAATGTCGAGTGGTAAGTTTTTAAGAAAGGTATTTAAAAGGCAATCTAAAACACAAGTCTTCTTTAGTAGAATATTTACTAAATTATATAATACCGAATACGATGAGAATGATATTATAGAAATAGAATTACCGCCACCATCATTCTTAAATCTTATTAATACACAACAAGTTATAGCTAGTACTAAAGAACAAGTTATGGAAATTGTTGAAATGGAAGCATCTCAAGAAGAACAAGATGTTCAAGATATGTTTAAAAATAAATTAATGAAACATTATTTAGGAGGTCATCTAGATCTTAAAGCAATCGATGATATTAAGAAACAAGCTAAGATGGAAATAACAAAAGAGAGAGATTTAAAAAAGGCTGAGCAAGAAGCGTCTAATAATTAAAAAACAAAGTAAAGACTATACGGAAATTCCGTATAGTCTATTTTTATCTTTTTGTAGGTATTTTCTGAGTACCAGTATACTCAAAGTTACTAGAATCAAGAGTAATCTTATTAGGATTTTCTGTAGAATTCATCCAGTCTAAAGCAGCTTGTGCTTTTTGGTATATTACTTCTCCTTTTACAGGGAAACAGTTAAATTCAACACTTAATTCTTTATTTCCTATCTCTCCTTTTTCAGAGTTATAAATATTAGTCTCAGCTGTAGTTGGCTGACCAGCTAATAGTAAATAAGATTTTTCTATTTTTCTAAATGTGTTATCAGTAACACCATATAGTAATATAAAAGTCTCATTTTCATAACCGTCTTCTAATTTACCTTGCTCAATTAAGCCATGATAAGTCTTAACTTGAGTTCTTGGATCTTTAATCCCAGTAAGGAATAATTCATGAAGTTTAGTTATAGTAGAACCACTCTTCTCAAAGAATCTCATTTGAACTTGAGAAGCAGACTGCTCCATTACTTTACTTATAATATTTAATGTAGAAATACCATTAGTATTATCTAATGTCTCAGATGTAATATTTTCTATTCCATCTAAGCCTCTAAATTCATATTCTAGAATATGTGTATAGTTATCTAAAAGATTCCTATATTCTGTATTCTCTGAAGCAAGCATTTCTAAAAATTTAGGTACTTGGCAAACTATTAAAAAGGAGTAGCCTGTTTCATAGTTATTGAATTGAGCCAAATTACCAAAGTCAGTAACACCTTGCATAAGCTTATATTGTGTTAAGTTTCTTGGTTGTTTAGTTCCTGAGAACATTGAAGCCATTATTCAGCACCTCCTTAATTAAATGCGTAAACTTTAAAGTACTCTGTTTGAACGAAGTCTTTAAATTTAACGTGAATTGCAGCATAGTAAACTTTGTTAGCTATCATAGTTTCATCTTTTAGATATTCTAATTTTAACGTAACAAAATTATTTGAATATTTATCAAGTACAGATTGACAATCTTCTTGGTATTTTTCTAAGTCTTGACCAGTAATAAAACTGTATCTAATCTTAGGACATCTAGTTCTTAATGCCTTAACTACTTCTTGTATAGCCAATACATTATTAGCATAAGAGAATTGAGAATCTAACTCTTGAGAAGTATAAAGAGTTTCAACAGTTAATACACCATCTATATAACTAGCATAGTTAACTCTTAAATCTTCTAATAATTCTTTTTGATTATAAGATGGAGTTATTTTTGGTAAGAAATTTACTGTTCCTTCTATAGCTTCATTTATAACCATATTGTGAAGTTGTCCAGCTATTGGACGACTCCTTCCATTTCTAAAGTGTTCTATCAACAATCTGGATAAACTGTAAGTTATTGTTACAGGTATTTGTTTCTTAGTAAATGGATCTAAGATATCATATGAAGTAAGATAAGTTAAATTAAACTTATTTTTCATATATTCAGAAACTGCTGATTTGATTTCTTCAAATGTACGAATACCAATACCTATATCTCTTAAGAATATAGCATCTTCTCTAAATGTAGCTAATTTTTCTATTTCTTTTTTTACTTCTAGAGGATAGTTAGCATCCATTATAAGATCTATTTTGTAGTTATCTAAATCATATATTTCATTTGAGAATTCTCCATTAAAGAATTTCTTTAATTCATTTGTATAAGCTTGAGTTCCAAATGGTATTTCATTAAATAAACCATTAGAACCATGTTCTAAATCTATTCCATAAGCATATGAAAGATTTATAGCATCTTCAGACTCTAAATCTACTTTAATATTACTCATAGCATTAGAATTTCTTTCTTTACCAAATAGTATATCTTGATTTAAGCAATAATCAAAATCATTTTTGCTTATTTCAGCAACTTTAGATAAGAACTTAACTAAATTAGCTTCAAACATTACACAATCTAATTGATTAGATGTAGATTTTATTACAGTTTGAATAGATCTATTTGTGCCAGCTTCTATTATATCTGGATTCATAGTAAATATAAGGGTCTCTATTTTATTAGAGTTCTCAATTACTTGGAATTCATATTTCATATATCCAGCTTGCTTAGAATTATTGTAATCTGGTGATACTCTAATTCTCTTTTGACTTAACCCTCTACCATTATCTGTTACTACAAATAAAGGATAAGTAAATGTTCCAGTAGCACCTACTTCATCAAGCATAGCTTCAATAGAAGTTTCTACAGTATCTATTTTCTTAGCACCTTCTACAGCATTACATGTATAAGATACATTAGCAATAGTAATCATTAATGGTGTATTACCTGTTACAGTTGTAGTTTCTTGTCCAGAAACACTATCTGTATATAATAATTCTCCAGCAGGATTTTTCTTCTGAACTTCTTCAGATTTAACTTTAGCAACTACTGCTAAGTTTGCAAGTGTAGAGTCTTCAGCTACTACCCTTTTTGCTAATATAGTACCACCATTAGCTATGATATTATTAGCTTGTAATAATGGTTGACCATGTTTTATAAATGATATATCTGTTCCGTATAGTTTGTAAAATAAATCACCTTTTACTGTTCTTAATTCTTCAGGACCTTTAGATGAACTAAATGCAGTTAAGAACAATGGTTCTGATACTTCAGGTTTAGTTATCACAGGACTTGTAGAATTGTCAATTAATTCAAATATAGTTGACGGAATCATATAAAGTTACCTCCTTTTATTATTTATAAATTATAACCTTATTCATATGTTATATTGCATTAAGTCGTTAGTAACTTTTCCAATGGGGTGTATTTTGGATTTTCATTTAACATAGCATACATCAATGATTCATCCCAATTTTCACTAGTAATAGATGCAGAAGGTGAAACATATTTAGGAATAGATTTAACACTTATACCACTATATGCATTCATATCTTTCATATTTGTATGCCTAAATAGGATTTTAGGGTTATTTATATCTCTGAAGGATTCTGATATCATAATACCAAATAATTGTGCAGTTATACCATAGTCAGCTCCATTCAAACGAATATTCTCTAAAAAATAATTTTGTATTTCATTATATGGTATTGTATTTGGAAGCTTACCACTATTAAATATTTTAAAAAATTCTTCAGCATTGTCTACCATTTGTGGAACTTTAACGGATACTATAACTTGATCACCTTGTTTAAATTTTAATAATCTGTAATCTTGTTCTGGTGAATTTTTAGTCAATTTTACATTTTTAGATTTCTCCATTTCGCTTGGTCTTGCTAAGAATACTGTAGGAAATCTAAATTGTTTTAACCCAGAACTTTTTCCTTTTTCATCAAAGACAGCATAGTCTAATACTCCTATTAAATTTACATAATCGCCTACCATTAATGCAAATTTTCTTTCAAAATACATCTCAGGAACATAGAAAACTAGTTCCCCTTTTTGATTAAATAATAAAGAATCTTTATCCCTCTTAAGAAATTTTGGTACATCATACATAATTTATCATCTCCTTATTCTATTGTTATATTTGTAAATTTGGCAAAAAATAAAAGCGTAGGTATTATCCTACGCTTTTTATTAAATAAAATTATCATGTCTGTGAAGCATTATTAAATAATCATATGATTCAAGTATATCTTTATACTCCTCATAAAACTGTTCAGATAGATCCTGGTATCTACATAATAAGTTTGGAGCTATCCTTTTAAAATGTTTTCTTAAAAAGATTTCCGATAATCTATGATGCCTACATAATAAATTTAAGTCAAATTTATCAATATATTTTTCTATAAAGTTTTCAGATAAATTATGTTGATATCTAGCCACTCTACTAAAATCTAATTTGTCTAAATTTTCCTCTAATAAATTTTCTGGAAATTCTTCTCTAACTCTTAATGCTGTACACCAATCTATAGTACCATTAGATATCTCTTCTTCTAGTTCCTTTACTGACATCGTGTTATAATCTTTAATTAAACTTTCCATAATTTAAGCCCCCCTAATATTTAATTATTTTTTCATATATTTATATACTTTATAATTCAAATACATGAAGAATATTATGTCTAATAAACATATTAAAATAGCAATAATCATTAATAAATTCATATTTGATATTGCTGCTATCATATTACGTGTTATAAATGTATTAAGAAATGGTATAATACATACTTCAATAAATAAAATAACCCATAACTTAATTAATAATTCAATATGACCATTATACAATGCAATAAATGAACAAGTTGCAGCAACCAGAATAGATACTACTCCAATTGAATACATAGTGATTAATAATGTGACAAATACTCCAAAAATCCCTGCCAAAAAATCAAAATTCATGTTTATCCCCCTTTTTTAATTTTAATAATACTCTTTTTCCATAATTATAATATATAATTTAGTTTTGTTTTATAATTAATTATATATCTTTTTTATCATCTTCATATATATATTTATTATTATTTAATAACTTTGACATATAATATAAATTTAAAGATATTATAAGTATCTTTAAAAATAAATATAATATATTTTGGTTACATACTATAGTTATCAACAATAGCCCTATTGTACTAATAATAATAAATATTATATAATCTCTTAAAAATCGTTTATTTATAGTAATAGAAAGCATGGATGGTATGGTATAAAATAGGTCTATCCCTATACTAATTATTAATACCCAACTTAATGTAATTATGCCTAAATATATTACACTGATTATCCCGTTTATTGAATTCATTTCTGCACATCCTCCTTATTATTTATATATTTATCATGTATTAATATATTATAATAACCAAATTTATATATTGCAATTGAAATAATAATTTGCAATAACCCCATTTTAATTGGTGATGTTGTAGTAAGTGTCCCATTAAAATATTTCCACATTGTAACAACTAAAAGTATCTGTAATATTATAGCTACACATTGTACAAATGCTAATAATTTAAATTTAGATATATAATGTAAGTCATATATAAGCATAAGTATGTTTATCAAAGATGAAATTAAAGATTGAACTATTAACATTATGGTAAGAAATACTATAATCTTATTCATAATTTATTACCTCCTTATATAATAAATACACCAATATGCAATGCATATTGGTGTATTCTTTGTTTATACAGATTGCCAAGATATCAGTCTAACTGTTTCTTCTTTAGTCAAGTATACATTTTTCTCAACATCTGGTAAATTGGTTAATATTGTTATCGCTCTTACATAATTAACAGATATTGTTCTTAAATCTGTATTATAATCTTTAGAACAATCAAGTCCTATTGAAAACTTTGTTGCAGAAGGGATTGAAGAATTGTTAATATCCATGTCTTTCCATATATTTCTTATCACTCCTACCACAGTAGTGAATTTGGTACAATCTCTATCAATATAGCTTATTTCAATTAAATCACCCTCTGAAATAATTGTTTGTATAGGTTCTATTAATCCAATTTTAGAAATAGATATTTTTAATTGATTAATAAGTTCAGCTTCTATAGTTAGTATAACTTCTGAACTCTCTATTATATTATCCATAAGACCAACTCCTTTCTTACTATAATGTGGAGTTATTGTTTATTATTATTAAGCTCTAAATCAGCTTTATTTTTAATAAGTTCTAAAACCTCTTTAATATTTTTAATTAGCTCAATATAATATTGATTGTCCATTTGTAGATGTTCAAGCATTAATATATTATTTATAGTGTAGTACATAAATGTATGATCGACTGGATTATCACTCTTCATATTTAATGAAATCCTGCATATTAATACTATGATTTTTTCGATATCTTCCTTAGTATATTTTTCAGGAAGGTGCCTATCTAAAGCCTTTGCTATTAGGTTGATATCTTTTATTTTAAATTTAGAGTTTGCATATTTATAGTTAAAATCAGAACAATATTTTTTATATTTTCTAATTTCTTTATCTAATCTTTTACCTGCTAAGAGATTTTCTTTTAAAGCATTTTTTAATGCTGTAAATTCTCGAGCTGTTTTATGCATATTTGCTATTTCTCTAAACTGTTTTGCTTTTACTGGATGTTTTTCCTCTATCATTTGAGCTTTCTTTTCCAATTCAACTTCCAAGAAGTCTATTTCATGCTCTGCATACATATCTACCAATCCTGGAATATCCAATTCTTTTCTTAAAGCCTCCTGAAAATCTATGAATGTATCTTCAGTTCTTATCTGATTCATAAAAAATTCGAATAAATCCTTAGCTGCTCTATTTACAATTCGTAAGTCAGTTGTTCCAGCTAATTGATAAGCCATTTGAACCATAGGAGTTGGTAATTCTGATAATAAATTAATCTTTTCTTTATTATTTGTCTTTTGCATTACTCCTAATAATTTTATCACATCATCATCAGAGAGGTCTAATCCGTCTTTTATATTACTCTTTAATTCTTCACTATTTAAAAGTTTTTCATTTATTTTTTCTTCAGTTACCTGCTCTACAATATCAGATAATGAAACATCTGCATTTCCTGGAGCCGATTGAGAAAAGTCTTTTTCTCCAGTATTTGGATTAACGCAAACATATCCTTCTTGTGATATAATACCATCTTTTTGTATAGTATTAAATGGGAATGGTGTATCATCTTCTTGGATCTCTCTAAGATGTTTTACTTCATCAGGGAGATTTTCTCCCAAAACTTCTGATACTATTTCTACTTGTTCATCTGTTAATTGAATTCCTTTTCTTTCTTCCATAATAAAAATCCTCCTAAATATTATTTATATTTATATCTTCAGACATTGATAGTTTTTGTATACTCAATCTTATGTCTGTTATTAGTATTGGTCTAAATTGACTTTGCATAAATCCAGATATATGATATTTAAAAAAGTCATGTACAGGTTGTATAGTATTCTCTAAAAATTTAACTATATTTTTATTATCATATATACAATTTAATAAAGTATTCATATCTATATCAAATACGAATATACTATTAATTACAAATTCTAAATTTGCATTTATTATAGCAATTTTAGAATTTTTATATGTTTTCTTATTGTATATTGTAGTGGTATCTTTTGATCTTTTTAAATCATTTAATTCTAAATAATCGTATAAATAGTTCTTTTCTTTCATAATATAATTTGTAAAGAAAAGAACTACGTTATTTTTAAAGTCTGACACTAAAAAACTATATAGATAATATGCTATAGAATAATAATCCTCATTATCTAAATTTTGATTTAATTGTAAATTATATTCTCTACAGAGAATATCTATTATTTCTTTATAAGTTTCTTCCCTTGTTTGTTTAATATTTTGTAGATCTAATTCCGATGTATAAATTGACATCAGTTGTTTAAATCTGTTCTCGTAAGCTGCTACTATATTTGGCATACCTATTTGGTAATATTCTGTTTTTCGTGTTATATTATCTTTTATCACATTAAATAAAAACTCACTATTAAAATGTGATAATATTATAGAAACCTCATTTTCTGTATTAATATTATATGTGTTATTTGCTGCTAAAAAACCACTCATTGAAACTTCCCCCTCATCAATCTTGAATTTACTCTATTGTTATCTAACAGATAGATTTTGACATAGAGGTTGTCCTCTATGTCAATCTTCTATCCTACATCTTGTTCATCTTCATTAAAATTTGTATATATATCATTAGGTATAGTATACATACTGTTATCATTTAAAGTTTGGGGATCTACATGGAATTTATCTATATATGCTTGTCTTCCGACTTTACTCATTAATATATCATTCATTGCCTGTCTATCTTTCGCTTCTTCTTGTTGCATCCATGTTTCATACGCTACCGACTTAGAAGAATTGAGATATTCCAATTGTTGTTTAATTTCATCAGAAGTACCTTCATTCATTTCAAGTTCTGGCATGACATCATCATATTTATCTTCTAATTTTATGATTGCTTCTTCAGCATCTTCATCTGTTTTAATAGATGATTTTTGAATACCCCATCTTTCCATTACATCTCTGCCCTCATACCAAATGTATAAAGCCATTAAATAAGAAAATATTTGGTCGTCATGTCCATTACTAGTATGCTCTACTCTTCCATTTTTCTTAACTTCTAGAGTTTGTAATTCATTAAATATATTAGGAGATATAAATTTATCTTTATGATGCTCCATTCTTTGTCTCAATATATCTATTAATGTTTCTCTAACTACTTTTGTGGAGTCCAATCCATATACTTTTGTTTTTTGGATCTTTTTACTTATAGTATTTCCTCCACCAAAACGTTCTTCTACTACCTTATCTTTTATTTCAAAGAATAGATTCTTTTTAATGCTTGTAGAAACTAATTTAGCTAATACTGAAGCCCCATATCCGCCGTTACGCTCAATGTTTACAACAGCATTAGGCATATATTTTGTAACTAATTCATGAATTACACTAGCCAAATCAATTGTATTAATATAGTTACAATTGAAATCGGCTACAACCCGTGTGGTTCTAGAATCAACAATAGTTATAGCAGAAGCATCTCTTCTATATCCCCCAGATACGTCAACACCTACTAGTGGCGGATATTTTAAGTTCATTTCTTCATATATATCAAATTTATAGAACCTGTTTAGTATAATACTTCTAATCGGTTGTTTAACAAGACTTTTTACTATATCTAAATCTTCTTTTCTAAATGGAGAGTTATCAGATGCCGCAGCCCATTCAAGAAGAACTTCACGTCTAATAGCAGCCCAGTCTTTTTGCATATCGATAACGATACTCTTAAACCATTCTTCATCTCTTCCTAATTGTTGGTAAGTATATCTTATATAGACAAATGAAGAATCTTTATTTTTAGATAATAATTCCATCAATTGTTCTTTAGGCATATCATACCAACTCTCATCAAACTTAGTTGCATTTTCCTTCATGATATATGCATCATTACCCATTTCAGTAGTCATATCACCTGGTGTCGTAGTGATAATGATTCCATGAGGGGATCTATTATTTTTTGCGTTCATAGATGCAGTTTTAAATGCAGGAACAGCTGCAAGATATATAATTTTATTATAAGGTATAAATGCAAACTCATCGTACCATATTCTAGGTATAGTAAGTCCTCTTCCTAAACTATTAGCATTTACCTTATTTCTAGCAGATGCTAATGTTTTAATTCTGTTACCATTCATTGGGTGTTCTAAAGATTCAACGTTTTCCTTATTTTTAATTTTTTTACCATCAGGAGCAAATCCTTCTGTCATCCTTAAATATTTAGGTAAAGCATCTCTTATATCTTTTAAACGTCGTAAGTTAAGTTTCGAGTCATCAAATTTCTTATTTACAAATACCATTTCGGAACTTGTAGCAGCAAATTGATATTCATACAGAACTCTGCATATGATTCCTATAGTTTTACCAAACTGTCTTGGCAATTCTGCAAATATATTCATATTATGAACTATACAGAAGTTCATAGCTAAGTTTCCTCTATGAAGTTGATATCTAGAACCACTGTCAGCAGCAGCTCCTTCTTGTGGTATTATTACAATTTCCCTTAAGAAATACCAATAGTTACTTAAACATTCACGCAATATTTTCCTTTTCATAAATTCATTAAGCTTAGGATCACGTGGATTAATAGCAGCTAAATCTGGATCTAATAATGCTAAGAAAAAAGCATTATTTGTAATCCCTTTATCTTTTAAAAATAAATACATATCCCTAAAAGATTTATTGGTAGTTTCAAAATGATAGTAGATTCTTTGTACTGCAGAGTTATTATAATCTACCATTTATAGCACCTCCTTTGTTATTATTAATGTTGATATTTATAATATGACTAAAAGTATTTAATTGAATATAACATTCAATTAAAATAAAAGGAGGGATTTCATGGAATTTATTAATTTTATTTTAGAAAACAACCTAGTTGTAGTTGTAGTATTATACATCATAGGTATGATGCTTAAAGGAACAGAAAAAGTTCTCAACAAATATATCCCATTAATACTATTGCCTATAGGTATTGCATTAACTATGGGAGTTATGCGAACTATATCTGTAGATGGTATAATACAAGGCATACTAGTAACAGGTACAGCAGTATATGCAGACCAAATTGTAAAACAACTTGGTAAAAATGAGGAGCAGAGATAATTAAACTAGAGCAATGGTTAATTCCATTGCTCTCCTCTTTTTTTATTTGTAAAAGTCTACATATATAATTATATATTATATATGTAGAGAGTTAATAGGAAATTACTATAAATTAAAAAATTGAGAAAAAGGGGAGAAATTGAAAATGTCACGTTGTATAGATTTGAGCTGTCAGATAGATAGGAGAAGTTATGAGCATAGGAAGTTTGACACTAAAGACAAGGAACAAGATATAAAAAATGCTTTAAATGCTATAAATAATCTATTATCTAAATATAAAGAAAAATAAACAGTAAACCTGTTTATTTTTTGTAATTAGAACATTACATTAAATAAAAAAGAAAGGAAGTAGGTATTATGAAAATTCAAAAGATTGCTGTTAGAGGCGGTCATAATTATCAAGCCGCAGGTGCAGTTGGTATTATGAATGAAGTAACAGAAGATAGACAAGTGTATCCTGCTGTAATTAGATCTCTAAGAAAAGTAGGATTCGATGTTTTAGATGTTACTCCAGGAAACATGGATGTATCAAGTGATTTAGTTTATGGTGTTAGAAGAGCCAATGAATGGGGAGCAGATTTATTTATTTCTATACATTTTAATAAAGCTTACAATCATTATGATGGTAAAATCGGTACAGAAAGTTATGTTCATGATGCAGGAAGTACACAAGTAGCTCTAAGGATTAATGATAAATTGGTATCAGTAGGATTCGTAGGAGATAATGGCAGACCTAGAGGAGTTAAAGTAAATTCTGGCTATTATGAATTAAACAGTACAGATATGGTTGCTATTATAGTAGAGGTTTGTTTCTTAGAAGCAACTGGGGATGTAGCTCTTTATAGAAAACTAGGTCCAGATGCTATTGGGGAGCTTATAGCTGAAGGTATAGCAAATATGGAGATAGATGCTGCAAAACCATTACTACCAACCGTAGACACTAACTATGATGAATTATATAGAGTTAGAAGAACATGGACAGATGTTGAAGGACAAAAAGGTGCTTATGGTAATCTTGAAAATGCTAAAAAAGCTGCAGATGGAAATCCAGGTTATAAAGTATTTAACAAAAAAGGCACTCAAGTATATCCAGCAACAAATTCAAATACCAATGCAGATGATGCTGCTCCATATAGAGTTAGAACTAGTTGGTCTAACTCAGGTTCACAAAAAGGTGCATTCAGTATTTTAAATAATGCTATAAGTTCTGCTAAAGAACATGGTTCATCTTATAAAGTATATGATAGAACAGGCAAAACTGTTTATCCAAGTACATCTACTCCATCAAACCCATCTATTATAACTTCTGGTCCAAATCCAACTATAGTATGGTCAGGTAAAAAAGATGATACTATAAAGGAATTACAAAAAATATTAAAAGATAAAGGTCGTTCTATATCTGTAAATGGTATATCAGACACTGCTCTTTATAATATATTAAAAGATAGTTATACAATAGAATTATTTGATAGAGGTCCATTAACTAAATGGGTACAAGATAGATTAAATGCTCAAGGATACAACTGTGGATTTGCTGATGGGTATGCCGAACAAGCTACTATGGATGGTATTCAGAGAATGCAATCTAAATATAAACTTGGTTTAGGTTTCTTAGGAGGTACAGATTGGTATTACTTATTAAAATAAGTAATAAAAAGTATTTAAAATAGGTGGTTTATTTTTTCCACCTATTTTATTTTTGTCTCATATTTAGATAGGCTTGTACATTTTTACAAAGTACAAAACATTTAAATATTTATATTTAAATTATATAAATTTAATATATAAAAA